TGCTCTTTCTTTCCTCCTAAAAACTTGACACCCGTATTTTTATCTTTGTATGTACAAACAGCCTTTATGTTTATCGTATCAAAATCATAATTAACATCCAATGTTGGGTTATCACTACAGATATAATTGTTAACATAAAAATCAACAATTCCAGCATCCGGTCCAATTGTAATGGTCATGGATTGTGCTTTATAAGAAGATCCCTCGTCTACCTTATCTGTGGTCTTACCGTTTTGCTGATTATAATCACCGCTTAAAGTTGCACCTTCATATTCACCCTCCCCTGAAATTCCAAAACTAGTGCTTTTTGAAGTTGTTACCTCATATTTAAAGTATGTCCAATTAACATTGCTGATTGTTTCAGTAACAGTAATATTACCCCTGCAATCAACAGAAGATGGAGCATAAGGAGTAGCACTAACCTTTTGTATTTTGGTATTATCATTAAGATAGGATTGGGCAACTGAGCTATAATTGTTACCAATCGAATGTATAGTAAATCCCTCAGGGTCAGATGTTCTAACTTTTCCTTTGACTGCTCCACTGCAATGTCCTTTACAAATGTCGCCTATACTTTTTCTAGCTAATGCAGCTTTATAAGCTGCTTGACCGAATTCTTCTAAGCTATTCCATCTTTGTCTTTCCATAATTCTATTTATTTTCTGATGCGTATTTTACACCCATTATAGTACCAACTATGGAGAAAGCATTTGTTAGTAATATACCAAACATATTTGCCCAGGTAGATCCTATAATTTGGGTATCTTTATTTGAAGCTATAGCTATACCATACATAACAGTAGTGGTAACACCCACCCCAATAATTACATACAGTGCAACTTTGACTATAGTACCGATTAACTCTGTTTGAGATTTTTTTTGTAATACATCAAGATCTCCTAATGCGATTTCTTTAGCTGTTTCAGCTTTTTTCATAGCTTCCATAGCCTCATTTTTTGAGTTTTCTGCCAGAAATAAAGCGTTCTTTAAATCATTCATTAACTTCTGATTTTCTTCCTGTGATACAAGAAGTTCTTTATTCTGATTCTGGACCTGTTTCGTGATTTCAAGTCTCCTTCTCCTAGATGATTTATCCTTCTCTATTGAGCTTTTTATATACTCGTTAAATTCTAGATCATTTGGATCTGCCTCGATAATTTTTAATATATTTCCCTCCAGAGATATTTTATTATCCTTAAAAGCTTTAATTAAAAAATCTCTGGTGGATTTGTCTACTATCATTACTTATAAATTTTAAAAGGAGCATTTTTAGTTCGATATCCTTCGTAGTCTTTTTTAAATTCCTCTAATCTAGGCTCAATTTCATCAGATTTAATAATCCAGAATTGAGCTCCTACGGATTTTGCTTTGTCTATCTCTTGAACATCTGATGAAGATGATATAATACCTACTACAACTCCATCGCCGTAATCGAAATTAATTTTACGTATCATTTCGATACCATCGAAAGAGGATCCTACTATATTAAGATCTACAAAAACACAATCAGGTTTTTCGTTATGCGGATCGTCTGGAAACCATTTTTTGAAAAGTTTATCTGCTTCATCCGATGAAGAAAGAGCTTCGAACGAAAGAGCTATATCGAGAAGACTACAAGCGTCTTCAAAAACAAGATGAAAAAGATTTTCATCATCTATTAACATTATTGAATTAATCATTTTAATTTAATTTTTATTTGTGTTCCTTGTGGTATTTTTTCAGCATAGACGTCGAAATGATGTTCTTTTATTATTGCTATACAAATTCCAAGTCCAAGGCCACTTCCCTCTTCCTTTTGGTTTTCTCTCCTTTTATTTTTTTTAGAGTATTCTATTAATTCATCGTTAGTTAAGCCTCTACCGTTATCCTGTACAACAAGAGTTTCGTTATCTAGCATATAGATAATTACCAGCTTATTTTCTGAATCATTATATTTAAGACCATTTCTTATTAAATTATCTATGGCAGTACAAAATAAGGATTCGTTTATTTTTACAGTCGGAAGAACGTCAATAATAACCTGATCCTTATATGATGTAGTTTCTAGATAATTCCTTAAGCATTCATCGAGTTTAATATCTTTGAATTCTAAAGAACTACCCTGCTTTACCAGGTTTGTAAATTCATATACACCTTTATAGACTTTCTGTGTATGAGTTAGTCCCTCTTTAAGTAGTTTTAGTGGAGATGCTAAATTATACTTTTCTATAGCATCAGGTGGTATCCTTCTTTCTAATGAACTAATCCCTCTAGGTATGTAAACATTAATACCTGAGTGCATATCATGTCTAAGTATCTTAGCTGCATGCTCTAAATAGGTATTTTTATATTGAAGCTGATCAACGGTTGATTGGTGAATTTTCTCTTTCTCTCTTAAGAAGTCTCTAACAAACCAAAATGCAGGAGGACAGAATAGGATAAAACATCCGTACTCAATCCAGTTAGTTGCCCAGCACTGCTCAAATATGCCAAATAGGGTAAAAGTCTTAACGATAAAGAATACCAGCATATAAAATCCAGCAAACCCTAATGCTATTTTGCTTTTTGTTGATATTATCACGCCTCTAACATTTGTATATTAGCCATAAGTTTAACCTCATCTCCTATTAAAAGCGATCCTTTACCACCCTCTAAGTTAAATGTTAAACCCCAGTCTTTTCTACTGATAACACCCTCTAGTTCAAACCCGTATTTAGTTTGCCCGTATGCGTCAACGTCGTTACCATTATAGTTACCTTTTATAGTTACTTCTCTGGATACTCCCTTGATTGTTAGATTACCTTTGATTAAATAACCATTATCTTCTTTTTCTATACTAGAAGATTCAAAAGTTAAGTGTGGGAAGTTTTCAACGTCAAAGAAATCTGGGGACTTTAAATGGTTATCTCTGTCAGTAATATTTGTTGAAATTGAATTAACTTCAGTCTGAAACCAGATTTTAGCATCAGAGAAATCTTCACTACTAGATTCCATAGTTGCGTCAAATTTTCCGAAGAATCCATTAACATTCGATATCATCAAATGCTTTATTCTGAATGCTACATCAGAATGTAGCGGGTCTAGATTATATTTTTTCATATCTTTTTTTATTTTAATAAAGAATAATACTCCTTAAAGTGCTTGATTCTATCAGGTAATCCAATAGTTCCCCCGTTTACTCTTTTCGTTACTGCTGTAACTGTAGCATCGTCCGCTCCTCTGTCACAAATTGACCATAAGCTATTGTTATTGAAGAAGAATGCTGCAGACATTAAAGGGTATTTAGTAGCAACTAGATCAGGATTTCCTAGTATATCATCGTCTACGAATTTATCGAAAGAAGCATAGTTAGATTTACCAGTTAATTGGATATAACCTCTACCTCTAAATTTGAATCCTTCTTTAGAAGCTTCGTCGCCGTTACCCATTCTACTTCCATAAACTCTAGAAGCAATTTTCTCTGGTTGTCTTGCATAAGACTCATTAAGATTTCCTGGGAAATATTTAGGGAAGATCTTTTTAAGGCCATCAGCAGAGTAGTTAAGATTTTCTGAAACAGCTTTAAAACCACCAGATTCGTGGCCACACTGTGCTAAGAAGTGTGCAAGTCTTAATGTGTTAGTGATATTAAATTTAGCTGCTGTATCTGGGATCTGTGCAAGAACTGCATCAGGAATATGTCCCTTTAAATTTTCTAGCTTGAAAGCTGAAGGTGGTATAGAAACTGGTGCTGATGCAGGAGCTGCTGCTACTGGTGCTGAACCAAACATCTTAGCCCAAGTACCGGCTCCAACAATACCGTCGGCTTTTAGTCCATTAGCTGCTTGCCATTCTTTAACTTTTGTTTCTGTGCCAGGACCGAAAGAACCATCTGCGGTAAGGCCCAATTTTTCTTGGAGTTTTTTTACATCTTCTCCCTTAGATCCATTTTTAAGTAACATAGGAATATATTTTTCATTATATATTCCCTTTTTAGGATAAAACTATTGATAGCTAACTTTGGTAACTTCTATAGTATCTCCGGATTGGTACTTAATCTTAGTTCTAAAAGATCTTCCACAAGATGTTTCTAATCTATACCCAAGAGGTCTATTCATTTCCTCGTGTACAGAACTAGCCTCTATTTCTTCACAAGATGTAACTACGCATTTTATAATTTCTTCTTTCTTTTTTATTTCTAAACAAGATGTAAAGAATAGAGAAATCAAAGATAATATTAACAAAGATTTTTTCATATGGCAAATGTAGAAATTTATATTTAATAAAAAAAAAGAAATTTCTACAGCATTATTTAGCTGTAAATATTTCTTTATATACCGCTATCCTTTCATCCGATACTTGTAAACACATATTCATCTGGCTCTCCTCTTTACCTTTCGGATATTTTTTTCTAAAAAGCTCAAATAATTCAAGTCTTTCCCCTTCTAGCTTTCTGTCGTGCTGAATTCTTACATTTTCTTCCATGATTTAGATAAATAGTATTATTATTATAGATAAAAAGATCTAAAAATTTCCACTTTACACGGCTTAGGACCGTGATGTTACGAAAGTATCATCTAAGGGTCAAGGAATTCGCAACCACCTTGGCCCTTTTTTAATTTTAAATAGATTAAACTATTTTTTAATTTTTTATCAGGAAGTTCCCATTTTTTTCTCATCTAAAAATATATAGATAGACAACCAATTAAATAACTAAAAAAAATGAGGACATTAAGAATGTTGAGCGTTCTAACGTTTTTTATGACGCTAACTCTCGACTTATTTTCACAAAGCGGGCCACCCGCTCCTTCAACAGGAATCTGGGCAATTATTGACACAAATTACACAGTAGGTACAACTGCACAGGGAATTACTACTGCAAAAATTACTTCTAAAAATACTACGCTTACAAAATATACAGGTATTCAATTCAGAGTATTCTATGATAAAATAGCATTCACCAATGCTACTGTATCTCTTCTAGGATCTCCAACAAACTTAGATTTCCAGTACATAACTAATGCTGCTAATGGTTATATCACCATGACACTAGTTTACACTGGATCTAGTGCAACTTATACGTTACCAGATGGTGAAAGATTTGAGATTACTTTTACTCACGCTGCTTCATCTGTATTTAACAACTTAGTAACAATCACGCCTTTAGCTTGGTCAGTTGTTCCAGCAGCTAATACATTCCAACAATACGCAGCTACACAGGAAGGCGCAGATACAACTTTAAACTTACATAGTTATGGTGGTAACTTCATATTCCAGAACTTTGACTATCATGGAACATTTACAAATGTAACTGGTACGCCAGCTAAAAACTTAACATTAGCTTTAGAAACAAGACCTTTGGGAGGTAGCACCTGGTCACAACATTCAACTTATATTACCGATATAAACGGTGACTTTGCTATATCTGTACCCTTAGATACAACTTATTGGGACGTGAGATTAGCAGTACAAGGAGATTCAATGACAGTAGGTAACGTTATTTCAACTGCTGATGCTCAATTAATTAATCAATGGGTATTAGGTAACGGTACAATGTCAGGATTTGATTATTATGCAGCAGATGTCAATGAATCTGATAATGTAACTATTACTGACGCATATGGGGTATTTGGTAGAATATCTGGAAGATTCTCAGTATGGCCTAACAATACTAAAGATGTTAAATTCTTCACGGAATCCGAATATAACACAATCAACGGATCTGCAACTAACTATACATCATCAATATCAGGAGCAACTAACTTTACATTTGATATATTACCAGGACAACCTGATTCTGTAGTTTACTACGTAGTTGTACCAGGGGATGCTAATGGTACAGGTTACAATATGGCTCGTGTAACTCCAATCGAGGTATTAGTTGGCCCTGCACCAGGATTAGAAAGTCAGATCTACAACGTAATTGATACTAAAGTAGAATATGATTTCCCTACATCTTCGATAGAAGTTAACGTTCCTCACATCTCAGTACAGGAGGGCAATTTAGTAAACATACCGGTTAAAGTATTAACCAATGGTATTGATCTTAGCTCTCTACAATTTGGATTAAAATATAACGATACTATACTTTCATTCAAAGGAGTTTATTCTTCATCTTCTGCAATGAAATGGTTAACTTATATTAATGCAAATGGAGGCGAAATAGATTGGGGTGGTTACGATGTAACCAATAACACAAATTCTATTAAAGATGGTGATGATGTGGTAACTCTACAATTCGTAGCACTACAGCCACAAAATGAATGGGACGAGAGTCCTTTATATACTACTAGAAAATTTGCTGGTAGTGCATCTAATTCCAAAGACTTAACATTAACTCCAACAAATGGAATACTACAAGTATTAAAGATATCTAACGGACAAATAATAGATGCAAACTCTATGCTCGTATATCCTAATCCATTCGAAGAGGACGTAACAATAACATTTAGTCTAGCAGAAACTGCTGATGCTACTTTATACGTATCAGATTTACAAGGAAGAAAGCTAGCTACAATATTAACTGGTCAAGTACCAGAAGGACAATTCTCATACTATACTGATCTTGGTAAATTACAATCGGGATTATATTTCGTAACTCTAACTACTGAGAACGGAAACACTATAGTGGAGAAGATAGCTAAAATAAAATAAAAAAATGAGCGAAGAAACAAATGCACCAGAGACCAATGACGGAACTTGGTCTGGTCTGAAAAAAACAATTTACGGAACACTAACTACAGTAATTGCAGGTGGTGGAGTATGGTTAAGTACTATTATGTTCGGTGGTGGTAGTGAGGACAGTGAAGAAACTAAAACTGAACAAGCTGCTCCTGCGCAACAACCGGTTATTAATTTAAACGTACAACAAAACCAAGAGAACAAACAAAAGACTGAGAATAACGGAGGTGGTACAGTAATTCGTGAAAGAGTTATTGAAAAACCTGCAGCAACACAAGAACCCGTTAAACCTAAAAAAGAGGAAGAGGAATCTTGGTAACCAAATAAAATAATATATAAAAATGTCAATGAAAAAATTCTTTAGCAGTAAAACAGATTATGTGAAAGTAGAGGATAAAAATAGATTCTACTACATGCTTCAGCAGATGCAAGCAAATAGATGGAGAATTACAGCGATAGTACTAGGATTATTTACCCTTATCATCCTAGGTATTAATGCAGGTGTATTCTTAGGTAAATCAATCGGGGAGGATTGGAAAGAAATGTTATTAATCCTATTAGGAGCCTTTGTAGGTAACTTAAACAAAGTTGTAGATTACTGGTTCAACTCTGAGGACAGAGATAAGATGTTAATTCAAAAAGTTGACGAGGAAGATGGTGTAACACTTTCCAACGTAGCTGATGATTCTTATACTGCTGAAAAAAAAACTAAAGTAGTAGAGGAAGTTTACGAAGAACCTGTAGTAGAATATTCTGCTCCTGTAGAAGAAGCTGAAATCGAGGAACTTCAAAAAGTCGAAGTTGATGAGGACGGTGACGGGATTAATGATGGATACGATACTGACGGTGACGGAAACATCGATGAATATTTCGAGCATAGAAATTGTGAGCACATTTGGGGAGACGCAGATGGAGACGGTTTCGAAGAATGTCAAACTTGCGGATTACTAAGAAGCCAAATAGAAGAATAAAAATGAAAAATCTAATAATCATAATATCTATATTAAGCTTATTCAGTTGTAAAACTTTACAGGCCCAGCCCCCTCAAAATAATGGTGGGGGCATTGGCTCTGTAAAAACTGAACAATATCAAGCGGAGTTTGAGAAAAAGCAATCCATAAACGATGTCTCTGATTATACAGATACAATACAAGTTCCCATACAACTTTTAAAAATTGGTATAAATGAAGAATTATATGAATTATATCCAGAGCTTAAAGACAAAAGAGTAGGTTTAGGTGTAACTAATATAGTTATAGAATATCTAGAATATACTGGTAGATTCGTATTTACTGAAGAGAAGGAAGATATCAAACAAAGAATGATAGCTCAGGATAAAGCTTCGGATAAAGGTATATCAGTTAATAAAATAGATGTTAAAGGAAATGTAATACTAGCCAAATATTTCGTATACATCGAAGTATATGACTTTAGCGTTTCTGAAGATGAAGTTGTTAAGATCAACGGACAACAAACAACCACACAAACAACCAGATTAGGGTTACAAATAAAATTCGTAGATGCTGAGACAAGTCAAGTTATTGTAGGATCAGGTCTGGGAGAAGCAAGCACGGTAAAAACATCTAATATTTTAGGTGATATTTCTGATGATGTTAAATTTAATCAATCGACGATAGGTATATCTACAAAGAAAGCTTTAGAAACCGCATCATCCAGAGTCGTGAGCAGGCTAATCACGAAAGGAGTATTTAAGAATTGAGACTAGATGCAGTTATATTACTTTTATTTGTTTGTCTGTTCGGTTCTTATAAATTAAGTGCCCAGACTTACAACTACACCTATACAGATCCCTGTACAGGTAATGACAAAACAATAATAGTTCCTATAAACGGTAACGTCACTGTGGGATATTATGGAGAAGTCGGATCATTCAGCTACAACGATTTTACTAACGGTACATTTGAATCATGGGCAAGTAACATATTTTCTCAATATGGTACAAATAGTCCATGTTCTGAGATTGTAGGATTAGGAACAGCAGTAAATGTAACACAAAGCACTGCATTAAATGTAATAGGTATTTTAAATTCGCTATCAACAATAGCAGAAATAGCAGGATCAGGGTCAACAAATATACTAGGAGGTTCAATAGGCTCAGTTTCTAATTCAGGTAACAGTAACGAATCTGGCGGAGGAAAAGGAAACAAAAAAAACAATCAAAATAATGGATCTGGAGAAAATAATAATAACCAGGGAGGTACAACCAATACTGGAGAAAATACTGGCAACTCGCAAGCTCAAGGAACGGGAACAGCTAATCAAGGAACTGGAGGAGAGACTCAACAAGGAGGAGGAGAAAATTCAGCTCAGACTGGATCAAATGAAAATGGAAATCAACAGACTGTCACGCCTGTAAACAATAACACTAGCACAACAGAGCCTAAGGGAAATCCTGGATCAACAACGGGTAATAATACATCAGGTAATACTCAAAGCGGTACGGCAAATCCAAATGGTGGGGGTACCTCCGAAACTGGTCAAACTACAGAAAACGGTACCACAACACAACAAGGAGAACAAACAAATACACAATCTGGTACTACTGAAGGAAATCAAGGAACCGGAGGTGAACAAACAAATAATCAATCAGCAGGAAATGGAGAATCTGGTAATAATAATTCCAATGGGAATACTGGTAACACTGGGAATGGTGGGAATGGTTCAGGGAATAATAATTCTAATGGACAGGAAGAAGGACAATCAGAGCAGGGACAAGGTAAAACAAATATAACTGCGGGTGCTTCTACAACAGTTAAATCTACTCCAACTAGCAAAGAAGGGGGTAAGCCAACTGTTGTCGGTAGCGCAGATTTCATCGGATTCAATTTTAAAAACTCAGAAGTTAAAACAGGTGCTAAAGCAACTGGAGGATACACTGCGATGAGGTGGGACGGAAAAAGAAGTTACGGTGCTATGGCTGATTACACTTCAGCACTAAAAGGACCGAATATAACAGCTTTTTATGCTTGGGTTAAACCTAAGTCTATAATTCTAACTTCAGGAACTTTAACGATAGGTTTTGAAGGTAATAGATCATTATATGGAACATTTGCAGCAGGACAAATGTTTAATATGAAGAAGCCTAAAAATCTTAAACTGTTATATATGGGGACGGTTTCCTACGGAAATGTATATAGAGAATCATTTTTAGGTACTGCATTAATAGCAGGGGCTATGTACGATTTTAAATTAGGTAAAAGATTTGATATAAAACTAATGAACTTGTTCGTTTACGCTCCTTATGTAAGTTATTACAATGACGTGGTTTTAAAATCTCCATATGTAATGCTTCCTAGCATAGGAACAAATATTAAGATAACTAAGAAGTTTAAATTTAACATAAATGGTGGAGGTGCTTGGGATTTAAAAACAAGTGCTTTAAATTATACTATAACATGTGGTACAAGATTAGTAATTGGGCAATAATATTATTTTCATCTGCTTCTTTGTATGCACAAAGTGTTGTGAGTCCGAGTGCAGCTACATACCCGCAAAGCACATCTAATCAAATAGTAAGTGGATTTTCTGTAGATGGGTTTACTCCATCATCAACACTTTTAATAACAGTGGGACTTGTTAATCCACCTTCGGGAACAACCCTCAGATTAAACACAACATCAGGGGTTACTGCAAGTACTGGATATAACCTCGCATCCAATTTTACCAGAATAAGCTTTACTGGAACTCAGTCTAATGTTAATACAGTATTGGCTTCCTTAAGATTGAACACTGGTTCTACTCCAGGTAATGTTTATATTGCAGTAACTGCTACTGAGAATCCGGTTGGATATTTCTACCTTCCATCAAATGGGCACTTTTATAGACCTATCTCTACTGGCACTACTTATACTGGAGCTAGATCCGCTGCACTAGCAACTACATTTAAAGGACAGCAAGGTTATTTAGTTACAATAACATCACCGGATGAGGATCTATTCATATATAATAACGTACCACAGACAAACATATGGTTTGCCCTTTCTGATGTCGCACAAGAAGGTTATTGGAGAATAGATGCTGGCCCAGAAAATGGAACTCTTATTAAAACATCAAATGGTCAATTTGCAGGTAACATCGCTGGCCAATATAATAACTGGGCTGGAGGGGAACCAAATAATGCAGGAGGTGAACATTACGCAGTTACTAAATGGAATGGATCCCAATGGAACGACTTACCTAATAATTTTAGTTGTGCATATGTTATTGAATATGGTACTTGGACTGACCCAGCGAATCAAACATTTACAAATTTCTTTACCGGATTTGTTACTCACCAGATTGCGTGTACACCTGCATCATCCCCAGCAGCACCAGTAGGTATAAACGGAAGTAGATTTCTTGCAGGAACAGTTAATTTATCATCAACAACAGGAACTGGTATTACTTCCGATTGGTATGCAAACCAAACTGGAGGTAACGTTTTATCTGGCGGATTAGGAACTTTATCGTTTACAACACCTAGCATTTCCAATACAACAACATATTATGTACAAGCACGTAACTCCTCTAATGGATGTGTAAGCTCTACGAGAACCCCAGTAATTGCTACAGTAAACTATCCAACTCCTTTTACTTATTCAGGTACCATATACAACTCTAAATCTATAGGATTAGCTAACATACAGATTAAATTATTATATAAAACGAAATCCTCAGCATCACCATATGCTTTATTCCAAACATACACTACTAATTCATCCGGTATATTCTCAATTATAACTCAGCTAGATATAGATCAATATGACTTTCAGGTTGTTATAGAAGATGTACCAGCAGGATCTCCAACCAATTTAGATATAAGCTTCTTTACTAATAAGATCTTAACCCAGAATTTTACACCAATAGACTATTATAGAATGGACGGAAACATCAATTCGATTCTGTCTATTAACGATATATACTTAATATATAGGAGAATAAATGGAAGCTCTTGGCCATCAGGAGTACCTAATTATAGGATACTTACTCAGCAGGAATGGTCAATAATAAATTCTTCATCCGTTAATTTAGTACCAACCTATCCAGGTTCACAAAGTATTACCTTAACAAATCCGACAGCCGGTGGGTCTTCGGTATTTTATATAATAAAAACAGGTCAATCAAACTAATGAAAAAATTAATTCTAGCACTATTATTAACACTACCCCTATTTTCTTTAAGTCAAAAAGTATTAAGGGATTCAATATACATAAAAACACCTATGTTTGAGATTGTATATTCTGAAAAATTGCAGCAGCCTAAATTTATTAGGTATACAGTTCAATGCCCAAATGGAACTGCTCCCAGAAAAGGAATGGACTTTTACGTTTGCGATTCGATACTAACATCAGATAATAAGGATTATGAAAATAATCCATACGATAAAGGGCATTTGGCTCCAGCAGCGGATTTTAACTGTACAAAAGAATCACTATACAAAACTTTTACATACCTAAACTGCTCTCTTCAGCAGGAGAACTTGAACAGAACAACTTGGAGATTGCTTGAGGTTAGAGAAAGAGAATTAGCAAAAACTAATAAAACTGTTACAGTTGAAATTAGATGTATTTTCTCGGCAAAATCTATTGTTTTACCTACAGGTGCAACAGTACCAGACGGTTACATTAAAACTATAAAATATGGAAATAAGGTTGAAAAATATTATTTCAAAAACGAAAAGCCAGCATCTACTGACTACACTAAATACATTATTAAATAATGAAAAGACTTATCATATTTTTTGGGATTATACTATTTTGTATAACAGCTAAAGCACAAGATTGTGTAAAAGTAGACACTGTTTACGTTACAGCAAAACTTAGAGAATTAGGATCTAGAGATATAAGATTCGGTATAAAACAAATAGTCGAAGAGGAATTATCTCAAAAATTTTGTCTGTCCGATGACGGATCTCCTATTAAGGTTGAAATTTATTACTTCGGATTGCCTAAAACAACTATAAGAGTTGTTGGTATAGAAAAGACTAATACTATAACTCAAGTAGGTGTTAGATTACACTACAAAGGAGAAAAATACGAGGGAATGGGTGAATCTGATACAGAGATAAGAGCAATAATGATAGAAGTACAGGAAGGATCTATACCCTTCGAAAAAATGACTGTATCATCTGCTCTTAAAAAAGCAATTCATGAAGCAGCAATAAAACTATGAAAATTATAGGGTTATTACTATTATTCTATTTCTCAATAACATATTCATTTGGACAGATTAAAGTAGCAGATGTTGGTGATGGATGGAAGAATAAAGTAGATAGCGCCATATCGATCATCAAAAAATACGATCCGGAAAAATACGACGTTCTATTAGAAACTTGTCAGAACATAGGATATTGGAACGGTGGATTTTCAACAACTGAAGGCGATTCGATGATAACCATAGCAGTTAATGATATAAAGAATCCAAATATCTATAACATTGCTGCTATTCTGGTTCATGAATCTATGCACCTTTATATCAAACAGCTTTATACTAAATTAGATCCTAATAAGGAAGAGGTTCTTTGCTACAAATACGAGCTCAATTTTCTAATGAAAATACCGGGTGTAGATCCTTGGCTAGTCTCTAATGCAGTAAAGATGATAGAATATTACGAGAAATAAATCTTCTCAGGATATCTTCCAAAGACAAATTCTGTAACATAACAAAGCCAAATAGTAGAAGGACCATGCCATGCATCGTTGTTGTAATATCCTGGAGTAGATTCGTTATGATCATAGGTTAATGTACTACATCCTTCAAATGGTTCATCACCAAGTGTAAGATAGCAATAATCAGAATTTCCTGATAATATATCCAAAAGTAAATCCGCTCCTAGAACCATTTCAAGGTCTTCCTTTTCTCCCTCCCATTCAGGAAGATCTACGAACCATCTATTATTTTCCTCTTTATTGAATCTAAATTTTCTTATCATACTTCAATATCTAATACTAAAACGTCGTCGCAATCGTCCCAAAGACAATCTACTAAATAATGAGTTACGTCTCCACAGATAATATCTTTAACCATTTTCTGAGGTGTATGTCCTACTATCTGATTGACGCCTTCTAAAGGAAATTCATTTAGAATCATAGGTCTAACCCAAAAAGGACCCGCCCATAAGTTATAACCGCCACTATGTGCATCAACATTAAATATATTATCAACGCGTAGCTCAAATAGATCATTTAGAAATTTTTCTAAATCTTCAGTATCGAAATCCTTAGTTATTTCGTAATGTCTATATTTTGGATTATAAATGTCCCTACGGGTGTCTTTTAACCATCTGTCAGTAACCCCTGCATGGGTCCACAGATACTTAATTCCTGTGTTATCCTTAATTAAATGAGCCACTTTAAATAACTCCTTGTTCTCATCAAAAATCTGATAAAGATCCGGTTTCATTTCAGCTCTATATCCGCTGCATACCTCGTTAGGAACAAAATATTGTATATCATGATTACCAAGTAGAAGTACAACCTTATCAGGTAATGCTTTTTTAAAGAAAAGTATCTTTTTAAGATTGTCTAGTATTACTACGTTGCTAAGATCAAAGCTATCAACGTAATCTCCAACAAATACTATCTGATCGTACTGTGTATAAGGCATTTCATTCCAGAAATCCTCCGCATCAGCAGGAACCCCGCTTTCCACCATTGTCATCCAATGATTAAATTCGTACGGGCTTCCGTGAGTATGGAACATCCATCTATCACGGCCATGTACATCCCCTATGGTCAGTATCTTTTTCACACTATAAATTTAATTTTAAATAAGCAGATAAAAAAATGATTCTATTTCTTCTTACCGTATCTGCATGATTTACATAGATTATATACCCAGTTTTTACCAACTGTTCTTACTTTTTGCTGGCTTCCGCATCTCTCACAGGTAGCGAAGCATTGATCCTCCGCTTTTTTGATGATTTCATCTATCTCAGGACTAAAATATCCATATATTCTAAGTGTTGCATACTTATCCTTAATATCTGTTACTATTTGCCCCTTAGTTAGAAATTTTCTGACTTTATACCAGAATCTGCTTTTAACACCAACTACAGAATTACCTGTAGCCAGATAATGGATTTTTCTTTTTATAAATAGTGGAATCCATCTAGGCCACATGGCTTTCTCTATATCCTCAATGGTTTTTTCTACTATTTTTTGCCATCCTTTAGGAACACCTGGATATGAATATCCTATGTGTCTATACTTTTCTGATACCTTCATTCTTCTAAATTTTTATTTTTCCAATCTGCCATATATTTGACAGATCTAATCCAAACATATAATGATATTGCTGCTTCAACTTTTTTAAAAATTCCTGTATATTGGCCAAAAATCATTAGTATTAAAGATGCTAGGGAAGTAAGTCCTATAATAACTAATCCCTTGCTCCAAAGCCAAGGTTCTACTCTACCAAAAATATAGTTGATGATAACATAAATGAGAAGGAAAAAATATACTATTTCAACTAATCCGTTATTTAATCCGAGAATACATCCTACCTCTCCAGCAGAAGCTATTGAAAGAAATACTAGATAGAAATTCTTGCTCATCCTTTTTTCACTTTAGAGCTTCCAAAAGTAAATCCCCCGGTTCCTAACAAGAATCCAAATGCGTACCATCCCCCGTTATTGTTAGGAGCATATACACAAACGTCATCCCATATTAACATTCCGATAAAATCAAAAGGAGCAATTAATCCATGCCATAGACCTCCCCAGAATCCATATAAATGACCGCTAACGCACTCATTTACGTTTTGACTATCTGCACATCCACTAAGGGTTAAAAGTGCAGCAGCGACAAATAAAACGGTATATCTTTTCATTTTAATGTTTTATATTGTAGAAGAAATAACAGAAATATTTCAAAACCTCTTAAGAACGTACAATTTCTTACTAGATCTTGTGTAAGCTGTGTACTTGATCCTATTTCTTTCTACTACATTTTGGTTAACATCTATATCATCCTCGAGAACAAAAGCAGTTGTATATGTACTTCCCTGTGATTTGTGTGCTGTGATAGCATAAGCATAACTAACATCTGCAAATCTTCTTAGAAAATCATAATACTTGATCCATGTTTTTTCCTTTCCTCTTTTCTCTATTGCTATCTTTTTAAGTCTATTAGCAAGTACATGGAAAAGTGATTCAGAATCCTCGTGTAGAATATCTATATAATAAACCACTCTTTTCTCCTCGTCATTGATAAAACTAACACCAGTCTCATAGAATTTAAGTTCGTATTTTTCTCCCTCTATGCTAGTCCTCCAAAATTTAATATCGAATCTATCAACGGTAAACTCATCGTTCGTGTTAAATAGGATCTGGTTCATTTCTATGATAGGATTGTTTGCTATAAGCTTTTCTCCTATTAGTATTTTTTCACCGACGTTTTCTTCACCGTAGATAACCTTTCTAACTACATGATTCATTTTCTCAACGGTCTTGTTCCTCCACGCAATTATCTTAGAATACTCCGGGTCTTCTTTGAAATCTTCGCTATTAAAATACTTTGAAAGAATATCAGGAAATGTACTTCTGATATCTGATGAATTGAGATTTAAAAATTCAACACCCTCTTCGTTTTCATTTACCATTGTTTCTGTCCCTGTATCGACATAAGGATTTTCTAGATCTTTTCTTATCTTAACGGATTTGTCTATTATCGGATTATTTTCTTTCTGTCTCATTATGGTTTTAAGATCTATTGTCTTAATCCCATACATTTCGGAAAGTTCGTCTCTAAAAGGAATACAATCAGGCTTTCCAACTGGAGGAATCTGAGCTGGATCTCCCATACAGATTATTTTAACCTTGTCTCTGTATCTGAGTATCTCGTGAAATAGCTCATCGTTAAGCATAGAAACTTCGTCTATGATTAATAACTTAGTCTTTTGGATCTGTGGAACGAAATCACCTTGGTTTACAAATTCCTGCTGACCGTCTGGTGTTATTCTTTCAGTTAAACCTAATAGTTTGTGAATGGTTTGGAATGTAACTCTAGCATTTTTTATTCCTGTGGTTTTCTTTATTACCCTTACAGATTTATTCGTAGGACCTGTAACTGCTACTCTATACCAATTTTTACTTGGGTAAATAACATCAAGAACGTATCTAACTAAAAGACTGACGCAAAATGTCTTTCCTGTACCTGCCCATCCCTTTAAAACGTATATGTTATCATCATGGGCATCGTATATAAAATCCCTTAATTCGTCAAAAGCCTTTTTTTGATCCTCATTTAAAATAGAAAGATCAAAAGTTGGCTCATATTTTTTAGTAGCAATCTTTGTCATAACACAATCCTGTAGAATATTCCCAAATTTAAAACAAAATAAATAAATCGATTGATGATTATAGAGGAATTATTCCACTGTGTTTCCTTCCTCGTCAAAAAGAATATCGTTAGATTCTATTCTTTCCTCTATTCTCTCATCAGAATATTCGGATTCTATACTTTCAGTAATCCTATCCAATACCTCGCTCATATGCTCCTTCCACTTTTTCTCTGCTGTTTCAACTTCTTTTTCCCAAAGTTGTATATGCTGTGGTGTAAAGTCATCTTCATCAGATAAAAATTCAAATTCTATTTCAGTGTAAGTTCCCCTGTCTAAAAATTCATAAGATGTATCGTACCAAAATATAAGAGAGAATCCTAGCCATGAAAAAAACATCTCCTGGTGATTTACATCTAAAGCTTTAGCACAATGTAGGTAATAGTTCTGATCGTCCTTAGAAATATAAGATATGTCCTTTCTTGTATTTCCTATCATAGGAACATCTTTGAGATCATCATTGTATCTAGACCCAAAAACTTCCTCCAGCTCTTTGTGGGTAGGTTCAAAAAGATAATCGTCATCTATTACCCATTCTGCTATATCATCTGCACCATGTTTTCCTTCCCACATTTCAGATCTGAATTTATCTATAGCATTCTTTTTAGCTTCTTCTGAAAGCTGTTCGAATCTTAAAGATTCATTCTTCTCGAACATTTTGAAAGGCAATACATTTTTTCTCATTAATACTATATATTCAATAGTACTAATCTATCACCTCATCGATTACTTTTAACTTAAGTGCCTCGTTAGTATCCATAAACCAATCTTTCTTGGTTTTATAGATCTTATCCAATTTTTTCTGTGTAATCTTTGTATTTTCTAATGTAATTTCCTCAATAATAGTTTGTAATCTTTTTGTTTCTATTACATCTTCCTCGAGGTCTTTTACTTTTCCTACAGCTACTGATGATACCTGATGGTACATATAAGTTGCTTTAGGATATCCAAAACGCTTATGCCCTGAAACAGAAATAAGAAATCCACAAGACATAGCACAGCCAGTTACAATAGTATGTACTGGAGCTTTACTAGATTTCATAATACTAAGTAAACCCATACACTGGTAAACATAACCTCCGTAAGAATCGATATAAAGTTTTATTGGCTTTGGCTTATATTCCAAATCATGAGCTTCGTAGATCTTAGAAACATATTCATCGCTTTCATTTATTTCGATGATAGATTTAGTGATCGAGTTGATTGAATCTTGGTCTACTTGTTTAGCTAAAAAAAGATTTCTTGAATGTGGTCCTGGGAGATTTAATGTGTTTGACATTTATTTTTATTTGAGATTAGTAATATAAACTTTTATTTTATGTAATGCGTCTTTATCGAAAAGATTAAAAATGGGTATACCAAGATCTTTTGCTATTCGAAGTGCTTGACCAGTTCCACCAGATATTTTACCTCCGGGGGTCCAACAAACAATAAATGATGATGGGGTCTCAAGATCATAGCCAAGAACTTGAAAAGTGTTTCTTGACATTAATTTTCTAGCTGCTGGTGAAAGGTAAGACCAACCAGGATGATATTTCTTTGCTATTTCTCTAGCTCTGAATACCAAGTTCTGATCCATGTTATCTATAATTAGATCTGATTCGCTATCGTTGAATTTGCTCCAAGGTAAATAGATCTCCTTTTCACCGGTGCAATATTTTTCAAACATAGCATCTGCTCCTGGAGCCGCACCGGATCTTAAAACGAATCCCATCCTTCCCAAAAATCCTGCAGCTTCTTCTATCGAGGGTTCAATCCCTGGAGGGGTTTCTCTAGATCCTATTCCTGCGTAATATCTAATTTTGGTTTGGCTCATCCTTAAAAGATTTATAAAGTTCTTTACCGGAGCCTTTAACATATTGTACAGATACACCGCCTGACGTATGAAGCTCTACGAATATTGGATTACCTATGGCAAGACAGATATGGATGTCTCTAGAATTAAGCTTCATCTCGATCAACGGCTCTCTGTTCTTTCCTAGGAATTTTATTTTTGCACCTTCTATATCTAACGACTCATCAATTTTAACATTGACACAATTTTCATTTTCAACAAAAGCTTCCCAGTCTTGAAATTTAGGATATTTGTGAGTTTCCATTTTCTTTGATTATATCCTTATCTATTAGGATTTCCCTAACTTTTACCCAGTCAACATACGGTCTTTCACCATTTTCTGGATAAATCAACGGACATCCTAATGAAGCATCATCTATATACATTTCAGCATATGCCTTTGGGGAAGATGTCCAAGAAGATTGAGAAGGATTAGTTTGTATACCGTAAAGAGGGATACCGTTTTCACTAAACCAAGATACAGCATCTTTTAAAAAATTACCTTTATTATTATCGGATCTCATAGTAAAAAGAATTAATTGATTGCCGTTTTCTACTAATTCTTTTAAAACAGGAACCGAACCGATATCTCTACCAACATATGGAAATTCGTGAGTCACGCAAGTTCCATCAAAATCTACACTAATTATCATTTTCTCTCTTTTTTTCTAAGGCTTTAGACAAGAAAATCTCTCTTACCTTTTTTCCTAGTTCGTTATCGTTGGGATATTTTATCACCAGCTCTTCAATAAATTCCAGCAGACCATTCTCTTCCATAAATTATTTTATTTATTATAGAGAGAAATCTATAGATTATTTCATAATAGAGGTAGCAGCAAAAGTATAATCCAACAAATTATCACTTCCGTAGTTTCCTTCAGTATTTACTTTCTGCAAATCCCAAAATTGCTCAAGGGTTTCATCTGTAAAAAATCCGAAGGGAAAAATATTACTACACAGATCCTCTATCGTTAGATGGTCGGTATTATTCTCCTTCATCTTATAAGCTATATAGTTAGCATACATAACACATTCTCCGGGTGTTCTACAAAATACTGAACACAAAATAAGTGACTCCTTATCTGAAGATTTTTTAAGACTCTCCAATCTATCTTTTAGGATAAGCAATGGCGCTGATTGTTTTTCCACCTTATCGTAGAGATCATCTATAGAATTAGAATTACCTTTTCCTTTCTCTAGCATAATGTGCATTAATATCATCGTCTCCTGTTCGCTCATGGGTTTAGTTTTTCCCTTGGCCTCTAGCTCTTTACAGAAAATATTTTCTATAGAATCTTCTTTCTTTGTTACTTCGTAATCTAAATAATTCATTATTTTAATCTTTGGTGTTATAAAATATCGATGGTTATTCTTACATAGAAGAATCATCAGATTTAAAATTCTCCGGGTACTGAGATTTTGCCATAGCTATGTATTTTCTAGCGGAATTAGCATCATCTCCCATCATCATTAGATTGGCGCTAAGTGAACATTCTGCCCACCCGAAAGCAAATACCCATGAGTAGTAATCGTCTTTCTTTTCACCAGGAAGAATTACCTCTCTCCTGTATCCCTTGATTTCGTCATAAGCATCTTTGAGATCACATTCCGGGAATTTAACTTTTATTTCCTCGATGAATTCATTTTCTAGTTTTTTCGAATCACTCTCGTAAGCATATCCGAAATAAACAAGATCCATCATTTTCTTACTGCTCTCCATTTCTATCAAATTTAAGTTCTCCGTCAACATATACCTGTTTAATGGTTTGATCCTTGGTGATTCTAGCTATGTAAGCTCCCGGATTTTTTATCTTGTCATATACAAGTCTAAGTCCATCGTTATTGAAGATCTCAACCACGTGTCCCCCTGGTACTAAGCTTTCAGGGTTAGTCCTGAAATTGTCCTTTACTTTAATTATTTTTTCTCCCATATTTAGATTTTAAGATCCAAATATAGAAACTTCGGTTAGAAGAAAAAAATGATTTCAGAAATTATGCAATAGGTTGTGAAGGACCCCAAGTTCTCTTATAAGGACCAACATATCTAAAAGATGCAGTTTGAGAAGGGTTTCTATTAGCAACACTGTCCCAGCTATTAAGATTATAGTTCAATTCTATTTGTCCTCTTTTGTCTCCTTTAAATCCTCCAGAAGAATTAGAAATTATATTTCCGCCATCTACAACAACACCAACGTGTCCAGCTTTAGATCCTCTAGCTGTTAATATTATATCACCCGGCTGTGATTCAGTTTTCCAATTAGTTATCTTTCTCCAGACCCCGTTAGATTTTTTACTCTCTGCATCCATATACGACCAAAGAGATCCTGTTCCTAGCGTTACTGCCCCAGATCCAGCTATAGCATAACCAGTAGCTCTATAGAATATAATCGAAACTGCTGCTGCACATCCTAAGTTACCTCCCCCAGTACCTGGTATTTTTCTTGTAGAAACATTAAGATTAGCATAAGCTGAGTTAACTATATTTCCTATAGGCCCAGCTGCTGGTTGTTGTATGTCAGCACTGTCATTTTTATCAGCTATACCAACAGTGGATCCGTAAGAATCCATCTGGTTTACATCTACTCTAGCAATAGGAACTAATGCTTGCCCTAGACCAGCAGGATTTTCAGCAGCAAAAAGATTAGGTTCTTCCATTCCAGTCTCTTCAACTGAAATTCCCATAAGTTTATTGAATTTTGATATCTCTGCAGCAAATAATTGTTCATTTAATGACTTGAATTGCTCTATTGTATGGATGTGCTTCATTACAATTATATATCTTTATCAAGAAATCATTTTTTTATTTTTAGTATTATCTATAGATTTGGATTATAAATTAAAAAGGTCTTAGAGTTTAAACTACCATGGCTAGGTAGGTCCGCCTCTAAAACGGATTACATCGGGTTCGAATCCTGCTAAGACCACAAAAAATTAAAAATGGAAAATTATAGACTAGAAGGACTAAAGAGAGAGGCAGACGAAATAGCTCAAAAATTAAAAGAAGGCGGATTAATGGGTTGTGATTTAGAAGTTATTGGAGCTCTTCTTTTTACTAAATATAAAGGGGAGGATAAAAGAATTTCTGAAATGCTAGACAATACTTCTAAAGTAATCAAGGAAGCTGAAGAGTTATTAGAGCGTTTATCAAAACAGGAAAACTAGTATTAATATAGTCAGGTGGCGTAAAGAGGTGTGGGATCCGAACCCATCCGTTAAGGATGGAGCCAATACAGGTTCGAATCCTGTCCTGACTTCTAAATAATAAAGAATGAAAAGATTAAACAACAAAGTAGATTACGGCGACAAGGTTCTTAGTAATAGCGAGATCTTAAGCCAAATGGGTAAAGACAATCAGGATAGAGGATGGATGGACGCCGAATGTGTTGACCTGTGTGACACTCTTAATTCAATTAAAGGGATTGAAACAAATGAATCGTGCTGTGGCCACAATTACAAACCATATCTTATCTTTTTCAAGTGTCACAACCTGTCAGCATTGAGATTCATTCAATCTTGCATCGATAGGCGTTATTGGCAATATGGAGGAGATTGGAAAATTACAACTTACATTAGTGATACGGGACCAGAACCACTCACATTCGTATTAGAGAGCAAGTCATCTAATCTTCTTGAGATCATGCCACAGGTGGATGACATGATAAAAGTATTCAATCATTATCTAAACCACGAAGGAAGATTTAAGTGGTTAGGTTTAGATTATGATGATTTCATATTTGAGGAGGTTGAGGAAATTGTAATTGAAAATTAAAATAAATGAAAGATTCGCTAGGCGACAGAATGAAGGACTTCTACGAAGACCGAACACGACACAAGTTGGTACGTCGCACCAACACGATCATCCGTATTGACGGAAAAGCATTCCACACTTACACCAAAGGACTTAATCGTCCATTCGATGTCGGGTTAATGGAAGACATGAACAAAACAACCGAGTACTTATGTCAGAATATCCAAGGAGCAAAATTTGGATACGTTCAATCAGATGAGATTTCAATTCTCATCACTGATTACGATGACATCTCAACTCATGCTTGGTTTGACTGTAACTTGCAGAAAATGGCGAGTATCGCTGCTTCATTGGCAACTGCAAAGTTTAATCAATTGAGAATGGCAAGATTTGCTAGAAATTCTGGTATTGAACCAAAGTTTAGAGATGAATGTTACATTTCAGAAACGGAAATTGAAATCTTCAAACTTGCAATGTTTGACGCTCGTGTATTTCAGATCCCTTATCAAGAAGAGGTGATTAACTACTTTATCTGGAGACAGCAAGATGCTACTAGAAATTCAATTTCTTCTGTTGCTCAAAGTCTATATTCACAAAAAGAATTGCATGGTAAGAAGACTGACGAGATGCAGGAGATGATTTTTCAAAAGGGAATCAACTGGAATGACTATAGCCCAAGAGAAAAGAGAGGTAGTCTTATTCGAAAAGTTGAACATGTGTATCCTAAAAAGAGCGAGCCTATCATGGACGGAAAGACTCGCGTAATTGAATCTTACAAAAGAAGTAAATGGGAAGCTGATCTAGAGACTCCTATATTCTCTCAAGAAAAAGGATATCTACGTTTTTTAATGCCATGTACACCTGACAACCAATCTCCAATTATGTAATATAAAATAGAATTAAAATCTTAATAATATGAAAGTAGTAGAAAAAATAGGAGAATCAATAGTTAATTGGTTCAAGAGAAGATGGGACGATTACAACGAGGACTTTAAAAAATACGGAGGATTATAAATAAGAGAATGAAAAAATACGAGGGTAAAGAAGTAGAGATTATAGTAGAGCCTTTTAGCGAGAGAAAGACTCACTATGTCATATACTATAGGGAAAAAAAGAAATTTAACTTGTTTAATCGGTGGAAAAGATACGATTACACATGGACACTATCAGTAGAGTTTTTTGATCAACATCAGCCACACCTTTTCGAAAAATTTGAGGATGCAGTGGAATCGGCAAAAAGATTGAAAAAAAATCCAAAGCTTATCGACGAGAACGAGGAGAGAAGGATAAAGAAATACAAGGAGTGTACTGATGCTCTAGAAAAATATAAAAGAGAAAGAAATAAGAATTTAAAAATATAGTGTAAAATATTTTTTGAAAAAATTTAGAATTTTCGATAAACTTTAGAAACTTTTTATTACATTTGTGTAGAATTAAAAACAAGATACCATGAAATAGATTAAATTCCAACAACCGAAGCTTGTCATTATAACCAGACAAGACATCAACCCAGGTTATCAAGTGGTGCAATCCACACATTCAATTGCAGACTTCGCTTACGAGCATCCTGAGGTCTTTAAAAAATGGAAAGAAGAGTCAAACTCTATAATTTGTCTTTCCGCAAAATCACAAGAACATTTATTAAAGCTTTATGAGAAATATTCTCGTCTAACAGAGGCATCGTTGTTTTTCGAGCCAGACGTAGACGAGTATACATCATTGTGCCTTTATGGATCGCCAGATATCCGTAAGGGCCTTTCTCATTTGTCCCTATGTAATCCTAAAAATCAAATAAAAAAAGAAAGTTATGAAAACAAGTGAATTTATTAAGATGCTCCAAGAAGCAGACCCTTCAGGAGAAGCACACATCAGAATGGAGGGGGGTATTCCAAGATTTGCAGAATTAAAAGCAGGATATTGGGACGGACCTTATAGTTACCTAGATGAAGAAGGTAACTGGGTTTACAGCACCGAAGGAAATAAAGTTGATATCCACTGCATAGACAGATGGGACTACGTATCTGACATGATCAGCACTTACAATATTCCCACTTGGGAAGAGGTCGTTTCTAAATTCAAATTTAGTCTGGGATATTCTGAATCTCAAAGAAAAGAAAGGGAAGAGAACAGTCTAAAGGATGCTAAAGAATCTTATGAGCACTCGGTAGAAATGCACAAGGGATTTCAATTGGAAGGAGAGAAACGTGCATTAGAGAACTCAGAAAAAGGGTGGTCATGGTTTCAGAATAAACTAGTAGATGACCTCACAATTAGGCCAAACATTCACCATTACTATACATGGAAGGTGTATGACGAAAAAGGTAAAGATCAGGGATCGAATCTGCATAACGTGGAAGCAGTTTACAGGTCTGGGCTATTTGAAAGACACGATAATGGAGTAATGGAAGGTTACTACCAATGGATTAAAAAATAATAAATTATGAAAACAAGAGAAGAAGAAAACGAAATCTATATTCAACAATTAAAATTAAAAATTATGAAAACAAAAGAAGAACAAGTAAAAATCGGTTTTAACTATTTAGAGCAAACATCAAAGCACGTATTTATGACAGAGTCCGGGAATTTTTTAAGAATTGCTAAGGATGAAGATGGTAAGTGGTACGAATATAAGAATGAGATAAAATCTAGTTCACATATCGATCTGAATCTTATCTTTAGTTATTATTCAGATATGAAACAGTATTTGAAACTGAGATTATTTCCCAAAGATCATGGGTATAAATCCATTAGGAGAAGTGTTTTTAATAAGATTAAGCCGTAATTTAAAAATGGGAAGATCTTAGGATCTTCCCATTTTATATTCAATTGGTATTTTTATTTTAGTTATATGAAATATTTTAGAATATCTTAACTATTATAATTATGAAATCATACGAAAAACACATCGAAGAGCTTGCTGTAGAAATAGCAGACGAAATCATCAGAAAAGAAAAAGATCACTCCTATCAGGTTGTATTAGAGCAGAACAGAATTGCAAGATCATTATCTAGTATTCATGATGTAGGTCTAAGAAAATCTACAGAGGATCTTGATAAAGCTGTCTCTAAGGCACTTAGAAGATTAAGAGAAGAATAATTTAAAAGCTTCTAACCAGTCTAACGTAGAAAAGGTTCTCTTGTGAAGTCACATGAGGTGAATAACCTACGCTTAAATCGAAATACCAGGAATCAGTAAGATAAGAAGATGCTGACCAGTATTTTGTCTTTTTAAACCCTCCTATACCTAGCTTATATAGTCTATAGATAGTTGCAAATTCCTTTTCAGTAGGTAATCTCCATCCGTTTCCACCAAGAGCTTCTATTTCCTCGCTTACTGAGGTCCAAGCCATTTTACCTGGAAGGTCTGCTTCCATTATTTCTATTCCGTCTATTCTGATGTTAGCCATACTAAGTATATATTTCGAAAATTATTTACAATAAATAAAAACAAAGAAAAACCGATGCTCTAAAGCATCGGTTTATTATTTCAGGAGAATATTCTTAATTAAAGATTAGATCCTAAGAGGCTAACAAAGTTTTCTCTAATGTGCAAAAACTTATTAAGTACATCATTAGGATTTATCTGATATGTTTTCCCGTCGTCTAATAATAGGGTAATCTCGTGTTGTCTTCTTCTGTTACCTTTCCATCTTCTATCCTTATAAGCTCTGACGATTCTCACTTTAGGATCTCTTCCCTCTTTCCAAGCGGAAAGACTCATTTTTCTTGGAGGATAGAAAGTCATATCAAAGAATCTTTGAATTAATAGGATATCTCTTTCTTCAGTAACTTCCTCGCCCACTCTTAATTTGCTTAAAAGCTCCTCGTAAGCGTTTCTAATTCGATAAGTGGTGAGAAACATATCACTGTTTGTTTCGCTCTCTCTAAAGAGAATTTCATTGGGTGCTAACCAAGCTTTTACACCCTTGTCATTTCTTAAAGCTCTAATTGCTGTTAACGTTGTTTCTAAATTTTCCATAATTTTTATTTTTTAATTGTTTTTATATTATACAGATATTATATGCGGGGGTTTTAAAAAAGTTTAAGGTTTTTTGAAAAAAAGTTGAAAATTTTTCTACAGAGCACAAAAAAGCCCGGTCGCTTAGCGTCCAGGCTTTAATAATAACTATATTTTTCTATTATTCCGAATCTTTAGGTTTAAAATCAAACATACCAGATCTTCCTAAAAGAGATGATGCTTTTTTATAAGCAGTAGGATCTAGATCCGCTTGATCTACATCCTTAGTTTCGTTTTTCATTTCAAAATCCTTACTAAAGGTAGAAATGTCAAATTTCAAAGGCATTAAAGATGTGGCAATATATCTAGTAAAACCTCCGTCATTATTTTTAACGTGAGCTATAAAAAGACCAGCCTCTTGTGCTCCTGAGCAATCATTCTCGTTGCAATATTTAATAAGATCGTCATAAGACAAAGATTCGGGCATGGACGATTGAATAGGATTATCGATTTGAGCGTCATAAGGAAGCCAATCGAATACCATATTATCTTGTACGCTTTCTTTTAATAATCCGTTTTTGAATTGTTCGAAAAGTTTGATGTGATTCATCTTTTTTTTATTTTATATATCCGGGTTTAAAATAAAAATTATTGATCCTTTCTTTTTCTTGGTCTCACATATTTTGCTTCTATAAGATCCTCATTTCTGACAGGAAGAGTTTCAACTAATACTATCACTGGCTTGACTTTTACATCTGTACTCATTTCCCAAGTGGATGCAATAAGTCTACCTATTTCCTTATTTACTAACCATAGAGTATCTCTATTTGGTGTGTAATAAGAAATTCTTTCACCTCCAGCAGACATTGTGCTTTGTGAAATTGCAGAAACTGAAATGGACAAATAGATTAAAAATAGTAAAATTCTCATAATATCTTTTAGCTTTTTATACACTAAAAAATAAGGATTGTTCCATTTTTATTTTAAGATAGTGGAAAAATGTTTAAAATCTGTTTAATAATCCGTGGCCCTTAAGCATATCAGGATTTTGGTTTCTTATATTCTCACACTTTTCTAGTAGTCCTTGAGGTATTTCTGGCTTCTTTACATCAGTTTCATCCTCGCCGTAGCTTATATTGTTTAATGCAAAATATTCGATCATATTAATCAGATCGGTTTTTTTAATAAACTCAGATCTGTATTCCATTTCTAAAAGATCGTATTCTTTATCCTCAGACTCGTCTAGATAATATGCTGATTCTGTCTCTATATTTTCCAAGATATAATCACCGCCTTCAGGAGGTGTATAATAATCTCCAGGATGAAAAGTTGTGAAATCTCCACTGAAACTTATTTCGCATGACAACGTTGAATATCCCTGTCCTTTAGCTATAGGAAATTGAAAAAACATTTCTAAAGAACCCGATCCATTTTCGTCAGATTCTGCATCATCAGGTCCTTCATATTCGGATTGGAATAATTTTTCTTTCTTAGAATCTAGTGAATATAGACCAAGAAAACATATCTCCTCTGGTTCTAGCTTATCAATCCAGAATTTAGCTTCCGGCCATTTATAAGCATTATCGAAATTTTCAAAAAGTTTTATGTGTTTCACCATTTATATATCATGGATTATTTGTGCTTCTCTGACTTGAAATTTTTAAGCACATCCCCAACTTTATAAGGCTTGTCACTCTGAAAAAGAATACCACATTCGGTTTCCACCCAATACTTTTTTCCATCTTTAGGGTCCAGATCTATACTGTTTACGTAACAGTCAAAATGCTTTTCCTCATCTAATAATGATTTTTCTATGTCATATGATTCTAGCTCGTAAGGACTAGGATGCTGACCTTTGTGTATGGGATTGGAACAATTTCCTTTGTGTGATCCCCATCTATTATTACCAACTCCGACTAAAATATATTCACATCCTTCCAGAGTATAAATGGCATAGTGACTAGCTTCTATAATCTCAGGCTTATCCACTTTTTTTTCAGTTCCGGAATTACAAGCATTAAGCGACATTAAAACAATAGTAGTAATAAATGTAGGTAGTATGATAAAGATTGAACTTCTATTCATTTTTTTGGATTTTATACAAATTTATAGAATATTCTCTTAAGAAAAAAATGATTTTTTAGAAAAGAACTTATTATGTACAAATATGTAGACATAGATAATAATTAGACTAAAAGGCCAAAAGAGACATCCGATTAGAAAGATAAAAGGCCTTTCTACTTTTTGGGAAAATAGTGATATAATAAAAAAGATAATACCAATAGAGAACATTAAAGTCCCTAATATTACTGATAAGGTATAAATTATCATATTAAATAAAGTTTAGGTTATCGAATCCTTTTATATATTTCATTTCCCAGACTTGAGATTCTTTTACCTTACCTTTTACCTTAGCTTTCTTCGATTTGTCTTGGTTTTTAGATTTATCGTTTAGCTTATTTAATTTATCCACATCACTTTTAGGGACGTCAGTTTTCTTTTCTAATTTAAAAATGGGTTTAACCTTATCCTCTTTTTTATGCTCGTGCTTAATACCTGTATGAAGCTCGTGTTTATATTCTTCGAGAATCTTCTTATTTTCGTTATATCCTTTAATCTGTAGATCAATCCAAATTTTAGCAAAATTTACATTCGGCTGGACATATTTTTTAATAATTGAACTTGCTCCATCGGTCATCGGCTTAACTATCTTTCCTAGTCCTGTAGACAATATTTTAGTCAAAGTAGAATCTGCATTCTTTTGGAAGCTAGCTATAGCAGAAGATATTTTAGAAGGAATATTAATTAGGTAATCGAATCCTTTGGTTACAGTTTTACCTGCTTTTAACATAAACTCGAAAAGCCATCCAAATAATTTACTCATTATTGCAGGAGCTATAGTAGCAAAAACTGTTGTTGCAACCCTAGCTACTCCTTCTCCCGCTACCTTCGAAACCTCTATACCAGCTTTCTTTAGTGCTCCTTCAGCTAATCCGTGGATTGCATGTTCTATAGCATGTCCAGGTTTAGATATACTTTTTATAAAGCTTTTAAGGGTTATTTTAGATGATGTGCTAGTAGCAACACTTCTTGAACCTGATGAAGGATCTACAAGTCCAGTAGCTGATTGTACAACGTCATTAATTCCTAATGCTATCAAAACCCCTCCTGTAAGAACCTCAGGCAATGCTATGGATATTGCAGAATATAATTTTGCCTGTGGAGTAATCCCAGATTTACCAAATATTTTAATAGCACCATTATACTTATGAACCCCTTCGTAAATGTGAATTCCACCAGAAATACCTTGACAAACACCACCTATCGCAGTAAGTGCAGGACCAACTCCAACAGCAGTAGTTGCTGCTCCAGCTATACCAAGAACTGCAGAAAGTAAGCTTAAACCTAAAGCTGCCCATTCCAAGAATGTCATACCTTTAACAAAATCTGCAACTGCATTAGCACACATTTTTACAAATTCCCAAGCTTTTTTAGCTCCATAAGATATAGAATCCCAAGTTTTTCCTGCAACTGATTTAATATTATCTACTGCTGATTTAGTTTTACTTTTTAATGAGTTCCATGCTTTACCTATATCATCCATAGTAAGCCACTCATTAATTTTAGTAAAAGTCCTTTTTTCGATTAAGAATCCCTCTCCCTCTGTAAAGATCATCATATGTGAATCACAGTCCAGATACATTGCTTTATTCATTGATTCAGATTCGAACCAATGAGACTTTGCTTCGTACAGCATAGTGTATTCATAGAAGGCAAATGAATCCTCTAATAGAGATTCGTCAATGTATCCGTCACTTTCTAAAAGAAGTCCTGAAAAATAGTTTTTAAATCCCTCAAATGAATACTTTGCTTGCGATTTATTTTCTTGTAAGGAAAAAAGATCCTCATAGTCTATTCCCATATTTCTAAGGTGAAAAGACTGGAAAGATTCGATATTGCTCATAATTCTATTTTAATAATATAAGCTATATATCATCTTTTTTGGTGGACTTTTTATTGTCTATATAGTCTATGATAAATCCTGTTGCAACTATTATGTTCATTCCAAGAGATGCTAGAATTTCGTATAGATCCTCATAAACATTAACACTTAGATGTATATGACCAACAATCCAAAAAGGAATGGATAAGTTTTGACTTATCCATACAATAAGATACTTAAGAAAATGCTTCATACTGTATTTACCTTTACAGGTAAGATTTCAGTAATCCGCTTCTAGTATTTGCTCTTAATTTTTTAATTGATTTTTCACGTATCTGTCTAACCCGCTCTCTAGAAATACTAAGTTTAGTACCTATCTCATCTAAAGATATAGGATTGGTTGCATCTATTCCGTAAAATAACTTTAATACCTCCCTTTCCTTTTGACTTAGAGTATCTAAGCTTCTATCAATCTCTATTTTTAGAGATCTTTCTATTGAAAGGTAATCTGAATCCGGACCATCATTGGACATTACGTCAACTAAATTTCCAGAGTCTGAATCATTGGTTAAAGGAGCATCAATAGATACGTGCTTACTGTATGACTTTAAAGATTCTTCCACCTTATGAGCAGAAAGATCTAGGACTTCGGCTATTTCATCGGGTGATGGTAGTCTTTCTAGATCCTGCTCAAGCTTAGTTATGCTCTTGTTAATTTTACTTAAAACCCCTACCTGATTTAGTGGCAATCTAACTATTCTGGCTTTTTCAGCTAATGCTTCAAGTATAGACTGTCTAATCCACCATACGGCATAGGAAATAAATTTGAATCCTCGCGTTTCATCAAACTTTTTTGCGGCCTTAATTAATCCTACATTTCCCTCACTTATCAGATCTGTAAGAGGTAGACCTTGATTTTGGTACTGCTTAGAAACGGATACCACGAATCTTAGATTCGCTCTAACTAATCTATCGAGTGCAGCCTGATCACCTTCTCTAATCTTTCTTGCTAGCCTAACCTCCTCTTCAGAATTAATCATTTCCTCTTTAGAAATATCGCTAAGATACTTTTCGAGTGAATAATCGCTTCTACTGGTTATGGATGCAGTGATCTTTAATTGCCTCATTTGATAGATTTTAAAATGTTAGTGAGCAAATTTAGAAAAATCTAATTACATAAAAAAATGATTCTATATTCTTTTCCTGTTTCTTTTAAGATTTTCAGATCTAGAAATAGCCATTAAATTTGAAGGGTGATCGTTATGATGATCTCCGTCTTTGTGGATTATTACATATCCCTTAGGGATTGGGCCATGATACATTTCATAAACAACCCTTGGTCTTCTTGCTCTTTTACCTGTACCATCCCATAGATGTACACAGTCTTTTTTCATTACCTGAACACCACCTTTCCAGCTGTTGTGTGTTTCCCCCGTGTGGTGATCACCAGATGTAAATTGTGTATCAGGGCTAGGATTAAATCCTTTTTTACCCTTATTCCAGGGAGATAGACCTTTAATAAATTGTCCCTTCTCGTTACGCATAATTATATCTGGTGTGAATCGAATCTTTTCATAAATTGCTTCGTAGTTAATTCGGAAGCATTGGTTTTTAGACCTATCATAGATTTGATATCATCCTTAGAAATATATTTCGGAACCAATTTTCCTCTTTTTGTTACGAAGTAGAAACTTCCATGTATAGTCTCAATAAGATGAGCCCTATTGTAAAATCTCTCCCAGTTTTTTTCTGTTATTTCTCTCATCCCTACTGTCATGGTAAGGAACACGATAGTCTGGGGAACAGATTTCATTTTGTATTGGATTTCTCCTGATTCTGATTTAACAGTGGAGAATACTCTTCTTTTATACCCATTAATTTCTCTTAGATCGTAATTTAGAGCCATTATTTTATTTTTTTATAGATTATACATGAATCTCTGATACCCGGCCAGTTTGGTATTGATAGATCAGAAACCTCTTCGAAATTAGCATAAAGGATCTCAAAGAAATTGTCATCTCCAGTACATCCTCCATGATACTCTCCAACAAATACTAGATATTTTCCTACCTCCATAGCTTCGACAACTTCTGCTGCCATAGGATTATCATAAGGAGGCCAAGCCATAAAAACGTTACGGTCTTTATATTTTTTAACAGCTTCGTCAGCTTTTAATTTTTCAACATCACAATAGAATTTTCCGTCCCTACACCAATGGTTATTTGAATCTGGTGATAAGTCAGTAGCTATAATGTCTGCTCCTTCTTTAATAGCTAAGCTTTCAGTATAAGCAAATCCAGATCCTACAGAAACCAGAGGTGAATATTCAACCATGGAAGCTACAAGTTCTTTAGTCGGTATGTGCCATGATGTACCGCTTCTAAAATCTTCTCTCTTCTCCCAATTCTCGACTATGGAATGCCTAGGGGATCTAAGGTATTCGAATATGTCACTATCCTTAGAAATTATAGCCTTTAGATCCTCTGGTATAAGTATATTATCCATTTGCTTTACAATTTAAACATCCGTTCTCCATTAAAGGATTACTTCTTTCGTAAGGTGATCCTTTATATTTAATCCACGGTCCTGGAGGATCTCCTTCACCGTTCCATGTATTCAATGCTTCAAGAGCTTCAGATTCTAAGGAATAACAATATCTTCCGTAATATCCTATCTCTGTCATTCCTATCATTAATCCAGTAGTGAATGCAAATTGATTCAATCCACAGATTCCTTTTCCTGGGATCTCTCTTATTTCGTAGTAACCCTCAGTTTTCAAATAATTGATTAATTTTTCTTTTTCCATCATCCCACATAAAATTCTAAATGTTCCCAAACTGAATTGTAAAGATCTTCGTGCATATCTCCATCTTCGTCTTCAGAAAGATCTACAAGATTCTCGTCGATCAAATGATCTGTTACTAACTCTACTGCATCTTCAAATTCAATGTTTCGAGGATCCATCGAATCGTAATGCTCTTCGATTGCTCTTTTCTGTTTAGCGTTTAATTCCATATCACAAATTTAGAAATTTCTCAAATAATAAAAAAATGATTTCCTTAAATAACATAGAGACTATTACCTCTGCTCTCTATAATTTTGAAATCTTTTCCATCAACGTTAATATCTTTAAAATCCCAATTCGGTTTTACTCTAGGATTGTATCTAAGTCTTTGTTGTTCTTCTAAAGTATCTTTTGACCTTCCAGTAATAACTACGTATTCACACAATATCCATGCACAAACAGATTTAGCTTCTCCGTTGAATATTCTCTCCGCTGTCTTTTTGTTATTTCTAAGCTTACACCTATTCATAACTAAAGTTACTTCGTTCGGATCTAGATATTCTATATTTCCACCTGGGTATGTTATCTTCCATTTTTTGTAGTTATTTCCCCTTGATAGATTAAACCGAACTTTTGTTTTTAGCATAGATACAAAGGTAGAAAAAACGAATAAAATAAAAAAACGATTTCCAGATATATAGAAGATATAAAAACAATTTGCATGGAAACATTTGATAAGTTCAGAGGCAAATCTTTAAAAGAACAAAACGAGATGACACCAAATTTACCTGCTGAAACTCAACCAGTAATGGATTTAAAATCTCCAATGATTAAGCCTAAAACTCTTTCATCTGATGTTGAGTCTATACTTAACGAAAGACTTGGAGACGAATACACAGCTTATTATTTCTACAGAAATGCAGCTAATTGGTGTAAAAACACAAATTACAAAAAAGCAGCAGCATTCTTTAATTCTGAAGCCGAAGGAGAACTAGGACATGCACAAGGAATACAAGACTATTTAACACAATGGAACTTAATGCCAGCAATACCACAGGTTCCAACATCACAAAAATTTGAAAATCTTGTTGACATTATAAATAAGGCTTACGATCTTGAATATAATTTGTTAATGAAATATTCAGAGGATCAAAAAGAATTAGATTCTATGGATCCTGCAACTTTTAATTTCATCCAAAAATATGTTGACATACAAAACGGAGAGGTAGAAGAATATTCTGATTTCTTAAATGCCTTAGAATTAGTAGATGTTAACAATAGATTGGACGTTCTTTATTTCGAGAACACCTACTTCTGAAACCAATTAAACACATAATAAAAAAGTCCAGGTTTACTTGGACTTTTTTATTGATACCTATATAAGGGATTTCATATACTGTGATGCTTCAGGGTGGAAGTAAGAAAAGAAAATGTAAAGCAATATAATGGCTGAAATAGAGTGCTGTACGACCTTTAAAACTATTTCTAATGTTTTCTCCCGATCTTTGCCTAATATCTTCTTAAACAAGCCAGAAACAACACCTACCATCATTAATAATGCAAAAGCTCCCCACACATTCGAGAAAGCTATTCCAATAATACACCATATAGAAAATATGAAATTTTTAAGAGCCCAAGCACATCCTTCGCTCTTTCCTTTAGAATCAGCATTATCGAAAAATTCCTTATCAGAAAATCTAGACATTTCCTTTATATCTCTAGAAGGATCTAAAATTTTAGAAAAGCGGCTAAAGAAGTAAAATATAGCCATTAGATAAAAAAATGTTGTCATAATAAAAGTAGATTAAACAGGAGTTGAGATTTGACCGGTTATCCTTCTATAGGCATATTCCCAAAGATCCTTTACACTTTTATACTTATGTTTATCTTGATGTTTCATTTTGTCCAGCTGTTTATAAAATTGATCCCTAAGTCCTTTTTCCTCGACTTGTTCGTAAATCTCATAAAATGTATCTTCGTACTGTCCCATATGAAATGATATTGTAGGATTATATATCAGAAAATAATATTAAAAAATCCTATTTAATTGCTTCACAAATTCCTCCATTAGAATAAGTTTGATATCCTCTATCATGAAACCAATTATAAATTTCATCTTTTTTATCCTGTGGTAAATTATAATCCTCAAATATGATAAGATTCGGCAATTTAATTTTAGATTCGTCTATACTCATAATTAACTCGGCGTCCAATCCTTCAACATCTAGATGTAACCAATCTATGTGTCCATTACATTCATTTATAATTAAATCAGTAATACTAATTGATTTTCTTTTTGATGAACTAATCTCTTCAGTTTCCCAATTTCTTATAACATTTTCTACTATTGTATTAGTATAACCCGCTCCTCCCTCAAAAAATTCAACATCATCACCGTTAGTTGTTACTAATTGCTGAACTGTTTTAACCAATGAATTATCTCTATAATTATTCTTTAGTCTATTAAATTGTTTTTCTGAAGCTTCAACCAATACGACCTCACACTCTCTTTTTTCTACAATTGGTACCCATTCGCCAAATTCACCGTCGTGAGTTCCTATAACCAGACCCCTTGGGAATTTACCAGATGATAGTATTCCCTTGTTAAATATAAACATCGATTTATAGAAATGGTTTCCGTGTTCCATAATGTCCCATTCTTTTTTGTAGATTAGCATATCTTTACTATCGAATATCTCAACATCAAACATTTCAGTGTTCGGGAAAGTAGCAAACCAATTGTCATTTAGATCCGTTGCCCATTGCTCCTCACCGCTTACATGTTTTTTTATTTTTAATCTTAGGGGAGTATTTTTATTGTATTTGCTAATTTCGTCTGCATTAACTCTAATCCCTTCTTCGTTGTATATTACGGTAATCATCCTTTATATTTTTTAATAAAATAATTTATGTCCTTGCTCCACATCAGCATCGCATTTTCTTTTATCTTCGATTCGTCCCAATTCCACCAAGCTATATCTAATAGGTCAATGATTTGTTGATCACTAAATCTATACTTTAAATGTTTTGCTGGGTTTCCTCCTACAACAGAATATGGCTCAACATCCTTTGTAACTAAAGAACCTGCGGCAACAATCGCTCCGTGTCCGATTTTAATACCTGACATTATTGTTGCTTTTGCACCAATCCAAACATCACTTCCAATTGTTATATCTCCCTTACAAGACGGATGACCCATTCCCATGTGCATTTCTGCAATCTCGTTAGTAACCGGTCCTAACAGCTGTGAACTTGTTGTAATCCAATCAGATCTATGATTAGCATGTAGAAAGAAATTACAATCTCTACCTATCGAACAATACTTTCCAACATTGATCCTATATTCATCGCTCCAAGAAATTATATTGACATTTCTATCAAAATAAGTTCCTCTATCTGCATTCCATAAATGTATATTCTCTATCATATTTTTTAAAATCAAGTACGTACCGAATGATTAGTTTTTTTGAATAAATCCCTATTTTCATTATTTAGAATAATGGTAGTTTTAATATTATTGTTAACTAAAACTAAAATAGAATTTATATCATTAATGTCACCAATCTCCTCAGTTCTCCAGTCAAATTTTTGTATCTGATTAAAATTAATCATCCTTGTTCCGTTGATAATAAAATTAACGTTTATCGGTTCGTCATCCTTATTATTCCAAACAACGGCAAAAACTTTATCTTCTTCAGGATTATAAAAAGGAACTGCCCAATAATTCATTTTTTCTTTTGAAGTATTATCGGACAATCCAAATTTTATATCCTTACTCTTAATCTGGCTATAATCCTTAATATACATGGTATTACCATTCATTAGCATCACATCATTGGTAATTTTCTCGTTTGTTTTAAAAGGGCTTTCTAATAATATCTCTAACAATTTTTCTTTGTTATAATTAGTAAAAATTTCATCGACTGATTTAACTTTAAAAGAAAGAAAATTACCAATAGGCCAAGGGAGATGATTTTCAAAATCTGTTTTATCTTTTTGAAATCCTACTCCGTCATATTTGTCCAATAATTTTGAATTATCATATAATTCAGATAAGTCGTTCATAATTGAATCATATTCTAAATAATGTGCTTTTTCGTATTGGAACATCTTTGCAAATCCTAACCCAGCAATAAGTAATCTGTATACAGCCAAATAAGTGCTATGAGATCCAATATATGTAGATAAAATTGCCATATTATCAGATAGCATGAACCAAGGCCTATTAAGATACTTTAAATCCGTAATCAAATCATTATTCTTATCGTAAAATACGAAATCAGCCTTTTCTGAAATATAATCAGGAATTATAGTATGGCTAACAATTAAAAGATCGAAATCTTTTTTCGAAGGTAAAAGAGAATCTATGCACGCATTAAGAAGTTTTTTTCTTTCCTTATCCGGGCAGTATGTACCAATTATTATTAAATCTTTCATTTTTTTAAAATTAAAGCATCACCTTCAATTATTTTATTACCATCCAAGTCATATATTATTGTTTTAAGATAATACTTGTTATTTATTTTTTCTTTCAATTCAATAACAACATTTACCGTATCGTTAATAAAACAAGGAGAAATAAAGGATAAATTTTGACTCAGATATATGCTACCTGGTCCAGGATATTTTTCCGAAATCAATTTAGAAAAAAAGGATGATAGAAACATACCAGGAACTATAGGTTTTTCAAATTTAGTGTTAGCACAATATTCAGTATCTAAATGCAAAGGATTTTTATCCCCGACCAATTCAGAAAAATTAATCACCATTTCTTTAGTAATCTTTATTTTTTCAGATACAAGCATTCAAGTTCCTCTATTTTTCTTTTTCTTTCTTTAATAAATTTAGCAGGTGATCCTCCAATTATTTTATATTCTCCAAAACTTTTAGTCACCAAACTTAATGAACCAACCGCAACACCGTTTTGAAGTGTAACCCCGGGTAAAATTACAGATCCTGCCCCGATTATAACATGCTTTCCTAAATATACAGGCTTAGATATTATTCCAGTAAATTCAGGATCGACAGTTGGATTTGTTAAAAACTCACCGGAATAATCATCACTTGATGAGTATATTGAAACTCTCGATGATAATCCAGAAAAATCATCCATAAATATCTCAGATTTACCTATTAAGGAAGAGTAACATGCTATATGAACATTGTTTCCTATAACAATATTTTTACCCGCACTTATTACACAATAATCGTCAATTCTTACATTATTACCTATAGAAATTTCCTGAGCATTATAAATTGATGCTTTATTTGATATTAAAACGTTTGTACCTATAGATTTAAAACCTATTTTATCAAGATCATCTTTTGAATAAAACATATTATGTAGTATAAATTTCATATTTAGATAAATCAGGATAAGGCAATTCCAAATCTTCTATATTTTTTTTGTTACCGTTCAAATCATAAAACTGTGACATCATTAGTAATCCTCTGGCTGCAAGCTCCGGCATCATATAAAAATTCCACCCTAGCATATCGAAATAATCATCATGATACGAACACTCTCGCCTTCCACTAAACCTTGCTCTTTTAAACCAAAGCATTGCCTGGTAATCGTCAGTTAAGATTGCACCGCCTTTACTTAATTTTAAGGTCTTATATGGTCCGGTAAATGAAAGACACATATGAGATCCTGGGATATACATATCAGCAGTAAATCTTAAAGCTGAATCCCAAACATTACTTGGTGTCAATTGATAAGCTCCTTTAATCGTAGGTCCCTCGGATTTTATAAAATTAACGTTCAATCCAGCGTGAATAATTTCACAAGGGACTGAAGGGTAGGTTCTAGATGGACAATCAACCTTACCCGATACTAAGCTTTTTTTCACGTTTTTTTCGTAATACAAAGCTAAAAAAATTGCATTGCTCATGTTATCTAGTGCAATAACATAAGGAGCTCCAGTATAATCTCCTACTGCTTTTTCAAAATCTGCAGTTATTTTATGTACTCCTTGCGACATAATCTAGATTATTTTCAAAATATATTGGCAGAAATTCATCTGAAAAATAAGGGTAAATCTCACCATTAAAAGCCATTGATAAATTTTCCAAAGAGAACGAAGAAACCAAAGGATTTTCTCCTCTCGTGTTAAGGTGAACGTTCTGAGGATATAGCCATTCAGAATTAGGTATATCACATTCCTTAATTCTCGGTAAGTATATGTTATTTCCTATATTGTTTATAACTATAATAGATTTTAATCCAAGTCCTGCTGCCATGTGCATAGGTCCACTATCTATACCTAAGAAATACTCGCACTTAGACATAATGTAAAAAAGAAGCGGTAACGGAAGATCGTTTTTAAAATAGTAAGGAGTAAGATTAGGATTTTTTTCAAAAAAATCTTTTATCAAATACTGATCATCTATGTCCAAACTATTTGGAGTATTTCTTTTCCAGTCTGTATTGGTAATTAAATGAACAAATACATAGCCTTTAAAAGGACTTCTATCTTTTTCTAATGTAGGATATGGACGAGCCTGAATAGGCAAGCCTAAACCCCTTTGTATTCGTTGTATACAGTGTCCGCCACCCCAATTATAATTAGCGATCTCGGCTATATTCAATTCTTTCTCGTTAGTGAATCTTTCATATTCACAAAAGGCAATATGATTATTTAATTCAGCTAATAAATTATTGTTGATTTTTTTGTCATTAATGAAAGGAGAAAGAATTAGAGAATCTCCTAGCCCGTTTGCCAGATTAAAAATAGAATCCGCTTCAAAGGGATGTCTAAATTCCTTATAAGAATTTACATCTTTATAATAATCAGTAAGTATAGAAGAAACTTCTTCCTTAGATAGCCTTTTCATATGTAAGTATATGAACAGTGTCAACATGTAAAAAATCGTCATATCTTTTCCATCCCTCCTGTAAGAGAAATAAATCGATAAGAGTACCTTTACCTAAAATTCTATCACCTATATCATATCTTGTACGATCTGTGATCTCTCCAGTAGCTCTATCGTAAGTGTGCCACTCGACCCAAGATTTAGGCATAAAATTATCATCGACTGATAATATAACATCATTAGATAATCTGTAATATACTGCGTCCAATTCACGATAATGGTGTAATTGGGAAGGTGCAGGATCAGGAACAAACAGATCATATGAATCAAAATAGATGTAATCTATTTCTTTAACTTGATCGTCACTCATTGATTTTAGATAAGTAACTGAATCAGAAAGAACATAATCTATAACATCCGAATATTCCTTAGTTGTTTCTTTACAATTGTTAATTGATTTTTCCGATATATCGATAGTTATTAATTTACCGCCAGTCCAATTTTTAATAAGATCTGCGAAAACTAGAGTGAAAGCTCCCATGTTATCTTCTATACCGCTCCACATAGTACCTGTCTCTATTATGGTAATCGGTTTATTCTTGGATACAAGTTTTCTGATAACATACTCATAGTTATGGTATCTGGATACACCATTTTTTATTATAGCATCCTTATAAGGAGCAATAAATTCGTCAAAATTAAAATTGATCATAGGTCTTTTTTACTAATATAATTTTATACCAATAAAAATCTCTTAAGTTTCTATCTAATATCACAAAAAACCCTAGAACTGTAAAATTCTAGGGTTTTAAAAATTATATTAAGATTCTGTTTTATTTAGAGCCTTACACTTTTTTATAAGATCGTTGAGAGATTTTTCGTCTATCTCATATCTGACGCTGTTATTTTCTTTGATGTACGATCCTTCTAGTATTTCTACCACCATTTCCTTTTCTGGATTTTCTGGATCGATCTCATTTCTATCCCTTATTGCTGCAAATCCAGATTGGATATCAACAAAGAATCTTTCTTGCTTTTTACTCATATTTATAACAATAAAATATTAAACACAAAAAAACCCGGAGACCCAGGTTTTAAATTTTTTGAATTATCCCAGTTACTCCCTTGATAACATTTCTCGCTTAGCCTCTAAAACCCTAGCATATAAATCCCAGTTAATCCCTGATACGTCATATCCCTCTTCAATCATCTTAGCTCTTCTTACTTGGACAAGATTTTTAAAATCTATATTGATATTAAATCCAAGAGTTAGAAATACATTTTTAAAAATTCCCATAATCAGATTTTTAGATTGTGTGTATTATCCTATATCAGATTACGTTAAAAGTTTCTTTCTACCTATCCCAATCGTATATTTCCCATTTAAAATACGTAGATTTATCTCTTTGGTGTTCAACATATCCCTCTGGTCTATATTGATGTGTTCTTAGATCTATTTTATATTTATGACCTTTGTAATGTGTTGTAAGACCTGGATAGGAATTAGATTCCTCTGTTTCGTTTATAACACCTTCTTTTTTTAACTGATCATTTGAAATCGAGATCTTAAGCTCTTCCTCTATTCCTCTTATGATACTATCACCTGGATCTTCTCCTGCTTTCATCTTCTCAGATACAGAGCTTTCTAAATGTCTAGATCTAACTCTTCCGTCCTTGAATACCTGTTTCTCTTCAACTAGTTTTAAAACACCCTTAGGACTATCATAGAAGATCTGAGCACTAACAAACTCAATAGATCTTGTTAATTTATTATCAATATAAGAAAATGTAGACTCCTTATCCAATACTTCCCTATACAAATGATTAACGGTCTTTGCTGATCCTTTTCCCCATTCTTCTACTGGGATTCCACTGGATATTAAAAAATTCTCAAAATCCCCCTCGGAATCGAATTGACCAGGATCAAAATTTTCATATAAAGATAAATGTTTCATTCTTTATATATCAGGTAAGAACTATTACTTAGATAATTCTTTCTCCAAAATCTTTGCAGCGATTGTGTATCGATATGCTTTAACGTAGTGGAGAATATGGATAAATGTTAAAGGAACGTTGATGGCAAAAAGATACCATCCAGCCCAAGATTGGTCTGTTCCAAAGTAACATACAAAAGAAACAACGTAAGAAAGAATTGCTAAAGGAAGAGTTTTCTTAGATTTAGAAACCCAGAAAGATGCAATTTCTTTTAGTTCGTTGATTAGCTCTCTTTTTTGGAAAGGGTCTAATGTGTTAAAATAATCTTTCAATTCCAACCCTGTTGGAATAGCGTTAAGAATTTCTGCTGATTTTTTTTCCATGACGTTTAAATTTATAATTCAAATGTAGAAATAACTATACATAGAAAAAAATGATTCCCGAAATTATTTTTTATATTCCTGAATTAATTCTTTAACATTCCCTGGATGGAACACCACTAGTTCGATTTAACAGAAAGGACAAAAATATTTTACTCATATCTGATTAATATCTTTTAATAACTCTTTAGCTTTAAAATATGCTTTTATAGATTCAAGATCAGCTTGGTCGATAAATTCAAAATATCCCTTTAACGAGGTGTAATTTATTTTTTTACCAACGTATATGAAATCGTGTTTATCCCAGTCAGAATAGGAATATCCCATGCTCCATGCACTAAAGTATCTTCCTTCATCAAAATCTTTCTGAGTACGTCCGTTATGTATAACTCTTCCTTTGAGTTTCCCGTCCTTGATTCTTCCAACGATTAAAGTTTTTAACTTGGCATCGTAAAAATATCCAATCTGAGATTCTCTCATTCCTAAGAATCTGCATACTATATCATCCGGATAAAAATCGAAACTCATATTTAATTTTCTACAAATATAAGTTTATACTATAGATAAAAAAAAAGATTTCCTTAAATGTCTCTTACCATTATAGAACAGACATCAGAAAGGAAGGAAGGCATAATACGATAGGTACTTCCAGTATCATCAATTATTGAACCCTCATCAGTCCAGTATAAAACCGGCTTATCATCTTTTACAAATTGTCCAACTCTCCTGTCAGGACCTAATTCATTTAAAAAATAAAATAATGCGTCTAGTTCTAACTCAGTAGGCAAACGCCATGCATCGCCAAGAATTTCGCATGCTTTTTTAGCGTTCCTAAAAGTGATGTCGCGGAATCTTTTATCAGAAATTTCTATATTACCAAATCTCATGCTAACTGTCTATATTTAATGTAAGAATTCTCAGATAGAAACATAGAAGCGTATCTCTCGCATCTTTCCATTAGTTTTTCACGATCCATGTACTCGAGGCCAAGTTTTCTATAGTCATCTATAACCTCGTTTAATAAACTATCAGTGAGTCTTGTCTCTTTATAAACCTTTACCTTCTTGTTTACTGCATCTATAGCTTTAACTATCTTAGAGCACTCCTCGTAAAATTCTAGTTTCTCAAATTTTTCTAATAATATGAGAGTAGGAACAATACCGAAGTTGACTATAAATTTGAAATAGTCATCTTTAGTAACATTAAACATTACCAGTTCCTTCATACATTATATATTCCTATAAAGTCACACATTTTTGTATTTGATCGACTCTTAGATATATTTTTTCCTTAGAATCCTCCATCATAATAAGATAGGATTTATCCTTGTACTTAGTAACTATTCCCCTAGCACCAGGAATATAAGTTCTTTTTACCCACTCGGGTGCTTTATCCGTGAAAACAATAATATCTCCCTCCTTATACTTTAAATTCGCTTTACCTCTTCTTTCCATAGAACACAAAATTAAAATTTTTCTAAATAAACGAGAGATAATTTAAGGGATATATAATACATGGCAACTACTAGACCATTCGCGTATAATCCAACACAATCAGTCATAGCTGGAACTACCAATATAGGAACATTATGTATTGGTGATGACGATCTAGATTATAGCAGCAATCCTGGAGGATTAACATGGTGGATGGGACCAGACGAGGATCTTAAGTACATTATAGCAAAGGATTATCCTGCTGGAGACAGGCCAACACCATTAGGAAATATAGGCACTGTATTTTTTAAAAAAAGCAACAAGAATGATTCAGCATTTATAAAGCTTGTCAATCGTATAAGTGGTATATCACAAGGAGACATTCAAAATGCACTAGACTGGTTAGATACAAATGGATACTGGACTTCTTATACTCCAAATGTAATAACAACAGGATTACGATTATATCTAGATGCAGGAGATCCATCTAGCTACCCAGGAACAGACACAATATGGTACGATCTTAGTGGGAACGGTAATGATGTAACAATGCAAAATTCTGGAAATATAGCATGGACACAAGGAGGAGCATCTTACTTTTCGATCGGGGGTAATGGATGGTTCAGTAAATTAAACGGAAATAACATACCCATAGGTAACTCACCATATACACTAAGTGCTTGGGTTGGCTTAGATTCTGTATGGTCAGCACAAGGAATTATGAGTATTGGGTCATTTGGAGTGGGTAATCAATCAAACGCATTACGAACGGGCACTACTAATCAAATTATACACTATTGGTGGGGAAATGATCTAACAGCAAACAGTTCATTGGCAAATCCAAATTCATGGGTAAATGTTGTTGCAAAATTCGACGGAACAGTTAGAAGTTTATTTGTCAACGGGGTATCCATAGGATCTGATACACCTACTGGACACAATGTTACCAATAGTAATATACAGATAGCAAAAACATATAGCAACGAATATTTAGCAGCAAAGATGGCACAGGCTTTAATATATGATGTTGCTTTGTCAGATTCAGAGATACTACAGAATTTCAATTCACAAAAATCAAGATTCGGATTATGAAAATGATAAACTACTTCGCATACGGATCTAACATGAGTGTTCCTAGGATTATCCAAAGAGGTCTAAGCCCTTTATCAGGATCAGTTGGGATTCTTAAAGGATGGAAATTAAAATTCAACAAAAAAGCATCAAAAGGTGATTGGGCTTTTGCAAACATAGAGAAAATTGAAGGGGAGGTAGTAGAAGGTATAGTTTTTAGTATACCCGAAAGCGACCTAGAAAAATTAGATAAATTCGAAGGAGCTCCTAATCATTACAGAAGAGAAAAAATAGAAGTAATGGTTAAAGGAAATCCCACCGAATGTATAACCTATATTGCACAAGAAAACCATATAGTTGAAGGAATTTTTCCAACTAAAGAATATTTAGGATTTTTAATAGAGGGATCATCATTACTATCAGATGAATACAGAAAAAATCTTTTATCTATAAGATGTATAGATTAGCCAAAAATGTATGCTACAGTTCCTATAAATATAAACCATAGGATAACATAAACAATAGTCGGTACTTTATTTTTCATAATTTGAATTTATTTAATCGCTTAGAGCCCAAATCTATTTCTGTTTAAATCCCATATATCTGATATTTCAACAGAATTCAATGCTTTATCATAAATATCTACCTTGGCTAAATATCCAGCGGTGTTTTCTTCAAGATTTCCGTGGTTCTTCATTAATCTTATACCTTGACCAGATGATGATGGTATTTCTCCAGTAAATGTTACTGACTGTATTAGATTGTTGTTTAAATATAGTTTAAGATTCTGTTGAGAATCAACTGTCATTAATACATTAAACCAAACTTGATTATAGTCAATACTATTAGGTAATGTAGTGGTATTTCTCCAAGATCCATTACTACGATAACCTGCTGCTATGTCTGCTGAAGATGGAACTATTTTACCTATCTTATAATTTATTGGACCACTGCCTGATTGTATTTCTGTAATAATCGCAGGCAAACTATTTACCGTACCCATCCATCTTATCCAAACCGATACGGTAAATGTTGGTAAACTTGGTAAACTTGTCAAACACTCAGCATAATCACTGCCACCAACACCATTCATAGTAGCGAAGTATATACTACCACCATTATTTGGGTCATAAATTGGTCCTGAATTGTTACCTATAGATTGACCATTCTCTAAACTAAAAGTCAAACCACCGACTGTATCTGTCCAAGTAGTTCCAGATCCTGGATAACTATTTACATCACCAGCATCTAGCGAGAATATAGGCAATACGTCCTCCCAGCTAGTCCAATATCCGTTATTATTAAGCCAAGTCTTAGCAGCAGCTCCGCTAGCAAATACTTGGTTACCTATAGAATTAGCCAATAAAATAAAAGAACTTTGAGTTAATTGAGTAGATCTACTAAATGCAACCGAAGCAGTAACATTTCCAAGAAAGTCGTACCCCACAGGTCTTCCGTATACTGGATAGTTTAAAATCTTCATTGTTCCGTAGGTAGAAGGATTTAAGCATGCACGAATAACACCCACAGAATAAAGAGACGCTCCTATACCCGCGGGTGATGGAGATTGTCCATTCCAACTACCACCATTTACTCTAATCCAGCAATAAGCATTATCATTATCGATAGCAATATCTATAATGTCACCACTAGTCCACGTCGGTAAACCCGTTAACACAGCAGTTCCGTTATAGTAATAATTTCCATCGTCTGAGAAACCTACACTGTTACCGTCATTTCCCGGATACCCATTAAAGGGACCAGAATAATTCATTGATGTATTACCTAATCCTATAGTACGGGTACCAACACCAATACTAGGATTGGTTGAGGTGTAAATAACACTAAACATCACTTTATTATAGGTATCTATACTAACATCACTTAATACAGATTGCGAATAACTGAATGCCTGTGTAGCAGTTTGATTGTTATTACTTAAAGAAATACCCGCACCTTTATATGTTGGACTTAATATAAGAGCATCTTCTGGTACAGGTGTAGGTTGATTTCCACCAGAATTTACTTTAGCTATAACATATCCCAAATCCTCGTCAGGTCCGTTCCACCATGCCAATCCAGTAGATTCAAATCCATTTGTGGGTAATCCAATAGCTAAATCTCCTACTTGTTCTGTTCCAGGTATAGGAGCACCAGTATTATATGCGAAAGGTCTTGATGTTGACATATGTTATATATCTTAGATTTTAGAGGTCTTTAACTAATATAACCCTCCCTGATTCTTTGTCCTCGTGAACTACGAGAAAGGAATGTTTGGTGTCTAGCTCATAAAGAAATCCAGTGTTAGTCCAGTACCATCCCGGCTGTCCTACGATATTATATTCTATATAAATATCTGAGATGTATTCAATTTCAGCCTCAGTAGGTAATCTCCAATCACTCATCTTAACCGAACTAAGTTCGTCTTTTCTAGATTCTCCATCTAAAAAAATGATCTCGATTATACCAAGATTAATAGTTTGATCATCCATTAACGAAAGTTACAAATTTCTCAGTGAGATTTCCCGATTTTTGTATAGCTTCTTCGTAACCTTCTTTACCCCTATATTTTTCAAGATCACTGTAATCCCCAGCATGTCCTAATCCACCTCTTCTATCCAATACATAATACTTGTTAGCATCATTGATTTTAAGCAAAGGAACAGATATTGAAAGTTTCTTACCGGACATATTCATTTTAATAGCCTTCACATCCGGCTTAAATTTATTCTCTTTAAGATACGGATTAATTTCAGCAGTTAGTACATTTAACAATTGGTGGATAGTATCATCCTTACCACCCTTACCATGCTTAAGAAGGAAGCCAGAAGCAGCTCCTTCATAACTTATATTAAAAGAATTCGCTGTTTTATTAATAACGATCTTAGGCACTGTCTTACCATTAATCTTACTAGAACCATTCCAGAAAGCCTCCTTACCGAAATGAGCCCAACAGTTATTATTAGGACAGCTGTTCTCATCATCTCTAGAATTAACCACCGGCCCAGTAGGTGTTTCGTTTCCACCTCCTGTTCCATCTTTTCCTTTGGAGTCATCTCCTAATATTAACTTAGCATATCTATTAGCGTCTTGGAATAGCTGCTCGTTTACAAATTGACTCCTCGATTTAATATGTCTCATAGTGTATATCATTTGTTTTCGATTAAAAGTTCTCCAAGAACCTCTATCTTACCAACAAGCTCTTGGAATTCAACTTGAGTGATATTCATAGAGTTTCTGGTTGCTTCGTAAAGATCAGTTAATAGATCATCATATTCTTCCTTAACCATCTGCATATCCAATTCACCGTCTACACTTTTCTGATAGTATGGAAGTTTAACATGGAAATGGTGATATGTCAATAAAGCATCTCCGCCTTTCTCTTTTGCTGCCTTAGATATTTTTGCTGCTCCAGCTAATCTGTTTTCCGCAAATTCCTGATGGGTTTCTTTTTTCTCGCTTACTTCAGAATTTTCTTTTACACAATTGGGAACGGGCCTACCGTTTTTATCCTTGGTTCCAATCTGCTTGTAACCTTTCCAACAAGGATTATTTTTCTCGAGTATAAATTTGTCGTAATCTAATATCATGTCTTATATATCACGAAAGATATATAATAGGATGAAAAAGATATTTAGATATTCACAATTTATTAATGAGATGTGGGACACAATCCCAGATCTCCGTGTCATAAAAAGAATTCCCGCAAGGGACGAGGATATGACCTACGAATTTGAAATCGATGGTGCTATATACAAGGTCTTTATCATGGTAAGAAGATGGGAAGACAACACAGTAACATTAGAAATACATTTCTCGTCTAAATCTGAAATTACTGATACCGAATATTCTGACGCCTTAACAGGTAGAAACAACATGCAAGATGTTATGGGAAGTGTATGGTGGGCGGTAAAGGAATGGGCTAAAGAAAGAAGTAAAGGTGGAAATTTAAGATCTATCATAGTCGTTGCTAAATCCGAAACATTAGGTGACGATAGAAGATCAAGAATATACAATCACTTCATAATGAAGAAAGCTCAGGATGCAGGAATGATTATTACAAAAACAACAGACATCACAGACATATACAATGACGCAATGCAAGGACTAACTAATTCTAATGCTATTGTAACTAAGTATTCAGTTGATAACTTTCCAATAGATAGATTAAAATCTATCTAAATAATTTAAGGGTCTCACTGCTCGAATTTTATTTTAGCCTCTTTTGCAATCTGATCTATAGACTTTTGATTTCCTCTACTGTCTCTTGTGTTAATAATCACATCATATTTGCCTTGTGGTTGAGGTTTAGTGTAAATCCAATATTCTCTATTCTCATCTGATATACCAAGATTTGTTAGAAATATCTCTACCCATTCTTCCTTCGGTAGTAAAGATCTTATCTCATCAGCAGTCCACGACTTATCTGGGTCAACACCACCCTGAATAGGCTTTGCATAGTACTTGAAGCAATAAGAATTCTTAAGAACACCATCCAAAGGTCTGTCACCTCTTCTCTGAACATTCTTAATAGTGTGATCTATAGGAGCATGGATAAGTAACCATTTTGGTTTATCCTCCACATTAAACATATCAATCACCCTTCCCTCAACATCATCATATATCACCTTATTCTTATCGTGTGGCTTACCGAATAGATTTCCCGAAGCATCTTTTAGGTCAGTTTCAAAAATCTTACCATACATAGCTTCTTGTGCCATATACCATCTAGCAGCCTTATCGTAATTAGGATAATCTTCTGAACTAGTATACTTATATGGACATCCTGGATAGATCTCTGAAATAGTTGGCTTTCCACTATTACCAAAATCTTCCATGCCCAATTCTTCAAACATAACATTGTAAAAAGAGTCTACAGCTAATACACACCAAGAAGAATCTAAATCAACCAGGGCTGAGCTTTTACCTGCGGAAGATGCACCATCTAATATAAAATGCTTTAGCTTATTGCCAGCTTCAGTTGAAAAAGATTCAAATAGCTTAATGTGTTTCATATCTTATATATCAGTATTAGACAAGATCAAATAGTATCACCTCGCAATTATTGGGATTTTTAATCATAATTAAAGATTCTGCAACAAAGCTTAACCCGTCACCTTCAATCAAAGGTATCGAATTTATCTCAAGATCACCTAGAACAACATATAGATAATATCTACGCTCATTATCCAAAACAAATTCATAATCATTGGTAAATATGCCAGCAAGAAGCCTAGCGTCCTGTTTTATAGGAAGCTTCTCAGTGATATCACAAAATCTATTTAGCTTATCCTCTCTGGTGAACTGATGCCACTCATGAATAGGTTCAGTATCTAAAACATTAGGCTCTATCCAAAGCTGGAGATATCTATTTGGAGTTTCTGAAGCATTACCCTCGGTATGACTGATGCCGCTACCAGTGCTCATTCTTTGAACTGCACCTGCTGGAATATCAAACACATTTCCATGACTGTCTGTGTGTCTACAAGCTCCTTCCACTACGTAACCAAAGATCTCCATGTTCCTATGCTCGTGAATTGGTACGTGGCCTCCTGGTTGGACTCGATCATCGTTGATTGTTCTCAGGTTGCCAAAGTTTCTATATTTAGGATCAAAGTATCCAGGAAAGCTAAATGTCCTATAGGAGTTTATCCAGTTATTTTTAGGATTACCTCTAGAGTTCGCGGGTCTATGTACAATCATATTATTCTATATGATTAGCACCAATTATTTTTATCAGTTAAAGGCGTGTAGATGGTTATGGTTAACGGGAATAAGAATGTACCAACCAAGGGGGTTCCATCATATCCAGAATTCTCCCAAGATGTATCCGCAGGGTCGATTGTTTGAATATAGAGAGACGCAGGTGTGCTATCTTGAAAGCCAAATTTAATTAGACCTGTTGTTATTGTGCTACCAGCACCCCAAGTTGCATTCCAAACATAGCCTTCAGAGCTTGTAGGATCTAGACCAGCCTCTATATATGCAGCAGTGATTCTATCAATAAGATCCGTTGTTAGATCGTATGCTATGTATCCCTCATCCATTTGATTAGAACCAGCAGACGTGATCTCAAATCCATCAACACCATTAGTTCCCAACTCGGTTGTTGTTCCTGAATCAAAAACCGAACCGCTAACAAAGTCTGCCGATGTGATAAGTAACCCGCTAGGAGCTGGCTCTGGCTCAGGTAAGGGGGATGCTCCACCAGCACCAGATAATGACATCTGTTGAGTTAAAGCTGCTTGCTCTTGTTCAAATAGGAACCATCTTCTCTCTATTTCAGAGCTATCTTGATTAGCTCCGTGGATTCTTTCGTAGTCTCTCTTATTGATCATAGTATTAATTAACACATTATATATCCAAGAAAATCGTAGGGTATTCAAAGAACCCCTAAGTATCTTATACTTTAAAAATTATTAAGCTCCTCACCTGTATTCCATGTGTTACCACCATCAAGTGAAAATCTTTTAGGAGAAGCTAATGACACATCGTGGATCACGCAAAAAATTCCATCCACATTATTGAGAATACTTCCTTTAAGCTCTCTACCATAAATCCACTTAGCTTGCTTTACCTCAAGAGAATCCTCTCTTCTATATTTACTAAGATTTGCAATAGTAGGAAAGCTTTCTGGGCTATCTATAATCTTTTGAAGTAAATCAGGATTATTCCTACCCCAATCTACACCCATGATATTATCAACCTGATTCTTGATATTATACTCTCCAAACATCTTAACAGCTATCTCTGGTACTTCCACATAAAACCCGTCATAGTTAGTAACTTCAAACTCGATAATAACAGGAACTCTACTCCAATCCATGTCACTATTTAGATCCTCCAGATTATAAAAAGTATAAAGACCAGGTCCAAAATTAGAGCCTCCTCCTATTTTAAAATTTCCAAGAAATATATCTTTCCAGTTTCCCCCTTTATTACCTGTTGCATGATAACATAACAACTTACCATTATGATAGGATTCGAATAGCTTAATGTGTTTCATAGTTTTATTAACGTGTTCTATACATTATGAATTAATATGTTAAATACCAAATCTATTTAGAATAGATGCTCCTTTTAGTGTACCGCTTTCGGATTCTCTGTACTTACTAGTTAATTCAGGAAATGCTCCAGCGGATTCTAATTTTTTTATAACAGATTCAAATGCGAGGGGATTACTTGATTTAATACTTGATAAAGCATTATCTAAAGCATCATAAACTGTTGACCCTACGGTGTTATTAAGAAAAAGACTCCTTAACAATTCTATTAATTCAGGAGAAGTCTTAGGAGTCCTATAGTATATAAATTTACTAGGATTTTCAACTATTTTTAAAGCCCATGGTGGAATAACTTTATCTAAATATTTTAAAGCGGTAGAAGGATCACCTAAAATTATATTATTATTATTATTATAATCAGTGGATGATTTATTTTTCCCAGATAGATTAACCTTAACCTCTACAGAGAAAGTATACGGATTTTCTTCATTATCGCAAATATCTAATCCGAATGGTTGAAAAAGATTAATGGGTCCTGATTTGTAAATGACATCATTAGGATTTAGCTTATTTTCTGCACGAGCGAATCTAGCTCCAAATACATCCTCAAGAATTCTAATCGATCTGCTTTTTTTAATAATCTCTTCAAAATCTGGAGCTTCTTTTTTAGATGCTTCACTAAAAGAATCCAATATCTCCTTATTTCCTAATTCACTACCTACAGGTATATTCACTAATACCCAATCTCTAATTTCTTGTTTTTTAACACCGTAATTATTAGTCACATATTTACTAACTGCATTAGACCATAATTTTCTTATACATTCTTCAATAGTTGGGTAACATTCTTGACCAAATATTTTACCATTCGAAAGACTCTGAAAGCAATATCCCCTAGGTGTTTTTTCTACATAGGTCTTAGATCCTATTCCGTTACAATGTACTCTACCGGATCTTTTGGCCTCGAAATTCTCTTCGAACGTGGGGTATTTACTAACCTTAAGTAAGTCCCTTCCTTCTGGAGAGTTTTTAATAAAATCTAAAATCTCAGAAGAATCTTGTAAAGATTCATTTAGAGCAGCGAAAGTCTTTATATGTTTCATATCTTACTTATATATCCGTGAAAATCAAAGTGAATTCAAAGCAGTCTAAGATCACGGCCCCCAGGGCCGATTTTAAGAACTGTAGAAAAATCTAGGGCCCGGAGGGCAAATCATTATCTCACAAAAAAAGACCCGAAGGTCTTTTTGATTTTTATATGGTATGATTTAATCTAACTGATCCACTTTGAAAACTAATTCTATCCTTGGCTCCATTGTGTTTGTTGAGCTTCCCGTAGTAATTGCCTCACAGTGTGCTAAAAATTCAGGAGTAAGGATATTTTTCATTCTTTCATCTTCTAAAAATTGATAGCACGTATCACCTTCATACCCCTCAGGGTTTTCATTAAAGCTAGTTATAAATTTTTCTAATTCATTCTTGTAATCCTCAGGAGAGAAACTAGGATCAACACGAAATACTAATCCCTTATGTTGTAACATATAAAGTCCATTTTGGTCTGCAGTTAATATTAATTCAGCAGCACTAGTTGGGTCTTCAACAGATGATTCTTTAACCTTGTCATCATAAAATGATAACTCCGGAGGTAAACCGTTTGTGTAATAGTAAACATAGTAAGCATTCGGCTGACAAAAACCATGAGGAGCTTCTCCACCCTCGGTTATCTTAGAATAATCAACTCTTGCCAGAATTACAGGATTCATACCTGATTCAGAACTTATAAATTGCTCGAATAATTTAACGTGCTTCATTTTTAACATTTTCATTTATATATCTATATAAAGATTACAAATCCCGAATCAAGATCATTTTACAAGCCGCAGTTGTATCCTTAATCAAACTACCAGTACCTGTCTCCATATGATATCCCAGAGTGGAAGACTGATAAGGACTCGTAGAAGTCCAATAATATCTGTAATCCGCTATATGAACACCAAGACTCCTACTCAGATTTCTAATATAATCCATCTCTTTCATAGTAGGGAATCTCCATCGACGACCATCATAACCATACCTATCCTTCTTAATCTTACTAGCCCTTTTGTAACTCATAACACCAAGATCAGAAAGATCAAGAACCTCTATTATACCTAGATTGTAACTCCTCATCATAAAAAACTTATATCCCTAACAGGTCTCACTAGAAAATCATCTTTATATGCTAAAATGGAACCGCCTATTAATGTACCATCTCCAAAATAAATACATTCTAAAATATGCGTCTTTACTTGGCCAAGAGAATTAATACGATTAGTTGAACTATAATAAGATCCATGAGGATTAAATCCTAAGATATTCAATTCATGTAAACCATAAAGATAAGTAAGCTCCTGTATAGTAGGTATTCTCCATCCATCTCCTTTTAAAGCCAAACATAAAGATTTATATCTATTATAATCCCTACCACTAGGAAGATCCTCATGAAACACCTGTATGTTACCGAATACGTGATTGATCTTAGACATACTCTATATATCAAAGAGTAATCGAGGCGAGCCCTAGGAAACCCCTGTTCCGCCCCGCACGTAAAATTTTCAAAACTGAACACCAAGGGTTTTTGAGGGTTTACCCCCCTTCTTCGCGCGCGTAGTGCTGGATCAACATAGTAAGGCCCGAGGCGAACCCTAAAAACACCCCTTTCCGATACGCACGCAAATTTCTAAAATGGGAACACCTACAGGATTTACCCTTTAGGGGGGTAGCCAAGATCTATCCAAGATAGTAGCCAAGATTTCGAGGCGAATCCCTAAAAAGGGGGTATGGGCCCGCACGTAGAAATTTAGAAACAGGCCGACTAAGGGATCAATTACATTTTTATCCCCCCCTATATAGTATACGTATATAAGGCCCGTTTTTAGGGTCCTAGCCCCCTGTTTTACCCCCTATTTTAAGGGCCTTTTTACCCCTTTTAGCCCCCCTTATTTTAGGGGTCTCTCCCCCCGTTTTTACCCCCTATTTTAGGGGTCCTTTTTAGGCATTTTGGACCCCTATTTTAAGGGCCTATCCAGGGGTGTTTCCAAGGTGTTTTATAGGTGTTTTAAATGGGGGTTCCCCGGAGCATTTATGCTGCCTATGCTACTGGGGTATACCCTGATATCCTTGCTTTTTAAATGTTGTCCCAATTGGGGGAACCCCCTCAGATTTATCCCTAGCTGGTAGGGATTCCTAGGGGCATTAAAAAAGGCCTCTTCTTGGGAGGCCTTCGGGGAGGGTATATTTTAGTGATACCTTGGGTGTTGTTTTAGGCTTGTTTAAGAGCCTTTAGATGTGATATATGGATGATAAGTTACTTCATATATAATGTGTGTTTTAAGGGGGGTTTAAACAATGATATGTGGGGCTTTAGATTTGAGCTCTTCTACATAGGCATTTAGCTCGTCTACTGTTTCAAAGTGTACCTCTTTGCTAGAACGATCGTTCATATAGATGGTGCAATGTGGGTTTTCATATAGTACACCATCTTCGAAGTAGTAGTAATCACTTTTGAAGTCTTTTAGATCACACTCAAACTCTTCAGTTGAATTAAATAATCCTCCTTCATGGATAACTGCGTGAGGTACTATTTCATAGACTGGAAAGAACAAGAATTTGGTTCCTACTCGCTTTTTGTAGTCCTTTCTATATGCTAAGGATGATTCATAGATTTTTGGTCTGTATTTAGGGTATACCTGTACTTTTGTAATGTTTGAAGTGAAGATAATCATTTTGTTTTGTTTAATTGGTTATAGAGTAAATGTATGGATTTTTCTACAATATAAAAAATGATTCTTGGAATATGTTATGAGGTCCTAAGTTAATGCTGGTAGATGTACTGGGGAACCCCAGCAGATTATCTGGTAAGCATTTGGGTAAGATTAGGTCACAAAAAAAGAGACAGTTAGTCTCTTTCTTTTTTTAGCGGATGTGGTGTTAATCAATCAACCTCTAGTTCTTTTATTTTGTCCCAATTATCTATAACGAATTTTCTTAGCTTTGGGTGTAGTGCTCTTAGATATCTTTCTTGTGGTGGTGGTGCTTCTGGATCATCCAGCCAGTCTTTTATTTCTAAAGGGTGTGGAGGGATTTTGTTAAGTACTACGTTTCTTAGTTGGTGATAGCCAGAGCATTGGTCTTCCATAGGGAATCGTGGATCATATAGACCATCACATATTCTATGACAGAACTCATTAAACTTCATCCTTTTTTTTTGTTGGAGGAGGTGGTGGGTTTCTATGACCCGGTAGATTGTTTCTACTATCTCCAATGATCAAGCCAATTGCAAGACCTGCCATTAGGCAAAGAATTAAAAATAGAATGAAAAAAACTCCAATTGATGTTATATTAAAAACCCACATTGATGTTATATTTTTGTGTTTAAGTATTCTGAAAGCACAGAAGCAAAGATTGCTTTATTGAGATCACATCCTAAGGGTAATCTAATCTCTTCAAGTCCCTGTGATGCCTGTACCTCTTCTATCTTCGCATCAAAGATATTCAGCATCCTATTAATGTCAATATCAGGGTTCTTCTTTTTGAGATTCTTTTCAAAGTTACTTTCACTCATAGCTAATTGTTTGTTTAGCTAATGTATGGAAAATTCCACAATATAAAAAATGATTCTAATCAGCCCAGATCCAGTATCCCATGCAGCTAATGTAAGATATAATGCTGGAGCTATGCTGATCTTTTCTGGGGTTCCTCAGGAGCTTATGGTAAGTCTTATGGTCACAAAAAAAGAGATCCTAAGATCTCTTTTTGTAGGTATGTGGTTAACTTTACATCTTAGATTTATAATCAGCAATAATAGATTCTAGAGAAGAGATCATTTCTGGTAAAGATGCTGGTCTACTCCCGAAGGTTCCTTCCGCAAAGTTAGGTCTAGCTACTGTGTCTTGCATAAGTACTCTTTGAACATCAGTTTTAAAATTTTTAATCATCATATCTTCTTGTTCAGATATGTTGTTATTTTCGTTGATGTAATCTTCAAATCTTAGTAATTCCATGGTTGTGTTTTATTGTATATATCCTGTTACTTGTTTTTAGTATCCTTAGGGAGGTTCCTCAGGAGCTTATGCTAGGCTATGGTAAACCTTATGTTAAGCTATGGTAAAATAGAATGGGGTACCTCCTCAGACTTATGCTAGTATACTATTATCTGGAAAATAGGGATGTAAACCTTAGGAATAAGGAATACTTACTATCACTTAGTTTGCATGTAAGGATCTATTTTATGAGCTTCACAATAATCAGCAAGGTTTATTGTGAATGGTCTAGGATTAACACTATAGATGTCTAATAATGAATCTTGTGATAGGTTTTTAACCTTTGCAAAGTAGAGAATTGCTTCTTCTAGTGTATGTGCTTTGATTGTGTTGATGGTTTCACCATTCTTGATTGATAAAAGATACTCTTTCATAATGTTGTTGTTATCTCTTATATATCGGGGGTTCCTGCTAAGTTCCAGTTGTCTTCTTAAAGATTTGTCAAAGGTCCACAAAAAAAGACCAGCTGGAGGAAGCTGGTCTTTCTGATTTGAGTTGTATGTGTTAACCAATCAAACTCAATCTAATTTGTGCATGAGTAATGTTGCTACGATTGCACCTCCTGCAACCATATAATCTCCTATGTGATTTCCTCCTACCATTAGGATTGCTCCTATTACTAATGTGAAGAGTGAAGTGTAAGCTAGTGGGTAAACTAATTTGTGTGTTTTCATTTTGTTTTGTTTTAATTGGTTAGTATAAATGTAAGGAATTACTTCCAATTAAAAAAATGATTTTGTAGTCAGGACAGGGCTCGAACCTGTATCTTGCCAGCCTTTATCTTCCCTTCGAGAAGATTGGGGACTCGAACCCCGTGTTACCAATTACACCACCTGACTGTATTATGATTATGTGGTCTTCATAAATTCTTTTATATCTTCTGTTGGGATTTCATCAGGAAAACTACAATATTTTGTTGCTGTTGGTAACATATTGTGAATATTTTTTTTGTCTGCATCTGATAATATCACCATAATAGGTTCTTTTTCTGAATCGTAAATCTTTTCTCCTATTTTTACTTTCATGTCTTTTTGTTTAGGTAAAGGTAATAATATTTTTAATTGGCTAGTATAAATGTATGGATTTTTCTCTAAATAAAAAAATGATTGATGGAAGATGTACGGGGGTTCCTCAGGAGCACTTCCTTGTTTGCCTTATTTGCCTTAAACCCTTGGGCCACAAAAAAAGACTCCGAAGAGTCTTTTCTTTTTTTTTATTTCTTAATCACGACCGGGGTCAATGTGTAGTACAGGTTCCTTAAAAATAGCTAATGAATTATAGTTGTATAGAGAACCAAATTCCTGATTGCCAGGGTCGATGTGTAATATTGGTTCTGTGATTCGAGCTAAAGTATAATTAGAAACCGTGTCCTGGCTGCCAGGGTCAATATGTAGGATGGGTTTGTAATTTGAAATATTAGATAGCCCTTGAACCCACCTTGGGTCAATCTTGAGCTGTTCAGTGTTGATTACCTTTGAAGTGTCTAAGTATGAATACTTCTTTAACACTGTATCGGTAACCAGGCCTTGGCTGCTAGGGATAGCAGCTAGTGTTACTGTGGTGAAGCTGGTAATTACCATTAGTAACACTGATAAAATTAAGATTCGCATATGTATTTGTGTTTAATTGATTACTTAGCTAATATAGAAAAATCTACTGAAGATAAAAAATGATTTTAGTAAATTTTCTAGCAGATTAACCAGATGATTAGTACCAGGGGCACGATCCCGATTTCTATGCTGTTCTTTCCCATGCGAAACACAAATGGCTTTGCGAATAATGCTTCAAGGATTTCTAGCAATGATTGACATAAGCTCCATAACAAGATGAATGGAAATGCTAAGACTTTAAGTACCTGTTTCATGTTGAGTGGTTATATTGATTAACCTAGCTAATATAGAAAAATCTACTGAAGATAAAAAATGATTTTTGAAATTATTCCATCCAACTTGGTTTGATTTCATCACCATCAAAATTGTTGTACTCTTCCTCAGTGCATGCTTCTAATTTAATACCCAATTCAAGAGCTGCTTCAACAACGAGGGTCTCGTTTAAAGTTCCTGCCTCAAGTTCAAGTACTCCTACGATTTCTCCGTCTGGTGAAACTAGTTTAGCGTAGTTATTCATCTTTGTTTTATTTGTTATAAATGTATAGAATTTTCCACAAATAAAAAAATGATTCCCAAATAGAAAATGCTAGGGTTCCTGGGGTTCCTCAGGTGATTAGAAGAAGAGTAGAGGAGTTGTAGAAGAAGAGTAGAAAAGAGGTAGAAGTAGGATAGAAAAGGATCAAAAACTCCTGGTAAGATCTCCAGTAAAATGGCTGGGGTTCCTCAGGAGCTTATGGTAAAGCTATGTATTATCAGTTTTTGATAGATGTATCAGTTTTTGCTAGAGCTGCTTAAAGTCTCGGAGGTTCCCTCGTCTTACATGCATACGTCTTTTGCAAAACCTTAGGTCACAAAAAAGGAGACCGAAGTCTCCTCATTTGTTTTTTGGATGCTCTTATTTTTGGATAAGTTCATTTGAAGTTGTATAGAAAGTTCTGCGACCAGTTCTTTTAACTCTGAAAACGATTTGGTTGTTTTCGTTTTTGATTTTAACAAAGCTTAAGAGTGCTCCTGCTGCTGCACAGTAAGAATTTGTTTTCTCCATTTTCAAGTTTTTGTAAAGTCGAACCGGATAGTCAAAGCTTTTTTCGAATTTGTCTTCGCTTGGGATTTTGAAAGCTTCCATTTGAGTTTGAGCTTTTTTCTTTGCTCTGTAAGCTTTGTCATAAGCTGCCTTTTTTGCTTTTTGTTCTGCTGTTAAAGTTTTCATAATGTTTTGTTTTTTGGTTTTGTTTAATTGATTAACATAGCTAATATAGAAACTTCTACTCGATATAAAAAATGATTCTTGGAATTTCTTGGAAATAATTCAAACTTTTTTCCGAGAGGGACTTTAGGGGTTTTAGGGGTTTTCCAGCGGGGGTTCCTCCAGAATTCCTGTGGCTGCTACCAGAAAACTTCAGCACAAAAAAAATCCCAAGATTGCTCTTGGGATTTAGTGATAATTTATTACTGCTTCTATGAACTAAAGCTTACCTCAAATATAAGATTAAATATAAAGAAAGGATCCAGACTGAGGATATAATGATTGCTGTAATAGTCATTTTTCTTTCTTTAATTGCATAAGCTGCTCCTATTGATATCAAGGTAAAGAATGATAAGATGATAAAGAGTATTATGAACATGGTTTAAAATTGAATAAGATCAATAGCTAGTTCACCGGTTCCTTTACCATTGAAGGTAATCTCATAATTTGGGTCCATTCCTGAGAGTGCAATGTCACCTAGGAGTTGATTAAGAGTTGAGAATTGTTTTGTGTAGTAATCACATTTTAAAGAGTACATGTTATTTGTTTTAATTGGTTATCTTAAATATAAGTATCCTACTTCAAAGAAAAAAATGATTCCAAGAAAATCCCTTCGTACGTACGCACGTATACGCAACCCCTCCCCTGGGGAACCCCGGGTGCTTATAGCATGTGCTAACACAAAACCTTAGCACACAAAAAATCCCAAGAGTTAACTTGGGATTTCATACAAGCGAGGTTTAATCACTTTAGCAAGTACCTATCTCTAGGCTTTCTCCATTCTTGTATATCTTTATCTGGTCTCTACTCTGATCCTAAATAATTTTTGGTCCATTCCTCCTTTATCAACCATGTCCCTAACTTCTTTAGCTACTTCTTCGTGGCCGTATCCAAATACTTCGATTAAGTATTTAGCTTGTCCTTCTTTCTTTCCTCCTTTGATGAAGTACTCTCTTCCGGGCTCTGTGGTTCTTCTTACTTTGTTGTCCTTAGAGGAAACATAAAAAGTGTCTGTAGTTGGCATGTCCTTTTGTTTAATTGGTTATACCAAATATATAGAATTTTCTACAAAGAAAAAAATGATTCCTATTTACGTTTGGGTTTGGCTTTGAATAATTCACAGGATGTTATCCAGACTGGGTCAAAGTCTAGAGGCCAACTAGCCCATCCGTTTTTAACACCTTCAGGATTTAGTTTAACTGCATTGGTACCATCGCTACCTTTTATTTTAGCTTTCCCTATCATAAGAGCTATATCTAGAAATTCTGATTTAACCTTACTTAATGCAGGAACATGTTTTGTGATTTCACAGCATGAGTGTGCACTCCCCGGAATTTCTCCTCTGTACTTACAGTTATAGCAATCGGCCATTATTATTTTTCTTACAATGTAATCATTATAATCTGGAGAAAAAAATGATTCTAGAATCGGGGTTCGGGGGTTCCTCCAGATTCCTACCCTGCAGGGAGGAAAAAGTTAGCCCACAAAAAAAGAGGAACCGAAGTTCCTCTTTAACCAAAACAAAACAAACAAAACTAAAACTCAAAACTTGCGGTGCTGGTATAGTTACCAACGATTAAACTATAGATTGCAAAACCAATCCCAAATACTACTGTCAAACCTAAAGTTGCTGACCAAACTTGAAATGCTCTTAAAACGATTTTTTCTGCCATTTGTTTTTGTTTAATTGATTAACATTACAAATATAGAAAATTCTACTTAAAGAAAAAAATGATTCTTGGAATTTCCATGCTACTTAATGTTTTCTAATGGATAACTGTCTTTCAATGCTTCTACAACATCTTCTTGGCTTACAGTATCAGTAGATGACCCTGAAGGTGCATCTTCTATACAAGCTTTTATTGCAGCTTCTACATGGAGCTTGGCGAACTCAATCATTGCTTTTGCAACATCTTCTCCTGTATACTGTGCTTTACCCCCTTCCCAAAAATCAGTTAGATTTGTTTTGATGTACTCTTCTGCTGTTGGTGTTTTCATCTTTCTTGTTGTTTAATTACCAATCAATTTCAATTCCATACTCACCTTCTTCAAGAATACCTTTAGCATGTAGATCATTAACAATCATACTTACATGAGGATAAAAATTTCTTTCCCAGAACAAGCTAATATTACTTGGGTTCTCTTTGTACTCTTTTTCATCAGCTGGTGTATTACCCCAATAATAATCAGAACCCTCAAGTTCTTTAGCGGAAGGGTTTAAAAGAGCTTTTGGATCTCTTTCCAACCAACTTTTAAAACTTACACCCATTTCCTCCCCATTAATTATTTCAGGAATAGTATCATTTTCATAATCTTCAGGTTCACACGGAACTGTTATGTACTCTGTACCTCTATCTTTGCAATCATCTTGTTGCTGAAAAGAATAAGTTTTCCCATAGGTTTTTTCAACTAATCTGTCCCAATCTTGAACAGATATAACTTTTACTGTTTTAATAAAATCGTGATTCATTGTTCTTGTTTTTAGTTACTAAGCTAATATATAGATTTTTCTACAAATAAAAAAATGATTCCTATAAATCAACCTATAGGTTTAGTCTGATCAGCTCGCCGGGGGTTCCTCCAGAATTCCTGCGGCTGCTACGTGAAAACCTTAGTCCACAAAAAATCCCAAGATTGCTCTTGGGATTAATAACTCATCGGTTTATATCTTGGTGCCTTCCATGCCTGGCGAGACATTATTCCTTGACTTGGGATAGTACGCTGAATATCCCCCAGTCTACCAACCTGGCCGTTTATGAGTTAATGTATTTTCTCTCCACATCTTAAAGGTGTTCCATCAGAGTTTAGAACTTGAATTGTTCCCCTTCGATGATTTAGAGATTTGTAAACAAAACCGTTCTCACATTCAATAGAATAGTCCATGTGCATACCCTCTTCATAAGGATCCTTTTTGCTTTCACAGTAAGCAGCAATTAATAGAATTCCAATTGCCAATCCTACTAAGCCTAACAATGCTTTCATATCTTATGATATTGAGTTTCGTAAATCTTTTAATTCCTTCAACGAAAGCTCTTGAGCAACTAGGATGTCTGAGATCCTTTTGAGATGAGCAAATTCGTATGTGTCCTTCAACGCCAACACTGTTTGTTCAGTAGCGTTAATTGCATGGTCTACTCCTTTTAGGACCTCTTGTTTTTCTTCTTGACTTAATGACATAATATTTGTTTTAATTGGTTGATACAAATATAAAGATTTTTCTACTAAATAAAAAATGATTTCTAAGATTCGTTCGCTGGGGTTCCTCCCGAATTCTTGTGGCTGCTACAGGAAAACCTTAGCGCACAAAAAAAGAGTCCGAAGACCCTTTTTTTTATGTTGATGGATTTACTAAAGTAAATCTCGAACTTTCTTAAAGTATTCTTCAATATCTCTTAGGAACTTGATTGCTCTTCCTTCTGTTTCAGCATAGGCAAAGAACTGACAAAACTCTGAATCAAATTCAATTCCTACATGGTCAACCTTTTGCTGGATAAACTCTTCGAAGTCATAAGCAGATTCAAACTCTTTAATAGTTAGTTCTTTCTTAGGATTTCCTGTGATAGTCCATTGTGCTCCTTCCCAGTCTCCTTTATAAACTACTAAACCAATAGGGGATTTTGTTTCACTCATTTGTTTGTGTTTTAGATTGTTATTACAAATATATGGAATTTTCTACATTATAAAAAATGATTACCTATAAAAACCCTCGTACGTACGCACGTATACGCAAGTCCCCTCCTGGGTGTCCCCGGGGTGTTTATGGTGTTTTCAGGTGTATCCAGGTGTGGGGAACCTCCTCATGATGCAGCATAGCTACACAGAAAAAGAATGCACAAAAAAAGAGAGGGACAATTGTGTCCCTCTCTAAACCAAACAAACTAAACAAACAAAACTAAACTTTGCCAGACATTAAAAGAAATGTAGCTTCATTAAGATCGTGTGATGCTCCTTCATCATCTTTGGAGCATTTAACCCAGCCTTTATTCCATTTAACATATAGGTTATTTTCTTCTGCTATTAACCTAGCTTTCTCGTAAGCTATTCCTGACCATTTCTCTCTTTGATAATCTCCGTGGTCTGGACAGCTACAAGATAATCTTTGTCCCTCACAATCAGTACATCTTTCGATGTCACATCCATCCATGTGGTATTCTCCTGGAGCTGCACTGCAATCTGGACAGTTAACTCTTTCCATATCCTTAACTAGTGTAGCTCCCATGGCTTTTATTTTTTTACTTTTTGAATTTCATTGATCACTGCGTAAGCTGAAAGAAATACAGCACCTACAATACATTCTGTGTCAGACGATAATGCAATTCCTAAAATCGTCGCAATTGTACCAAATATAAAAAATGTCCACTTCATAACTAATCCATTTCGACTTGTTGCTTTTTCAATTTCTTGCACTTCTCACACTCGTGAACTCTAAGGTAACCATAAGGAACTTCCTTACCTTCTCGGTTATATTTAATAAGATCTGCGTTCTTTATTAGAGTCCATTGGTGATCACATCGTTCTGAAAATAAGGATACAGCAAGTACAACAGATACTGCTAATAAAACCAAAATAACTAGAACGTAAATAAAATCATTCATATCCCTTATTTTAAAAATTGCTCTGCATTAATCAAACCTGAAAGATAAGCCGAGATCACTGACTCAGAAGATGGACCGCTTGTGTTAAACACCGGGGTACCTTTTCGATAAACAGTACCTGAGAATCCATTACAGATAACAGATAGATCTGGATATTTCGACTGAGCTATTTGTGCTAATTGTGTCAATGATAATTCCGTTTGAACTTGCATGCTGTTTTGTTTAATTGATTACTTAGCTAATATAGAGAATTTTCTACAATTAAAAAAATGATTTCAGATTATGTGGGTTATCCAATATTGTTCTCCTCAGGGTTCTAACGCATTGATATTGTTCCCCTCAGGGTTCTAACACATTGATTCCATCGTATAGCACTTCCGGTTTTTGAATCAAATACTAGTTCATAGCACATATCCGTTCTAATTATATGAACGAATACTCTTTTATCTTTTAATGTGTCCCAAGGTAGAAGATCTTTTAAGATATTTAAAAGATCATCAGCATGATTTGTACCTAACTCGTGATTGTCCTCCCTTAAAAGAATAATGTCTCCTTTAATCTCGTATCGATATCCTTTGTATCTTCCTCTACTCATACACTAAAAAGATATTTAGGTTGTTGTTCCTCTCCTTTTTCTTCTAGATATTTTTGATATCTGATTATTGCTTCTTCAACATCAGTAGCATCTAAAAAAATAAATTCATCGATTCTTACACCGTTAGAGCAGAAGCTAAATTTTACTCCGTCCCAAATTCCTTCGCTGTCTAAGTAAATAGTTTTAAGCTTCGCGATTTCAATATCTCTATTTTCAGCTGCTATTGTTTCCAGTACATGTTCCATATCCCCAGTAACGGAAAGTACACCCTCACCATTTTTGTCTTCTATAAATAGAAATCCATCAATGATAGTGTATTCAAAAACTGCACTTAAGTTAAAAGGAGGCATATCAAAAATTTTACTTAGCTAATATAGGGAATTTTCTACAACTAAAAAAATGATTTAATCAGAATATTCATCTCCTTCCCTTTTAGGCTTGTATCTACCAACCAACATAAGTTCTTGTCTTTTGAACATTATGTTTAGTACCTTGCCGCCACAGAAGAACTTTTTACTTCCTGTTACTCCGATCTGGTATTTAACCTTACCTAGGATACCTCCATCTCTAAATTTTTTGGTAGCAGCTTTCTTCAAAAGCTTCTTGTATTTACGAGGGGTTCTTTGGTAAGAATCGTCGAAGTATTTAGACGGGTTCGGATCTTTCGGTTTAAACCTTTTGTGTTTCTTACAGTAGATTTTACCAAGATAGTCTTGAGTGTAAGCAGTCGGAGTATTGCACTTACAACATTTGGTGAGCGGTTCGAATACCATTGAAGAGTAAGAACAATGCTTACAGTATCCATAACCATCTGTCCGATTTCTACGCTCCATCTCGTGGTCACATGAGATAACCTTTTGATAACTGTTCCAACACTTCTCCTCAGCCTCCTCAACTGTTGCGCCTTCACCTCTAAGGAAACATGAAGGTGATTTAGGAAATGCTTCAAAGAAAGCAGTACCGTAGTTTCCTTCTTTCGAAAAGACAACACCACTTTCGCCACACTGTACAAATATCTCTTCAGGCCAAGGTTGCTTACATTCGTAATCTTCACCAAATGATTTTCTTGCTGTCTTCATACCTTAGTCTTTAATCTCCTCTGCGTAAGGAATTTCTTCAATCTCTTCTAGGTAACAAGCAGCACCGCTGATATTCAAAGCAATTCTGCTATCAGGGTTGTCCAGTGAAGCAATGATGATTTCCTCATCATCAGTGTCTACGAAGGTACCTGTCCATTGACTTTCATCGTGACCGATAAGAATTACTATCTTACCCTTTGGACAATCTTCAATCTCGTAGATATCCTTTACTAACATCTCGTAATCTTTCTTCTCACCTTTGATTGTGATTGAAACTTCTGCTCTTATTTCTTCATCTCCTGACATGCTCTTATGTTTAATTGGTTAAGACAAATATAGAAAATTCTACCTAGAGAAAAAAATGATTTCTGTTATTTCCCAAATAAAGAACCAAACATATTAAGAATACCAGACTGCATCTTTCCAGATAGTGATAATTCGCTATCCCATTTAGGATGGGACTTGTCGATTAACCGGATGTTCCAGATTGGCTCATCGTCCTCCCTGAAGGTGTACTCTCCTGCTACTGATGATGAGATTCCATACTCTTTAATCATCTCATTTCCCACCTCTCCGCATTCATCTGCATAAAAAGCCTTACGGTCTTTCATGTAATACTTCCGTGTAGACCCCACATTAGATATAGGATATTTGTAAGTTGATATGATTGACGATACAACAGCTACCTCATCCTTCTTAGTCAATGGGCTTACAATAAGAACTAAGTCTCCTACCTTTAGTTCTTTGAATGATTCGATTTTCTTTTCCATGGTTGGTTGGTTAGATAAGACAAATATATAGATTTTTCTACAAAGAAAAAAATGATTCCTAGTAACCGTAGTAAACCATTACTCTTCTCTTCCAATTAAAGGTCTTGTACAAATGGACCAATTGAAAGATAGCATGTTCGAACTTCCAGCTATCAACTATTGTTTCGCTCCCTTCAATTTTATAAGGAGTACCTTTAGTCCAGGGATTCATAACTCCCCAATCAGATCCCGTATCCTTGACGTGATTAATCACTTTGAAGATAGCGGAAAGATCATCAGTAGAAATAGGTGCACCCTCAGTTTTCATAAATTCCGCTTTAGGTCTTCCATCCTCACTAAATAAAGGATCGAGCATACCCTGATAGTATTCCCTAATCTTATCACGATACATTTCGATTACTGCAAGTAGGAAATCTTTATCAACTACCCATAGATCACTCTCATCTCCTAGGGTCTTTTGAGTTGCTTCGTCCAGGAAAAAAGGTTTGAGCAATTCATCAGGAAAGCTATCAACGTATTTACCTAGCTCGTGATGAGTCTGGTCAACAAGATCGTAAGGTCCGATGTAATCTTCTTCGAAAGGATCCTCTTCATTCCATGCCAATCCTCTCTTAATAAAAAGCTCCTTTAAAGAAAGCTCCTTAATCTCATCATACTTCTTCTTAGGTAAAGATCCTATATAATTACGATAACCCATAGTTCCTGTTTAATTGGTTAATACAAATATAGAAAATTCTACTAAGATAAAAAAATGATTCTAGAAGTTACCTTCCATCATTGCAACTAACTCCATTGCTATATCTTCCAGATCAGAACCTTCGTAACCATAGCTACACACAGTTTCTTTTGCTTCCTCCAACGTGATTAGTCCGTGTGGTGCAAACTCTCCGTGCTCCTCATAGATATCCTCTGCTATTCTTTGTGCTTCGATGTGTGCTTCTTCTTTGGTCATGTTGTATGGTTTTAAGATAGAGCTAATATATAGATTTTTCTACAAATAAAAAAATGATTCCAAGAAATCAACCTATAGGTTTAGTTTGATCAGCTCGTCGGGGGTTCCTCCAGAATTCTGCCCAGCAGGGCAAAACATTACCCCACAAAAAACCCTAAGATTTCTCTTAGGGTTTTTAAAAAGTTTGAATCAGTTATAGTATTTCTTTGTAACCTATTGCTATACCAAAGCTAAGAATCCCTACAACTACTGGATAGTTTTGAAAAACTAAAGAAACACCGACAACTGCTAATAGGCTAAGAATTAAATTGTATCTTTTCATAGTGGCTTTTTTGTCTAACCTTAAATATAGAAATTTCTTTTTGATTAAAAAACAATTACCTGGTTAAACTGAGGAGTTAACCTTTGTTCTGACAACTTATATATTACATCAAATAATTATGAATCTAAATTCTGAGACATTTTTGATATAATTCATCTTTGCAATTAACAGAGAAATACTCTTTTCTCCTTCTGATTCTCGAAATGCGTGTATTTCTGCAAACATACGTTGAATCGGTAAATTGCCAGTATACAGAATCTCACTATTTTCTAATATCTCAAATTCTGAACCTTCACAGTCTATTTTCAAAAAGTCTATCTTCTCGATCTGATGTTCTGCTACAATTTCCTCTAATGTGATAGTGTCAACGAATGCAGAATCTTCAGTCGGATGGAAAACAGAAGAAGCTCCGCTATTTTCTCTGTTTAGATAAATTTCTATTCCAGAATCTGAATTATCGAGTACCGCCTTATTAAAAGGAAATACATTTGTTAGCCCATTGGCTTCAATTCCTCGAATCAAATTTGCGTAATTAATGGGATGAGGTTCGTATGAATAAATTTTTGCATTCGGGAATCTCTTTGCAAAATAGAATGAAATTATCCCTACATTTGCTCCAATGTCTACTATTACAGGATCATCAGGAAGATTCATAGTCTTGATGTCCATCATGTCCATGTCAAACTCATCCTGTAAGAATTTTAGAGTTTCACTAGAATCTACATCAAATGCAATAAATTCTATTCCGTCTACTGTATAAGTTTTTTCTTTCATAAATAGCTTTTGTTCTATTGTTTTCAACAAATGTAGAAACTTCTATCCAAACAAAAAAATGATTCCTGGTTAAACTGCTGGGGTTCCCCCAGAATTCCTGCGACTGCTACGTGAAAATCTTAGCCCACAAAAAAAGGAGACCGAAGTCTCCTCTCTCTAAACTTAACCAACTAAAATAATGATTCTATTAATCCTGGTAATTCAGGATGGTAATGCTGAACGAAGATGTCTAATATAATCAGTGAAGATAATAGAGCATCAATGAATGTTGAGAGTATTGTCTTTTTATAAAGCTTAGCAATAGCCATATGTACAAAACCTATAACTATTAAGATACCAAATGACAACCACTGATAAGAATAAGCCAATCCTATAAAACTCCACATTAAATAGGTGCTTGCAAATAAAGCAAATGAACAGCTCATGGTTTTTTCTGAAGCTGGTGTATCTGGATTCTTCATGAATTCAGCGTTGCTAAGCTTCTTAAGTTTCTCGATGCTTTTTCGAGGGTTGGTCAATACGGTTATCTCGTATAAGAAATAAGCTAAACAGAGGAAGAAAAATATTGTTGTCATATCAGATTGTTTTTGTAAATGTAGATATTACTAATTGAATAAAAAAACGATTTAGATTACCACATCAAAAGTGTGACCTATGATTTGTTTTCTGAATGCAATTACATCTTCTTCCCTTAATTTTACTGGTATTTCCATCTCTTTGGTTTCTTTAGTTAGTCCAAAGAACTTCTTTTCGAGAAGAGTAAGCCTAAATATCTTTAATGTTTCACCCGATTGGTTACTTATTGAGTCACCTAATATTCTTTCCATAGCTGATAGATAAAGGTCGGAAGGATCTTCAATCTCATCACCTATTCCTATTATAGTAACAACTTTAACCTTTCTAAAGCTCGAGAAGATGAAAGCACAATTTAAAACCTGAAGCAAAGATATCCAGATTGATATACCATTAATTACTCCAACAATCAATGACAAATGCCACACAAAGAAAGAGAAATAAACTGTTCTCTTCGTTTTCTTAGTAAGAATACTTACAATTACATCACTTAGCTGTAATGCAACAAGGATTGAATAAATGGCATCTAACATAGCTTTTGTTTTATTGGTTTCACCAAATGTAGAAACTTCTATCCAAATAAAAAAATGATTCCTGGTAAGATTGACGGGGGTTCCTCAGTTTGGTCTAGCATATGCTAACCGGAAGCTAAGCCCACAAAAAAAGGAGCCGAAGCTCCTTTCCTTAGTTTGCGAATTTTTGTTAATCAATCCAAACCTCTTGTGTTTTTGAAACCGATCTCCATGCTCCTTTTTCTAAATCGTAATAAGCAACCTGTGCTTCCGATATTTTTCCACCCTTTGGATGGTTGGCATTTGGGATACGGTTTAGGTCTAATGTTCCTAAAGCGATTCTTAAATCACCTCCTGTTTTGCGGAAGTAAAATTTAACTGATCCTGAACGTAGTTGGTTCTTTAGATCGTCATGTGTAATTGGTTTTAAAGCTGGCATATCTTATTTGTTTAATTGATTAACATAGCTAATATAAGAAATCCTCTACAAATAAAAAAAGGATTCTTGGAATTTTCTAAATAATTTTTTGGACAGTCCTGATCTGCTGCGGGGGTTCCACAACTCGGACAGATCCGCAGTCCGTAGTGCGATCGGACAGGGTCTAAAACAAAAAAAGCCTGGAGTAACTCCAAGCTTTATAAAGAATACAAATGATAATGCTAACCTATACTTTCTTTACCGTGTTGATTGTGTAATGATTCACTCATATATTTAGTTGTAAGGGCTTTTTGTTGTGCAAACCTATCAATCTATTCGTTGGTATCTTTAAGCTCTTCTATGGACTTATATTTAGCTAATAACAAAGAATCAAATAACTCCTGTTCTGCTATCTCCTGCTCAGTTGCATTGTGTGGGTTTAGCCATTGTTTTACTGAGGTTTCTGACATAGTTGTGTGTGTTAATTGATTGATAGAGCTAATATAGAATAAACTATCCAAAGAAAAAAAGGATTCTGGTAGATTTTGTTGGAAAAACCCACTTCGCACGCACGTATACGCAAGCCCCCTCCTGGAGGACCTCATCCCATATACGGGGGTTCCTCAGTCAATAATCCGCGGCTGCAGAAAAAACCTCCACACACAAAAAAAGGAGACCGAAGTCTCCTCTCTTTTTTATTCGTGTAAACCAACCTACTTGAATTCGGCTCTAACTACTTTGTTGATAATGTTCGCTACGTCTCTTGACATTTCAGATAAGTCCTCAACGACTTGACTGTATGTGTAAAGGTTATTAACATGGTAGCTTTGAATACCGATACCTACTGTTACAAAGCTATCTCTTCGGCATCTTTCAAGGACTCTTTTTAAGTCAACGATATCGTTATGGCTTCCGTATCCGTTACCACAAGGTTCGCCGTCGGATAAAGTGATAAAGATAATTCTGTCCTCGTTCGTCTCTCTAATCTTTCTGTGAACTTCCTCTACTACAGGTCCGTCGTAATTCTGACAAAGATCGATACGCTCATAAGACATAATATTCTTTTCGTAGTCTGTGTCATACGGACTATAGAAGGTGAAGATTTCAGGTGAGTATTCTCCAGAGTGTCCGTAGATATAAAGCTTGTCCGCAGGTAAGATTTGTGTCATCGCCAAGTATAAGGAATTCATAACCTGTTTTTGTACTTGAACTCTATAACCTCCCATGCTACCAGACATATCGGCTAAGATACAAACGGAGAATGGCTGAGTGTCTTGGTCCTCTAAGACTTGCTGATACACGGACAAATTTCCTGCAGGTACCTCGGCAATCTTAGATGTATCAAGTCGACCTAATCTTAAGCTCTTAACTATATCGTCCTTAGGTTCGAAGTCGATATCTAACATCTTGATAAGCAATTCCGAATTCTTGATCTCCTCGCTAGTGAATTCGTATTTATATTTCGACAAAGAGGCAGGCAAAGAAACGAACTTAGCTTTCTCTTCGAACTTACTAAGGTTCTTTCCTTTGTATGGCTCGTACTTGCTCATAGCTTTGACCGCTTCTCTTATCGCATTTCCTGCAGAATTTGATTCCGAATTTCCAGAGGATGATGTGTTACTTTTACCGTCGCCTTCTCCCTCGCCTTCTCCATCACCGTCGCCATTTCCTTGACCTTCACCTTCACCTTCGTCTTCGCCCTCTCCTTCACCATTGCCTTTACCTTCTCCCTCTTCTCCCTCTCCTTCACCATTGCCTTTTCCTTCTCCCTCTTCGTCCTCTTCACCTTTTGATCCTTTACTGTTTCCTTCCTCCTCTCCAGGAACTTCCATCTTGATATAGCTAGCTAGTACATCCGCTCGGTAGTGTTCGAAGAGAGGTGCAAGTTCCTTATCTGCTGATAAGACATTATGGAAAACACCTTCATTATCTAACCGAAGTAAGTCATACTTCTTCATACCACCAAAGAAAGATTTTTCTTCGATGCGCTCTTGACGGAGGTGATCTACTAATCCTAATTCCTTGACCTTCAATAGATACATCTTAACAAGCTTCTCCGCATTGTAAGCTCCGTGAGAATCCCTAATACCTTGTCCAGGTTCAATACGAACATCAAGATCCATTTTGATATATGGGTAGTCCCATAGCATCCTAGAGAATCCGCCGAAGTGTGATCTCTCCCACCCTGATACCGAGCTCCATACGTTACCGAAAGTCTTTTTCATTTGTTTGTTTGTTTAATTGGTTTACTTAGCTAATATAGAAATTTCTATTTAATAAAAAAAATGATTCCAAGAAAAAACTAAAAACCCCTGGAGAAATTTCCAGGGTTCTTTTTGTGGATGGAGAATTACTTGGCTGAGTCCAAGATCGATTTGATTCCTTGTAGACCTTCCTTGCCGCCAAGTCCTTTACAAAGGACGAAGTAACCGTCATAGATTTCGAAACCGTTTGAGACCAATTTCGCAATTGTCTTAAGGTGACGAAGCGAAAGGTTGAAGCTGATTTTGAACTCGTCATGTTCTTGGTTGATTTTCAAGAATGTTGATACGAGTTTTTCAACTTTTGTTTTTGGCAATTTCGGAAACTCTGCTGATAGAGTGTCCATGATATCTTGCTTCTTGATCGGATCCATTTCGATAAGCATGAAGCGGTCAAGTAATGCACGGTCAAGTTTGTGCGTTCCTGTGTACTGGCTACCCATGTTGGCAGTCGAGAAGAAAACACATTGTTCGTGAATTTTGACAGGAGCTGTATCGTGGAATGAGTATTCCATAGGTAACTCACGTCGGAAGTCCAAACAAGGGAAGAGCAAGTTGTTGGCCATCGCTCCAGCTCGGGAGATTTCGTCCAATAGGATGATACCCGGTTGTTGGATGATTTCAGAGAAGCGAGAGCGTTTGAACTCTGACTTGGTAACCCCGTCCTCGACTGTGATTACGTGAGTTCCAACAAGTCCCATTACAGGATCGGTCATCGTACCCATGTCGAAGATGACAAGAGGTAAATTGAATGCCTGAGCGACATTTGAGATAACCTCGGTCTTACCAGTTCCTGTTGCCCCGATCAACATCGTATTGACCCCATGCTCGATGTTATGTTTGATAACTTCGAATGTTCCTTTCTCGAGCTTGAAGTAACCGTTTAAGGTAACTATTCCGTCAAGCTCTTGAACCTTTGAAGGATCAACTTTGAGTCTGCCCTCGATGGATTCCGCAGCCTCCGCGATTATCCCTTTCTTTGCTAGAGCTGCTCTACGAACACCTTCTGCGATTTTTGCTTTTGCTTCTTCTGACATTGTCTTTTTTGTTGTCTCTGACATAATTATAGATATTTAATTGGTTTACTTAGCTAAAGTAGAAAATTCTCTTTAATATAAAAAATGATTTTTGAGATTTTTCTAGATTTTTTTTGTTTGGTGTTTGTCCCTCTTTTGGAACTATGCAAAGATAGAAATTTCTCTTTAATATAAAAAATGATTCCTGAGTTTTTTCTAAAAAAATCTATCCGACGCTACCTGGAGGTTGACTGAGGAACCCCCGCGTTTGGATGTGGCTGCTGATTTCAGAAACCTTAGCCCACAAAAAAAGGAGACCGAAGTCTCCTTTCCTTTACATGGTTACTTTATTTGAATTCCGTTCGAACCACCTTGTTGATTAATTGTGATACGTCCGATATGAATGTATCTAACTCTTCAACAACACAATGGTAGGTGTAAAGTTTCGAAACGTAAGGAGCTTTAATACCAACTCCCATTGTTACGAATTGATCTCTCCTAGCCTTCTCGAGAATTTTCTTCATCGCCTCCTCACTGTCACAAGGTTGACCATCGGATAGAGTAATCATAATTACAGGGTTGTCTGTTATATTCCGAATCTTCTTGTGTACTTCCTCAATTACAGTTCCGTCGTAATTACATTCTGTGTCGATGTCATAATACATTCCGATGTTTTTCTCATACTCTGGGTTGTGTGGAGAACACAAAGTGTAGATGTCCGCTTCGTCATCTCCCGTATGTGCATAGATGTAAAGATCATCAGGCGGAATAATTTGGTGAAGACCGTAATAGAGAGAATTGAGAACGTGATACTGAGCATGTAATTTGGCTCCATCCATACTTCCTGACATATCGGCTAAGATACAGACCGCAAATGGTTTGGTGTCTTGATCCTCTAGGGTCTGACGGTAGATAGCGGTGTTTCCTGCAGGTACCTCGGCAATCTTAGATGTGTCCAATCTTCCCGCTCTTAAGCTTCTCACAATATCACTCTTCGGTTCAAAGCTAATATCGAGCATTTTTACAAGACGATCACCATTGATTTTTTCTTCTGTGGTAAATTCCCGCTCAGTAGTATAGCCTTCAGATCGACCATATCTAGGTTTGCTAAGCCATCTAATAGGTACTTCTTCTCCGATTTTTGATGCACTGAAAGGTTTAAACTCCTTCATCGCATCAAGTACCTCCTGTAAGCTTTTTTTACCAGCACCCCATCCGCCGTAGCTTTTCGTAGTCGGCCCTTCGCCTTCACCTTCGCCATCTCCATTCTTAGGCTTAGCATCACCTTGGCCTTCACCTTGGCCTTCACCATCTCCATCGCCTTCACCTTCGCCCTGGCCTTCTCCTTCTTGCCCCTCAGGTAATTCGGTCTCGATATAGCTAGAAAAGATTTCTTTACGATACTCTTCAAATAGAGGAGCGAACTCTGGCTCATGGTTAAGAAGATATTCAAAAACACCTTCGTGATCGAGTGTCATCCTTTGAGTCTTAATCGGTCTTCTAGTAAAAGGATCAACGGACTCAGTAATACTTACCTTCTCTCTAAGAAGAGTCGCCATAGCAGCTTCGTGCTTTTTAGCTTTCATCAAATAAATCTTGATGAGCTTCTCTGCATTGAAAACACTTCCTAAGTTTCTAGCTAAACCATTCGGGGTATCGATGTTAGCTTTGTGATCTACCGAAACGTAAGGGTAGTCATAGACCATTCTTTTGAATCCTCCGAAGTGAGATCGTTCCCATCCTGAGACCGAGTTCCAAGCTTTCTTTATAAATCCTTTTGACATGTTAGTTTTAATTGGTTACTTTACAAATATAGAAAAATCTACTTAATAAAAAAAATGATTTTCTAAATAACCTTTCTTTTAGAGTCAACAGATTCTTTAACCTCCACTTCGAATGTGTTCTCGATTCCGATAGCCTTACCTACTCTCTGAAGCTTTTTAAGCCCTGCTACCTTACGAAGCAATCCCGGGCTTGCATCAGTGGGATCAATAGTGATCGTTGGTCTTTCACCATGGTCAATCATTCTTCCTGACAGATCATCGTCGTCATCGTCATCATCTTTACAGGTACAGTATCCCATCTGGATAGTGATTAATGCTCCTGTCATTTCGCAGCATGTTTGGACTGACTTAAATTCTTTTGTGGTTCCGCAGTTGTTACAGTTCATGATTTCTAGTCTTTAATTGGTTGAAGCTAATGTAGAAAATTCTATTTAAAAGAAAAAAGGATTCTTGGAATTAATTCACACATCTTTCTTTAGCGAGCAAATGCTCTTTTACAGTTCTTTGACCCATTAAAACTTGTACCTCATCTAAGAAGTTGCTCATGTGTTGATGTAATAACTCTAGGTGCTTTTCATCTTGAGCAGCAGTCAAGACAACTTTGATTGATTCAGCAACTAAGATTGATTCCGTATCCTCGGTTAAGAATCCTTGAATACTTGCCATGTTAGCAAGTTCTGCGATCTTATTGAATATCTGATCTCTTTTTTCTTTTTCTGACATTTTGCTAGTTTTAATTGGTTTACATAGCTAATGTAGAAAATTCTATTTAAAAGAAAAAATGATTCTTGGAAAAAAATGGAATTGTTTTTTAAACTCGGGATGTCTTCTGAGGAACCTCACCGTAAGCATCACAGTTTGTCTTTGATGTTTTACAGCTTAGTAGAATTGATACTGCACAAAGTATAGCAAGTATCCATAGGAATCTGTTCTTCATAGTTTGGTTTTTTATTATAGAAAAATCGGAGTAAAGGTTTCAAAAGTATGTTACACCGTTCTTACCTCTGTTAACCATTGCTTCTATAATATCTTGAACTCTATAATATTTCTTTGTTTGAATCTCTGTTCTAGCATCGATCTTTATTTTGAGGGTTCCTCCGTCTCTGATAGTTCTCCAATAGTCTTTCTCGTGGTCATCGTCACAGAAGGCTAGCTTTGGTGATTCATCTATAGATGCACCACAGAAGTTACACCATTTAAGCTTTTCACCTTTTTCCTCCGGAACGTCTATCTTATTTTTCTTTCTCTCACGATATGCTTTATCAGTACAGCTCTTTGAACAATACATTCCTTTCCTCTCGTGTTCATCTCCGCATTGTATACATTTCATAAATCTGGTTTATCTTTTATAGTGCAAACATACGGTAAAATTACATGGGGTGCCCCAGAAAATATCTCCAGCAGACAGATTTAAAACCCACAAAAAAACCCGAGGGGTTAATCTCGGGTTTTGACAGTAAAAAAATTCAGGAAAAGGCAGTTTCCTGATATAAAAATTAGATCTCGTCTATTGTATAATAATTACGAGTGTTTTTGCGAAGTCTCAAGACTTTGCAATCCTTACCTTCAGAATTAGTAAGAACCTTTCCGGTTTCTTCTAAGGTAACAGTTGTACCAGGTTTTACGCTGGTGATTCCTTTTTCTTCAAATTTTAAACTCGAATACAATTTGATTGCTTTATCGAGAGTTACTGTGATCTTACGATTCATCATTTTTTGAGAGTGTTTAAAAAATTATAGGATTCTTTGATAGCTATTGAAATCAGTCATTACATAAACGAGATGTTCTCCGTAGTGATTGTATCCTCTTAGTATGATATTGTTACCTTGCCAAGAAGCGGACTCAACTTGAAGGAATAAAGGCTTTTCAGCAATTCTTGTTCCCCATTGATTATAATGCAATCGAACGGTATTGTTCCCAGGCTCGATGCTTATTAATCCGTAATCCCTACACTGTTCCCAAGTCATTTATCTAATGCGTTTAATAGTTATTGCAAATGTATGCGCTTTTTCTATATTAAAAAAATATTTTCTAACTTTTTTAACATTCAATTGTTAATAAGGTATTTCAAGTACGAATATCTGTATCGGACCATGTGAATCTTCATATGATCCGAAAATTGTTAGATACGATGATGAATCTTCTAATCCATTTGAATCTATCGATACATGTTGACCTATTGTTACCTTCTTGTCTATAATCTTTAAAATAGATTCAAAGTTGTTTTTTTCTTCTTCGGTTTCAAATAGAACGTTTTCTAAAAACCTTTGTCTAAATCCAGATGTGAACTCTTCACTGATTGAGAAATCGACATCTCCTGGTGGCATCTTCGTTTTACCTACGTATTTGATGACAATACCAAGATTTCTGAATTTAGTAATCAATTCACCTACCGTGTAATCCTTACCTCTCTCGATTTCTATTTGAGTAAAAATGTAAGGGTATAAATCTCCTCCTCTTAGCTGCATAGTTATATTATCGTTGAAGTAGCTAGAAGTTCCGGGATTTGGATTACTTCGGACGATTGATTGGACGTGTTGTTCCTGCCACTCCATAGTAGTAAGGTTTTGCTTTCGGCTGTGTTTCCCTGCTTAAGTTCTTCATATCTTCCCTTTTTAGTTATATGACAAATTTAGGGTGTTATGTCCGATATAAAAAACGATTCTAGATCCAATTACGTTAGAATATTCTATAATCAGCAGAAAAACCTGATATTTTATCCATTAAAAGGATCCAAATCAGAGTTTGGTATTAACCTCCAGCTCTTCTCTGCTCCAGGAAGATTAGTTAATTGAAGATCTTCAACAGACATTTTTAGTCTTACTAAAGCTCCAGTGTAATCTCCTTCGCCGAGTAATTCATCAATATCCTGAGCTGTGCTTTCAGAAATATCAACGATATACACAACTGCATGTCGATGTCGATTGGCTCCTGCTCTCATATGAAGCATCATAGTTTGAGTCGAGTTTTCTGTAGAAGCCGGGTCACCTTTGATGAAGCTTTCTATTCCGTGTGCATCTGCGATTCCGAAGTATTTCATGGTGTTATTTTTATTGGTTAATACAAATATAGAAACTTCTACTTAATATAAAAAATGATTTCCAAGAAAATCTAAAGGATAATTTCCGGATACCATCATGAGGGGGTTCCTCAGGCAATAATCCGCGGCTGCAGAAAAAACATCCGCACACAAAAAAAGCCAGATTTCTCTGGCTTCTTCTTCTTCTAGTTTATAGGAGTTTAAACTATTCCTGTTCGGAAAAAGAAAGGATCTTTTTCTTGCAGGGGTGCTGTGAATGAAAGATTTTTTAGGATTTCTTTTCTTCCTTCTTCAAGTGAGTTAACTTCTGTTGGTGCGTTCTCAGCTTGTTCGACCATTTCGTAAGGAAGAATCATAAGTTGAACTGCCATTCCTGTTTTCGTCCAAATCTTAATTGCAGTTTCAATATTGGTTTTTGGCTCAGCGGTTTTAACTTTCTCGATGATCTTCATCTGGTCATCTAGTTCAACACCTCCAGCTTGTTCGTCCAAACAATCTAGGATTTCCTCAATGTTTGGATTTACTAAAATGTAGTTGAGTCCTCTTAGTGGGCCATAAATATGATGTGTCATTCCCATGAAAATTTTGTTCCCTGATTCTGCTACCATTTTTTTGATTGTAACAGTTGCTTCTTCTCTTTCTTTTGACATATCCTATGTTTTAATTGGTTAACTTAGCTAATATAAGAATTTTCCAAGAGATAAAAAAAGGATTTCCTGATTATTCCATCTCTAATTTAGCTTGATCTATTGGATAGCCTTTGTAATCAGGAAACATCGACATATCATTTTGTAACCATGATTCTGCCATTTGCCATGCACCTCTCTCTGATCTGGCAAATCCCAAAGCATACTCAGAATCCTTGCTCTCCTGAATGATGTAAAATTTCACACCTTTACCTACGATGCCAACATCAAATTTGGTTCTGTATTCTACAGCTATTGCAGTGGGGTATCTTTCGAGAACTTTTTTATTATTCATGATGATAGATTAGATAGCTAATATAAGAATTTTCTAAGATATAAAAAAAGGATTCCACAAAAAAGGCCCAGTAACCTGAGCCTTTTATTTACTTTGATTTCAATTAGGAATCTAATAATTCCTTGTCCGATGTGAAGAAGTTTCTTTTACCTCTTCGAACCCGATAAATTACTCGACCTCCCTTTTTAGAGATTTGTTCGAACTCCAAAGTGGTTCCTGCTTTTGCACATGAAGAGTTTTCTCTTTCTAGGCGTTTGTTCCAAAATAGCCTAACAGGGAAACCAAACCTTTTGGTGAACTTTTCGACGATCTCATCCGGGTCAGTTGTCGATGTTTCAGTAACAACTGTAGCTGCTTTCTTACGAGCTCTATAAGCTGCGTCAGTGCATTTTTTTGAGCAGTACATACCTTTTTTATCGTGTAAGGTACCGCAGTGCGTGCATGCGTTCATATTTCGTGTTTAATTGATTGATACAAATGTAGAAAAATCCATTGGAATAAAAAAATGATTCCAAGAAAAAGAGGGGAGCAATTAAGCTCCCCTTAGACTAATCTTCGTCAGACCCGTCATCATTTTTTTCGCCAATCCCGAAGTCATTCAAGATCTTGCTGAACAAAGCTTTTTTGAGTTCCTCAGGAGCTCCGTCCAACGCCATCATAACCTTCATAGCGTTTAGGATTCCGTTGAGCTTGCTTTCTGTTCCTTTAGCACCACCCAAGAACCCAGCTAACAATAGCTTACGTTCGTAATCGGATAATGCTTCGTTACATTCACCCAAAGCCTCAACTCGAACTTCCTCACCGATCGCTTCCAAAGCATCCGAGATGGTGTCGTACTTCTTGTAGTTTTCTGCTACAATCTTTTGTGCTTCTGTGAAAAACTCTTCAGAGATTCCTAATCCTCCTGAAATTGTGCTTTTGTCTCTTGCCATTTTTTTTTATTTTTAATTGGTTTACATAGCTAATATAGAAACTTCCATTTGATATAAAAAATGATTCCTTAGAATTTAGTAGCTTTTTTTTGATTTTTTTCGTTTAACGTTTCTCAGAAAAGATTAAACAGCATTATCGGACTCCCCGAAGGTTCCCCAGGCATAGCACCTACAGAGGTTTTAGATTCCATAACATAACCCCACAAAAAAAGAGGGCCAGATCCTAAGATCTGAGCCCCCTCTCCGTGTTTCAACCAATTAAACACTAAACCAATTTACTCAGGACTTCTTCGAGTTTCTCCACCCCGTTGGTTCTTTCGTAAGCCGATTTAACTTCCCAATCGCCTTCCTTGGTTAAAAGATATCCCCATTCTTCAATATCAGAATTAAAAAAAGCATCTTTTGAAGCATGGTATCTTTTTCCTACATTTTTCTCTCCTCTGTCCCTTCCGTAAGCTACCACTACACCTTTTGCTGGTGAATTAAATGAGTGACCCTCTGGTGCTTCGACTTCTGGAGCTAAGGAACTGATGTCGCCTAAATCAATTAGGCTTTGAACTTTTTCACGGTCTTTGTAGTGTTCGAAAAGTTTCGCTCCATTGCCTTCAGGATATCCATCCCAATGAGAGTAGATCGATTCTACTTTACCGTCTTCTTTTTCGATTGCGATCCTAGATCGTGTTGCCATCTCTTTTTGTTTAATTGGTTTACTTAGCTAATATAGAAAATTCTTTTCAATTAAAAAAATGATTTAATTAGGTATAAACAAATTTTCTTCCGGTCTAAAATTTTTAATAACTAGGAACTGTTCTTTGGAAAGAAGAGTTACCTTACACCATCTCTGTGACCACTCAGCAGCATACTCCTCTTTGAGATAATCGATAGCTCCAACTACACCTTCCTCAGTTGGATTTCCTTCATCATCAAAATCATCACAATCCTCTACTATCTCATCCCAAGTGATAGTGAAGTCCTCAACCTTTACACCACCCTCGAGATATTCTGCGGGCCCTGTAATTATAGCTACAAAATTTAAGTCTGCCATATCGTTTGATTTACTTAGCTAATATAGAGAATTTTCTACAAACAAAAAAATGATTTAATAAATTCCCACTCGACTTAATAAAGACCCGCCTTTCAATAACTCCGGATCGATGCCTTCCTTATCTAATAATTCCCAATCCCTCTTAGCTATCTTTCCTTTCAAAGTAGCAAGAGTAACATTATAAGGAATACCTTTTCCGAGCGACTCCAAAATCATAAGAGAAGCCTTTTGACCGATACAATTATCATAGGATGTCTTCACACCCAAATTAAACTTGTCAAAATCTTCTCTCCTCTTTTTTGTAGTGTGAACTATCTTCTTGCTCATCAATTGTGAAAGCATAAAGATATGCTTAGTCGTGGTCCTTGAAAATTTACCAAGCTCTATTATGCTATCACCCTTTATAATAGCAACAACAGTTACATAACTGATAACCTTGTTACCCTCAACATAGAGATTGTCCTTTACTTTGAAAATGTTCTTATCCATGTCTAATTGGTTTACTTAGCTAATATATAGAATTTTCTACAAAATAAAAAATGATTTGTAAATCCCGTCTGACGGGATGTTCATCGGGGGTTCCTCAGGCAATAATCCGCTGCTGCTACAAAAACATCCGCACACAAAAAAGCCTAAGATTTCTCTTAGGCTCCTTTGGGTTTTTGGTTTCTTACTCCTCTTTCTTGCGATCTCTGATTTCTGCTAAATCATCGAGGATGTTATTTAGACTACGGTTAGTCTTAGTGATGATTTTGTACTCCATTTGTTTTCTTCTTTTCTCTAACACTTTCTTAAAGGAAGAGTAAAGCTTCTGATTAACCTTTTCTGGAAGGTAAATATCGTACTGATATTTTCCATTGATAATCTTTAATTGTCTACCATCCAAAATAAGGAAAATGTCATCAACCTCTATGTAGATAGTATCGCTCAATGGAGCTAATAACAAATCAGCATCCTTAACAGTTAAAGCTCTTTCAAAAATCTTGACTCCAGCTTTCTGTGAATCTGATAATTCATCCTGTCGTGAAAATCCCTTCTCCATTCCTCTGTACATCCACGAGGTGAATCTTCTCCATCGTACTATCCGTCTTTTTCTGGACATACTAATTTTAGAATCTTCTTGCATATATTTAAGTTTAATTGGTTACAAATTTATTCCATCGATCCTCAAGGCTATTAACATAGCTCTCGTCCTCAATGTACCTTCTACAAACTCGGACTAGCTTTTTAAACTCTCCGTGACCAAGCTCCGTTGCACGATGAGGTGTAGCATCCATGATAACCTCTATCAATTTATTCAACCACACATCACCTAGTGTTCCTTCCTTGAATAACATAAAGCTAATCTCCTCCTCCTCTATGATAGGTGACCCGTAAATTTCAACTAGTGAATCTGAATCTATATCAACACACTCGGTCTTTTCAGAAATTGATCTCCAAGCCAAATTATCCAAATCAAAGAATGCTGTACCTTTGTGAGCCTTCTCTCCATCCTTAGGATGCTGTGATGCGGGTATCAAATCTAAAAGTGTTGTACCCCTAGCTTCTCTAATCGATCCGTCAACCTTCTCATAAGAGAACTTAATCTCTCCTCTCTTCAGATTGCTCTGCAACCTATTCTGATCTACTTTAATCTTAGCCATTATTCTTGAAACAATTTATGTTTGTGCTTAGGTGGCTTCTTGGTCTTGGGTGTGACAACTTTTGTCTTAAACCTTCCATCGAAAAAACCCGCTTCCTTAGCACGCTCACGTTCACGAGCCTTGCTATAATTAAACAGAATTTTCTTAAAAGATTTCATAGTACAAATATAAATAGAATTTTCTATATATAAAAATGATTCCTGAATTTCCGTCCAAATAGTTTTTAACACCCTCGAGGGGGTTCCTCAGTCAATAATCCGCGGCTGCAGAAAAAACCTCCGCACACAAAAAAGGTCTGAAAATAATCCAGACCCTTTTCTATATATGGAGGTGATAATTTTTACTCTTCGTTTACCGCTACAGTATTCTTAATCTTTTCAGCAAATTCGTAATTCTCATCTTCGACTGCTAACTGTTCCATATAGCTTAGAACAACCTTAGGGAAATCATCAAGGATCTCTTTTCGATAAACATATCTGATAGCAGCTTTTTCGTAATCCTCAAGCTCTTCGATACTCTCAGCTTCGATGTCATAAATACGGTCGGTGAAGTAATCTTCATAGCCAGTAATGTCTGCTGCCAATTCATAAGCCTCATCGGAACCACCCTCTGGTTGATACTCTTCTACGATCTCACCATCTACATAGGTGTACTCTCCAACGTTGTGACCGAAATCTTCATCTGCATATCTCAAATCGAATTGGGCATCGGGAAACATTCGGCTAAGAGCACAGATAACTGGTTCAGGTGTACTCCAAGCAGTTTCAAATTTGATAACACCGGACTCATTCAATTCCTGGGAATATGCGTTCCATTTTGTACCCCATTTATCACTAGACCATCCGTACCAATCCCGATGACCATAAAGCTTTTCATTATCCAAAGCTTTTTGAGCTTCTTCCAAATTAGCAGATCCTTTTTCGAGAATATAGTTAATCAAATCCTCCGGAGTATCAAAACCCTTACCCCATTGATATTGCATAATTCCTCGGATGGCTGTTTCGTCACCTGCACGATATTGCAAGATGGCAATACCATTATCAGTAGTACTTCCACTAGTGATATTCAATGAATCCGGACGAGGGATAATCTTATTGAAATCAATGTGCATTGTTTCTCCATCGTCAAATTTACCACTTATCAAAGATTTAATCTCATCTACTCTCTCTTCAGTAGCTGCGGTAATAGTCAATAAGTTCGTTACGTGATTTGGCATCTCCTTTTATTTAATTGGTTGATACAAATATATGGAATTTTCTACAAAGAAAAAAATGATTTTTATGTTAGGACTGGGTAAGTGTTTTTGAAAATTCGCGATTGGCTTCGGTCAAACGATCCGCAACGTGAATCATATCTTTACTGTACCACTCAGTTTGCTTTTCAATTTCTTCCAGAGTATATTCGCCCCTCTTGTATTTGGTTGAACAGAGTCCTGTTGTGCACCAGTACTCATATTGACCATCTCTTTTAAAGTTATGGGTTTCTTTTTTGTCGGTGACTGTTACACCTGCACGAGTCGATCCGCCGAAATGATGGGTCTTTACCTCATCACCCTCGTTAAAACAGGTACCCCAAAATGGTCTTGTAATGTACCCTCCAGCAATTACATAAAGCCCCAATTGATCTTTCTTTACCTTCGTTACCATAATGGTTTTATTTAGTTAAGACAAATATATGGAATTTTCTACAAAGGAAAATATGATTCATCAGGAGTCACACCAAATTCTTCGATGACCTCACACCCGTACCAAGTACCCCAAGCACCTCGACTAAAGTCTTCGTCTTCTTTAACACTCAGCAAAGCAACACTCTCTTCACTATCAATAATACTCTCCTTAACAATCTTTCGTTCTTTTTCAAAAGAAGCACGGGCGTTATCTAATGAAGATGTAATGTAATAGCTATCTCCGTCTGGGTTTGATCTAATGACTACGTACATGTTTTCAGTTTTCTCAAATGTAATAGTTTTTTCTAAAACAAAAAAATGATTCACTAAATGCTTCCGATTTTTCCCTAGGGGCTAGGGAAATTCGGAGGTTCCCCCACGATGTGTATCGGACATGTATCGGACAACTTTCGGACACATTTCGGTCAACTTTCGCACACAAAAAAACCAGACTCTGTTGAATCTGGTTTTTTTTGACAATTAAAATCTAAATATATGAGCGTAAATTCTGAGTAGTTAATTTACACCGCAAATATACACCATCTTAAAAGAATAAAAAAATTTTGAGGATAAATAAAAGAACAAAAAACGGATACCTCTGCGGGGGTTCCTTCCAATAAAAATCGCCATGAAGCTAAGACTATTCGAAAATTTCCAAGAAAATCCAAATGAGTTCACCGACAAGATTGGTCGCAACCAAGTGGAAGTCAATCTATACGATGAACCATCAGAGATAAAGTACTGCTCAGTACAAGAAGGACGCGTTACATGGACGCTAGACTTAACCTATAAGTCATGGGGAATTGAATTAGATGGCGCTAAGATCAAAGAAATGTACTTCGACGTTGAGACTGAAGACGAAGAGACAGGAGACTACGTCACTACATCAATAGAAGTACCAGAAGGATCAACCTCTTTTGACGTAATTCAATATGAAATAGGGGAATTTCCTCTAAGCCTACAGTCAATAGAGATCTATATGAACCACACAATGGATCCAGAATTCTGGAAAGTAACCATGTACATCGGTCAGATCAACTAAGATCCCTCACGCATACGCGCATTCGCAAGGGGTCCTGCCGGAGCCCCCTATATAAAAAAGGGCCAGCTCCTAAGAACTAGCCCTTTCACGTCTAACAAAAAATCAGAAGCAGAACTGATTTTTAACTGTGCATCTTAACTTCAGTACCAGACGAAGTCACAGACACGGTGATGTTAACTCCATACGACTTAACAAGCTTAGCAAGATCCTCAAGCTCGATAGAGTTAATAGTTGTTGTTTGAGTCACTGGAGCCGAAGGAACTTTTTCTTCTTCCTCTCTTGACTCGCCGATCTCAACGATTCTTTCAATGGTAGCATTTTCTACCTTACGATTTCTTTTGATCCCTTTAGGTAAAGCGAATCTAGTCTCTGGATCTGGAATGTATCCATTGTCCAAAAGATAACACTTACGACAGTAGATCGATACTGCTGTACGTCCAAGTAGATCTACGGTCTCTCCCACAGTCATACCTGTTAACACTGCATCTCTTAGCATCTCGTCTTCAGTTGCCGTCCAACGTTTGTTACTACGTGGGGTTGCCTCAGATGCCTTAGATGTACGGATCTTACGACCATTCTTAACACCTGGAGTCTTCACTGATCCATCAGCAAGGTAACGTGTACCTCTAGGACGAACTCGACTACCTAATGCTTTACGCAAAGTCTCCATGTTCATTCCATGTGACTGAGCAACCTCTCTCAAGGTCTTATTGTTCTTGAGATAGTCTTTGATTGCGGCAGACATAACCGCTCTTTTAATTTGTGCTGGCATTCTATTTAGATTTTAATTGTTTACAAATCCTCTACAAAGAACATAGCCATCGTGATACGCTTACCATTAGCTCTCGCTATCTGACGGGCAGCGCTAGTCATCTCCTTAGCTTTGTCTCGTGTTGTTACTGTGGGAACTGTATCCTTAGTCTTAGCTGCTGGGATAACCAACTTCCCGTTCTTATTCTTAACCTTAGGTACCTTTGTTGACTTGGTCACCTTAGTTAATCCCATCTGACTCTTCTGATAAATCACAGCAGCCGGGGTGCGTCCAAGCTCAGCAGCGATATCCTTAATAGCCTTTCCTTCTTTAACCATTGTCTTTAAAGTCTTACGGTCAGACTTAGTCCAAGCGGACCCGTTGTTAGATGTAATCATATCCTCTTTCGTAATTGTTTTTAAATTTAACATTGCAAATGTAGAAACTCTATGTCTTAATAAAAAATGATTTCTAGAAATAACTATAGCATTTAAGAAATCTTTTATATCCTTTATATAAGGTTAATATAAGAAATCTTTCCTGAATATAAAAATCTTTTCTTAACTTTTTATAATCTTTTCGGGGCTTCCAAAAGGATCCAAGTCTATCTAAGAAAATCTATTCGGGAAGTCTCCAAGATAATCCCAGCGGGGGCACCTCAGCCAACAGGTCCAAACCAAGAAAATCCAAGAAACTCCCAGATCAATCCCAGACCAATCCCAGACTACCGGGGAATTCCCGAGACATCTCGGAGTTCCGTAAAATTCCTTCGGACATTCCCCAAAGATCTCTAAGATAATCCCAGAAATCGCCCGCGTAGGCACGCAAGGGGTCCCGGGGAGGGCCCTCTCGGGGACACACGTAGAAAGTGGGTTTAACCTTGTGCAGTTTTGTGGTATTTTCTACAGTTACCAGGGATCTCCACAAGTCTCCATTTTTTTCCATTTTTCCCCACTATTTTCTGGGGCTTATTTAGGATGGGTTCAGATGGGTTAGGAGGATGGTATAATAGCTTGCCCTTGTCTCTATAGTATAGTGTTCTTCTATATAGTAGGGATGTGTGTTGTCTGTAGTATAGGGATGTGTATATGTGTAGGTATCTATATAGGGGTTTTATATGTGTTCCTTAGTTTTTTATATGTTTTGATGTATTCTTGGATATTGATGGGTATTACATGTGTGTTCTCTTATACTATAGTGATGTGTGTACTATGTATGTGTCTATACTATATGTTGATGTGCTTTACTATATAGTTAGGAGTATTAAAGAGCGAGGCCTTTTTTGGGGATTTTTCTTGGTTTTGTCCCCCCAATTTTAGGGTAGATTTTTCGGGATTGATTAGTGGAAAAATCGGGAGTTTTAGGTGGAGATTTCTATAACCGCGCTTAGTTGTTTGTTTGGTGTGGTATGCGGGGCGAATTGGATATTTTTCAAGAAACGGGGCGAAATCTTTGGGATATCGGGGCGAGTTTATAGGTGTTCGCCTCGGGGTATCGGGGCATTGATATATAGAGTAAATAAAGGACGAAATGAGTTTAGATCACATCAAATTATTCGAGCAATTCTCCCATAGTGGAGAGGATAGATTAGAGGAGTTAAAAGCTAAATATCCCAATGCTATTTTCACTATGAAGCCATTGGAAAAATTTAAAGGTAGCTATTTTGCTAGGGTTGATATAGAGAGACAGGATGGTGAGAAGGAATATCTTGGAGCTCTTAAAGGTCCTGTTACTATGGAGCAGGCTATCGAATTTTTCGAGGAGATAATCTCTAAGAACTACGATAAGTTTTATTAAGAGGCTAGGGGGAATTAAAGGGATATATAAGAAGTGAATTCAAACTATTTCCAATACGAAAATTCTCTTTTTTCTAAAGATATGAAGAGACCTGGATTTATAAAACTTCTTGAAAAGAAGGGTTATAATTATAAGCTTGTAGAGGATAAGATTATCATTACACATTACCAAGGTGTCTATCTCAAGAAAGTAAGAACTCTTCCAGATAATGTGGTGTTTGAAAGTGGGAGTGATGTTTATTTGAATGACCTAGAGAGTATCTCTCCTGGCACTGAATTCAGAAATAAGGGAGGAGTTAATTTGATGCTTATCAAAGAGCTTCCTGCAGGAGTTTTTATGAACTGGACTTATTTATGGACTGAAGGATTTAACAACATGCATTGGGGTTGTAATATCCGTGGTATTGGAACAGGAAGGATTTTAGATCTAATGATCAGAAAGGGTATTATATGACTAGGGAAGAGTTTATTGATTTAATAGAGAAAAGGAATTATCCTTATTCTATAGAGGGTGACACTATAGTGTTTTCAAGCAGGATTAATAATATAAGATTTGATATTACCTCTATCCCTTCTAATGTGGAATTTAAAAATGCAGGGGATGTTTTTATGCTTAATTTAATAAGTGTCCCTTCTAATGTCAAATTTAATAATGGCGGTTCTGTATTTCTCACTAGAGTGATTAGTATAGATTCAAGTTCAGTCTTCCTAAATGAGGGAGGGCTTTTTTTAAATAGATCTATGATTCCTCGTAATATAGAAGGTATAGATAATAAGAGATTAATAAATCTCATGATAAGTAAAGGACTATTGGAAAGATGACACAGGAAGAGTTTATAAAATTATTAAATAGGAACGGATACTCCTACGAGATGGAAGGTGATAAGATAATTGTTACTGCTGTAAGGGATATTTGGCTGAATAGTATCCAGAGTATTCCTCCTAATGTGGTGTTTAACAATAGAGGAAATGTCTTGTTGGATTCCATAACTAGTATTCCTTATGGTGTAGAGTTTAATAATGGAGGTATTGTTTCTTTGGATGCTATAGTTAGTATCTCTCCTGTAGTTAAGTTTAATAATACGGGGGTTATAAGTTTAAGATCTCTAACAGGGAATGATCTCTTTAGGGAATGGCAAGGTAATATAGAAGGTATACATTCTACTAGACTTGCTAATTTAATGATAAGTAAAAAAATATTTGAAAAATGACAAGAGAAGAATTTATAGAATATCTAGAATCCAAGGGGATTGATTTCCAAATAGAGCCATCAGGTATGATAGTTGTAACTTATGATGACAATGACTTGTATTTGGATAATACAGTAACTGAGATACCATCTGGAGTGGAATTTAGAACCTCTCGCCAGGTAAGGGGTACTTATGTTAAAGTTGTTAACCCTAATGTGATATTCAATATGCAAGGAAAATGGGGTTCAGAGCCATGGGTATGGCTACCACATGCGGAGAAGATATATCCTGGGGTTGAGTTTCATAATAATGGCTCATGTGTATTAAAGGTATTTGAACGAGAAGGAAGGTCGAATATTAACACTTTCCGACATTGGTATGGTAACATCAAAGGTATAGATAGTAATAAACTATTGAATGCTATGATTAAGAGCGAATTGTTTATATGACCAGAGAAGAATTTATAGATGCTTTAAATCAGCATGGTTATAAAACCTATGCGGAAGGTGACAAGTTAATAGTTGACGGGGATTCGCATGACCACATTGCAATGGATATAGATTCTATGCCAAGTAATGTTACCTTCGTGAATAAAGGATTTATAAGTCTCCCTAAATTAAAGGTGATACCAGAGGGTGTTACTTTTAATAATTCTGCATATGTTTCATTATGGATGGTCGATAAGATCTCGTCAGATACTATATTTAACAATATGGGATTTGTTGCTGTACCTATATTAGTGACAATACCTGCTGGTGTTCAATTTAATAACAGAGGAACAATAGAAACAAATAAAGTATCCATTGATATGTTGAATAGAGCCGACTGGGGATTAGATATTCCAGGTATCTCTAATAGGGATCTATTCAAATCTATGGTCAAAGGCGGGGTCTTTGCATAATCGAATATATAAGGGATGAAGAAGATAGTAACATTTGATGAATTTTCAAGAATTAACGAATCAGAGGATCCGTATATGGATTCAAAGATAATTAAGCTAATCAGGGATCTTGGGAATCTAACAACAAAGAGACTAGCTAATACTCTTATCAGTTCCCCGTCCTTCGGAGGTTTTATTCTTAAGCACCTATCTAATAACCAATATGAGGTTTTTTATAAATGGAAAGGTAAAGAAAATTCACTAGGTATTATCTATGATCCCACAAAAGGAGGAGATCCTCAGCAATATGGTTTAAAGTTTTCTTTTACTCCTGAGGGTATACCTAATGATGTTCCGCAAAATGAGCTTAGATGGGTCTTTCGTGATCATGTCTGGAAGATGATGGATTCATTAATAAAAGAGGATAGAGATAGTGCTAAGGATTTTAATCCATTTGATAGTGGGTTGGAATCGTTACCTATATTAAAGGATCTAGAAAAGCATGGAGCTCAAATCGTTTCTACTCCTATCGAAAGAAAGAATGGAACTGTAGCTCTCAAGTTTGGTAATTCGGGAATTGTCTACACAATACAAAAATCAGGATACATTAGAAGAAAAGGAGCTAGCGGATATTTAACAGATCACCCAGATCTTATCTACCCTATTACAAATATCGAAGGGCTTGTACCTAAGATCGTTTATGTTTTTAATACTCACCTTAAGGATAGAGCAAGTATGGAGGGAATTCCACCAGAAGAAATAAATGATCTTATTAAAGAATTAAATACTGAGGATGGAGCTTCTTCCGATTCGTATAAAGATAAGTTCGAGAAGATGATTAGTAAACATCCTGGTATATCTGTGTATTTACCTAGTCCTGAAAATTGGGAAGATAACGGAATTAAACAGGGAGCTAGGATTCTAGGAAGACTTGGAATTTTCTAATTTAATATCTTATGAAGCATCTACTAGAATATAAAAGCTATCTTAATGAATCTGAGGATCCTTCAGCAGGTCCTGTAATAATGGACTACATTAGAAATAGTGAGGATGGAAAATTCCTACAGACCTTAGTTGCTAACGGAAGGTCTTTACCAATCGAGGATCTATTTAAGGCTGTTAAAACCGGTAGAGTTTATATCAAGGGTGCTTATGCTGGTAACACTAGATTATACAAATATAATAATCAATGGTGTCAGATTAGCGAGTCTTCTGGAAATACTTATGGGTATGGATGCTTCGATACTTTAGAGGAGCTTATAAAATACTCGATTACCAGATTTATATTGCTAAGAAAGGAGAGAGGATTAAACGAGGGGGATTTAGAAAAATGGATAAAATCTAATTGGAGTAAAGTTATCAAGATGAATAATGCCAAGGAGATTATAGGAGAGTATAAGAACAACAGTGGATTATCTTCGATGATAACGGATCATGATGTTTTAAATACTCTTCCCACTTATAAAGAATTCGAGGGTGTTTTTTTTAACGGTGGTAAAATATATGAATACTCAGATATTAAAATAAATGTAGATCCTTTTAATTTGTGCGATCAGATAACTGGGGTATCATTTGAGCCAAATCTCAATATAAGGTTAACTAACAAGGAAGGATATTCAGCTAAAGATGAGATGAACAGAAACAGAGCCATAATTAGCATTGGAACTTCGTCAATGGAGAAGCTAGATGAATTTTTTAGAAAAGCAATAATTTATGTTGTAAATAAAAGATACGATGGTCTAATTAGAAGAGAAAATTCTTATGCTCCAACAACTGATATTTTAGTTCCTGCTAGGGATTTGTATATTGCTATTTTGTCAAATGGTGCTATAGGGGATGTAGAAAAATTGTTGATTGCTTTAAGAAAGCTTAAAGAGGAAAATCCTTTAGCTCTAGGTAAGATAGTAAAGTACTTAAGAAAATCTAACCCAAAAACTTTAGCTAGATTCGAGGAAGAATTTGGTAGTGAAGAAGCCAAGGATATAGAGAAGGGTTCTAGTATACTAAATAGATTTGGTATTTGATCGATATATAGATCATGCTAAATCGAATCAAATCTTTCAATCAATTTAATAAGTTAAATGAAGCAGGGTGGGATTCTATAATCGATAATTCCGGTGAGATCGTTGTTAATGGAGTTTCTCTAAAAACTACCTCTGCATGTGTTTATGATACACCTTATGATATCTCCTATGAGGTTTGGGTTATGCCAACAGAACAGGACCTAATCAAGATGGGGGTTTGGAGTAATGGGTATCTTGAGGAAGACGAGAAATATAGAAGAATTTACATCTACGAAAAATCAAAAGAATTTACTGAGGATGAAATGGAATCAATGGAATTTTCAAATGTTAGAGATATGGAAGACTCTGATATAGTTGATTATTTCAGCGATGATTACTATGAAAAGATCCCTAATGAATCAATGACCCCTGGAAAATTTATAGAGATAGTACAAAGTGTACCTCTTAATATTGAACAATATGGTCTTGGCGATATCCACTTAATTAATCCAGAAGCAGAACCTGGATATAGACTATTAGGAAGACTCGGGGGTTTTAAAAACAAATAAGAATAAGCTACTTGGGTGACACAACACGATCAAATATTAACACAAGCCTCTAAATGGAGGGAGATAGGGGTTTTCACCTATGCTTGTAAGGTTGATCTGGAGTGGGGAATTAGAAAGTTACATAAAAATTCTATTAGGATTACTGATGATGTGATTAGCAACCCGTCTCTTTTACCAGAGGATTATAATTTTTTAGCGATAGATTTAGAAAATTCTGAGCTAGTGTGTTTAGACATAGAGGGAAATCCTGGTTCAGTTGACGATTTTATGAATTTTTTAGAGAAAAAATCTATCAAGTTAGAGAATTTCCTAGTTGAAAAAACGCTTAATGACGGGCTACATATTTACTTCAAGTATAATAAGGCCAGAAGAAGAGAAAATATCTTCGCTATGGAGCTAAAAAAGATCAAATTTGATGTTCTGTGCAGGGGTAAAGCATTTACTTTTCCCTCGTATTTGGGTAAAAAAAAATATACACCCATGTTTAATATGGAGGGAAAACTTAACAGGGATAAAATATTAGATATCCCTGAAGATATCTACAACGAATTTTTTAAAAGGAGATAAATAGAACATGGAAAAATATTTTATACTTGAACCCGACGGACATTACGGATACCCAGAAGTTGTAACTACTAGTGACGAGATGCTCGAGCCTTTAAGTCAGGATGAGCTATTGAAGATCTACATGCAGGCTGGATATTCAGGGTATGCAATGAGCGATGATACACCAGAAGAACCTGAACCTGGCGATTTCTTATCCGACGAAGAATACGAAGCTGCAATGGAGGAATATGAAGAATCTAAGAAATCTGTCGCATCGGATTTATTTGACGATTATGGTGATTATGATGTTTTTCATAGGGTCTATTTTATTTCTTCGTCAATGGAAGATGTAAGTGATTTAATAGATAAGATAAATGAGACAACCGGATGGATCATTGATGGTGAGAATCTATCAATGGAAGATGTATTCATGGAACATCTATCAAAAGAAGATAATATAAATTTTGTCATATCATTAGGTGATACATCCAAATTAGCAATCGAAGGGGAGGATATAATTCATATAGGGGATACTAAAAAAGAAGATACCATCAAAGATATTATAATTAATCAATACAGATCTGGAAAATCATTGATAGCTGTAAAGATCTTTAATTCTATCAAAAAAATAAATCCATCTATAATTGACGGGGTAAAATCTGAACTAACTGATGAGGAATTCAGGGAACTATCCCAAACTGATATGGGATATGGCCTATTAAGAAGATTAGGAGAGAAGAGGATCCCAATCCAAGAGTAAGTGTATACGATCAGTATCTCCTCTATTGACTACACTGTGGAATTTATTGACATTGCTTATTTCCCAAACCTCTCCTCTTTTTAAGTTTTTAGATTCACCATCTATATCAAATATACAGTGATCATTTGTTATTATAGGTATATGGATTCTGTGACATCTGTTAAATCTATCACCTATCGGATTAGCGTCTTTGTGTCTTCCTATCGATTTACATGCAGGGAGATTTATAAGAACTGCGCTCATTAATCCTCCTGAATTGCACAGCCTTTTCTTTATTAATAGTTCTATCTCTTTTATCTCGTCTTCGAACGTTTGATAATTTTCATGGAGTTCAACTTCAGAAAACTTTTCAGACCATATTAAGGGTATTGAAAAAGTTTCACTATGATCTTTATATCTTTCCTGTCTGTGCTTATATTTGTACCACTCATCGGATTTTATACTTGATATCTTAGATTCAATATAATCTACATTAAATCTATCAATCAATCTATAATTAATACCTCCGTCTATTATCATATAGGATATATATAAGATACGAAATAATTAAAATGCAACACATTAAACTATTCGAACAATTTGTATCTTCCTATTATAGTAAGAAAAAGGACAAGAAAGTTTCGCCATCTGAAATAAGATCACAGGGATCTATTAATTGGTTTACTAAGGATGAGATTAAACAAATTAGGGAAGGAGCTAAAAAAGTTGGGATACCTTACATATTTAATTCTAGCAAAAAGGGATTCTCAAACTTCTTCGGTAACGAGAAAGGAATAGGATTAAAAGAATCAATAGCTAACTTCTTTAGAGGAGGTGATTTATGTTCAGAGGTACATTTATCAACTAAATCTGGAGAGTACGTAATTAATAAAAGAGGAGGAGAATTTTCCGTTAACGGGAATAAAGGAATAAAATCCGTTAATGCTGCAATGAACCTTATAATAAAATAAAATGATAAAAAGATATAAGGTTATACCTAAAGATCAAAAAATCAGAGTTAGATTAGTTAGGAATATTTAATCACCTAAAGCGTGATTTTCCCAGTGTCCTTTAGGATAGCTAGGATTAACATAACATGTATATTCTGAAAATCCTTTACCTTTATTCTCTTTCCAGTGATTAAATCTTGCATCCTCGTCCATGAAAGGTGTATATCCTGATTTTTTAATCAAAGAAACCAACCAATTTAAGAGCTCCTTCATTTCACCATCTGTCCTTTCCCCTTCAATAGATACTCTACATGCGATCCAAGGTGTTCTTTGAACCTTACCTGATTTGTCTGAATTACCATAAGTAAGAAGCTCAGGGTAAAAAACTATCCCCGTTTTGTTTACCCATTCCTTATTCTTTGAATCGGGATTTATAATGAATGGAGTTTCTATTTCTAGATATCCAGTATCAACTTGCTCGCATTCTTTATTTTTTAGCATATCAGAGATTAGTGTTTCTATCTCTCCATCAACTTCAGAAGCTATGTCGATTTTACTTTCATTAAGAAAGTTGCTATATGATCTTAGATGTATCATTTTTTTCTATTTGGATATTTTCTATCGTAATACTCCCAAACTTGATCTAGCTGTGAAGGATCTTTTACCCAAGATTCCCACCAGCCTCCACCTTCTTCTTCTACGAGAGTACCGTCTTTTAGTTTTCTGTATTCTTTCTCCTCAACATCTATGATAAATGTTTTAGGTTCGAATGGGAAGCTTTTAATGTAGTGTGAAGATCCTATTTTCCCGCCATTTCCGTCACCAGCTAAATCCGGAAGATCTATTGATCCTGAAGTAAATGTGTAGTCCTTCTCTGGGTTTCTAAATACTATTGCATTTAAGTAATAAGGCTTACCTTCTTTACCTTGTTTGAAAACAGAGCTTAGCCTGTTATTCTGATATGATTCATCATCACCGAAAGAAGATAAACTGCCCCATTCGTCATCAGAGTTTTCAATACCTCCCAAGGGTTCCTGTTTAAGTAACTTCTCTATTACTTGAATAATTACAGAAGTGGTAAAAGGGGCTGATCCTCCTGATTGTCCAGATTCAGCAAATTTCTTAACTATTGCTTTAACCTCAGGTACAAATTCTTTGATAATTGGGGTTTCACCCTTTTCTTCAGCTCTTCTTAAAAGCCTATCTAATTCATAATCTGCTTTATCTACAGATCCTTCATTTAATGTTGAATATTCATTTGAAGTCATCTGTATTCCTTCGTGTAGAAAATCAATAAGCATTTTTCCTATCAATTTTTCTTCTTGCTCGTTTATAAAGCCTTTAAAGTCTTTGATTCTTTTCATACAGTATCTATCCAAAATAAAAAAAGGAGCATTAAGCTCCTTTTTTATTAAATTAATATTGATTAGTAACCACCTCCAAAGATGTGGGTTCTGTAAGATGATCTGTCTTTTTTAATGTCTGGGTGTTGTGCTCCACCTTCCATTCTTTTGCTTCTAAGCATTTTTTGGATAGCTGGATCGTTTTTAATTTCATCAGCTACTTGACTGATCAATTCTGACTGACGATCGATTAAGCTAGGATCCTTCTTGATCATTTCTCTAACTCTCTTATCAGCTTCAGCTTTAATCCATCTTTTATTTTGAGCTGTTCCTTCAAGATAACTTCCACCCATTGCCAATGTAACAAGTCCAGCAACTACACTTGGAAGGATAATAAAGAAATCTGCTAATGTTACAACAGAACTTTCAGATATATTAGCTTCTTTTACTAGAAAAGATTCGCTCATTCCTTCTGCGTTAAGGTCATCTTCTACCATTCTTAAAAGCTCCATAGCATCAACGCCATTTTCTGCTGCTACATCAAGGATAAAGTCTTTAGTTGTAGGTTGAATGTTTTGTTCGTTAACTCTACCTGATTTTAGGTATGTTTCGTATCCTGTAAGATTTTTCATTTTCTTTTTTATTTATATATCCCTGTATAGATTTATGATCTATTACATACGATATATATCCTATGAAGAACCTAAAATCTTTCCATTTATTTGAAAATTTAGACTATATAGATTCCCTTAATAAGGATGATCAAATTATGGATTGGCTACTGACCTCTAGATTTACAGACGAGGATGATTCTACATTTCAGTTTTTCCCTGATGAAGAATTTAATATTACTACGCCATATGGTGAAAATATATCTGCTAAATTTGATACTGCAGAAAATGAATATACTGGAGAAGGAGATTGGAGTTTCTGGAGCGATTACTTAGACGAATATGGTATTTTATATCAGATTTTCGGTTACGGCAGAGGATTAGGAGAGGAAGGAGCATACGAGAATGCTGAATGGGATAATGAAATATCAAACGTTGAGCTTAGCAAGAGATTTAATGCTCCTAAGTTAATAGTAAGAATTCATAAGGAATATCCTATCATAGCAAGCAAGATTTATCAGCTATGCGATGAGACTACAAAAGAATTAATAAGAACTAAGCTAGAACTGTCTGGTGTAGACAATAAAGAAACTCTAACTCTATTTAAAGGCGGTAGTCTATTGAATAGATTTGGTGATATATAAGACATTAAATAATTAACTATTATGAAACTAAAAAGTACATGGGGAGCGAAATTGAAGCAGTGGGATAAGATCGATATCAACGTTAGAGTTGGTGCAATTACTGTTTTTCATTTCGAAGCTGACTGGAGCGATAAATTATTCAGCCTTTCAGTAGCTAATTTCAAATTAACAAACAAATAATATGAAAAATCTTAAATCGTTTAGTGAGATTCTAGAAAAAAACTGGATCCAGGATGCAGTTGGTAAAAACAAAGGATCTTTAAGAAGACACTTTGGTAAGACTGGTGATGAAAAAATCACTAAAGGAGAAATCCAGGATGAAATTAGTGATCTTAAAAAGAAAGATAAAGACAAGGAAAAACCAGGTGCTCAGCTAGGTAAAAGAGATGCTAAACTTTACAAGCAATTAAATCTAGCTAAGACATTAACTGGTCTAAAAGAGGGTCATAATGATACAGAAAACTATATGTTCTTTGCTAATGTTATGAATATCCACAGAATGTGTGAAGCTATTTTAGAGATGGATCCAATGCAAGTTGATGCTATTCTTCAGAATGGACATGGATGGGCAACAGATCATATAGCAACATCAAAAGATGATGTAGAGGAGGTTTACAATTTTCTTTATGCTGACTCTCAAAGTAATCACGATACTGAAGAAGAAGGAGATGTAGAGGGAATGGTATCTGATGGAGCGAATTGCTAAAAAAATAATAAAATGAAACACTTATCCCTATTTAATGACTTCGATAAGGTAGAAGAATCTTTTAACTTTGATTCTGACAATGTCTTAGAAGCTAAGATAAACCAAATGTCCATGCTAAGAGAAAATTGTATGGCTTCTTGGGATTTTTCAGATTTTAAAGATTTCTTTGGTTCATCTTTAAATGAGAGTAATTCGGATGAAGAGAATCAATATCTTTTAGAGAAAGCTTATTACACATACGAGCTAGGTGTTTTATACGAACACAAGAAAGATTGGTTTGAGACTAAAGGTAATGTAATCTATTTAACAGATGATTCTGTTGCAGAGGGTCACGTAATTCTATTTAAGGACAATCAGCTTCACATAATCACAGATAATACATTCAGTAAATTGCAAGAAAGCGCAGATCTTCTTTTAGAGGGTTGGTGGGATTCCACAGTAAACTTTGTATCTGGTGTGGCTAAGGATGTTAAAGGTGCATGGAATAAGTACGTAAAAGAACCAGTTGTAAAAGCAGCAAAATATGTAGGAGGAAAAGTTAGCCAAGCATGGGATGCTCTATCAAGTGGTGCTAAAAAGGTATGGGAGTTTTCTAAGAAGATCATATCTGCAGTAGTAACATTTGTAAAAGAAAATCCTCTTACTGCTATAGGTATTGCACTACAGATTATAGGTACTATTTTATCCTTCATACCGGTTGTTCAATTTTTATCACCTATCTTAGCAATGATTGCAGGGGGTATCACCGTTTACGAAGGAATTACAAACTTAATAAAAGCTAGTAAAGAAGCAGGAGGTGCTAAAACTGTAGGAGAAATCGTAAAAGGTGGAGGTAAAATTATCTTCGGTTCTGCAAGTTTACTTCTTGGTGTTAAGGATCTAATAGCTTCTGCATCAGAGGCACTTCCAGGAATGGGATCAGTTGGTATTGCTATTAAAACTGGAGTGGTATCTTGGTCAACTAAATTCACAGCTACCGCATTCGGATCAGTAGCTTCTGTTGGTATAGGTAAAGCTTTAGGATGTTCTTCTTGGTTAGGTGAATTCTTTTCAACTCTTTGTGAAAAAGCACCTTTTATGGCTAAGCTCGGTCAAAACAGTAAAGTATTAGATACTGGTAAAAAAATATTAGCTAAAGGAGCAGACAAAGGATTAGAAAAAGGTGAGGAATATGTATTAGATCACGAGGAATACATTGAAGAATGGGACCAGACTATTAACGAGGACAATCAAGGAGGATGGGGATTCGGAGAATTGGTAGTAAACTTTATGGTCTATGTTGGAAGATCTTGCTTTGGGTGGCTTTACGATATGGTAATAGGAGCTATCTCAGGAATAGGTAAGGTGTTTAACGGACTTTTAGAACTACCAGGAAGAATTACAAAAGGAATCGATAGATTTAAAAAAGAACAAGGTGGATCTTTTATAGGAGGTATAATATCAGGAGCACTATCATCTGCTGTTAGACCTATGACATCGTGTGCACAAAAATTCATTGATGTTTATATTAAGCCTAAAGTTTCTCCAGGAATAAATTGGATGACATCACTAGGTAAAAGAAATGCTGAAATATCTAAAAAAATATCAGGAAATCCTAAATTAAAATCTTCAGTAGCAGGTGTTAAACAACAAGGTCCTCCTAAAATAGAAGTTAAAAAAGTGGATATAACTCCATCAGACAAGGCAAACATTAAAAAGATTGGTACAGCAGGTACTGCAACAATAGTTAAAGCAGGAGGGGGAAGCCAAAAGATTGTTGATAAAATGAAGAAGAACCAGGACGAATTCAAAAAGAAATTCCCCGGCGTTTCTAAATTAAAAGGAACTTGGGGACAAAGCAAAACTGGGGAATCTACATTTACTTATAAGTCAAAAATGGCAGGGGGCGATGTCACTCTATTTAAAAATGCAAGATATTACGTATTAGATGGTCCTAACAAAACACAAAAGGGAGACTTCAAAAGCACTGATAAAGGTGTAAATCTCAAAAAGCCAAAAGAAGGATGGAAAAAAGAGGTTAAAGAGTCGCTAATATATTTAAAATCACAAAATATTTTTCCGGTACGGAAATGATATATACAATATAAAAATTAAAAAGATGGAAATGAAAAAACAAGTACTATCGTTTACAGAGTTTATAAATGAGGCATACTCAATGATGGTTAACGAAGCTAGAACATGGGATGATGTTAAGACTTTGTTAAGCGATTATATAGACGACGACACAAAGAAGAATTTAGCATACGTTGAGGATTTATTATCTTCTGATGCTAGACCTGGTGTAAAAGCTAATATTTTAGCACTAGCAGGAAATACATTTTCTGAAATTATCGCTAAAGATTTAGATGGAACATATACTAATATTGAAGAGGTTAATACAACGATCAATCAATTAGAATACGATGAGGTCATACAAGGGAGTGTTTTTGTAAATAAAGTATTTCCAATAGGATCCGATATTAATCTAGGTGGACAAAGCGTAGGTTCTTTTAAAGAAGCTGATGGAAAAATGAAGTTAGAGGATTTATTAAATCTTATCAACATTGAAAATATGAAGAAGCTTTCCAACACTTCACCAACATCGTCAAAAAAAGGAAAGGGTGAATTTTCTAATATTAACAAAGAGGATAAACAAACAATGTTATGGGGTACTATAGGTAAGCCGGGAGAGAAAAGAAAAATTAAAGGTTCAGGATCACAAGATCAGTACTATATCACAAAAATTGAATCCCAAATAGAAATAGGCAAATGGACTAATGAAAATAAAGTTACCCCTGCAAGTGGTGTTGAGCCTGTTAAGATGTCAATGGACGTAGGAGAAAAATACAAGGAGAATAAAGGAGATCTTGGGGGATATAAAGATAAAAAATTACAAAGAGCTGGATCAGCTAATTTTACTTATGTTTTATATTCGATAGATCCTAAATCGATAAGAGATGGTAAAAATAAGGGTGCAGACAAATCCATTTCAGATATAAAAGAAGTAAAGATCCCAGTAAAAACCCCAGATATTACACAGGACCTAGTAATACAAGATAACGGAGTTCTTTTCACTAAAAATACTGCATCATTAACTGATGCGGGTAAAAAGAACATATATAACGCAATAACACAAAACTTTACATCAGTTTCTGAAATATTAATACAAGGATCGGCTTCTCAGGAAGGAGACAAGAAAAATAACGAGAAACTTTGTGTAGATAGAGCGGCAGCAGTGGAAGTTTATTTAAAAAGTATTACATCCGCTAATATTACTGCATCAACAACACCTAGCATTCAACCAGCTACACCTGTAACAGATGAGGCAGTAAGAAAAACATTTAGAAATGTTACTCTAACTGTTAAAGGTACTAAGCTTGTTAAAGGAGAGAGTTCAACTAAAACTATTTACATACCTACAACTGGTAAAGTTAAATGTGATAAAGTCACAATTAATGAATTAACTATGACTTTTAAAGTAGTTATAGATCCAGATAAAGCTAAAAAGAGAGTAGATACTGAAGGTAATGTTAAAGGAAGATCTGCAAGATCTTAACCACTTAAAATAACACAATAAAAAAATCCGCCCTAGAGCGGATTTTTTTATGAATTATATTTTTTTAGTCAATTGCTACGATAAAATAACATTGATCCCCTACTACCACTTCTTCTACCCAAAATTTAGTCGGTACATAAAATTTAAAGTAATCTCCAAATTCTGGTCTTTCGATATACTCATATACTAATTCATTAAAGAACGAATAAGGGATCTGATCGTAGTATTCGAGAGGGATCATTGCAGATGTGTGGATGTGTCCTTGTCCCTCTACTGGATCTAAAGACTTAGATGATCTTACTTCTTTTAAGTAATTCAAACATCCGTTTTTAAGAGCCGGATCTAATTTTAGATCGTATCCGTATCGTTGATTTAATACGATTGCGATAGAATCCGTGACCTTATCTAGATTCTTGTTTACCGGAGTACTTGTTTGTGAACTACCGATAGATGAGAAAGATGTTAAAGCTAATCCTAAAGCGATAACTAAAGCTGAAAAAGTTGTTTTCATAATTTTTAATTTTTAATTGTTAGACGTTACAAATGTAGATTAATCCCTTTGATAAAAAAAATGATTTCTGGTTTTTTCTAATTTTTTTATTTTTACCATTGGACATCTTTTTGTTTATTAGATTAACAAGACAAATATAGAAGATTCTATTCAATGAAAAAAAATGATTTCTAAAACTTTCTAAAAAAAATAATATGTTAAACTTGGATATATAAAGGAAAACAAAATAGAAGTTTCATGAAGACTAAACACATTAAAATGTTCGAGAGCTTTTCCTCAGAAAACTACGAACAAGAAATAGCAAATTCGATTTTTGAAAATTGGAAAGAAAATAACCTAGTAATGCTATCATTTCTATTCGAACAGGATTTCTGGGATGAAGAAGAAACCTTAAGTGCTGGAGAAAAAAGAGCTTTAGATAGAGACTTCCAAATTTTAAGCAAAGAACAAATGGCAGTACTTTACTTAAGAGCTTTAGGAGCTGAAGAAGGAGATCCTGGTAAATATTTAATGTCTATTAGAGGATTAAGAGATTTCGGAGCTATCGATGAAAATACAGGTGCTTTTGTTATAACTATTCCTGCTTTAGCTGATGCTATCGGATTAGAGTCTTCAAGAACAGTATCTAGAACAACAAACAAATTCAGAAACTTAATTAGTGGAGTTGGTGAAACTGCAGGGGAAGCAATTTACCCTAAAATTCTTAAAGCTTTTGAATTCTTCAAAACTGAAACCCCTACAAATTTAGCAGTTGTTGCTTCATCTATTATCCAAGATCCTGCAATGTCTACTAAAAATAGAGATGCTGCAGAAGCAGAAAAAGAAACTGCATCCGATAAAAGGGCAGAAAAAATGAAAAGCAATATGAGAATAGGAGAAATGGTTTTCCTATTATTCAAGGATCTTAGAAGAAACCCAGTATTTAGTGATATCAATAAAGCTGAAAGAATCGCAGTTAATAAAATCGCTGGAGAACTTTCAATGGATCCAATGAAAGTAAAAATGGCTTACGATAAGTTCAAAGTTAGTAAAGGACTTTAATCAAAAAATAAAATCCAATAAATAGAGCCACTACTGAAATTAAAAATCGGTAGTGGTTTTTTATTTTAGTAAGGAATTTTTCTTCTGGATTAACATACAAGCACTCCTCGAATATAGCTTTACGATCATCCTCAGTTACATACAAAGGATCATCAGGAAAGTTAGGATCCACACCATTTCTTACTAGATCATTCTTGAACATTATCTCTTCCACAATACATTCTTCGAAGATGAAACTACGAAAATATATTTTAGTGTAATGCTCCCAGCAAACTACGATCGCTATAATTGGGATAATAAAGAATGAAGGAAATATAAATTCCAATAATGCAGAGATGAAAATTGTAGAAGCAGTAAATATAAAAGGTATACCCTCAGGGATCTGAAATCTGCCAAATAAATATCCAGTCCTTGTATTTGTTCTTAATCTCTCTAAATAATAAGTATTTCCTTCCATAGTTTTTGTTTATTTTCCAAAAGTAGAACAATCCATTCGATTAAAAAAATGATTCCACAAAAAAAGACCCCTAAGGGCCTTTTAGTTAGATAGTGTTTTTAATTAAGCGTTAGCCCAACGGAAACCACCAGCTGTTTGACAGATACCTCTAACTGCTTTAGAGATTGAACCAGTGTTAACACCAGTAGCTCTCATAGCATCTGACATAGAATTATACTTACGGATTCTACGACCGCGTGGTGTAAATTGGATTACTGCTACCGTGTTTTTAGTAGAAGCTTTTGCTTTTTTAACTACCTTAGCTTTCATAGTAGCTTTAGGAGTTGCTTTTGTTTTTGTACTCATAATTTATTAATTTTAATTATACTAATTATACTCAAAACCGGCTCAAAAGTTTCGTTTTAAAAGGTTTTACAGTAGAGATATATAGGTTAGGATGAAAAAGAATAAAAGACGCATAAAAACTTTTAAAAACTGGTTACTCGCAAGAGATTCTGCGTCTAGGATATCTACGAAACCAACTTATCTTGGATTTTTTTCAGAAAGCTTAGATGATACACAAATTACTAAGTACGATGTAATGGGTTTGTTTAATGAAATAACAGATTCTACACCATTTAAAAGATTTTTTAAATTCACCGGATCTAATATAGGAATTACTAAGGAAGTAACCGTAACTGATCTTCTCGATAGCCAGCTTCGAATAAATCTAGGATCATCAAATTCATATCCCAATATAATTAGATTTATAATATTCCTGGAGCCCGAACCTCCTAAAGCATCTTATACTGGTATTGTAATAGAGCCAACATTAGGGGAATATCATTTAAAAGAAAAAGTATCATCTCCTTCACATTTAAAAATGATAGCTAAAATACCATTATCTTATAAAGGTGATAAAAGGAAGATCTCAGATACAGTAAAGGATCTTATAAGACTATGTTTTGAAGAATTAACGGAAGAAGGGACGTATCAATCAAGATTCCTAAATTGGTGGATAGAAAATTTAATATTTAAAGGTGACGATTGGGAATCGTCAAGTTTACTTTTTGAAAATGCTTTTGTAGAATGGATGAAAAATGCTGATCCTGAAGACGTACAGGAAGCATATGTTAATTTCTTCAATGATCCAAAAGGAAAAAGAATAAAAATAGAAAAATCTAGATATTATCTAGATTATGATACCATAGTAAATGAAGTAAAAGAAGCTATAAAAGAAGCAGGTATTAAACTAGATGGTACTGATCGAGGGTCTTCCCTTCTTTCTAGGTTTGATTCCTAAGTTCCTCTTATAAGAAACTTTACCCTGTCCTATCCTATCCAATGTGAATTGATTTAATTCGTTGAACTTAACTATCTGAAATGGATGGTTTTTATTCTTCCTCTCATATATTATCATAGATTCCAATCCGCAAAGAATAAAGTATTGCTCTAAAGGTATCGGAGGTATATCCCCAGTTCCTATAATATGGTTTACGTAATTATAAACCTCGCTCTTTTGTATTCTTGATGTTCTTGTAGGATCAATTATCTCAGCAAGTTTGAGACTTAACATACCTCTTCCTAACCAGTTCCTGAGTGAATTCCTAACTATTGAATAATTGACAACCTCTCGTGGGGTTTCTGGACTAGCTTTAAATACTATCGTTTCATCATCTTTAGATTCAAGCTTCCATATCTTACCGTTCAATTCTATAAAACCACGGGGACAAAGAAAAGACTCACAAAAATGTCTAAATCCTTTTCTTAGATCATTGTTATTGGAATCAGTTAAGCTACCTAGAAATCCTCCTTGTACAAGAGCTTGTATGATAGTACCAAGATCAGTAAAGAAGGATGTCGCTTCAGTCAATCTAAAATTATCTGCGTAAGATTTAACCTCTATTTTTCGATCAGATCCGTTAAAGAGTATATCAGGTTTTCTTTTACCTCCGGAGAAAGAATCTTCAGATATGAGCAAACACATAATTTCTCCAGCTCCCAGATATGAATGAGTCCATTCAGAAACAAAAATCATGGTCTTGTTGTACTTCTTATTTGAAAGTAATTCCTTGTTTAGATTTAATAGTGAATCTTCTATAGGAAGTGATCTGTTAATCTTTATAAATTCCCAGAATTTTTTAAAGGATGCCTCATTATCCTTCGAGTGAGATTGTAAAGAAGAGATAAATTTCTTAGTTATAGCAGGGCTAACAGATTTACTTCTGAAATAAGCTTCGAATTCTTCCCAATAGATGTCTATAATCTTTCTTCTCATTCATATATTATAGACATTGGGTTCCAAGAAGTTACAAATACTACTCCTCCCTGTTCCAGAAAGGCTTCTGATACTTTGGTCTTATCATTCTCCAAACTATCCTATCGTAATTTCTTCCATCCCATATAGAAAAGCATATTGCTTTTATAGAAGGTTCGGTTTTACATAATTCTAAGTGCTGTGCAAATTCTTTCTTAGTAGGCTCGATCTCGCGATCTCCATATTTTCCATACCTAAAATACTCGTGGATCTTTCCTGCTCTTTCTTCTATTCTATATTTGTGATATTCTAGATCAGATATAGTTTTTCTAACCCATGCATCGAATTCATCAGGAACTCTTTCAAGAAGAACATTTATATCCCTTCCATCCTTTAATGCTTCCCAGATATCAACATTAGAGAAATTAGTAAGAAGCCTATGTAATCTAACATATTCTTCGAATTTTATTTTCATTCGGAAATTACCAGGCTGGAATCTAAGAATAAATCCCTCCTCGTTTTTTGTATTTTTACCCTTTAAAGATTTATACAGATCTTCACCGAAAGAGAAGTGCTGCTCGCATTTAACTATATCCTCTTCTTTTATACCACTACTACTAAATATGGATAAAGATGTTGTCCAGTGTTGTTCTTCTCCATTAACAGAAGTGCTCAGGAAAACTATTTTCTCCTCGTTTTTATAGTCAACCACTATTCTGTTATCTGGATAAATGATCTCAACTATGTAAGTTACGTGTCGATGAAATACCCGATCAAAAACTGGATAGTTTTTTCTTAGTATTTCCATTCCTTTTTTCGCCTGATCTGAAGTAAAAGATCCTTTAGTTGCAAGATGCCATTCATCCTGGTAATAAAAAAGTATACCTAAAGATCCGTCGACTTTTTCTTGAACATAAACATAATCCCCTTTAGTTGGAACCTGATCAGTTACTTCCTCATAATTAAAAAACTTACGGAAAGCAGAAGCAACAACATATCCTTTATCGTCTATTATTGTTCCTCTCATATCCAAGGTTATTTCATCCCAATCATTATTAAATTGAGTTTCCCTTGTATAGTTATAAATAGCGATAGGAAGTGTTGGATGTGGATTTCTCTCTATCTTTCCCTCATTAACATACTTGTTAAGGGTTCTTATAGCGTACTTCTTTCTTTCCATTTCCAGCTTTTTTCTAAATTGTCTATGTCGAATTCAACTATCATATTATCTGCAGCACCTAAGTATATTAATTTACCCCAGTGAGGTCTTGTTTGAAACTCGTCTTGCTTAGATTTTTTCATTCTATCGAACTGATGAAATCTCATATGGTCTTTACAAAGATCTGCAACTGTTTCAACATCAGCTCCATATCTAATCATCCATTCCTGAACCTCTTTATTACTTCGTATAAAGCTCGCTACTTGCGTATCGTGTCCAGGACAAGTAGGAAATCCGGTTTTAGGATTTAATCTCAGCGTATCAAGCTTAAATAGATCGTGCATACATCCTGCGAATATAAGATCGATGTCATCAGTGAGCATTAATCTCTCAGTCACTATTCGGATGTGCTCAAAAGTATTGGGCTCTGGATGATAATCCGGTCTTTCTCTGAGAGTCTTAAGCTTCTCTAGACGATCAGTTACACTAGAAGGAGGATTAGTTATCTCCAAGAAGTGATTAAAATTTTCAAAGTGTACTTTTAACATATCGCAATATTATAGAAAAAACTCAAATAAAAAAACCGATTCCTAGGAACCGGCTTTTTCTATATATAGGGAACAAAAAAACAATTCATAAAAACTGTTTTTTTGCTGAGGACTCTAAATATACTGTCAAGATACCAAAAAATTTCACGATCTATTGAAAAATTCTCGGAGTCCGCGAGTAGAAAGAATATATATAAGAAAAACAAAGGAAAAATGAGTATTAAAAACTATCCAGAGTTCAAAAAAATACAAGAAGTTAGAAGAGCTAAAAAATGCCCGGTTCTTAGCTTTAAGCCAATCAGAGAATCAGAAGCTTATAAAGATATGGTTGCAATGGGTTGGACAGAGATGATCGCAGAAAACCCAATCGGTATCGAAACACAAGGTACTGAAGAACAAAGATACTTTAAAGATCGTTTAGGTAACATAGCATTTAAACACGAATCTATGAAATCTCCTAAACCTGGATATCCTCAATATAACATCATGCACAACGGAAGTATTAGAGTGGTTGTAGGACCTTCTAAATCTTCGGAATTCCCTAGATTAAATACTGATCTTAGAAGAGCTTGTATGACTACTGAAGATTATCTTTTTAAAATGGGATTCTTGATTAAGTATATCTTAAGACAGCAAGGAGTTCCTATGTCAGAAGAAGAACTTTTAGGAAACGAAACTTATAAAGATGTTCTTAGAAGGAAAATGGAAGAGGATCCAGAGATTGTTAAGAAATTTGAGATCCCACCTAGTTTAAAAGGTGAAGACCTAGGTAAAGGTGCTAATATATTAAAACGATTCGGAGGCTTCGACGATTAAAAACATAAAAAAGTGAACTTGGAAATTTTACAGATTTTAATAACTGGTATTTTTTCCGTAATTGTAGCACTTGGCTCTATTTGGTTGAAGCATTATTTGGATTCAAAGAAAAAGTCCCAAGACGAAGAAAATTACGAAATAATATCACAGCAAGACGTCGATTCGATGCTAGAGGTTCAAGAATTTCTAGATCAATTCAGAGAGGTGTGGAAATTAGACAGGGTTGGTATATTCCAATTTCATAATGGCGGAAAATTCTTTCATGGAGTTCCTATGAAAAAATATTCTCAAACTTTCGAATCAGTTTCACCAGGTGTTTCTAAAGCTAAGGAACACAATCAAAATGTATTTGTTACTGAACATACTTCCTTGATGAAAAATTTAAGCGAGCAAGAATTCTTCTACGTAAATGCAGAGGATCCAGTTTTAGATTACATTAGAGGTAAAGTAACGGAGGAAGGTATACTACAAATAATATCTGCACCCATAAGAACATTATCTGGACAGTTAATAGGGTTTGTACAGCTTCATACAGTTAAGCATAAGATAGACATATCTGAAGATCTAGAAGATGAAGTTTCTGAATTAGTTTCCAATCTATCAGGATATCTTATAAGAAAATAAACATGTATAAATGTGAATTTTACGAATCCGGAGATTTAATAATGACTCTAGAAATAGAAGGAGAATCAAGGATCGATGTATTAAAAAATATATTGGATAACGAATGGACACAATATGGGGATTTTGTAATAGAGGAACAAGATTTAGAAGCTATTATATTGAATATCCTATTCGGTAATCTAAATAAAGATTCACAGGATTATTTAGATGCTTATAAATATCAGGAATACCTATACAAATTAAAAACAAATCTTAATTACGGATTAGATCTTAGACCTTTTTTATCAGAAGACCAGAAAAATGTCAATGCAATAAAAATCGTTGATTATTTTTGTAAACAAACAAGCGATGAATTTATGCAAAGCAACGATACTCTTAATATATCATTTAAAATAACAAGGGAGTAACCTAAAATGGTAAGTCTAAAGACATTTTCATGATATGAAATTCGTCGGCCTTATATTTTGTCATAGCTTCTAACATATCCTCTCTACTTAGTTTACTAAGAAAGTAAGATTTATCTTCTACTATTTTTTCATAATCTTCTTCGCCAAGTGAGTTGTCCCATAATTCATAAAAGTAACCAAGTGCATGGTCCCATCCATAAACGAATTCTTTATTTTCTCCTAGTTCTACTAAGTATCTACTCATTTTATATTAATTTATTCTGTGAAGGTGTATTAAGTATCTTAGCTATAACTTGTCCATGACACACTAATGTTTTTTCAGATCCGTCAGAAGGGGATTTACAACACCAGCATCCTAAAACTTTACCTCTTAATTCTTCAAGTTCTTTTATTAACCCGCTTTCGTTAAGATAGTGTACATATCCATTTATAGCTTCCTGTCTTGTGGCTACTTGATACTTAGCTTGAGTCTTATCTAGATCTTTATGAGTATATGGATTAGCCCACTTACTTGGTCTTCCTATATACACATCGTGTTTGTGTGTTTTAAAGTGTACAGCGTACGTTTTGCCTTCTTCCTTATCAAAGTCCTGCATATCCAGAAATATCCGATTTAAACTCAAAAAAACCATCCCTAGCTAATGCCTGACAGTACTTTCTTATCATCACTATAGAAGTAAACACATCAGCATCGTGCATAGCATTAGATTCGGTTATTCCTCTAACGAAAAGGTCGTAAGCCATTTTCTTACAGATCTCAGGAAAGCTTTCTATTTTTAATAGTTCTTCGTATGCTCTATCTTCTCTTATGTAGACAGAAACTTTAGTGATTGCTTCTTTTAATTGTTTTTGTGAAATCTCCATGATGTAAAAATAAGAATAAATCCCCGAATCAAAAAGATTCGGGGAGTGTGGACCCGGAGGGAGTCGAACCCTCGTCCAGCTCGAATGCTCGAGAAACTCATTCACAGGCTTATTCCGTTATTCGACACGGACAAACTTTGGTGCATTTCTTTTTTCTTTCAGACTTAATGCTCAGTCTGGGTTACTCCCTGGTATTAACCAGGTTTCCCTAACATTGATAGTGACGATCTAAATGGGTATTGGACGAATCCTCAAGGCTCCACTCAATGTTAAATTGGCAATACTACGAACCTTTTTTCTTGCCGGTTTTGGATCTTTCTGTTCCTAGGCCGATCCGGCCCGACGGTTAAGCTGCTAATAGCATCTCAGCCTCTTCTGCTACCGCTACGCGAGTAAGAGAAGTTGGGATACTCATGATATCCTCTGTGTTGTAAACGTTTGCGTTTATTGTTTGATAGGTAATTAAGGATTTCCAATCTAACCCTGCCTGAATCATTTCAAAGAACTACCTCCGCCTGTCAAATCCAAAGCGGGCCCATTATTTTAATATATATAAAAAAACTTCCGAAAAGTTTCTGAACAATCATTGTTTCTCTGCTCTTTCTACAAGTAACCACCAATTGTTAAACTTATCTAAAGCCTTTTTCTTTGCTCCCTTACCCCCTATACAATCTTCATAATAATAAGGTGATCTTGTTTCTCCGTCTGCATGTCTTAGACCACTTCTAATACAGAAAAAACCTGAACCTTCAGTGATCTGAAACCAATCTATCATTGTCATACCTCCAAATTTAAACTCCGGACGTAATTTAAGTATTTGAGATTTAGTCATTTTTTTATCGAAACTGCTAATTCAATTCTTCTTTGTACCTCATTATAATGATTTATAAATTCTTCCGCTCCAATCTCATCCCATTTTTCTTCTTCGTCCCATTTTTCTGGGTAGAAATGATGGTAAGATTCGATCTGAAAGTATTCATCTATATTAGGTACCCAGTAACTAACAAGAATACACATAGGATTACAAGATTCGGTATTTGTATTATGAACAAATACACATCTAATATATTCAGGTGTCCTTTCATTCTTTTCCATGAAATATCTTCCCTCATATTTTTTAGCTCTAGCAAATCTATCTTCCTGATCTAAATCATCTAATTGCTTTCTTAGAGTTTTTTCTTGCTCTCTTATATCAATTAATTTGCTAATTAAATCTTCCCTTTCTGCACTCATAAATTTATTTGTGGTAATTTTTTCACAAGATCTCGTCTATTATTTTGTACTTTAAAGCAACATTTGCATCAAAGTAGAAATCCTTAGATCTCTCTACGACCTCTTCTATTTTAGCCTGTGGGAATTTACTTCTGGAAGTTAAAATACCTTCTAGTGCTTTTTGTAATCTCTCACATTCTTTAACATCATTCTTGATCCAAGTTAAAGATGAATAAGGATGACTAACTATGATCTCATGGAACATAAAAGAAGAATACTTGTGAGCTTTTCTTATATGCCCAGAAGCCATAACATATAAAGCTCCTGACATTACCATACCTAAAGCATGTGTAATAATAGGTGTTTTAGAATATTCTATAGCATTGATCAAAGCTAAAGTACTGTAAACACATCCGCCTGGACTATTGATGTAAAGATTTATAGGCCTACGTTCGAAATCTTTAAGTTCTTCTTCGTCTTCTTCATCCAAAGAATTAATTTCTATGATATCCTCTATAACATCATTAGCAGAATCTGGATCTATCTCGTCTACTAAATAGAGGTTCCTATTTTTTAAACGATCGTACTTCTTTTTTGAATCAATTGACATATGCTACTTATACCCCCTTTACGTCTCTAAGTTTCTACTATAAGGAGATTTCAAATCGGCCTTTCATTTTTTCTAATGTATCATCAGGAACCCCGTGGACATTTTTACCGCCATGTCTATTTTCTACTATTATAGTAAATACCATGTACCCGTATTTTTTTGCAAGCTCGATATAATGCTCCATTTCCCATTCTTGTGTGAATGTGTTAGAAACTGCGATCTCTCTATAAAATTGGTCATTGACTAATGAGTCCTTCATGTATGTCTCAACTGTGTCTTGACAGAATTTGTGGGCTTCCTTGATCTTAGTAAAATCAAAATTATATTCACCAGTCTCTTTATCTATGAAGTATTTGTCTGCTTCACACACTAAAAAGTCCTCACCCACTAATTTTTTTGCAAATGTTGATTTACCAGATCCTGGTATTCCTCTAACTATGTAAAGTGTCTTCATCTCTTTCTATTTTGTTATTTCTTGTAAATTTTGTATCGAAAAATTTTATAACCTCCTCTTGAGTATAATACCATCTCATATCAATCTGAGCTGATCCAACAAGAATTTTCCAATACCCTGTATTAGTGAAATCCTTATTACTTAAGATCTTCCACCGGATCCATTTAAAAGGAATTTTTAAATAGTGTCTCCACCTCCAAAGTTTTTCTAAAAAATTGCAATCTTGATATCTTTTATGATTCCTGTTCCCTTCCATATTTTTCTTTCAATTGTTCGTCAGTAAGTGGGATAATTCTTTTTTCCCATTTGATTAAAAACTTATCACCATTCATCAAAATGTCGGATATGCACCATTCTCTGATAACTTCACTTTTGTAAGTTAACTCAATAGATTTAATAACAACAGATTTATAAGATTCATTCCAGAATCCATTAATATCCATAGCTTCTTTGTGAATTCCGAGGAAGTCTATTTTACTCATCTTTTTATTTTTTATTTAAAGAATATCTGAACTAACAATATAGAAATAGCAAGTATCAAACAAATAATTGTCTTAGCTGTTAAAGGCTCGCTAAATAAATACCAGCTTAAATAAGTGAATACAACCGCTCCTATTGAAAATCCTATTAATCTAGAAGGCCACATCTGTCCATTGTAAGCCATTACCATATTCTTAACAGAATACATGTATAACATAGATATAGGAATTCCCATTAGTACAACTATCCAATAGTTATTTTTAAACGATTCATATTTAATCGGACCCTGGAGTTGAAAAAAAGTTAGGACCTGAGCAAAAGTACCTAATAAGATTCCAACCAATAATTTTACCCAGTCTATCATAATTTATCTTCTCTCTATATTTTTAATCACATCTATTGATGATTCCGGTATTACTATCCTCTCTCCCTCGCAATCATGAACATCGTAAAATCCCGATGGATAAAAATTTATCCTAGTGGCTTCTATTTTACTACCATTTTTAAGAGAGATCGAATATGTACAAGATTTCTTTTCTTGTAATTCTCTAACAACAAAAATAAATGATGTTAAAATAGTCAGAAAGATTATTACTATTACAGAGAACTTCCTATTTGACATCTTTTTTTAGTTCTCTTAGTATATCTTCCATTCCGCATTGCAGTGATGCAATTTTATGTAATAGGAAAATAACAGCCACGTCCTGATATTCTACCGTATCAGACTGTCCGAAAACAGCTTCCGCTGTTTCGTGTAATTCTTCCTGTAATTCTTCAACTCTTTGTTTTACTCTTTCTTCCATTTTAATAATTTTTTCTAAGTAATTCAATCACGTCCCAAGCATCTTCCAGCGCATTATGAGTAACTACTTCTGAAAGGCCAGCTCTTTTCTTACACTCGGATAGTCCAGGTAAAGAATCATCATTCTTCCAATCAACAAATAAAATCGAAGGATCAATAACTCTTTGTCTTATTCTAAAAACCTGTTTCCATCTTGGTAGTCTTTCCAAGAATAACTTATCAAATGTAGCAAAGTTCTTACCAGCACACGAGATATGAACTTTCGGCATATTCGAAGTTAGCATTGGATATGTAACGCCATCAACTAATTTTATTCGCTGGTTTAATAAATCTGTATTTTTTGGAGCCAATCCGTTTCTATAACAAAATTGGAATAGTGCTTCAACAACTTCTTCTTCATCCATGAATTGTATACCGGTCATTTGAACAATATCATTCTTCTCGTCTTGATCCTCTGCTGTTTGATAATGAACTATCGTTTGGATCAATTCACGATTCAAATTAATTGCAAATAGACTTCCAGATATATTTTCTCTTTTGATAGCCACATGGAATTTAGGGATTTCGTCAAAAGGTAAAGGATTGTTTGTGTCCTCTATAATAGCACCTACTGATAGGACCTGATCATTCACTGGATCTAATCCTGTTGTTTCTATGTCGATTGAAATGTACTTCATTTATTTTTTGGGATTAAAATTAAAAACTTTTTCAGCATATCCGTTAACACAGGGTCTTCCTGTATTATAACATCCAAATACTATTTTCCAGTTACCGTACTTATCATATAGCTTTCTCAGTAATTTCATAGAGGTCTCTACATTAAGATCGATATTGGATATCAGTTCATCTCTTGATATAGATCTTCCCCATATCATATTAGCAGTACTGGGCATAATTTGCATAGGCCCCAAAGCACCTGCAGAAGATTTCTGTTTAGGATTATATCTCCAATGAAAAGGTCCTTCGTATCTAGTTTCAGTATAGGCTATTCCTAAAGCATACCTAAGAGGGATATCATATTTTGCAGCATACTTTTCTATTGAGGAAAACATTCTGACTGCAATCGGTTGCCCCTCATAGATTGATCCTTCTTCGTAATATGAAATTTCCTCTTGTACTATTTGATCTACACTCAAAAAACGTCTAAGAGGAATAGTAAGCAGCCCTATAAAAACAAGGGCTGCAAAAAAAGAAACCCTAGTCTTAAGACTAAGGGTTCTGGTACTCTGATTGAATTCTGGTTGCATACAAGTTAAATATTGATTGTCCAATTGAATCCTGATAAATTTCATATTCCCCAGTGGTACGATCGATAATCATAAGCTCGCTACGCTCGTTTATCGCTACTGAGATTTCTTTTATTGTTTTAGTCACCTTAGGAGACGCACAATTAACTTTATCTCTTTCCATTGTACTATAGTGGTACAGCTCCGACAAAATGTAGCCTAGTGCTACTAAACAAACAAATCCAAGGATCCTTAATGTTTCTTTTAAGACTTTAGAAGCCTTTACTAAAATTTCCCTCTTTTCCATAATCTCGGTTTTTAAATTTAAACAAAGATAATAGAAAAATCTAGTATAAAAAAATGATTTCCTAAAATTATACTCCTAGATCGATTTTAGGTTTTGTATGGCAATCAGATTTTAGATCTTCAGGAATTCCTTTAGCCATATCAAAAAAGAACTTAGGAACCTTTCCACATTGTTTACAAGTGATAATTTCCGCAGGTAATAATTCTTCCTTACCTGATGGACTCATTAGGGGAGATAGTCTTTTAAATAACATTGAAGATTCCCATAGCATGTTTCCACCTTCGCATTTAATCCAAGGAGTATCTGACATATCTACTTTTACTTGTTGTTGATTTTCTTGCATTTTTTATTGAATTAGATTTTTATATTTTTCATATCTGATACCCCATTTTTCTGCAAATAGAGATGTGTATTTTTTGATTGGCTCTATATGAGCATCGTCATTTTGTTTATTACTAGAAACCCTCATGAATTTAATAAGATGAACTATAAAATCATCCTCCTCGCGAAAAGCTTCAAACATTAGATTTCTAAGATCCTCTTTTAATGGTGAATAAGCTTTTAAAAAATCAGAAGACTCCTTATCCCTCATAATATAGGCATCAGGATTTAGGATCCAATCGTCAAAAGATTTAAAATCTCTAGGCGGTTCTGCAAAGTTTTTAATTTTCTCCCAATCGAAGAATCTTTTGTTAAATGACATTTTTTATCGGTTTACCTTTAGATTTATATTAAACCAAAAAAGGTAAGTTTCGATAATAGATTATTTAAGGGAAAGAAGATACATTAATTTAGAAACGGATGCTATTAGTTCATCTGCTAAATTCTGAAGATCTGATTTATCAAACATCTCTCTCATAGCATTTAAACAATCGAGAATTGTTTTTAACCATTGAATAGGATCAACAGATCCAAAGCTTCCGAATTCGAATGTACCACCAAAGTTTATTCTTGGGTAATATCCCTGATACGATTCAACTAAAGCATCTAATCCTTCGTCTATAGATTCATAAGTAGATCCGTAAGCATTATGCTGAGCATATGATTCTGTTCCCCAGTGCATAATTTTAAGTTGTGCTTGGAAAACTAATAAATTTATAAAGTGATCATTTATATCATTGCTAGCTCCTAAGGTCTTAACATTAACCTCTAGCTCGTTAGGAATCATTCCTCCAGTTTCTTTATATTCGTCAAAAGTCATTTTAATCTTTTCTTCTATATATCACTTAAATTAAAATAAGGCTCTTACTAGAAGTAGATTAGGAGAAAGAGGAGTATATCCCATTGCTTCGATAAATCGATTGATAGGATCTAGAATAACTCTGTTAAATTGTTCGTCAAAATCTACGGGAGGTGCTAATTCATAAGGGTATGATCCATTAAGATATCCAAATACATTATTCTCCCTTTCATTATTAACCTTAACGTAGTAGAATTTAATCTTCTCTGATGATCTAATTAAACTGTACTTAGCTTTATGTTTAGAATTATTCAGAATATAATTGTGGTATCCTGCAGCTCTTACGTGCATCGGACATCCTTTTGCTACTTCGAAATTAGTAGTATCGTTAACGATGAACTTTTCTATGTTGTTAACAGAAGTACCGATTGAGATCTGATCCGGCTTTTGTATCTTAAACTCGTTTTTAATCTCTTTTAAGATCTTAACGAACTCCCTTATATCAAAATCCTTACCTTTCTCAAAAATGTGTCTTAAAAGGAACGTAAGCTTCTCTCTAGCAAACGGAGCAGTACCTCCCTGTGCTAATTCGATACCTGTTGATTTAATTTTAGAAAGTCTTGGGAATAAATCCTTATTAGGATCTTGCCATGCGATGTGAAGTACATATTTCTTCTTACCTAAGAAAATACCTGCATAAGATAAACTTTCAAGCTCGAAATCCTGATAGTTATCGGTATTCCATTTAGTAGCATAGATGTCATAGCATTTCTTGATGTATTCTTTTAATCTGAATTCATTAAGTCTTTTAACGAATTCAAAAGGATCGTAATTAAACTCACAAGAATCCATTACTGCACCAAGGTTGATATAATTGGAATCAGTATCTCCGTAGATAATAAAATCCAGATTAAGCTTCCTTACATTCTTAACTTCCATCTTTTCATGTAGCTCTGTATCTAGATGCCACATGTCATTAAAATATCTGTTAACTATCTTCTCAGCAAATTTCCAAATATCCTGTCCTTGTAATGTTACACTTTCTGCAACATCAGGGTTGAACATAGCAAAGTACTGATTCCCGGTCGCTCCGTATATACTGTTAAGAGTTAATTTAATCCCTTGTTCAGTATTATAGAAATCCGAAGATTGTTGTTGTAAAACTGCGAGTCTTTCTTTTAACTCATCAAGACTCATTGATGAATAATCTAATTCTTCCATATTATACCTCCACTAAACCTATTGCAATCATTGAATCAGACTCTGTCGACTTAACAAGAATTCTATTCTCGTGAAAATGAATTTCAGAGCTTTCTTGATCGATATATGAGAATTGATTTTTATAGATTGTGTATACGCTAGGAGAAGTAAATCCATTAGGGGTTTTGCCCTTAATGATCTGATACTGGAAAGAGTTACCTCTAATAGTTACTCCATTTTCCTCAATATCAAAGTTTAGTAATTCCTCGTGATTTGATTCGATTCCTGTTAATGAAGACATCTTCTGGAAGCTCTCCTTAGATATTTCAAAATTAACTTCTGATCCTTCTGTTGAGTGAATGGATCTTTGAATGTTATCATCTATGTATGCTAATAAACTAATGTCTGCACATTTAACAAAGATGTTTAATGAAGACGAAGAGAACTTAAGACTTGTTGCAATTAAATATCCCTCATAAGGTTGTGATTCAACGATAAGATTAAGTTCTTCCTCAGGTCCAAAGTATTTGAATACATCAATTAATTTACTAATCTCTAGAACTCCTATCTTCAATCTATTAGGAGGGAATTCTCCTTCAAGTATCTCATTGATGTCTACGTTGACATATTTGATTACTGATTTATCCGGGGTTCTAACTTTAGCAAATAAATTACTACCTTCGATCTCTAGAGGAACACTCTTATCAACAAGTTTTAGCTTTTTAAGAAATGCTATAAAATTGTTAGGGTTCGTAATTTTAAAATTCCAAGTTGGGTTTTTCTTACTCATTTTCTGTGTTTAATTCAATTGTTTCTTCTGTTTCTTCTTCTATTTCTTCAGGATCAAAAATTCTAATACCATTGTGAAATTCATCTTTACTGTCTCCTAATAAGGAAGTTGTTTTTGAATTTCTTCTACCTAAAGAAGCGTGATATTTCTCTGCCCCTTTAGATCTAGCTTTTTGAGCTTTTATCTCCTGTATCTTATTCTTTATAGATTCTTTTATCGATTTAATTTCTTCTGAAGTCTTAATTATTTCCTCTTTTGTCAATTTAGTTAAAGGTATTGATTCAAGTCTCCTTGATATCTCTCTTTTATAATTCGAAAGAAATTCGTTAACTTCTTCAGCAGATCTTTTCTTATCAGACATGAATATCAGGAATTTTAGTTTAGCTTCTAAAAATTCTAAGTCATTCTGTAAATACAATAGATCCCTTTCAAATCTTTTTAATATTGTTAGTTCCCTATGAACAATAAAATCCTCGAAATAGTCTTCTATACATTCATACTCTAGAACACTGCCATCTCTAACAAATACGATATTCTCAGTGACAATCTGTTTTGTTTCCTTTGCTACCAGAAAACATATGTCCTTAAATTCTTGGTCAGTACATCTAAATTTGATAGATATTTTAACCTCCTCAGTAGAGAAATTATCCATCTTATAATTAACACCGCTTCTTTCTAATAAGCTATTTAGACGTATAAAGAAAGACTCATATCTTTGTAATGGGGAAATAGAATTGATTTTAAATGTTCTAGTTGACACGTCCATCTCTACATCACCTTCTATTAACCAGGCAGATCTTAAAGAATCCATCTTTGTGATCTTTCCTTTGAATCCTCTAAAGTATGGTTTTAGTTTTTTAGTTTTATTACCTTCAAGATAAGAAACTATCTCCTCGGGCTTTCTTGGAAGTATATTAGATTTGTACCCTACTGCAATACCGACGATATGTGTTGAAATTCCAACCGGATAATCAACATGTATCCAATCAAATCCCCCCTCCTCGTTAGGAATGTTGAGATCCTTATATTTTTCTATAATGTCCTTATACTTAGGTGATATTTTTACCTGGGTGTATCGAGGCGCTGACGGAACGGGATTTACTGGTGTCCCGAAAAATCCATCACCTAATAGTATCTGATCTGAACAAGAAAAAGGTCTAGCTAATTTAGATATTGCCTGGGCCATAGAAGAATCCCCGTGGTGATAAAGACCAGTACTAAATACTTCACCAATTACACCTACAGTCTTTTTAAAAACACTTGGTGAATTCTGAAGGATTAATCTTTGAACTGGAGTTAAAGCATCATAGAAATTAGGAATACCCCTGCTTTGAATTACATATAGGGCATATTTCCTATAATCAGTATTGATCTGGTCTGATATTGTTATTGTATTACTCACTAAAATTACCTTTACTTTTTGTACGGTAATTAATGAATAAAGTTTCTATTAAGTGATTCTTCCTAGCTTTTTTAATCCCCCTGCCTTTACTTTAGGTGCAGTCTCTGTTGCTGGTCCTGTAGATCCTGTTGCTGGTTCGTTAGAAGCTAAAACCTGACTTGGAGAATATACCATTCCCATCATTGCAGACTTCATCACTTCTTCCGGAATGTCATCTAATTGTATAAGAGCATAAATAAATTTACCAGCATTCATAGATTCCTTTTCTGCCTTAGAAATGAAATCCTTAAATTCATCATAATCGCTAAATACCTGACATCCTGCTGACCAAGGTCCTACACAAATACCTTCTCCTTTAGTAGAGGATCTATGTATTTGCATACCACAATTTTCAGTGTAAACCTCTGCAGGTTTATAAGTCTCATATTTAGTAACTCCTATTGGGTATCTACCTACTTTAATTTTTTCACCCTCAACCATCATCTTGTATTTCCCGTGACCTAGAGTTGATTCCTGCAAAATGTAAAGCGTATCACCTGGCATTTTAATACCAACTCCTTTAGGATTCATAGGTTTTTTACCATAATAAGCTAAGCTAGGCACAGATGTAATCTGATAAGGAATAAAAGTGTCACCTAAACTTGCAGGAGGTACCGGACCAGTAGCTGCACCAGTAGCTGCACCAGTAGCTGAAGAAGATTTAGCCTTTCCTACCGTATCCATTCCCTTTTGAGATACCTTTTTAATTCTATCAAAAACAGATTCCTCCTCGTTTATAGAATAAAAGTTTTCGAAAGAAAGAACCCTAGAATTTGTAGAGATCTCATTATGTTCAATTATGCTATTCCAATCTATGCTCTCTTTTGCACCAGTAGCTCCAGTAGCTCCTGTTGCACCAGTAGCTCCCTCAGTTCCATCCTTAGCATTACCTGGTATAAAATATAAAGCATCACAGAATCTATCCTGATTGGATGATTCTTTCTTTATGTTTATTTTATTTCTTATACCAATTACTACAGCTCTTTTTTCGTTAAGCTCATTTATGGATCTTGTATAATCCCCGGCTTTTTTCTCTTGAAGATAATTCAAAAGTATCTTAATAGTAGCAAGAGATATAGGTGTTTTTTCTAGTTGATAAGGTTCGCTTGCACCACATCCTTTATAAGGTAGAGATTCTTTGACCTCCTTAGTCATTTCGATTTGATCATCGACACCACCAGTTAATCCTTGGATATCACCAAATAGCCCTTTAACTATCGATGTTGCAATTCTTGATTTTGCTTCCCTTTCTGTTTCAGGTCTTTGAGTTCCTGGTGTATCTGATGCAGGATCTGGTGTAGGAGCTCCTGTTGAACCGGCTAAAATGTCAACCTGTTCATTAAATTTATTGAATGATAGAACTTTCTTATTCATGTTCTATATATCATCATTTATTCCTTTTTATTAGAAGTGACATAATTACAGACAGGAAAGAAACAACACCCGATCCAATCAATCCCCATAAGAAAACATCGGCTCCAATTCTATATACGTTCATAACAGTGAAAGATATAGCATCAATGTGTAGATCATTAAAAAAGAAATATAAAAACATCGAAGTCCAGAATGATGTGCACTGATAACAGTTAAGCATTTCACCAAAGAACGGGAACGATATTAAAAGCCAATTTCTAGGAGCATCAAAAATCTTAGACGATACTAATATATGAGTTAGACCCCAAACTGCTAGTAAATAGAATATAAATGTCATGTTTAGTTAAATATTTCGTTATCTTTTAATTCATTAAGAAATTCTTTTTGATCGTCTGTTAAATTTTCGGGTATTTTTACATTAAGCTCAATTAAGAAATCGCCAACTCCTCCGTATCCTAAATTAGGTATACCTTTTTGTCCAAACCTAAGAACTGTTCCAGGAATAGTTCCAGGATCCACTATAGCCTTAACCTTTTCCCCTGATGGCATTTCAACCTCTACATTAGTTCCGAGAACTGCATCAATAAAGGTAATCTGTTTTGCTGCAATAATATCTATGCCTCTTCTGATAAAATAAGCGTGAGGTACTTCTTTTACCTTAACATAAAGATCTCCAGATTTACCGTTTCCTCTTCCGTCGTTACCTTTTCCTTCAACTATGAAATTCATTCCTTCAGCAGCACCGGGAGGTATATTTATATCAATTATATCTTCGCTCTGTACAAGTCCTTTACCAAAACAGCTTAAACAATTCTCTAAAACAACCCTTCCTGATCCTTGACATGAATGACAGGATTTAACAGAATTCAGCTGTACGAATCCTGTTGTTCTGTTAACTGTAACATATCCAGATCCGTTACATGTTCCACAGTTCTGAAATGAATTACCACCTTCAGATCCGCTTCCTGAACAGGGTACACATTTTTTATCCCTCTTCATCTTAATCTTTTTCTGTACTCCGTTGAGTACATCCTCCAGACTAAGATTCAGGGTTATATTTAACGAAGATCCCTTAGGATCTATCTTCTCACTAAATCCTCCGCCTGGGGAATAATGATCATGGAAAGGATCTTTGTAATTCCAATTGTTGTTAAATCCTCCACCAAACATTGATTCGAACGATGATCCGAATTTTCTTTTCTTGTCGTACTCAGATTTCTTGGTGGTATCGCTTAATATTTCATAAGCTTCAGTTATCTGTTTGAATTTTTCCTCCGCTCCAGGCTCCTTATTTCTATCCGGATGATACTGCAGAGCAAGTTTACGATAAGCTTTTTTTATTTCTTCTGATGTTGCTTCTTCAGCGACACCAAGAGTTTGATAATGATTACTCAATTTGATATTTTTTTAATTAAACACCCGACGGATATTTTTTTTCAAGCCTCTCCATAAAATGGACTGCCTTTTTATTATCTATTAAATCCTCTAGGGTAAAATTTATTTCACCTAATTCCTCGATAATATTTATCTCTGGATAGTTTTCTTCAATAGATTCTTTTATTACGGATATAAAGATTTCATTATCCGCAGACCAACTTGATTTTGTAAGATCTAATTCCTCTTCCATTTTTCGATATATTTTAGAAGTGCAAGATCTTTCATCTTCACCTCTAATTCTATATCGAAAATTCGGTCATAAGTTTCTATTTTACTCCATATCCAATCGGAGTGAGCAACCTCTTTAGCGGTATGGTCCTCAAATATTTTTCTTGAGTCAGAAAAGTGCGTTAAAGGCGTTATTCCTTCAGGCCAAGTAGAAATACACAGATCCAGCGCTCCCAATTCTGTCAGGACGTCGGGATTACATTTATGATGCAAGTAATCATATGTTATAGGTATTCCTATTTTTAAATGAAGAAGTGAATATAAATCTGTAGGAGTAAATTGACTTTTCTTGTCATCGTTTTCTACTACTAATCTAGATTTGACTTCTTCAGGTAGTAGATTATATGAAGTAATAAATCTATTGGCTGCTTCCTCTTTAGAAGGCTTAGTAGTATTTATATGGATATTAATAGGATATTTATGACTCCTGTCTAATCCCATTAGATCCATTATTTCTGCATGCTGTCTTAATTCTTTTATTGATTTTAAAACAACATTAGGATTTTCTGATGCTATAACACAATAAGGAGAAGGATGAAAGCTGAGTCTTTGATCAAAGCTCTTGGCAAGATTACCAGCGGTTATAAGATTCTCCTTAATCTTTTCAAAATCTGGTAAATCACTTATCTCATATTCAGACATCCAAGGAAACATGTCGGAGCTCATCCTATACATGTCTATTCCTGTTTCACCATTAAATCTAATGATACGTATTAGGTCCTCTGTATTTTTAATTGCTAATTCTGACACATAAGATATCCCCTTTTCGATAAAGGTTCTCTTGATCATTCCTCTGTTAGTTGTTACTCCTTCCTTCTCTAAAGAAAGACACAAACAACAATATCCTATTCTATTTTTGTAGATCATTCTACAAATATAGATTAAAAATTCTTAAGTGACTGGATGATTTTGAATCTTTCCCTAGCATTTAGATCATCTAGGTTATCCTTACCTGTTGCTCTCTTTAAGATTTTCTTAAATTTAACAGGATCTGTAGTTGCTCCTGCCTTCTGAGCGAACTCTCTTACGTCTCTTCTAGAGGGAACTAAATCTATAACCCATGCTTTAATGGGAATATTATACTGAAGAGCTAGATTTATGATTCTGTTACCTGAAAAAAGATAGTAGCTATCTTCTGAAGAAGTTCTAGTTTCACCAAAGTTGATGAATTTAATAATTATAGGAAGAGGTAAATTTAAGCTACCTTTCTTTTTAAGATCTTCAGAGATTTTAATTAATACATCTCCGTATGCTCTACCGTATGCTCCTGCAACTATATTATCATATTCATAAACCATAAGGTTCTGAATACTATTTATATCAAACTGATCATCTGAAACTATAGGAAGATTCTCTGTATGTCCTTTTTTAAACGGCTCTATAATATATTTATAGAACTTAGTTGATCTTGCAGAAGTTTTTCCTATATCCTTATTACCAATCGTTATATTATGCTGATAAAATTCAAGTTTAGCTTTATCATCATAGTGATGAATCTCCTCAGCAAGATCTGGTTTTTCCCAATTAATTTTTAACTTCCCTGAGTAATTTTTCTTAGGGGACTTAACTGGATCAGCAGCATTATCTGAAGCTTGCTCGACTACAAAGTTATTTAATCGTAAAATCATTAAAGTATATATCTAATTACTATTCGATAACCATTTTTTCCTTGCATCAGCAGAATCTCCAAAAGCCATTTCTAATTTATCCTTACTATCTAAGCTTTCTTCTATGTTAACTAGCTCCTTACCTCCCATTACCCATTCCCAATCTTCTAGAGACAATGAACCAAGTCCTTTTAGGTATCTAATATTACCGGTAGGCTTTGCAGCTTTAAATTCATCAAGATCCCAGAAGTACTTTCTTTTCTTTCCGTCCCCTACAGATACCAGAGGGATTTTTAATGAACTTAATCTTCTATGTTTTACTATAGTTGGAAACCATTTATAAAATAGATTAATAAGTAAAGAAGTAATATGAGATCCATCTGGATCAGGATCAGTTGCAATTACTATTCTTTTGTAACCAACTATCTCGGTATTTCTAGCAGTTGGATCTAAACCTAATATGTGCATTAGCTCTAGTATTTCTTTGTTCTCTGAAAGATCTCCGATATTCTTACAGTTCTTTATCTTTCCTTTTAAAGCATAAACCCCATCCTCCTTTGGGTTCCTTTTCTGTAATATAGAACCCATAGCTGATAGTCCCTCAACTATGAAAAGATTTTCAGCTACTGCTTTTTGTGCTGGGAAATATTTATGTGAATGCTTTAGATTTACTTTCTTTTTTTCAGATCTAAGCTTTTTTACGTATCCGTCTGTTTTTCTTTCCTCTACCTTTTTAAGTACTCTTGAATAAAGATCTGTCTTAAAAAATCCCTGTAATTTGGATCCGAACTTGCCCATTAAAAGACCTTCTATTTCTTCCCTGGTTGTTACGAATCTTGTTTTATTTTGATCCCCGAATTTGACATATTTTGGAGGAAGATTTAGAACAATAAGACAATCATAAAAATGGTGACCTAGTGTGTCTTCCAATTTGGTATTAATAAAATCATTAAATATCTTTTGATGTATACCTGAACAAAGAGCAGAGTTAACAAAGCTTAAAGATCCTGATCCTTCATACTTCTCCCAAATAGTTATTTGTCCTAAGTCTGTGTTTATTTTGAAACAGTCTTCTGGTAAAAATCTAGGTTGAAGATCTACGATTTCTCCATCCCAACTAAACTTAATCTCTAAGTTACTTAGTATAGGATCTCTTTTAATTAGATCGTACTTTAGTATGAGGATAGAAGATAAAACTTCTTTATCCCATTTTGAATACCCAAAAACTTCAGACAGAGGAGAGAAGGTAACTTTAGTACCAGTTTGCATATCGCTTTTTCTCTTGGATACCTTTGCATCCTTACCCTCGTAATTCTTCCACTCTTGGAAATAATAGAACTTATCGTTTATAGTTTCTATACTAAAATACTTGGACAATACATTAACCAAACTTACACCCATTCCATTAGTTCCAACTAAAGACTCTTGAATGTCGTCATTCTCAAAATTAGACCCAGCTCTTAATTGTGACACTGCTGTTTCTATATTTGTCTTACCACTAACTTTATTAATATCTGTGCCTTTATAGAAACCATTTCCTGTATCACTTATTGATACAGAATTACTTTTACTATCAACGTCAATAAGGATACTTTTCATCTTTCCTTTCATGCGTTTAGCTTCGTCTAACGAGTTAGAAAAGACTTCATCGAATAGTTTATACATTCCGACCGAAATCGTCCTAGACTCAACAAAAATCTTGTTATCGCGGATTATAGGAACCTTTTCATCTGTGGGTTTAACACTACCAACATAAACTGTTGGTCTTAAAAGTATATGTTCTCTTTCTGATAAAACCTTAATCTCCTTATTCGCTGTCATTTTACTCTAATGATTTTTTTAAATTCTAAATTGTAAATATTAAATCCCACGTAAAGATATCTAATCAATAGCTATGATCTGGGGATCTAGCATTTATTCTTTTATCATAAAAATTTAAGAGATAAACTGTGGAAAAGTTTCTTAAAAATGTCGGTATATTAGGCCTTCGCTAATATTATTTTTCTTGCAAGTACCTCCTAGTAGTTCAACTACTGAATCTGCTTCACCTACATATTTGTCACATTCGTCAATTTCACAAGGTTGACATTCGTGATATATTTTGTTAATCTTACCATCTTTAATAAAAAGAATATCTAATGGTATTAAGCAATCCCTCATATGGAAAGTTCTATCCCCAGGATCACTAAAATTAAAAAGCATCCCCTCGTTTTCAAGGAGATGCTCTCTATGTGAAAGTCCTTTCGGAAAATCTTTACATTCTTCCAAAACGAATGTGTGATCACCTATTTTAGCTAAATAGAAATCTTCAGAATCTTCCTGCTGTTTAAAATCCATTACTTAATGAAAACCTCATCTACCATTGCTGGGTCGATCTCGATAACAATTCCTTTTCTTTTTAAAGAATAAGGAGTTCCTAAAATTACGTTCTTAGTTAAATCTACGTCCTTAACAATGAACTCAGAATCTACGAATATGTTTCTAGAAGGCTCGTCACCAGTTCTATCTCTATTACCTAAGAAAGTATCATTCTCTTCATCGTAAACGTCCTCCTCTTTAGAAGGATCGTAACCCATTTCAGAATAAATATCCTTAAGATACTGAGGAGCATTTTTACCCTGTGTTGGAATTTCAGCAACTAAAGTAATTTCTGAAAGAGTTCCAGCCATAACTTGAGCTAAATAATCCTGTAACTCAGGTAAAAGCTTATTTCTTTTGATAGTTTTCTCTGGATTGATTGCAGTTCCCATGTAAACAGGAACACCTACATTATAAACAGACTGTTCGTTAATGAAGTCGGAAAATCTTAAAATCTGCATTGATATAATTTTTACTTATATATCTCAAGATTCTTTCAATTCCTCATTTTTAACAGATTCTTCTACAACTTCGGTTTGTGTTTCTTCTTTAGGCTCTAAAGCTTTACTATAAAAATCCATATTTTTCATAATTCTTTCCTGATCTGCTTTATTAATATTAGCAAATAAGCTAGAATTTATAATAATATTAGTTGTTTTATAAGCTTCTTCTGCATTTCCGTTATAGTAAGCTAGTACAGAATACTCATCTGGCATTCTCCATTTCCAGATATCATCCTCGACAAAAAGAATATCTGAACAAGGTCCAGTTTTCATACCAACTGATGATAAAGCAAAAGCTAAAGCATATCTTTTTCTAGATCCTAAGAATTTAATTAGATGATAAAGAGCTTCTAAACGGTTAGGTCTATATTCCCATGCTTTTAGGTAAGCATCAATAATCTCTTCATCAGATTTATCTAAGATTTGTTTTTGCCTAGCAATCCAATATTTTGAGATGTATACCTCTTCTGCCCATCCACCCAGATCTACTCTTCTTTGGTAAGCTTCAATGGATCTTTCATTCATTCCTGCATCTCTATAGCTTTGTGCCATATAGAAAACATATCTTCTTTCAAGATCTATAGGAAGTTCTTCTTTCGGTGTAGTAAGAATAGCTTTTTCGAAAATTAAAGCATCGTTATAATACTTATCCTTTCCTTTGATGTCTCTGTTATGTCCAGAAACTGCAGCGTGCATTTCAACTCCCTCTAAAAATTCTTCAGATACCTTGATATCTGTAGGACCTGAGATATATTCATGCAATACCCCTACATATTTCCATTTCTGATCGCTCTTAACTAACTGAGTTCTATAATAAGCTAAAGAATTTAATCTGATCTTAATCTTATAAGCATCCTCAGTTAAATTCATAAAAGGATTTTCCCCTTCGACTACTAAAACATCGTCGGCATCTATGATTAGTCTATAATCAGATTTTCCTTCGGAATAATTTAAACTCTCAGTTCTGTTATAACCAAAATCTACCCAAGGTCTTTCGTGTAATTCACCTGGGATATTATATTCGTTCATTATCTCTTTAATGAGATCCTGTGTTCCGTCAGTAGAACCAGTATCACATATTACCCAATGATTAATATAGTCTTTAACTGAATCGATACATCTTCTGATTACTTTAGATTCGTTTTTAACGATCATAACTAAACATATAGAAGGTTGCTTAGTATCCTTTTTTTTGCTTACTGATTTTGACATGTTATTTTCAATTTAACATTTATAGATAAAAAATTGGATTAAATTTCACCCAGATTATCAAATATAATCTCAGTGATTTCATCAAGATCTTTCTCCCCAGATATCTCTAAGAAGGTATTAAGTTTTTTCATAGATTTAATCATAGGAAGCGTTTGATCTTTATATTCTTCCATCCTAACCTTAAATACCTCAGGATCTTTGTCATCAGCTCTTCCTGATGTTTTTCCTCTCTCTTTAATTCTCTCCTTCAATGTTTCTTCTGGAACATTTAAAAAGAAAATATTAACGGTCTCCAAATTATTATTAGACATTATTTTGTCCAATAAAGTTTTTTGTTTAAGGTTTCTAGGATATCCATCAAAAACAAATCCCTTAGATTTTTTATTTTTCCTAATAAACTTTTCAAGCTCCTTCGATACTAGATCATCCGGTAATAGCTTTCCAGTTTTCATCATCTCCTTAACTTCATCATCTTCAGATTGTCTAAGGATATCACCGGTAGAAACGTGCTTCATACCGGTTTTTTTACAAACTATTTCCGCCTGTGTTCCTTTTCCACATCCAGGAGGTCCTACAAAAATTACACAAGGAGTGCCAAGGGAGCCAAACTCTTTAAAATTTTTGATTTTCATTATGGGTTATTATTTATGATCCACAAGCGATACAATCGTCTGGGTTGTCAATACTACAAAGCAAATCGCTGTAGTTTTCATCCTCAGTCTTTGTTATTTCTTGTGACTTGGTAGTGTCTATACCAAGACCTTTAATAGCTGTAGTAGCAGCTTTAGTTCTTATATAATAACTTCCAGTCTTTAATCCTTTATCCCATCCATAAAAATGAGCTGACGAGAGTTTAGCAAAGTTAGCATCTTGTACAAATAAATTCATACTCTGACTTTGACATATGAAAGGAGCTCTGGTTGCAGCATGATCAATAATAATCTTCTGACTCATTTCCCAAGCAGTTTTGTAGATAGTTTTAAGATCTTCAGGAATTTCTACGATATCCTGAACAGATCCGTTATTGATTATGATCTTATCTCTAAGACCCTCGTTCCATAATCCTATTTTAACTAGATCTTTAACTAAATGTTTATTAACTACTGGAAATTCTCCAGATAATGTTTTTCTAATATAAATGTTCGAAGTAAAAGGCTCAAAACATTCGTTGTTTCCTAAAATCTGACTTGTAGATGCAGTAGGCATAGGAGCAAGCAATAAAGAGTTTCTAGCTCCGAATGTTTTAACTCTTTCTCTTAGCTCCTCCCAGTCCCATCTTGTACTAGGTGATTCGTTCCATAGATCGAATTGGAATAGGCCTTTAGATAACGGAGATCCTTTAAATGTTTGATATGCACCTTCTTTTTCTGCAAGATCAACAGAAGCACACATAGCTCCGTAATAGATTGCTTCAAAAATATCTCTATCTAGCATTTTTGCTTCATCAGATTCAAAAGGTATTTTTAGGATAGCAAATGTATCTGCTAAACCTTGAACTCCAATACCAATCGGTCTGTGCTTCATATTAGAAGCTTTAGTTTCTTTAGTAGGATAATAGTTAACATCAATTACCCTGTTTAGATTAATAGTTGCTGTATAAGCTATATCTTTAAGAGCATTAAAATCATATTTAGGTTTCTTACCAGGTATGATGAATTTAGGTAATGCGATAGAAGCTAAATTACAAACTGCAGTTTCTTTAGAATCCGAATACTCCATAATCTCTGTACAAAGATTAGAAGATTTAATAGTTCCTAGATTTTTTTGATTTGATTTTAAGTTAGCTGCATCCTTATAAAGCATATAAGGTGTTCCAGTTTCAATTTGTGCTTCTATAATTTTGTACCAAAGCTCTTGTGCTTTAATTGTTTTTCTTCCTCTTCCTTCCGCTTCATATTTTGTATAAAGCTTAACAAAGTCATCACCATATACATCATCTAATCCTGGTGCTTCGTCAGGAGAGAATAAAGTCCATTCTCCGTCAGTCTTAACTCTCTCCATGAATAAATCCGGCGTCCATAAAGCTAAGAAAAGATCTCTAGCTCTCATTTCCTCTTTACCGTGGTTCTTTCTAAGATTTAAAAAGTCCTCAACATCACAATGCCAAGGCTCCAAGTAAATAGCAAACGATCCTTTTCTTCTACCACCACCTTGATCAACGTATCTAGCAGTTTCATTAAATACTTTTAACATCGGGATGATACCGTTTGAGGTTCCGTTTGTTCCTTTAATGTAAGCTCCGGTACCTCTTACGTTGTGAATATGTAAACCGATACCTCCTGCATTTTTAGAGATTTGTGCTACGTCTGATAATGTTTTATAGATTCCTTGGATTGAATCATCATCCATAGAGACTAAGAAACAAGAAGATAACTGAGGTCTTCTAGTTCCAGAATTAAATAAAGTAGGTGTAGCATGAGTGAAATAACCCTGGCTCATTAAATCGTATGTTTTATAAGCAGAAGCTAAATCTTCTTTATGAATTCCAATAGCAACTCTCATTAACATTTGCTGAGGTCTCTCAGCAGGTTGCCCATCGATTTTTAAAAGGTATGATTTTTCTAAAGTCTTATAACCAAAATAATCATAGTCTAAATCTCTATCAGTAATGATTTGAGAATCTATATCCTTAGAATTTTCAGATATGATTTTGTATACATCATCAGCAATCATTGGGGCTTTTAAACCTGTCTTAGGATCTACATAATTGTATAATTGTTCAATTACAGAAGAGAAGCTTTTTGGAGTTCTTTTATGTAAGGAAGTAACACTAATTCTAGCTGCTAATATTGAATAGTCAGGATGGGTCGGAGTTAAAGCAGCTGCTGTTTCTGCTGCTAAAACATCAAGCTCTACTGATGAAATTCCGTCATATAAACCATGAATAACCTTCTTAGCGATTTCCATTGGTTCAATATAATCCATATTTAAACCATAACATTGTTTCTTAACTCTGTTTAAAATTTTGTCTAGTTTAACTCTTTCTCTCGAGCCATCTCTTTTTATTACTTCCATTTTATTTTTTATTTTACTTTTTCTTTTAGGGACTTTTTATCCAACAGTTTCTTTGTTTCCAAAAAAAATTAATTGTTTAGTTTAGAGATATCAGAAATAAATTTTAAGGAGGAATGTATAAAAATTCTATTTCTAATGTTAGCGATATCTCTCATAAACCAGTGAACTTATTTAATTTTATATATCGACGAGAATATTCTAACCAGGGTTAAAAATCAGCATCTAACGAAAAAGTTTTTCCGCTATTTCCATTTTCTTTAGTGCTGTCCATTACTCCTGATTTTTGGTAGGAACCTACTCTTCCTTCGAAGAAATTCCCTTTATTCTCCAATGCAATATTTACCATAAAATCGAAAGGACACTTAGTATTAAATACTTTAGAACATCCTAATGATATTAAAAGTCTGTCAGCTACGAATTCGATGTACTCGCACATAAGATCTGAATTCATTCCAATAAGTCTAACTGGTAAGGATGAAGTTACAAACTCCTTTTCTATCTCTACAGCTTCCATAATGATCTGCTTCACTGTTTCTTCTGACAATTTATTTTCGATGTGTTTAGAGTAAAGTAAACAAGCAAAATCGCAATGTAATCCCTCATCTCTTGAGATTAATTCGTTAGCAAAACAAAGTCCAGGCATTAGACCTCTCTTCTTAAGCCAGAATATAGAACAGAATGATCCGGAAAAGAATATACCTTCAACAGCAGCAAATGCAATTAACGTTTCTACGAAAGATCCATTTTCTATCCATTTCAAAGCCCAATCAGCTTTTCTTTTAACTGAAGGAACGGTATCAATGGCATTAAACAAATGCTCCTTCTCTTCCTCGTCTCTTATATAGCTATCAATTAATAATGAATAAGTCTCTCCGTGTATGTTTTCAATTGCTAATTGAAATCCATAAAAGCATCTTGCCTCCGGATATTGTACTTGGTTAAAAAAGTTAGCAGCAAGATTCTCATTAACAATACCATCAGAATTGTTAAAGAAAGCAATTACATGCTTAATAAAATATCTCTCATTGTCATTTAATTTATCTCTCCAATGAGTAATATCTTGAGCTAAATCTATTTCCTCCGCAGTCCAGAAAGAAGCCTCTGCAGTTTTATACATCGTCCACATATCATGCTGTTGTACAGGGAATAGTGAAAATCTTCTCGGATTGGGGGTAAGTAACTTTTCCATTTTAATTTTTTATATTTTATTATTTCTTATTGATAAAGGGGTCATTTATATATTAATATCCTCTCTCCTGTCTGTCATGATTTTCAGCATTTTTTGCCATATAAAGATTAACAATATCCTTACTTGTCATTCCCATAGAAATACCAAAATTCATAAAGAAATGTAATCCATCAATCCATTCATAAAATAGTTCCAATCTATCGTTTTCGCTAAGATCAGAGATCTTCATTTCTGCAGCTTTTTTATTGTCTCCTTTCCAGTATTTCCAACCAGCAGATCCAATTCCGTCGTTGACACCTCCAAGTGCATCAAACATTTCGTTTAATTCATCACTTAGTGCATGTTTATTAACCATCCAGAAATCTGCGATCTGCTTCAAAGTCCAATCTTTAAAATCAAATCCATATCTTGCTTGTAATTCTGTTTGCTTGTTGTAAATCAAGCCAAGAGTATCATTTACTCCTGTGTGGAAATCTTCTACTGGAAGATCTGCGCATTTGTTGTCTGTGTTTGCCATAATTTATGATTTTTCTTTAATTACTTTTTTTATTTTTTCTATCTCTTTTTCGCATTCAAAATATTTCTTCTTTGTTGCTTTTCTTTGTGCATAAAGTCCTTTTAGAATTTCTCTCAGGATAGGTTCTCTTCCTTCCTTGCTATAAAAGACTGCCCCCGACGAAGTTTTAATTGCTCCTTCAGGTATATTCTTAAGATTCTTACCAATATAAACCTCTGGAGAAATTCCCCATTGCATCATCGTGTTAGGGTACAGTGAAGCAAAGTCGAAACAAGCGATCCATTCATATAATCCTCTCTCTGGCTTCTTAACATAAGCTCCTTCGAATTTAACGTGTGTCTCTTCTTTTCTTTCATTTACGATTACCTGTTTTCTTTCCAAGAATTTTCTTAGCATAAGAACTTCAGTAGTCCAAACAGGAGATAATGCTCTGTTAATCTCCACCCTACTTACCTCTGCAATTTTAAAGAATGTAGAAAGGGTATCAAGTCTTTTATCGATATAATGTACAAGAGCACAGTCAACTGCGTTATAGAATATGAACGTTTCGAAGTCTGAATCATATAAATCCTTTAATGTTCCATTATAAGCGATCTTTTTAATCCCTATGGCTTGATTAGCAACATAATCTAACGAGTTAGACTCTCTAATTTTTACTACTCTATCCCACTTCTTATAAATCTCAAGGTAATCCACCATTAATACGTGCATAGGAATTTGATTCTTTCCTAAAAGAACTCCGCTTGGTGAAGCAATTTTAGGATCTATTCCTAATCTCTTTGCTCTGTTTATAATATAAGGCCAGTCATACCCAAACCAGTTCCATCCAGTTATTAAAGGCATTTTAGGAACGAGCTTAGAAAGGAAAGTGTAAAGCATATCAAACTCGCTTTCAAACTTTCTATAATTAAAAGTCCATTCACCTTTTTGACCCTCAAAGTGATCCTTTATTCTTTTCTCTATTTTTAGAATTCTATCAGAACTCATATCTTCTAATCCTATAACAAGAATTTTACCCTGGGATGAAGCCATACCAATTGATAGTATTCTATTTTTAGAATTTTCAGTGTCCAATGAATCCGCTCGGTTGTCAGTTATTTCAACCTCAATATCGACAAAGTATTTTTTAGGTGTTTGATAATCCCAAAGAGGCTTAGTTAATTCCGGATCTAATGCTTCTAATATTTCTACAATTCGATATTTATCAAACTTGTAGGTTGAAGATTTTTTAACCGGGCATCCATCCCAAGACATCCACTCAGGATCTCTTGAACGGTCACTAGCAGATGTTTTCTGCCAAACAAACTGAAGCGCTTTAGGGACTTGTAACTTTAACAAATTTACGTCTCCTTCCTCTGTATAATGGGAGACAACTAAAGAAGTACCTGAATTTTCTATATCAATAATCATACTTCTATCTTACACTGATACCCCTAAGAGGTTTCGATTTATTTTGGTAAAGAATATATACTATGTGAAAAAAATTCTAACATACAAACTTTTTGAGCAGGTTTACCTAAATGATGTTAAGCCTTTCTCCAAGGATACAAAGTATCCAAGAGGACTAAGATTCTCGAACCGTGACGAGGCATTAAAATCAGTAAGGAGACTTCAAGAGATGCTGGATAAAAAGGAGATTGAACTTAAAGATGCAATAATAGCTGCTTACATAATGTCACACAGGGCAGAATTTCATAAATTCCCTAAATCGGGTATTAAAGAAGGTTTAGTTGTCTGGAAGGATTTTTTATCCCAATTAAAGAAAAGAGAATCTGCTTAAGATTTTTTGAAATTACTCATAAATCTTTTAATCAAATCTAAAAGCTCGTAATTGTTGTTTGTAGCTTTAATTTCTATCTTCGGATCAGATTTCTTAGACCATTCCAAAATAAACTTATAAAAACTTTTAAATGCTGAAGGCAATTGATCACTGCTCTCAAATTTTAAAACCTCTTTTAATGTTTTAGAAAAACCTAATAGGAATCTATCAGTTACTTCTTTTTCTGATTTCTCCAGATCACAATAATCGAAGAATGAAGTGATGATATCCCAAACATTATCTGGAGTAATATCAGTGAACTTTCTAACAGTTCTTTCCTCTCCGCTCTTAGTTAAAATCTTACATTCACAGATAGTGTTTTTATCCTTTGAATTTTCCTTCGATGTGTAAAAATCTATTCTTGCTTCTTCAGAATCAGAAGCTTTCTTATTATAGATTATAGAGAATGTACCAACACGATTAAATACAAAAAAACCGGATTGTTCTTTTTTTTCAAAAGATCCTTCTCCGTCAATTATAAACCAATTAGCTGTGATTGGTTGGATTTTCTCGTATATTGGTTTGTAATTTTCAAACCTTAGTAAATGATTCATGTAGTATATATTCTACATAGAATCTAAATACATTTTTAGCTTCTTATCCTTAGGGGTAAAATCTAGATCCTGATCTACAAATATTCTCCATGCTTCCCTACCATATTCTCCAATTCCAGGAAATTTATGAGGATCCCTTATTCCTATCTCCCATGATATGGAGAATTGCTTGATTCTGTGTGCCTTAATATTTTGAAATCCTGTGCTCTTTATAAATGTACTTATATTAATAAGATCTTCTCTAATAATAGAAGCCGGATTAGGCCATGTTTTAAAGAAATGAGATATCAGAGGTCTAACTTGTCGGTTGCTAGTCTGATTGAGTAATATACAACAGACTAGCACCTTCCAAGGATCATCTTTATATTCTTCTTGTATTATACTTAATTTTTGCACGAAGCTAAATTAAGAAATTTCCACAGAAGTTTGCTTAGGTTTTGTAGATTTTTTTAAATTGATGTAAAGAAGACCATTCTCTACCTTAGCAGTAATAGGATTTTCTTGATCTAATACTCCATGGTTTAAAGCAAACTTCTTATCAATTTCAAACTTCTCGCCATAGATCTCTTTCTCTCCGTGTACGTGCATAACGTGACCATCAAGATCTATTTTAATATCATCTTTTGAAAATCCAGGAACTTCAAATATTAAAGTCCCATTCTTACTAAAATATCCCTGTGAAAACTTTCTAACGAAAGAGTTAAGGAAAAACGGTAATTTAATTTCTGATTCAAACATAATTTTATTTTTTATATTTTACCGTCAAATTAAATACCAACCTTATAAAATAGAAAAATCCAAGCGATTTTGTCACTTGGATTTATATTGATAAGACAAAAATTCTTATTGATTACCTTTACCTCTGCTAAGGAATGTTTTAAAGTCCATTAAAGAAGTATCTATCGGATTGTTATCTTTCTTCTTCTTTTTCTTTTTAGCAGCAGGAGTACCAACCTCTAGTGAAGGAAATTGATCCCCTGATCCAGTTCTCCCCGGTCCTGGAGGTATAACATTCCCCATTCCTGGAGTAGATCCTAAAGAAGCCATTGGCCCTCCACTCTCCTGGATAGGACCAGCTATTTTATTTTTAAATACTCTATAGGTTCCTCTATCACCCTCTATAACATATCCAATAACTTCTCCAGTATTATTTCTAATAGAATCATCGACCTTACCAGATCGGCCATCTACTAAATTTACTCTAGTTCCCACTAAAGGATCTTGTGAATATCTAGATGGTGTTGAACCAGAAAAGCTTCTAATGTTATCAGTAACACCACCACATCCGCAGTCTTCGTCTAATTTTTCTTCCATAATAATTATTTTTTATTCGACATAAATTCTCTATAATCCGCTAAATTCTGCATCTTAGAGGCTAAAGTTTTTTTCTTGGGCTTATTAGCTGATGGATTAAGATAAGGATATATTGTTGGAACCTCACCAGGATTACCAACCTCCCCTAGGCCTTCTTCAATCTCTTCAGGAAGTCCTTTATGCTCAGTACTAGCAAAATCCTTAAGTGATTTTTTCTTCATGTTTTTTGCTATATCAACAATAGTTTCTCTATATGCTGATTTAATGTCTTTAGGATCTAGTCCTTCATTTCCGTTAGTGTCCATCCACTTACGTACTCCGTGAGCCTGTCCCATTAATCTTTGTTGTGTTTTAGATACTGCTGGCATATTATGTTTTAGGGAATTTCGGTTTTTTACCTATATATTCTTTCCAAGACCAAATGAATCTTCTATATCCATTCTTTACTGTATTAAAACCCGTATCACCCTTAGGAATCTTAACAGGTGAAATTGGAGGTTCATATGCACCGGTCTCTGGTGCTTCCTCTTCAGATAATGATTTTTTAATCATATCGAATCCCTTACTTCCTTTTGGTATTTTAACAGGGGAAGTTGGAGGAGTATAAGATCCAGTAGTATAAGATTTTTTCTTTTTCATTTTTTCTTTCAACCAGGGTATACAAAAAACTCCTGATAGATTATATATCCGTCAGGAGTTTTTAATTGATAGTTTATCTTATCCTTTGATATGAACTACTGATTCAATTTTAGATTGAGCTACTGCAGTAACCTCGAAATCTAAATGAGCAGTTGCATTATCTCCAGCAAGATGAGCATGTAATCTTGTTTCAGCTTCAGTAACAGCTTCCGCTTCTACTAAGATCTCAGACTTTGATGCTTTTGCTTTCCCTGTACTTTTAGAAACTTCTCCAGAGAAAAAGCTTACTTTACAAATGTAATATCCCATCGTAATTAGGCTTTAGCGTTTTTAGTTTCTTGTACATTAACTCTTAGATCTTGAGCTAATTTTTTAAGGTCTTGGCAAGCTGTACGAACACGAGTTCCTGCAGATTTATTACCTTTACCGTAGAAAGCATCCATGTCTTTTTCCATGTTTGCTACTAATTCTTTAATTTTTTCGTAAGTTTCCATATTGATATATTTTCTATATCATAGAGACGAAACCTTAATTTGTTTCATTGATTTTAAAGGATTTCAGAACTCTCCTTCCTAAAGGGGTTAAAGAAAAATAATTTGCTTCCTCTTCCTGTACCTTATATTTAATATACTTCTTCTGATTTCTAACCCAAGACATAGTTGGTTTTTTTCCGGAGGCATCCTCTGGAATACTATCAAGAAATTCCATTAATTCCTTTTTAGTAACCTTCTCCTTCTCTGCTATAAAAGAAAGAACCTTAGTCGTAACCTGTGAAGGTTTAGCCCAAGCTATAGGTATTCTTGATTCTGTGATAAATTCGTTATATGACAGAATATTATTATTCATGATCTCTTCTAGAATAGATTACTATTTTACTTTCTGGACCTTGTTGTATACTCCATTTGTCGTAACTCCAATCATCCATCAAAGATTTAGCTTTTTCCATATACTCTTCGAAATCCATATCAATATTTAAAGGCATTTCATCATAGATGATAGAAACCTTGGGATTAGATTGCAAATAATCTTTGATACACTCACCAACGATTTTATAGAATCTCATAAGCTCTGATTTAGTAAGCATAAACACTTCATCTTCTCTAGATTTAAAATCAGAGTCTTTAACTAAATAATCGTCCATTACAGACTCTCTAATAGGCTCTACAGAAAGAACTGCATAACTATTCTCAGCAGATTCAATCGTTATGTTTCTAGAAAGCTTACCTATATTAACTACAAATCCTAGCTCTTCTTCCTCGCCTTCGATCTTAAAGAAATATTGGGATAATTTACCCTCTTTCTTTTTTACGAAAAAATCTCTACCGTATCCATCCTCATTTAGGAATTGTTCAAATAATTTAATATGTCTCATATTTTATATATCTTAATTAAAAACCTCTCTCCGGAATACGAACGGATGTATTAGGTATGTATTGGTTCTTTTTTCTTCTTTTGAATATTTCCCCTCTAACCACGTTTCCGTAGTATTTATCTATAAGGTTCCATGCTTCCTCCAATTCAGTTATATCAGCATCTTCCATCGCAGAAAACTCCTCCCTAACGGAATTGATCCTGTCTCTGGCTTCTTCTAATAGTCTTTTACTATTAGAAAGGTCATACTTTGAGGTATGACCTTCCTTAATTTCACTGAATTTTTTCATTAATTAAAGTTCTGTTCCAAGCTCTGATCCCCATTTATCAGCTAGAGGAGCTATACATTGGATTGCCTTAGCATCTTTTTTCAAGTAAGCGTGCTCTTTAAATAAATTAGAGATTGCAGCATTACCCCATTCTGGTGAATTAACTCTTTGTAAGTAAGTAGCAAAGTTACACACTTCAGTAGCTGTTAATTCAGTATCTTTACTTTTTCTGATGATAGCAGAAAGTAATGCGTGTGCATAATCAGCTCTAGGTCTTCCAGACTTAGGATCTTTCTTATCGTCAGGTAAAGGTGCTCTTTCAGGATTAGTGAAAGGCAATACTAAATCCTTAACAGGAATTTCTTTTGCGATTTTATAGAAATCTAAGAATGCTGCTGCAGCATCATATCCAACTTCTACTTGGAATGCACTAATAATATCTCTATCAGATAATTCAGTTACTCCTTCAGTAGCAAGTTCGTCTAATACTCTTCTTAATCCCATTGCAGCATCAGTCCAAGCTCTAGGAGTTGGGTATTTAATCATTTGCTTAGCAGGATCAAGATTGTGGAAATATTCTTGTTGGAATTCCAAGAAGTCTAATAACTCAGGGATAACAACATCTTTTAATCTTCCACTTTCAATATATTTTTTCCATCCAGTAACAGAAGGTACAAAGTTAACAACAGAGAAACGGTCTCTAAGAGCTGTACCCATTGCTTTAACTTCTCTTGGATCATCTTCCGCTCTGTTACCAGCAGCAACGATATACCATTTTGAAGGTATTGTGTAAGTTTGACCAAGTCTTCTACTTTGAGCAAGTTTCATGAAAACTTTAATAACCTCTTGAGGCATACGGTTTAACTCATCGATGAAAAGAATTCCACCCATATCATCTTTACCATTATCATTAGGCAAAAGGTTTACAGATACGTTAGATCTTGTAATACCTCTTCCGTATGGGTCTTCTTCTGAAGGGCCAGAAACGTCTACTACTGAAGGTACACCTGCAAAGTCAACTGGCTCAGCAAATTCACCATCAACGAAAGCTAAGTTTAATGGTTTCCCGTACATTTCTTTTCCTAGTTCGTCACATACTTGAGCAACGATTTGGGTTTTACCAATACCAGGAGCTCCAAAAATGAATATAGGTTTAACATCTAATACACCTTGGTAGTTTCCTTCGTCACCAGCTTTTAATACAGCTTTAAGACGAGTTTTAATCATCTTCTTAAGCTCCGGCTCTTTAACATCTAGAACGTCTTCACTTTTTGGATAAGTTAAAGGAACTTGAGCCTCATTTGCCATTTCTGCATAAGGAGTACCTGCAAAGAAATCCAATAACTGTTGCTCGATAGATCCTTTATCTGGATCAAATGCAACTGCCATAGGTTTACCTGCTTTAGTTCCAGATGGGATTAATCTTACTAATCCGTTTTTTATTGCTGTCTTTAAAGACTGAATCCATCCAGAGATCTTTGATCCGATCTTTTCAAGATATCCTTCGTTAACAAACTCATTAAAATTGTAAATACGTTTCATTTTATTATTTTTTTCTTCTTTCTATATATCACTATATATCTTTAACTTCCTTGTTTGGAAGAGTAATGTCTATTCTATTTCCAAAAGGAACTTCATATCTGAAAGGTTCACCATTAAATGTAAGAAGAACCCATATACACTTATCCTCATATTCGCCTATACCGTATTCAGAAGCATTAGGGAAATTAGCTTCGCCATCAGTAAAATAAATAAATACAGAAGGTACTATTCCTTTATCTAAAAGATTCTCTTCAGTCCATTTAAAGGGAGGATAAAATTCAGTACCACCACTTTGAAGTTTTCCTACCTCTATAGGATCTCCAGGCTGTATATGATCAACTCTGTAGATATTAGTATGACAGAAAATAACATAAAGATCTTGAGGAGAATAGGCATCAACAATAGCTTTAGCTTCTCCTAGGAATTGAGCAACCATACTATCTGAAATAGATCCAGATGTATCTATAGCAACTACTACACATTCGAAATCTTCTTTGAATCTCTTATATCCATATTGTGCTTTACCACCACCTAAGAATCTTCTAGATGGTAGAGTGTATTTACTTTTAGATATAGCATCATCTATAAATACTTCTAACTCTTTTCTCCAATCAACAACAGAAGTTCTCATTCTTTTAAGAGCAGCTCTAATTCCCCCAGGTATATTACCTCTCGATTGTGATTCTGCAGCAGTTGTAGCAGCTTTCCATTGATCCTTCTTAGCATCAGCATCTCTATCTCCAGCATCTCCATCTCCTAAAGATCCTGTAGGAAGTACCTCACCTATTACAGTGTGTCCGGATGGTTGTTGCCAAGGTGTAACTTTGTAAGTTGCTCCAGGTTGAGCAGGATCTACTTCTTCCCATTCATCACCTGATCCTCTTTCAGAACCTTTACCTGAACCTTTACCTGATTGTTTATCATCGCCAGATTCTTCCCCGCTTTCTTCTTCTCCAGATTCTTCTTCTCCTTCAGTTTCTTCCTCATCTTCCCATCCCTCAATATTTTTAGGTGGCTTAGTCGATTGTCCGGATCCTGATGGTGATTTCTGGGACTTAACTATTTTTTTAACGTCTATTATTTTAGCTTTCATCGATTCTTTTATAAATATTTAGATACATCCGATTTAGGAATAGGATCAAATTCAATTTCTCCAGTTGCAGAGTCTATAGATCTTACTACACCATAAGTATTAGTAGATGTATCTCTTATTATATCTCCAATTGTTATTTCCGAATCTTGAGAATCTCCATCTCCTTCAGGTTCTTCTGGTGGTTTAGCACCAGATTTAACTAGCCATTCGTAGATCTGTTCTGCTGATAGATTAACAAACTTCTTATCATCTGGATGATATCCACACCCAGGATATAAAGCTTCTTTAGGCATTGTTCCGACACCCTCTAATAATTGGTTAAGAGCATAATCTGCTGCTACGTTCCATAGATTAGGATCTGGCATTTTTCTAGCAAAGTGGAATAATACATTGTGCATTATCTCATGACAAATAACAAATATAATTTCCGCTTCACTTTTTGCAAGAACAAATCCGGGATCGTAGTGAATACTAACACCATCCGTTGCCATAGTTTTATATGGAAGGTTTCTATTTTCTCTGATTACTAAATCAGAAAGAAGTTTTCTAAAAAATGGGTATTTACCCATGATATCAAAACAACAAAGACGCATTTTTTTAAACGCATCTTCTGATATACTATTTCCTTTAGGCTCGTCTTTATCTAAATAAACTTGTTCGAATAATTTAAACTCGCTCCATCCGAGGATTCTTCTCATTTCTATTTTTTATTTATATATCCTCGCTAGGATTTTCGAGATCCTGCATTTCTCTATTGAATTCATTAAACAGTACAGCAATAGATTTAGGAACTTTACTCTTAAATTCTTGGAAATCACCATTTCTGACATAATCTCTAATTAAATTATTATCAGACCATGCTGGTGTTTTAAATATCTCTATATCTCCTCCGTTAAGATCATACTTATTTCTGATCCATTCTCTTTGAAGTAACATATTTTCAAAATCCTTCTCTCCTATACAAACTGATGCAGGATTTGCTTTCTTTGAAACGATATTAATTGCATCCTCTAATAGGTTGCTAGGAACTATTTCATATCCTGCAAACATTTTATCGTTCTCGGAAACCAAAGATCCTATAGATTTTCTAACTAGCTCTTCAGAGAATGGAAATTTGTTATTAGCATCTCCACCTGGGTGTACTACGCATAAAAATATAGGAAGATTGTTTTCTTTTTTAACTCTTGAGCACATTTTTAAATGTCCATTATTGAAAGGCTGAAATTTACCAATTATAACATTGACACTCTCGTTAGACTCGTTAAGTATTTTAATTTTCTTTTTCTCTTTATTAGTAGAAACTACTTTTTTAAAATCTTTGAACGAAAAGAATTCTGACGTGTCTTCCTCTTCCTCTTTCTCCGGATTAACGTTTTCAGATTCTAAAAGAATATCTGTATTATCAGACACATCTGATAACAAGTTTTCCTCTATCTCTTCAGTCTCTTCTTCGTAATCTACATTAAATCTAGATCCAGCTTTTTTAAACCAAACAAAGGAAGGTAATCCTAGAGATTCTTCTATCCTTTCTTTTCTTTTAGCATTGATATAAGAAGCTATCTCTTCAACTAATTGATTAAATTGTTTTATTAGTCCCTCAGTAAAAAATCCGTGTGGCTTTCTTTTAAACTTTCTGAATGAATTAAGGATCATTTGAAGTATATCAATATATGATTCGTCCTTATCCAAATATGAAATAACCTCTGTGTCTTGTATTAGATCTTTATTTAATGCAAATTCTTCGGATTTTAAATAATCAGGTTTATCGAAATCAACACCTAAGTATCTTTCACCTTCGTCATAAATAAAGCTTTTAAATACAGAAAATACGAAATTGATATATCTTTCCTCTGGCTCTATACCTTGAGCATCAAAAGATTCTACACCCTTTTCTAGTATGAAATTCATTACATCTATTAAACACAAGGAATATATGTCACTAGGAAAATGCGAGGATCTTGATGCTTTTCTATCTTTGGACATTTCATAGAAAACAGGATCGACCATTTTAGCTAAGATTGTCTCTTCTTTACCCTCGTCGTCGAATCGGAAAACTAAAGAATCAATTTCTCCGTGAAGATCTTTACCTAGTGTTGTTTTAACTATCTCTGGATTTAAAATAGAAATAAGATATTTAGAGAAGCTCTCAGTTTTAAATCTATTCTTTAAATCCATTAGCGGAGTAGAAAGGAAATCCATTATGGATAATTTCTGATCCTCATTAAGTTTTCCTTGGAAAATAATAGGAGCTCTTTCTACGCCAAGTTTGTCCGCCCATCGATCAAGCTCTTCCTTATCTTGTATTATCCTTTCGGTTTCCCCAAATTCATCTCTAACCAGTACGTGGGTTAATATTAAATGGTTCTTAGGAACTCTTTCGTATTCTATCCTAACAGGTTTAGTATTAGGAAAATACGTCATGCCAAATCTCCATCCCTTAGGAATTTCTTCTTTTGTTGATTCTGGTAAAGCATCTATATAGTTTATAGGCTTTTCATAATATGACATTAATATCCTATCTACTTTAGTAATAGGATTTTCTTGATCTTTCTTATAGAAAGAAATATTATTTCCAGTAAAATCTCTCTCAAAAGAGAAAGTAGATCCATCAAGATTTTCCGTTACGGTCAATTCTTTACTAAAAAGCTTTTCAATGAAGCTTTTTCCTTTATCTTGAAAGATGTCCGATAAGTGTTTTATTCCTGACATTTTAATTTAATGAGTTTATGAACTTATTTCCTTTATAGCTAAAAATCCAAAAAGGTCCAAACTTTATTTCTTTCTTTGGTACAAAATTAGAGTTTAAAATAAATTCTTCTAGTATACCAAGTATCTGGGAAACTAAAACTTTAGATCTATAACTTACTTTAGAATCTTTAGCTAAATGATCTAAAATCTTAATATATTCCTCAATGTTACTCTTTGTCTCAGGTTTAACTAATGCTTCGAATACTTCTTTTTCTATTCTATCCACTAATTCCTGGCCTATTATTATCTCCCAATCACCTTTATTATTCTCAACCAATAAACCAGACTCGCCCCAAGAGGTACTAAAGATAAGTCCATCTCCCATATCGGAGATAGAATTTATCTTAGTTCCTGTGTAATGTTGAAGTACAGGATAAAGAGCTTGGCTTTGTGAAGGAGTTAACATTTTTATTCTTCCTCTCCGTCGTCTTCTGTTTCTTCGTCCTCAGTCTCGTCACCGTAAGTGTACTCTGAATTAGGATCTTCAAATTCTTCTTCGTCTTCGTCTTCGATAGACTCAAAGTTTTCTTCCTCGTGTTCATCCCAAACTGGTTGAAGCTTACAAGTTAAATATTTAGTAAACACCTCACCTGTTTTTCTGTCCTCGATAGTAACCATTCTAGGTCCATTGATTTCATCTAACTCGATACTAGCAGCAAACATTTTAGATTCTTCAATGTTCATGAAAGGGCCGAACGTATAAGCTCCTAAAGTAGGCGTAGTTTTGATTTTAAGCGGTGCTGCCATCATATCTTTGCTATATCTTAGCATTTCTCCATCTTTTTCAAAAAGATAGTCGTCGCACATCGTAACGAAGTGATAGTTAGGCTCTCCGCCATCTCCTATCATTTGCTTAGCCATATCAAAAGCCTTAGATTCGTTCATTTTTTTCTTAGCAAAATCAAACTTACCCTTTTCAGACTTATTCTTGATACCTTTCTTTTCTTTGTGCTCCGTCCAAGCCTTACCTAGTCCTTCCATATATTCTTCCTGAGCCTTTTTATCTCCTTGGAATTTTTTATCAAAAGGTCCAGATACACCATGTTTTTTATGGTATTTCTTTGCAAAGTCAAGATAAAGATTTCTCTCGTTTATTACCTGGTTTTCGTGTAATTCTTGTTTTTTCTTTTCTACTATTGAAGAGAATTTTTTCATTTTTATAGATTATTTGGTTGGAATATTGGCTGGTTTGGGTTTTCTTGTCTTGTATAATATAGATTAATTCTATTCATTGCTATATCATCAAGTACAGGTACTTCTCCTTTTTTAACTTCACCTTTTTGATAAAGGTCAGCGATATTATCTTCTAATTGCTTTTCAGATCTAATGTTAGGAAGTTCACTCTTAGCAAAATCTTCATTAGTGTGTCTCATGAATTCAAGATTAACCTCGTCATCCTTTGCTGGAGCTTTTTTAGCTATTTCGAATTTAGTTGGACCAAAAACTCTTTTAAGAACATTAGGAACAACAGAAACTAGTCCAAATAGATTTTCGTATCCAGTATCTAAGTTACCCGATCTTCCTGATCTATTTTGTTGAGCAAGTCCTTTACCTACTCTAGCCATGTTGTTGATTCTGTCTTCCATTTTCTGGAAGAAATTCTGTGTTTTAGAAAGTATACCAGGACTGCTAGATAAATTATAGTAATTTTTAGCCCTGTCTTCGTAACTGTTAGCATTGTTACCAAGATGCCTAGTCCACATTAGTTCTTCAGCTTCATTGAGACAAAATCTTTTGTAATCTTGAATATTTTTCATTTAGATTCTTTTCTTTCCTTTTATATATCCAAAATCTAAATTTTGATCTCATATATCTTGTAATCAAAGTGTTCTTTTTTATAAATCTCTATTCTTTCTTTAGAATGCTTCATTAGGTAATTATCCTTACCTTCCCAGCTAAAGTCGTCTACAAAATCTATAATATTTACTTTTTCCTTACCTTCATATAATCTCATACCCCTTCCTAGACTCTGTTTAATTAAAACCTCAGACTTATAGGATTCTGTAAGAAATATGTTATGTATGTTCTTAACCGAGATACCTGTTGACATAGTACCAAAGGAAGCTACCATTATTTTATTAACTCCCTCTTCCATTCTTTTAGTGAAAATATCCCTCCTATCTGGATCGGTATCACCATCAATATAATAAACCTCCCTGTCGCTTGATCTATCTCGAATTCCCTCGTATATTCTTTTACCGTATCCCTCTCCTACAGACTGAAAGAGTATTAACGAATTCTTAGAGGTCTTAAGAACGAAGTTGATGATATAGTTTAGCCTCTTGTCAGAGTTAACAACAAGCTTTCTCTCAAGATTGAAAAGCTCGTTACCTTCCATCTCTGTTTTCTCCTCCTTAAGCTTGGATAGTTTTTCCTTAACTTCAGGATCCATCCAATCCATCTTAACTATCTTAATTGAAACAGGTGTTGCATATTTATTATCAAATAGAAATTTAGGGGATATCTCCATAATTAGAGGACCGAGAAATTGCTGAATAGTTAAATACTCAGCAGTATTCTTATTAGCTAAAGTTCCAGATAGTCCGAATCTCCACATAGAGTCTTTACACAAAGCAACAACCTTTTTGATAGAAGCACTCTGTGCTTGGTGACACTCATCAACAAAAACTGCTTCCACATCATCAAAAAATTCAGGATCCATTTTAACAAGGGATTGATATGTTCCTATCATTAATCCACCTGATATTTTTTTCTTGTTTGATCCATGAATCTGTTGGATCTCACAATCTTCTAATTTCTCTAATCCGTATTCTTCAAAATCCTCAGCTCCTTGTATAACCAAGTTGGTATTAGGAACTACCATTAAGAATTTCTTAACTTTTCTAACCTCTTTAAGATAAGCCATTACCATAAAGGCTATAAGAGTTTTACCAGAGCTTGTTGCAACCTCAGATACTGAAAGTTTAAATTTAATAATCTTCCATGCAGTTTCTATCTGGTAATCCCTTGGCATTTTATTAGGATCACCACCAACTCCATCTTTGAAAAAATTGTTACACCATTCTGTATAAGACTCCAGTGTAAATTCGTTATCTATTATCTTTCCTAATCCATCTATTTGAATCTCTATCTTATATTTTTGACATATTTGATAAAGCTCTGACCATAGTCCGATAGGAACTCTCCATATAGGAGCTCTTTTATCAACAAAGCATATTGAACCATCCCAATGCTTTTTCTTAACTAAGGGATGAAAAAAGTGATTATGTATTTTTTTAGTTAATGATATCTCAATTTGTTTTCTCTCAAAATCCTCGTCGTAATCTATAAGGCTCAACCAATTTTTATCTTCACTTACTACAAATTTTAACATTACTAGTAATTATTTTTAACCGCTCCTGATCTTAAATATTCTTCTAATGATATTCTAGATTTCACACCATACAACATATGGTCGACGGTCTTCATGGTTTCATTAAGGAAAGAAATCTGTCCCTCAACTATATCCATTCTTTCTTTTAACTCAGAAAGATCCCCTTCAATTAAAGGTGTCTTTTCATTAGCACCATATTTAACTTGGGTTTTTTCCGAGTAGTATTTTAGTCTCTCTGCCCTATCCTTTCTGAATTTAGCATTAAGCTTTACCATTACTTGACCTAACTTGGAAGAGTACTCTAAAAGAAGCTGTCTATTGGAATATAAATCCACCTGAACCTCTGCAAGTTCACGTATATTTTTCATTCTTATAGAAAGCTCTCGGATTTTCTCCGTCCACTCTCCTCTCTCAACTTCAAATTTTTGATTGAAATCTATTTTCTGTTCTACATTAGGCTGTTGCTCTGACATTTATTCTTTTTTATTTTACCTATTTCCTTAACTTCGGAATCTATCTTATCTTTTACTATAGAACTAGAAAAATTTTCAGAAATATCCAAATCTGGTAGATCTAATTCTCCCTTAATACCTACTGGGAATTTGAATTTACCGTTATTAACTTTAGCTTTCATATATCTATAATATCCCATTTATCAGCAGAGAAATAATTATCAAGTCTTTTGATCTTCTTCCCTGTTGATTTAACATAGTTAACTATATCATTTAGATCCCATTTCTCCCTCTCAGGTAAATCACAATCTTTTAAGAACTTACCCCATAGAAATACCTGTTCACCATTTTCTAAAAATTCCCTAGATTTTTGTCTTCCTATTCCATCTCCGTCCAGCATCCATCTTTTATTTGTAACATCAAAAGGGAAAGGATTATTGATAGAACAAAGAGCTATGGAATTAGGACAAAGCCAAGCATCCATAGGTCCTTCAAAAACAGTAATCATGGAATCTAAATCAACAGTAGAAAATCCAAATACACTAGATATAGGATCAACCTCCTCAGCTTTAAGTATTATCTCAGGATTAGTTTCTTTTAGTAGATTCTTGTATATTCCGCTTAATTTATAAGTGTAATACTTACTACCTCCATTCTTCTTTACTATAGGTCTTATCTGTAGTCCTATTACTTTTGTATCGTCTCCTGAAAGATTTAAAAGATAAAGGTTCTTTCTATTAGGATCCCATAGAAATTTATCATCGGGAACATGGTTTCTTTCGAGTATCCATTTTTCTGCAAATGTTCCAGTAACTTCTTTAAGTTTTAATTTGTACTTTAAGTAGTCTCTGGAAACTAGAATATCCTTATAGTTTTCGGAAAAGAAGTAGTCTAAGGAATTTCTGATTTTTTTCCTTATAGTAGAATTCCTAGATATCTCTGCAATCTCAGCAATCTCATCAGTAGATAGAAGCGACTGTATTTCAAAGTCCCGAGTAAATTGATTAAGATTTTTAAAAACACCACATCCACCATTATAACACTTGTATGTAAGAGTGTCCGTGTATAAATTTCCTCTTTTTTTCCTTGCGTCTGTTGAATCTCCACAATAAGGGCAACAGAAGTTTAGTCTGTTGCCCCCTTGGTAGATTTTTAATCTTTGTGAGTCATTCCCAAAGAACTTAAGCAAAGCAGAGGAAACTATTCCTTTAACTCTATCTACAGATAGGTTGCTTACAGTCTTTGATTCCATAACGATCCATTTTTATTTTTTATTATAGGTCGTTATATAAATCGTCTAGAGAAGGACTAGCTTTTTTAGTTGGGGTTTTAGCTGGTTTAGCAGCAGGAGCTTCATCTTCCTCTAAAGTTGATGTTGATCCTCTTTCGTTTGCTTCTTCAAAGAATGAATCAGCAGATGCAGATGGAGCAGATGGTTTAGAATCTACGCTTCCTCCGATAATCTCAGAAACAATTCTTCCGTCAGGAATTGTGTTTCTAATGATTCTCATGATCTTGTCGTGTTCTTCAGCTGACCAATCATTATAATCAAATTTATCAAGATCCAAAGGACCTGTTTTTAAATATGAAGTAACGTTATCTCTTCCTTCTTCAGTTCTTTCAACTGGATTTCCTTCGATCATTAATGGCATTTTATCACCAACGAATTGACAAAGGTCATAGTTGTTCCACTCTCCAACTTTTCTTACGTGTAATCCAAAGTTTTTACCTTCGAATAAATCATAAGGGTTAGAAGGGTTACCAAATTCTGGTTTGATTTGTTGTTCGATCATATCGTTAACTTTTCTACCGAACTTGAATATCATGATTTTTCCCTCTAGATCTGGGCGATTTGAATCTTTAACTACTTGAATTAAAGAATAGAAATCTTCTTTTCTTGAGAAAGCTTTAGCAAGCTCTTGGTCTTTAGCAGAAGCTGAGTTCTTAAGTTTCCAAAAGATGTCTTTAAGAATAGATTTTTTTCCTACTGTAGAAGGGCAAATAGCTTTATGATTTGCTCCGTCTACTGGATCCTTTAACCAAACGTAATATTGGTGGATCTTAGATTTTTTTGGATTAGTGATGTTAGGTAAAAATCTCACTAGAGATTTGTAAACACCGTCTTTTCCTAGTTCTGGATAAGGTTTGTATAAAAACTCGTCCTCGTCCTTTTTTACTTCCTGTTTAACAAATGCTTCGTTGTCCAGATTAAAGATGTCAAAATTTTCTTCCATAATTCCTAAAATTTTTTAAATTGTTTTTAATTAATAGTTATATCTTGCTACCTGTCAAAAGTTTCTCTAAATTTTCTTCTATAAAAAAACAAATCCAAGTCGCATCAATTATATCAGAACATGGGTTTTCTACCTTTCCAGCTCCTTTTACCCATGTGTCTTTGTATTCACTTAATAACTTCAAAAGAGGCTTAATTCTTATATCCTCTGATTTTTTTTCCAATAAGGCATTGTATAATTCATCCTTTTTAGCATTTCCTTTAACTGCAAACTTCTTAAGTGTTGTTGGTGAGAGTACATAGAAATTATCAGGATTGATCCTTTTAACTACTCCCGCTCTTATAAGAGCAGTTGTCATAGAAATATCTATTAAAGAATTCCCGCTAGACCCAAAAGATAAACCTTCCATACCAACAATAGAATTATAATTAAGATATGGATCTAATAGGTCCAATGCAACTTCTGAAAAATATATTGCATTTAATATCTTCTGTCTTTCCTTGTCGTGGTATTCTCCAGTAAATTCTTTTTTGGGTATGATATTAATACTAACGGTACCATTATCTCCCAATACTTTAAAAGGTGATCCGTCTTTTTTTAACATCTTATCTATGATGTTAGTAGTTCTATGTAGACTTATCCATTTACAGGCATCTTTTGTTAATACACAAAATCCTGGGCTATTTAATGAGAAATCTATTCCGATTATATTATCCAATTTCAAGTTTTAAATTTACGTAATTACATTTAAAGCCCACGCTGAATGTGGAAAATTGCGGGGTAGAGGAGGCATAGTTTAATTGAATCTCCGACAATGAAGTATATATTGGCTGCTGTAAAATAACACTAGCCATAATAATACCCTCGTTGTCTAATAGAAGCAATCTAAAATCAGGTAGGTATTGTTCAGGATTCTGAAAATCTAGAAACTTAACCATATTCTCATAGATGACCCAATAATTAATAAACCCCTCTCCTAGCTTAAAAGTAACCGTGAAATCTCTCTGAATTAAATTTTGTAAAGTTGTTGAACTTTTATAACTTTGTTTAAACCCACCAGGTCTAATCTGCTCTGTAGTATCAATAGTTCTAAGAGTAGGAAAGTTTACCTGCTGTATAGTAGCATTAATAAAATCATTAACAGTATCATAAGGGATAGGCATTCTTTTAATGTATCCCTCATATTTTGCTATAACATCATCCGAAATAAAAGACTTCGGAAAGTTAAAGATAAAACCATTCTGCCTAGCATTTAAAATCATCTACTTATTATTATTTTCCTTTTCCTTTATTTGCTGTTGCAGTAGGATCGTTAGTTACTGGAAAATCTAAAGCATTACAATACTGAATGTAAGTTTTATCAAATTCACCATTCTCTAATTTAGGATGAATCTGTAGAGCTGCAGTTAAGAATTCACTAGGTTTTATACCTTTAAATAAAACTGCTCCAGGAGCTCCAGGAGTGAAATAGTAATTAACTACTTTCTGTACATTTAATCCTTGTGCTTCTTTACCAGATATAGAATCAGCAAGTGCTGCAATATCTATGTTATTAGATTGAGTGCTAGATTTAGTGTTTGAAGCATTCACATTAACACCATTCTTACTAGTAACGTATCCTCCGGTTGTATTAACTTCAGATGTTGGTTTAACACTAAGTATTGCACTACTTCCTAAAACATAAGGTTTAAGTGGTTTAACTACCTTAGTTGTAGGAACACTCGAGGTTACTTGTGATCCGGTAGTAGTAGTTGCTGTTCCTGTAGTAGATGCAGGGGTAACTGTGGTAGTGGAAGATGAAACTCCACTTGTTCCTGCAGTTCCTGATGTTCCTGCAGTTCCGGCTGTACCAGTTGTTGTTACTGTGGCAGAAAACTCTGCTTGGTTCTGCCATGTTCCTGAATATAACTTAGTTTCTATTCCGTCGGGTGTTCTAGAAATTATATAAAAACTTCTAGAAGAGAATCCTAGAACTTTCTTAGAATTTGTATCAACTAATTTAAAAGCAACTTGTCCGGCAGACGGATTCGATATATTAGTCTTATTCTTTATATTTTCGATTCTTACTTCCTGTCCGGAATTGTCAATAAATACCATGTAATACGTAAGAGATGTACCAAGGTCCAATATCTCTAGGGTTGTACCATCCCTTAAAACATAAACAGTAAATTTATAGAAGTTATCGAAAGGATCTATTAATATCTTAGCATTCCCCTGCCCGTAAACAGTGGCCGAAGATGGAGATGAAGTTTCAGAAACAACATTTCCGTCCTTATCAATTGTTATATTCTCTTGTGTTATTGATATGTTATTGTCTTTATAAAAAACAGGTACCTTCCTTTCGATAGGAGCAGCAACCGTAGGATTAATTCCAACTGGAGATACAACATTAGGTGCTTGTACAACTTTATTATAAACTTTCTGAGCATATGCCCCAGTAGTTAATGTTATAACATTGTTTTCTCTTCCAAATTTGTTAACATCGAAAGAGCTAAAAGAAGATCTTCTGATAATCTGATTCTGATTAGTTTTGTTTACTAATCTCATGGTATAATTAACAACAAAAGAAGTTGATAGAGGATTTACTATAACAGGTCTAAATATGTAAGGGGCATTGAAATCTTGAGTCTGTGTATTTGTAAAATTATAAGTGGTAATGTAAGTTAATCCTACCTGTTCTTTTACCTCTATTTCATTAACAACATAGTAAGTTACACCAACTTTTCCTTCTGCAGTTAAGAAATCCTCAAGAAAATTACCATCCCAAGTTGGATAGTATTCAAGATAATTATAGAATGAGTTCTGCTGGATTACCGCCGATAAAGAAGAATAGTTATCCCTAGGGAATATACCAAGCTGTGATCTTGTCTGAGCAACGTAATTTTCATACCCATTTTTAAGTACCGTCTGGTTTATCTCAAATACTGTAAATTCTACAGGTGCATCTTTTAAAAATCCTTTACCATCCGAAGAAATCTTAGCTCCTAAAGTATTAGCCTGTGCTGGAGTACCTGCAAGAATATCAAACTCGTATACCATGTTTGCAAAAGCAGGTATCTTAGCCTCTATGTAATGGTCATATAAAGCTCCACCTAAATAAATGGGATTAGGATTTAATACAGGTAATGTAACATCCGCACTAGTTACTATTAATTGTAAAACAGTTGCCTTTTTACCAGTTCGCTCTTGGAATTTAACCTGAAGAATAATACCGTCGATATTATCAAAGTTATATCCGGAAATAATATGAAATTTTAATGAATCGTAGTAAACTCCTATATTAGAGGGAAATACTACTGGTAAATTTGAAACCGATGTTAATTTAGGATCTGTATCAAGATATTGGACAAGATAATCCATATCTAAAGTTACAAATCTATTTTTATCCGTCTGTACAACGCTAAGATCTCTTACGTTATTAGTTGTAGCTTGAGATGCTGGATTGTTTAATATTTGAACAGAATTATCAAAATATCCATTTACTATTTTTTCAAAGCCAACAGCAGGAGTTCCAGTGTTAACGTAATACTGTTCAGGGTTTGGAGCAGTAGTATAATCGTACTCCAGTAACAAGTAATCTGTTAACTTAACGAACCTTTGTGTTGATGTGTAACTAGCCATGCCTTATATATTCCTTATTATATCTCCTTAAAATTTAAACAAAGAATACTGTAACGAGAAACCTACATTAAACATAGCGCCGGTAATAGAGCTTCCGTTTAATCCGTAACCCGTTCCTATACCAACACCAACGTAAGGACCAACGGAGAATTTCTTATCTGGAAACATTGATTTTAAAACGTCCGATTTATGAGGATCTATAATTGCTCCTTCGATTTCAGTAATTCTCATTCCTGGATATTTTGGGGTAACAAATATTTCAAGGGCTTTATCTTTTTCTCTAATACCGGTTATGAAAGAGAATCCTAATTCATCCTGATTTATTCTAGTTGATCCTGGGGTTACTTTATGTGTGATGGAATCTATTTTAAAGAAGCTATTTCCCGAGAATTTTCTGTAGTTATTAGGTGAAAATATTGTATCGAATTTCCAATCCAAACTATAACTTCCGTCTGCATAAACAGTGAGATAATTGTTTACGTATTGTGTGTCTGTTTCTATTACTGTTTCGACATTTTGTAAAACAAGAACCTGTCCTTTAACTTTCTTTAATTCGTCAGCAAGATCTTTATTTAGTTTTTCTAAATTGTCTTTAGTTGCAAGAAGAGTTTTTCTCACATAAGTATCCTCACCTGCCTTATTTTTTTGAAGTCGTACAGTGTCGTTTAAAGCATCCAAATTCATATCCTGGATCTCTAATTGTTTTTTCAAATTAGAAGCGTTATTACATTGTTTAAATAACATTAAACAAAGTATAGCTACACCTCCTAAAAGAATTAAATCCTTTCTTTTAAGAATTTTCGTAATTAAAGATTCTTCTTTCATCTTCTCTTGTTTTATTTAATAGATCTATCGTATCTATTGTCTTCCTTTTCAGATCTTCTAATTTTTTATCATCAGATAGTAGATCACTTTTATTTTTTAAATGCTCTTCTATTTCCATTTCTAATTTATTCAGGTCATCATGAATATCTGAATATCTTTGTATGAACCATTCCTTATACATATTCAATAAATGTAAAATTGAAACCTAGTTTAACGTTATTATTATCAGCCCATAAAGGGGATCTTAAATAAATCACTGTAGTTGTAGATTGGGGCTGTGTTGTAAAAAAAGTAGTAAGTGAATCATCAAATCCACCTCCTGCATATCTTCCTGTAATATTTACAACTGTTTTTTGTACATCTTGTACAGGATGAGTTATTACTATAGCAGCTGCGTTGGCACTAGATGATCCAGAAACTACGTTTACCCCAAATCCAGAAGGAAATGAAGGCCATTCAGTGGATGTTGGCCCGCCCCCTGGATAATATATCTGAGGATCTTGCCCAGTATTTGCATTAAAAAAGAAAAAGCAGTAACCAGCATTTATTTTCTTTATTGGACTAGTTCCGTTTATTGTCACGGATCCAGATCCTCCAGTTGTCCCAACTTTTAATGCTGTAGTAATCTCCCCTCCGTTTGCATAAGCAGTAGCTCCGAAAATACCGTCAGAGCTAACAGTAAGATCTCCAGTTACACCAACGTTACCAGTTACCCCTATCGACCCTTTTGCTCTGATTGCAAAATCAGATCCTGCACCAGATACATTTAATGCAGTAGTAAAATCCAGTTGTGATCCTATCGCAATATTTTCACCAGTATCCGATACAAAGAAACCTGTAGTATTAGCATATAGCTTAGCACCCGTAGAGCTAGCAATATTAGTTGAAGCACCTACTGCGAAAGCTACTGATCTATTTCCAGTTGTAGTTAAAGAAAAAGAATTAGGAATATAAGATGTTATCTCTAATCCATTAGGATAATCATTTCCAATTGGAGTAAGACCTTTAGAACTTCCTACGTATGTACCTGTTCCTGATGTTGTAGTTGATACCCCCAAATTTCTATGAATCTTTAACATAGAAACCGCACCCACAGGAGAGCTCTGATTTACTCCAGAAGTAAATAATGAATTGGGATCAGAAGTTCCTATTGTTTGAACGCCTCCAATGGTAAGAGCATGATCAGCATAAACACGATTCTTAATAGAAGGGGATAGCACGCTTAGAGGCTGAAAATTACCAAGAGAACTTATGCTACCTGTAGTCCCTTTATATGTATTAGATTGATATCCAATAGATACAGTACCGAATTCTGTAGATCCAGTAGGGCCTCCATAAACAGATATCATAGAATTTTCTCTAGCTCCTATAGAAACATTATTATTGTCTGGCTGACCTGTAGAGTTAGCTTGCAATATTAAAGAAGCATTTGAATTCCTAGTCTGAATTACAGTCTTCTGCACAGATGTATTACTATTATATACACCAGCATTAGAATATGTAGTCACAGCAAATACCGGGGCAGTACCTGTAGTATTCGAAGAGTTTGAAACCTTATGCTGATAACTCATTATAGGAGCATTAGCAGCAAAATTGTGGCTACTTACAAAAAATTCTTGAGTTATATCTGATCCTGTACCAGCAACTCCGTTTAAACCTCCTGCTGCATTATAATCGAATACACCGTCACCTATAACGGTACGTGAAGTATATGTAGCATTACCTAATGTTTTTACTTGTAATCCCGGTCCATAGTTAGGAGAAGTAACCCAAACCTGGGGAAATCTTCCTTGCGCTTCTGCTGCACCTGTCGTAGGAAATAATGTACCTGCAGGAACACCTGTAGGATTGTTATGACCGAAAGCACCAAATCCCTCGACAAATAAAACACCCTTATCATTATTTAAGGGGGCTAAAGAATCACCTGTGAATAAATCTCCAGTATGCTTTGAAACTGTTTTAGATATACTTACGTTTCCATATACACCAAGCTTTCTTGCATCAGCTCCACCTTGTTTAAATTCTCCTGTTCCTAATCCTATACCTACTCCCGTTGCATTTGCAAACAATGGTGCATTAGCTTGATTAGTTGATCCGTTAGTATTAAATTCTATAAATCCACCATTAGATGCTGTATTAACAAATATGCCTTTATTAATAGAAGCTGTTTTTAATATGATGTTATCAGCAGATGATTCAGAGCTAATCTCGCCATTTGCAAATATATTAACACCTCCAGAAGCTGCAGAAGATAGCGATGATATTGATATAGATCCTCCAGGGTTTCTAAAAGAAATATCGTAATAATTAGACCCAGAAACTGAAGCATCCCAATCTATAGAAGGATTCCTTTGATTACCTGTTGTTCCTGATCCACCCACTGTAGTATCGAAATCTGCTCTACCAAAACTTAATATTTTAGTTCTTGAATTTTCTGTTGCAATTTTCAATTTTGCATTCTCGTAGTTGATGTTTTTTATTCCCGATCCACCAGGGGTGTAATCATTAACACTATTATCAGATAAAACTAAAGATTGATTAGAAGCTGTTCCTGCTATTAGTATACCCTGACCCGTTCCTCCACCACTAATATCTATTGGAGTAACTTTTTGGAATAAGTCTCCCGCAGCTAGACCGTATCCTGTATTAACCCATCCAGTTGCACTAAAAACATAAATTTCCTGTGTTGCTGAATCAGGATCAAGCCAATAATCACCAATTGTTGGGAATTGCCAAGGATTTGATCCAGTAATACCTCCTGAAGCGGGCGATGTCTCTTGTACGAACCATTTGGTTCCAGAAGGTCCTTGAGGTCCTTGAACCCCCTGAGGTCCTTGAGGTCCTATAGGTCCAGTTGGACCCTCGATTCCTCTTTGTCCCTGAGGACCTCCACCAGCACTTAGGATCTGATCAAAATTATAGTTAAGTTTATCAACTATTGTTGATTGATTATCTCCTTGGAGAATGTTTAATATGTTAATCTGTGGCATCTCTAGTTATAGTTCTATTATATATCAAAAATTCACACCTCATTAAATTTTTCCAATTTGTATAGAAAAAGCTAATGAATAGTTGAATGAAGGATCCTTAGGTATCCTAAATTCATATCTTAACTCATTTACTTTGGTGTATCTAATATCCTGTGAAGGGTAATATCCATTGATTAATTTTTGATAATCCTGTAAATTACCTATTATAGGTGTTAGTGATTCGGGATTTGCTACCGGAACTTTCTTCAGGTATGATCCATTATTCTTAGATTGGAATATTGGAATAACGTTTAATTTCATATATTCGGAGAAGTCATCGTTAACATCAGTCAACGAGCCAAATCCAAATTCAGGAATTATAAATTGATCAAAAGTTTGTTTACCTCCATTTTCTAGGAAATATCTAGTTATCATTCTATCCATTAGCAAAACACCCTTGATCTCAGTAGATGTATTTTCCCATAATATCTCATAGTTAGGGTAATTGTCATAATTTAGATCAAGAACTCCATCTAAAGAATTAGGATAAACTATCTGTTTTTGAGAATTTATAGTATCAGGCGTTTGCATTACTTTACTTCCGAAGAAAGATTTTTCTTCTTTCATACTTCTAGTACCAGGTAAGCTTGTATAAGCTGTAGGTGAAGTATATTGTCTATAAAATCCAGGATCCCAAGAACTTTCAAACAGTGAAAGATCCCTTTTATCCACTGGTGTTTCGTTTATTAAATTATAAATAGGATTATAAGGAGAGTCTTTCCCTATCCCGTATATCCATTGAGTTGAATACTTATAATAATTTACATTTTTAACCTTACCGAAATCGTCTCTATAAGGACCAAAAGAGCAATAAGAATATTCTATAGGGTCTATAGACTTAATAGAGTTACCCATATATTTGTCTCCGTTAGAAACATAATAGACCGTTGTTGGAAGATCGTAAGGAACATCGAATTGTACATATGATCCAGGAGTTCCTGGTGTTCCAAATAGGGTATATCCCTGAGTAATCCCGTCGATTGAAAAGTTATTTCCTATATTACTTTCGGAGAAATATATCTGATTGTTTAAATTAGACGGATCACTAAGATCAAAATAATAAGTTATACCTTTTACTAAAGTTATCTTATTTTGGATTGTTCCGTTTATCTCGTAGCAATAGTTAGATCCTAGATCGTAATTGATAGAACTTACTGTTTTAGACACAACTTTAACAGAGAATGTATAGTAATCGGGTACAGTCCATAAAGGACCATCATATTTAACATTCTCAAATTTTAATATCTCTCTAAAGCTAGGAACGTATTCCCCGCTATATCTGTAAAGCTCTGTTTGTCCAGAAACTTCAGAAACTGTATATCCTACATTAGTTGCAGAAAACTCCGGAGGCTTATTTGTTACTTCCTCAGTTATTAATATAGTATTTTGTTCAAAAGCTGATGGTTGTAAAAATTCAATAACAAACTGGTCATTTAATAGATCAGTTGTTTTAGTTGTTTCGTTCCAAACGTAAGATTTGTATTCTATATAAGGATACCCAGTATTTACCCAAAAGGATAGATTAGCAAAAGATATCTTCTCTAATACCTTACTCCAGTATCCTTTTCCTCCTTCTCTCTGATACACAGGTATATTAGAAACTGTATTGTAATTAGCAAGTGTAGGAACGTTTAATGGACCTGGTAATCCTATATCATTAAAGTTAAAGAAATAGAAAGAATCTGTGCTAGTAAAATTTATAAAATCCTGCCCAACCCCGGTAGGGAAAGGCAATGTATAACCCCCAGTAGTTCCTGTAGGACCTACCAATCCATAGAAAGATCCTGGTCCAACTGAGCTACCAGAAGTAGGTATAGTAGAAGGCAAATAAGTAAAGTTAATTTCGTCCCTTAAATCTGATTCATATTCAGGATTATCTATAGAATATATTACTCCTTGCTGTCCTAATGTTCCATTATTTACAGCAGAGAATAATCCCTGCTGGTTAGGAACTGATGTTATATTTAGTGCAGATGATAGTTTAACATCACCGACTTTAGGTAATTCTATCAAAGAGCTAGGAAGCCAAGATGGCGAAGAGGATATAGGAGAGAATTGCTTATCTAATTTATCCTTTAAGGAATATAGTAAAAAATAATCTAGATCTAAATACTGATTATCTGGACTAATCTCCTCAAAATTTAATGCTCTCATATCATCTATAAGAACCTTAACAACAAAAGTTATATTTTTAAAAGTCCTATTTTCTACTATTTCTATCTTAACAGGAGCTTGTATTTCATCTTTTATATTTTCAACAGGTATAATAACACATGAGAATTTATATCCCTCATAAAATCTATCGTCGTTTATATATTTTACTGATTCTCCTTGAGCATAATCAGTAAATGTTCTTTTTATTCTAGCTTTAGCACCTCTGAATAAAGTTTCAGAAAAGCCATTCCCTGTATTGTAATTGAAAACAGTATATCTTTCAGTTAGGTCTATATTTTCTACAGTATTACTTCCTGTATAATAATTAACAAAGTCCTCACCCTCTATTGAAAAGTAATCTAAGAAATAATCTCTTAGCGAAGGATTAGCATCATAAAGATCATTAAGATTAATCTCTCCTGCTAAATAACTTTTATCCTTATGTAAATTTTCTTCAGGTAAAGAATAAGGTGGTTTTTGTAACTGGTACCATTCGTGAGTAAAATACTGAGGATCTTGTGTTCTTCTAAAAAAACTAGGAGAAAAATTAAGAGGACTAAAAGCAACGTTTGCGTTTAACCTATATCCATTACCTCTGATATCTGTTCCCCCTCTATAAACCCATTTAGTAATATACGGGCTTACTCTACTATTTATAGCATAATCAGGATTGTAATTATCCTGTGTATAATCATATTCTGAATCTAATTTACCGAAATTTAGCTGTTGATATTTTGTATCTATACCTATCTGGTTATTAATAAATTGTAGGGATTGTATCCCGTAAAATCCCGGGAAAGCATCTAGGTCTGGGTAGAAAGCATTATCGAAATTAGAAACTGTTACACCAGATGTTATATTACCCCTAGAATTTAATGTAGGAAAAACATTAGATTCAGCACCAGTTGAAGAAGTTATAAGAGTATAAGAATCAGACCCAGCAACTCCTTCAAAAAAAGTAGGACCCGATATAGAGCTATAAATATCATAAGATATCTCTGTTCCAGAAGAAACAAAGTAAGATTTTCCAGGAATTATTTTAGTAACCCCCTCAGGTTGTACGTCTAAATATTTATAATATTCTTGTGTTGGTGTATAACCGTATTGGCTATACCAGAAGTCTGTATCTAATTCTCTTAATCCATAGAAAGAAAAAATACCAAGATCGATATCAAATGTATTAAAAGCTGATATATTGCTTGATGACCCTAAGGAAATACTTTCAGTGAAGTTAGCTATTTCTAAAGTAGCGTGTGTTTCAAAATCCTTAAGTCCTATTATTGTCCCGTTTTCATCTTTTGCGTATTGATCTATAAATCTATATTTCCCTACTACTACTGAAGCTGATTTATTTGAATATTCAGGAAGCCCACTATAAGTATCTGTTGATGTATTTCTTACAGTCTCAATAAAAGTTTTTCCAACCTCTATCTTGTTAGCATCTTCTATTTTTACTTTAACTCTCGTATTAGAATAATTGGATCCTCCTAAGAAAGACTGTCTTTGATTTATATCACATACATCTTTTTCGTTAATAAAAACTATTCCTCTTCTAGAATTAGGCATTCTTTGAGAATTAGTAAAATCTTGGAAAAAGTCTAAATAATATTTGGTATTTTCCTGTGTACCTGTTGCTCTTGTTCTTATAACTACTTCATCACCGCTTTGAAAAGCTTCGAATGAATTATAATTAAAACTATTAAAAACCCCAGATAAAGATTTAGCGACTTCCTCAGGAGTACCTAAAGGGTTATAATAATAAGCTCCATCTTGAGAATAATAGCTACCTGGAATCCATTCGTCTACTACAGAAGATAAATCTGATGCCTTAATTAAATCATATTTACCTCCAGGATTACCGTAAAATCCTAATGGATTATAAAAAACAAAGCAGTCCTCGTAACTAGAGATTAAGCTTGATCCTATTCTTATTACAGAATATCCCCTACCTTTATCTCCAGTGGTTGCACCAGGGTATTGTTTTTTAGTGGCTTCGTCTTTTCCAGTAAAAAGAGAAATATCTACGGATGTGTCTTGTATAACTAACTGATTTTCAGTACCAGATAATCCATAATCAGATCCATTAGATTGAGGAGATATTGAATAGGTATCTGATCTTTTCAAAGAATGGAAGCTTCCGTTTTTATCTTTTATCCAAAATAATTTTGTTGACTCTAAAACATTTACATCGTAAGAACTAGGAAGAACCCCGGAGATATAATTAGGATCTACATAAAGTCTAACTCCATTATCGTTATATTGATAATATTTTGTATCCTGATAAAAATATCCCTTATCATTTCTTTGAGGCACTGGAGTGTTACCAGAAGATCCTAAACTTTTGTATAAGGCATCACCACTCAGCTTAAAGCTTGCCATTTCGGCTGCATTAACATAAAGTCCGAAGTATCTATTAATTGTATAATCTTTAGCCTCGACGTCACTGAATAAAAATTCAAGATTTAATAATTTACAACTAATTATTCCATTAGATCTAAACCCATCAGTTACGAAATCTTCAAATGCTATTTGTGTTTCTGGATTTTGATAGTAATCTAAAAGATAGTCTCCTTTTTTATCAAAAACACCAGATTGGTAATTTACTCCATTAAATGTTGTAAGTTGTCCTTCCTCGAATCTAACATCAATTAAGCTCTCGCTAAATCCTGAAGAATTTTTTATTTTTCTTAGATATTTACCGATATTAGAATTCTCAGTTAGATCGAAAGTAGCAACTGCTGTTGACTTAGGTAATATCTTATCGTAAAAATGATCTGAAGAATTCTCAACATTTGCCAAATTATATAAAGGATCCATTAATGTAACGATTCCCTGTCCTTGTAAAATAGTAAATGTTGATACAGTAGCAGTAAAAACCTGTCCATCCGTATATGTAACAGATCCACTGGATACTTGATATGGAGCATATCCAGATGAATTAATATCAACCGATGGATCTTGTAATACTTTATATGTCTTTCCTATTTCTAGTGTTGTTACTGGCACTTGATAAGAATAATCTATAGGATCATTGACTTTAAATATTACAAAATAGTCAGGTATATCACTTCCTAACCATAGAGGTGCAAGATAAGAGAAATCTTCTGAGTAGCTATCAGATATTAAAGGACTAACCCCAGAACTATAAGTAAAATTATAAACCTGAGAAAGGTCGTTTAATTGATTCTGTACCGGTGAGTCCTCGCCAACCAATCCAAATACAAATTGTGTTGGAGTTTTACCTTCGTTAAAAAAGTTATATAAATCCTTATCAAAAGTTGACTCAGTCGTGATTCTAAATGCCTTATAGGCACGATTGGACATCTCTGGGTTAGAATCTATGGAATTTAGCCATATATCACTATTAGAATCTACGGTAATTTTTACGTTACCAGATATTCTCGGATTTGCTCTTAGTACTCCAAAAGAAGCCGTTTGTTTTATTATCTTCCTTGCCAATTTTCAATTTTACTTATTAGTTATTACAGTCTGCGAATAAGCAGGAGAAACTAAAGATGTTTTAGTGTAGCTTCCTGTTACAAGGACGTCAAATGAAAATAAATCCTCATTCCTAACTTGTATATCTATTCCCACTTTTTTACTGTAAGTAATATTCTTAAGATTTCCTGCCGCTCTCCAACCTCCAATAAACCCAAGTTTATCTTGAGCTCTCATTTGGAAAATTAAAGGTACAGTAATCGCATTTTCCTGTCCAAAATTCAGAGTCTTCTTAGCAAGCTGTGTTGATCCCTCTATCTGTATTGCAGAATGATCTGTAGGAGATAAAAATAGGTAAGATCCGCAAGAATATTTACCGCATAAATACTCGTCAGAATCAATAAAACCTAATTTACTAGGGTAAGCATTATCATCGGTTCCAAAAGAACTGGTAGAATTAGGTCCATAATATTTTAGCTGCTGTGTAGAAAGAGTTTGACCGCTAGTGGTAACCGAAGATGTTATTGAAGTATCTACCTCAAATCCTAAAGCATGTCTAAATGAAGGATACTTCATAGGCCCTCCCGAAAGAACGTTAGGTGTTTCTAAATCAGGGAAAGTATTACCATTCGAATCATTTATATCAGGGTGTGAAATGTGTATACAGAATTCATTAAGATTTCCATTTCCAGTAGGTGTAGATGTCGAATAAGACCCATTCCATATATTAGGATTAGGACCTGATCCTGTAACAGTAGTTGTTGAAGGATTAAAAGGCATAATAATACCATATTGGTTTATAGGATAATTAACACCGCTAACAGAAGATCCGTTCGAAATATTCCATCCAGTACCGCTCGTTAGTGGATCAAAATATAGATCCTCATCTAGTCCTACACTTTTGTATCTAGGGTAGATGAATTGCGAGTATGCGTTTGCACTTTGATATCCTGAAGCCTGTATAAAAGATCCTGGAGTAGCTGGGGTTCCTACTGGAACTGCAGCAGCAGTTATACCTGATAGTTGTATTGGTGTATCCCCGTACTTCCTGTTATTGTTATAATCAGTTAATCCACTAATTGTAGTTGGGGCTTTAACTGATTGTCCCCCAGCAATTAGTGATGAAAGTTCTAAAGGAGTAGCTGCTTCGTTTCTTAATTCTAGATAATAGATAACAGTAGCAATCTTTCCTTGGTTACTAGGATTTGATAAATCAATAAGCTGATCGTAATATCCTGCAAAAAGATTTACTGTACTTCCTGGATTTATCTTGTTTGTTGTGCTTCCGCTTCTTATATAAACTCCTAAAGTTCCTTTTGCTTTTGCAACCAATGCTCTTAATGACTGTAATTCGTTATCGATCTGTGTTAATTTCTGGAAAAGATCTATAGCAGTTCCTGAAGCATCGAAAAATCCTGATGCTATAGCGGAAGTAGTATGAGCATAATATTTGTCTCCAGAGGTAAAGGAGGTAGATAAATGCTGATCCAATCCTTTAGCTTGTAAATCACCTTGGATTTGAACTAAAGCTTTATCAGATTCGTTTTGAGCAATGTAAGCTCTGTTATCAACCTGAACACTTAGATCTGCAGGAAATTCTACAATTGCAGATGTTGACCATGCAGAAGTTAAAGGGTTAGTTGGCCATCCAGCTTCCGAAATAGACTGTACCTGGATTTCTACTTTTTCGCCCTTAGTAATTGGAATATCCAATTGGTTAATGTTAACAGTGTTAGCATCACTAACATCTTCTATCTTCCAAATGTATGTTCCAGTATTAGGATCATATTCTTTCTTTCTTAAATCAGTTACAAATTGAGTCCAGTTTGTAAATTGACCAGGTTTTTGAACACCGTCATTGTCAATATAATCTATCTGAGTTGTTCCAGTAGAATTACCAGTTAACGAAAGATATCTATATCTAACATTAAATTGTACAATGTTTTGTTCTCCCGTTTTAGGATCAACGATAGGTGCAGGAATAGGCCAAAAACCTCTGACCCTATAAATAGGTGCCTGAGTTAATTCCGGAGTTGTTACTGTTAAATTATTGATGTCAGTAATCGTAGTAGCTAAAAGATCAGTTCTATTTGCTTTATCTTTAGTGAGTGATACTAACTTATCATTTAGCTTTTTAAACTCAGCTGTGGGAGTTTTAGCAGTGGATTTAGTTGTTAATTCGTTAAGTTGTTTTCTCGTCTGATCTATAGCTTTATCTATAGATGAGATCTCATTCTTAATAGAGGTCTTAACTTGTATCTTATTCTTAAATTCCCCGTTTTCTTTAGAATCAGTAATCTGTGAATTGATCTTAACTACCTTAAAGTTTGATGCTGAAACAGAAGGTGCACTCGGTGTTTGTCCGTAAACAGCAGGTATCACATTTTCTTTTGCAGAAGCTATAAATATTTTACCAAAGTCAGAGACCTGTGATTTATAAAAAGAATCCAGTGTTTTGACACCATCTGATGTGTTTATCTGTAATTCATTAGACCAAAAGCAAACACCTGGACTATAACTACTAGAAGCTACGTTAAAATCAGCATCGATAGATTTAATAAAAATAGCTTCTCTTTCGTCATATCCGACATTAACATCGACAGTTCTATCAGATAATACGTTAGAATAAATTGTCAGTGAATTGCTTCCTATTTGTATAGCATCAAAGCCAAACAATCTTTTTAATACAACCGTTTGAGAGGTGGAGTCAATAGAACTGATTTCATATTTAGTACCTCCAGAAGTAATTAAAGTATCACCTTTAGTAAGAGTTCTCGAATTAGCCGTGTTTGCAAGGGTATCAGTATATCTTAAAGTATTTAATTTATACTTTCTTATTGTATTAGTTGTAGTGATTCCATTCTCAGTAGTTTGTGTTTCCTCATCGAATATATTAAGAACCCCAAATGATCCAGTATAACGTATTGTTCTTAGCTCTAGATCGTTTATTTGCTCGTCAGTAAAGTATTGGATACCTTGACTTTCTAAAGCTGCTATAAAGTCACTATCACTTAAATCGTTTCTTCCTTTTAAATTGTTATCAAAATATTGTTTCTGTACATCAGATTGAGTATTTGCTATTATTCTTTTAACAAAAACCTTCTCTGCATTTGCAGGTATTTGATTCTCAACATCTATAGAGATGTAAAGTAAAGGATTTAAAAAAGATTCGAAGAACCAATTATTTCTAGCTTGAAAAGTTGAAGGAACCTGTAAGCTTGTAGGAGATGCAGGATCTTTTAATACGGTTGCTTGATAAATTTTAGCAACAGTACCATCGGATTTTCTAATATTTGCTGTATTGTTCTCCAAACCAGATAATGCCTGGACATTTTGATCTAATCTATTGATCTCCGATTTTAAAAATCCGTACGATGGAACTTGAATGTTTTGTGACGTGTTATCGTCCATCAAGAATTCTATCTCTACAGAATCTTTAGAAGATGTCGTTACCTCATTTAGCTTATTAACTATTTCCATAGAATTCTTCTGAATTCTTAGAAATTGAGCTATTAAAGATGAGAATGAATTTTTTGTACCTGACATTTTATCTTATTTTATTTGGTCTACTTCAAAAGTTAAATTGACATCATCGATACAAACTATATCAAAGATAGGCTTATACGAAGAGCTAGAGAATTGTGAATTAACAAATCCAGCAACTACAGTTGAGTATGGTACTCCTGAAGGGGTTCCAGTAGGATATACTCCAAGAGCATCTGTTAAAACTACAAGAGAATAATTCCCAAGATCTATATCATCACCTATAACTAATCTTAAAACCTGTCCTTTTTTCCATTTATTTAAGCTATCATCAATCTTAATAACTATATCGTTATTAGCAGTAATAGAAATACCGTTGTTCTTGTGTTTTAAATAATTAGTATAAAGAACAAGTGGCAATGTATTTCCCGCTACCGGATTTATAGTAAATACTGAATTTTGAGATATGTTATAATCTTGCTGAGTTACATCAACTCTTAAAATATTAGGAGTAGTTCTATCAACAGCTGTACCGTCCCCGTCTTTTAAAAGATCAAGGTTGTAAGACATTTGAACCGATGTTTGATTTTGTAAAATATCGTTAATATCATCACTATTCTTTTCTATTAAACTTAGAATATCCTGTGTGTTATCAAATAACGCCTGATTAGCTTGTAAAGAATCTTCAACTACCGTTAATCTTGATTTTATTTCCGAACTATCTTCGGTATTAATAACAAGATCTGTTAAAGCATTTATTTGATCCTGGAGATTTATAATCTCCAATGTTCTATCATTTAAGTTTTTAGCAGCATCTTGTAAAACTGTTGCTGCGTCCATAAATATAGAAAGAGAGAAAGAAGAATAGTCATTAATAGCCTGTTCAACCCCCGTACTTTCTACGTCAGTATCAAACTTTAGATTTATTTTAAATCCGTATGAATTACCATTTAATTTGGTAATTGGATCTGGCTTAAATTTCTTAAAAGAAGGTAATTTAGAAGCATTTGTTGATACTGGTTCAGGATCATTTAAGAATAAAATTCCATAAAGATTAGTTTCATAATCTGTAGGGTTATTCGGATCGTAAACATTATAATAAACAAGAACTGCATTAAATTCGAATGAAGTTGTTGTAGGTGTACCGTTCCATTCTTCTATAGTTGATATACCTACATAGCTCTGTATAGCTTTATAAGAGCTAGGATCGAAATCTATCTGAACCCCGTCAAGGTTACTTCTTTTATACGTTACTGAATATCCTGCAGGACCGGAAGCTGATAAATATTTTTCTAATTCGTAGTTAGTACCATCAAAGAAAGAAGGATCACTAAAATAAGAATTTGCTTCGTCCCTCGGGGAATACCAGTTATTACTAAATGATCCAGTAGCAGAAGATCCACTAACTCCAGGATCTCCTAAAACATCCTGGTCAAATATAGCAAGTTTAGGTAGACCGTTAGGTCCGTATAAACCGCTTGCTGCGTCTCTACCTTGAATGTATTCAGTATCTGTTGGGTCTGGAGGGTTATGTGTCCATGTTCTGTCTGGATAATAATTTTCGTCCGCAACAGTCTTAAATAAAACATACGGGGTTGCTCCATCGGAAGTTGGTACATGTATATAAACCTCAGAATAAGCATTAGCCTGATTCTGTACAGAGTTAACAACATCTATATCTCCTATATACTGTACTATTCTTTCGTATCTTGGTGTAGGTGTTCCGTTACCTGTTAGTAAAGTGTCTTCCTCTACCCATCTCTTATCAGAATAAGGATATCCGTTAACAGTTGTTGTAGTGGTTTGATTTAAAGATGCAACTACCTCATTTGTATTTGCAGATCTGTATCTAACGCCTCCTAATTCCTTTACCCATTTCCAAAATACCCTCTCAGATACATTTCTTTTTAATTCTGGATTATAATTAGGATCAGATATTATTGTCGATTCTAAATTTAAGCAGTAGTTCTGGAAAGATATTTCTGGAGAAGGACTTAAATTATTAGGATTAGACAAAATAAAATCACCATCTGCAGCATCGATAAATGTAGTATCTATGGCATTAAATTGTAAAGTATTTTCTCCGTAAGTCGGACTACCAAACTCTGGTAATTTTAAAAGAGCATACTTAGAGAAAGTAAACTTTTTTAATGAATTATTAAAAGTTAAAGTTAGATCCTCTGCAGCAGAAGAGAAGGTATAAAATGTACCTCCTTGTACTGCTATCGGTCTTATGAACGGTGTTTTTGCCATTGATTAATTTTCTTTATTAGAATGTGAAGCCTTGAGTAGAGTTAACAACCACCCAAGATCCCTTTTGTATAGATCCTGTTTGATCTATTCTTGGCTCCCACATAAGAGTAAGCGATGTTTTATAAGGATTTCCGGATGTTTGTATAATAGGATCCGTATAAGATGCGTCACCAGTTGAAAATCCAGTATAATAATAAGGCGAAGGTCCAGTAACTCCTGTAGTAATTGATCCTGCAGTGGTAGCTGTGTCAATTAGGGTTACGGTATAACCTGCAGGGATATCAGAAGCAGTTGCTCCAGCACCTGTTGTAGCATAAAAGAAAAATCCTGTAGCATTAGTAGAATCGGCTGGCGCACTCGAAACATAATCAGATTGTATATAAATAACATTTTCAGTTAGAGTTAATTGGTAAGGAGATGAATAAGTTCCAGTTACACCTGCTCCAGGAGCAGAAGGAAAAGCTGTAGTAGATCCTACTGTTGCTTTTCTGTTGGTATTAACAAAATTACCAGAAGCACCCATTGACATTCTTCCGTCTATGTTTAATGAACTAGAGAAAGTAGCAGTAGCACCAAAAGTTGCTGCTCCTGAAGCTGACATTGAGTTAACTTGTAAAGTATTAGAGAAGATACCAGTAGCTGAAGCTACAGTGCTAGAAGCTATCATAAATCCTGCACTAGCACCAGTTCCATAAACTTGTATAGTTGGTGAACCTGAAGAAGGCATGACTAAACTATTAGCAAGTAGAGATTTAGCTTTGATCTGTCCACTAGATGCACTTGATACGTCCATCGATCCTGTCAACACGTTAATATTAAACGTGTCTTCTAAATCATTATAAGCGTTCTCTAGAAGTAAAAAGTTAGCATTAATAGTTAGTCTTGATCCTGATATCGAATCTGTTCCAAGAATTTCTGTAATTGTGATTGCCATTTGAATTTTCTTTTTTTGATATATATCCTGTATTTATTACAATAGGAAAAGACAGGATATTTATTAAACTGGGAAACATCGAATATGTTTCCGAAAAAAAAAGAATCTTATGACCGAAAACAATTGGACACAAAAAAGAAAGCCAAAAAATCCTATCAAATTTAAAATCAACCTGAACGAAGAACAAAAAGAAGCTAAAGCTATTATTCTGGAAAATCCAGTTAATGTGCTTAAGGGAGCTGCTGGATCTGGTAAAACGTTACTAGCAGTACAAATAGCTTTAGACATGTTATTTAACAGGGAAATTGAAAAATTGGTAATCACAAGACCCACAGTGGCAAAAGAAGATATTGGGTTTCTACCCGGGGATTTGAAAGAAAAAATGGATCCTTGGTTAGCTCCGATTTATTCCAATCTTGAAATGATCTATGACAAAACAAAGATTGAAAAATTATTATCAGAGGGTATTATAGAAATATTGCCTTTTCCTTTCATGAGAGGGAGAACATTAGTTAATTCTTGTGTTATCGTAGACGAAGCACAAAACGTAACTATGAGCCAAATGGAAATGGTTCTAGGAAGACTAGGAATTGGATCTAAAATTATGATTTGTGGAGACACTTCGCAGATAGATTTAAAAAACAAAAAAGAATCTGGTCTAGATTTCATGAATACCATTGCTGCTAGAATTCCTGGAGTTAAAGTTATTTGCTTAAAGAAAAATCACAGGCATCCTATTGTACCTGAGATATTAGATGTTTATAGGGAATATACCACTTAAGGCATTCCTATATCGAATTTAGATAATGGGGGAAACCCCATTTCTTTTCGATCATAGTATATTGATCTTTTTAAGAAGTCATCAGGATTAACTATTTCTGGTGTTAAATCTCCTGCAAAAGGTTCCTTATGATCTATTACTCTTATTTTACCATCGTGAGTTACGTCATATAGATTTCCGTTAGCATCTTGTAACTGACAGCTTATTGTATAGAATCCAGGATTAGTAAACGTCCATATAAAATAAGGTGTCTTTCTAATCTTCACAATCACCTCCCCGCTTTCAGTATCAGTTAAAGTCCAAATATGATCTTTCTTACCAGGTATTAAAGAATCTATAGGATTGATAAAAATTGTAGAAGCTAATGGAATTTCAAATTCTCTTTCATAAAATCTATCTTCTTTCCACGACCAGGAATGAGACCCCGACCAAGATTGTATAGCTCCTATTTTAAGTCCTTCTTTAAATCTCTCCTTAGGTATTTTTCCAAGGAAAGCATCAAGGCTTGTTCCAGGAGGAGATAAAACTAAATAAGGAGAAAATTCTGCTTGGCCCTCGAAATATCCCGTTAAATAAAGATTCTCATCCTTGTCTAATACAAGATCTGCTCCCCTATCATTATTAATACCTCCGGCAGTAACTATATCTACAATAGTTCCATCCTTATTAAATTTAGTTAAATAGATATCATCGCCTCCTCTAGAATACACAGTATCCGGTGAGAAATAAGCTGCTCCTGCAAATGATCCAGTAATATAAACATTCTCGTCCGAATCACTTTCTATATCATATGCTTCGGTTCCTGAAACTCCGCCACACATCTTAAGCCATATAAGTTTTCCTGTAGAAAGGAGTTTTAAAACAAATACGTCAAATATACCAGATCCAACAAAGGATGTTATAGATTCATTTTCTATCTCCATCGTTCCTTGGAAAGATCCTGTAACTAATACATGACCTTTAGGATCTACACATATGGAAGGAAATTTGAATTCTGTTAATGAAGTACCAGCAAAGGATTCTCCCCAAATACAAGTACCATCTGCAGTATTGAATTTACCAATAAACATATCAGCGGTGCTAGTTGTAGTAAGAGTTATAGGGTCAAGATCTAAGTCTCCATTGAAAGTACCAGTTAAATATAAATATCCATCTTTAAGTACTGCTAATTCGTTAGCTTGTGAAGCATCAGCGTCACTTAGTTTTTTAGCCCATATAAATGTTAAAGTAGAATCAAGTTTTGCAAGATACCCAACACTTTGTGACGGAGAATCTAATACTACCGATCCTAATGTAAGAGTTCCTTCAAAAGATCCACATATAAATAAGTTTTCGTATTGATCAACCTTAATATCTCCTATAAATTGATTAGGAGTAACTGGAAGATTTATAGTATTTAACAATACACCGTCACTATCATATTTATTAATCTCGATAAATCCGGTTAAAGAATTATCACTTACTACATAAATATTAGAATAAGCATCGGTTATTACCGATCTAGCATAAATAGGTCCTTGAATAACTGTAGAAGTTATTGCTCTTGCCCATTGTAAAACACCGCCTTTATTATATTTAGCTACATAAACTCCTTGTTCAGCAGTTGTTAGATATACGTCTTGAGAACCTATATTATTAACCTCTCCCATAAAGATAGTACCATTGAAATCTCCAATAGTAACTACGTCCCCCTCTAGATCTACAGTTACTTTAATACCCTGATCTGGATCGCTATTTCCTAAAGTTATAACCCATTCAAAATTCTGGAATAGATCTCTAGATTTTTTCTGAGCAATTCTTTCCACTTGTGAGTTTCTCCAATAGTTTTCGTATGTCGCTTTACCACTTAAAATATCGCGTAGCGGAGCGTATAAGAAGACATTGTCCAGGTTCAAAGATGGAAACTGGTCTTTAAGATAATTAACGTTGTAGCGCTGCCAATTTGGCTTAGACCATGAATATCTATCAACCGAAGGCATGATAGGTCTAGTGTAATCAGAATTTAAAGTTATATTATCTACCATCGGACCTACTACCATGTTGTATCCAAGTAAAGAATACTCCTCAGGAGCATCTTTAAAATACTCTATAGCAGGAAGCGGTATTGTAGTTTGGTGGTAAACAAAATCCCATCCATTAGTTCCAGGGAACTTAGATGTTGCATGAATATGTGGTATTACATAATCAAGCTTCCCAATCTCACCATCATCAGTAAGGAATATCAAATTCTTAGGGAATGTTGTTTCTCCATTTTTTATTGTTTTCCACGGAGCAGAAAGCATTGTTTTTCCGTAGTAACTTCCGTCAGGTTTTATTAACGTAGTACCATCATTTCTATAAGAAACTAAAGTGAAATAATATCCATCAAAGAAATAAAGTTGTGCATCTCCTCTAGGTGACGATGTAGGGTCTACTGTAAACCATATATTAGAATTTCCCGTATCAACTATATTTGCTATTCTTCCTGAAATCAATTCTGGATTAGTAATATGATCCCAAACAGTCCATCTTATTTTATCCCAATAAACCAATCCTGCTGAGGTTCCTATCCATTTATGACCAAGTTTATCTATTGTTATTGAAAATACATCGTTAATAGGTAATCCAGAATTGGTGGAATTATAGTTTTTAAATCTAACACCATCGAATCTACTTACTCCTGCAGATGTACCAATCCATAAATACCACTTATTAATATCATAGAATTCTAATTTAAGATCCGTAATATCATCTGAAGGAAGATCAGAGTTTGCTACTGTATATAGATGCCAAGATTTAGCGTGTGAATCATAGAATAAAAGGCCATCGTAAGATGGAGAAGAAACAGAAACGAAAGCTGCAAATATATCTCCAGATTGAGAATTTATTTCTATTACCTTAATACTTGAGTTTATTGGTGGGCAAACTGCGTTACCCCCATTATCTATAAAGTCAGTTACTGAATAAGATTTACTAAGTGTTGGCTGAAGATCGTTTAGCTGGACCAATGGTGTCATTGTATTTTCTATACCAATCCACTTAACATCATTTCTGTCGATCTTAATAGTATTAGTTTGGAGTCCGACTCCTGGCATGATACTATTAGAAGAATCATAGTTAGTAAAGTTTAATCCATCGAACTTAACTACATCTTCGCCTGTTACCCATATATCTCCGTCTCCATCCCAACCCACAGAGGTAGGATAAAAAGTGATAGGCGAGTATGTAGGAATTTTATAAAAAGTTGATGTAATATTTTTAGGACCTGGATTAGTATTAAGGTCTGGAGATATAGGATTTTGATTCGGATAGAAGTTATTAGGAAGCTCTGAATATCCTCTAACTATGTAGTCGAATCTTTTAATGTTCTCGTCTACAGAGTTATTTAATTGATCCGCAGCCTCTGATAGATCTAAATAATTATTAGCAGGAGAATCTGTCTCTTGCATAACTATACCAGGTGTTTGTTGGGAAACTTTAATTATATCACCATACTGTAGAGAATAAAGATCGAATCCACCTAGCCAATCGTTATGATAGTCTAACATATCCCAAGTGTGTGCATAAGCTTTAGCAAACTCAAAATCTTCAAATGTATCCCATGCTAATTTCTTAGTTCCCCAGTATTTCATTTCTGGTTTAGGTAAAGAACCGAAATCGTAATTTAAGTATTCATCCCTCTCATTTAGTCCTCCACTAAATAGAATATTAGAAGAGCTGGTAGTTATAGATCCAGTGGTTTGAAGTACTAAGGATTTACCATTCCAGGTACTTCCTGAATTATTAGGAGCCTGTATAGTGAATGTTTTTTGACCTATATTTGTTACAGAATCAACTAAAGTTATAACTTTATATTTAGGATTAAGTGGAGATGAATTTATAGTACTATAAACTAAGCTGGTAGTTGAATTTATATCGCCTTGGAAAGAGCAGTTTGCTATTTCTAATCCATCAGCAATAACCTTAACTGTACCACTTCCGTAAACTTCTCCACCAGTTATAGCTGTCATAACTAACTGTGGAATCTCGAAAGTGTTACTAGATAAAACCGTAATCGGAAAAATACCGTAAGGAGCTCCTGAAGAATCGTAGATCCAAACAGTTTCACCGGAAGTTAAACCATGATTTGAAGATGTTGTTACTACTGCAAGAGAATAACCCCCTCCTACAGGTACACTAACTATGCTAGATATAGGAGTACTTGTTACACCCATATCAAATGTTACTGTCGCTTTTACTTCTGGTAAATGTGTAAGTACCTCGCAGTTTTGCCCCTCCTCGTGATTATTAGAATATTCTGGGAAATTCTGTATAAAGTCCGATATATTTTTTACAGTATCTGTATTCTCTACAGGGAATAACCATTGAGAAGGGTAACTGTCCCATTTTAACAATGAGTTATTCCAATCGTATGTTTCAGATTCTCTAAATCTTGTAATTGTATTTAATTCTATTTCCCTTTTAGATACGTTAATTACATTTTTCTTTATACCTAGAGATATGGAATTTAAAGTGTCCCAAACTCTACATTGTACATTATAAATACCACTATAAGGTAGGAAGTGAGGTAATGTATCTAATTCAGGTAGCTGTCCCCTAATTTGAAAATAATAAGGTCTATCATCATCTTTAGATATAGTCCATTCTATCTCATAGAAGTCTAAATAAGGCAATCTATCCCAAGAATAGAATCCTCCTGAATGAATATAATTTTCGAAATATTGAAATGTATACGGATTGAATGTTAAGTTAGTAGGAGTCACATTCCAATTAGAATATTCACCAGATCCCCTAGTGTTTATTACTTGAATAGTTAAATTCCCTGTACCTGTGTTATAATCAACCGAAGTTGAATACCCCAATAATAAATTACCAGGAGAAGCTATTGATTCAACCCTAACAAAAATAACCTCAGTTGAAGTTGGATCGAACCAGTCGTTACCGATTCCTATATTTATAGTTATACTTTGCGGGAAAGAATTACTTAATGTTATTGTACTTGTACTATTAACTGTTTGTAATGGTGTTCCTGGGTTATCTGCTACAGTACTCGTGTAACTAGCTATATCTAAATTTGTAGTAGTTATTGTAGTGTCTAAAGAAGTCCAGCTTCCTGAAACCTCCTCCCACGAAAGATCAAACGTGTTGTCCTTTATTACAACAGGAAATCCTGCAGGGAATACATAGTCGCTTCCGTTAGAGAAAAGTTTATATCCAGGATAGTCATAATCACCGTCGCCTAGAAATTTAGGAAGAACTCCGTTACTAACATTAGTGTAAAAATTGTTAATTGCTTTCTCTAGTTCTGGAATAGAATTAACAGGATATTCTTGAAAATACGAATAAGGATCAACAGTATTTCCCAGAAAACTTATACCAGTTTCTGTTCCATTAATATTAGGATATAAAAGACCACTTTGGTTAGGTTTTGTATAGAACGGTCTAAGATCCTCAATATATCCTATTTGAGGAGTAACAGTAAAGTCAACCTCAATACCAGATTTAACCTCATCTATACCAAGCTGATCTACCCATCCTCTAGTTTTGTAAATGTTAAAATAGATACCTTCTCCAGTTATATCTACTATTCTTGCATTTAATGGGAGGTAATCTCTTTTAAGTCTTTCTTTTAAACCAAATAGCTTTATAAGTACTTCTTCTGGACTAAACGCAAAAGCATCCTCTACTATGGGATATCCATATTGATCCTCGTCCTGTCCTTCTACCTCTCTGTTTATATCATAGAATAAACCAAATAGAGCAGTTTTCTTATAAGATTTAGAAGGGAATATCTCCTCGAACTGTTTCTTTAATCCGAAAGTTCCGTCGCTCTTCTTACCGTAGATCTCAACTTGTTTAAATTTACCTTCGTTCTCATCTTTTAATAAGCTGCTTATTAATTCTAAAGAATTCTGACCCTCTAAATTAGTTTTTCCTAGCTGATTTAATATTTTATTATTTTGTTGTAAAGGAGTTAATACGTCTGCGCTATCAACATGGACGTTTAGCCAATACTCCTTAATTCTAAGATCATAATATCCAAAGAACTTAATTGCATTGAATAACGATTTATAAGATCCCAAATAAGGAAATATACTCTCACCCGTTAGTAATAGCTCTTTCCTTTTATTATTGATGATCTCGTAATTCGGTAATTCTTCTTTGATGTCAGTTTCTCTAACTATAAATGAATCCGAAACATTAAAAGTTCTACCAAAGTTATCCAATAAGACAGATAATCTGCCATCCTCGCCTTCAACTTCACCATGGAAGCTAACTCTTAATATAGTAACAGGGTTATTAGGGTCAGTGTAATCTTCAAATATTAAAGTTCTATCATATATTCCCTCACTATCTGAATTCAGAGCAATATTTATTTGCATTGAAGAGGAAGTAATATCAGAAGATACTACTAGTCCGGAAGGCGAAGATATAGTGTCTCCAGGAACAACCTCAGGGTAAAATTCAACATTAGTTGCTTTAACTAAAACCGGGGAATCTAGATTCGAATCTATACCTAGCTCGTATGTATAAATTATTGAAGATACATCAATTTTATCATCATAGTCGGATTCCCATCTAGTTCTCCAAACAGGAGATCCTGGACTAATTCCATCTGCGTGAGGAAATCCATATTCTACTTCTGATAGATTGTTTAAAAACTTCTCTATCACGAATATATTTTCAACTTCAAAAAGCTTTTCAGAAACTATAGGAAAAAGGACAGATCCTTCCCAATAATCACCATTCCATGCAAAATTGTATTGGTCTCCTTTTTTATCGAAAAATAAAAGGTTTTGGGTCGTCATCTTATCTTACGTACTTATTATTTTTTGGTACTGTATAATTAATATAATTCTTAATATACTTAGTGGATTCAAACAATTGGTAAACCACTTTTTCAATGCTAGCTAAGATATCTATCCTATTAGAATCCCCCTGCATAACTTGATTAGAAAGTGTCTTCTCAAAGATCTTACCTTCATAATTAAATCCCTCGTTAGATCTTATATCATTCTGGGATTGTATAAATTCGTACCAACTCTTTTTATCTGCCATCTTAATTTCCTGTTTTTAATGAGCTTTTTAGTATGTTATTAACCTTAGTATTGTATGTTACTGGTACTATAGCTCTAACATCAATATTAACCGATGATAAAGTATTCATGCTTGCTCCATAATCATAATAAATACCATTTCGGTCTTCCCAACCCCCAGATATAACCACTATTTCATCGCTGCTCATAGTTATATCTCCAAATTCATCAAATCCTATTTCTGGTGAATTAGCATTCTGTGCTTTTGCTGCTTCGTTTTCTTCACCAACGAAATATAAAGAAACCGAATCTATTCCTGTTATACCTTCTATAGCAGCAATCAAATCAGATCTAGGAATTTTATCTCTCCTTCTAATATTTAAGAAATAGTCGCTAAGTATACTGACGATTTGACTCTTGATAGTATCTGGATCATATCCTTCAAAAATAGTAATAGCTATATTAACAACATATCGGGTTAAAACTGGATCTAATACTTTAACTACCGTAGTAACTATTTTTTGTCCGCTCTCATCTAATAATTGATAAATCCTATCTATTTGAGACTGAGTTAATTTGAACCTAGAAAGGGGAACATCAAAATACGTTTCGTTGCTTTTTAAAGTCAATTGAATATCAGGTACAAGTATTAAATAAATAATATTGTCGTCATCAAGGTATTGATCGTTAAATGTTGTGAATGCCTCTATTATAGAAAATTGTCCAAACTTTTCAAAGAATGTAATATAATTAGTCGGGTTAGCAAGTACAAAACTTCTAGAGGTCTTAGGAGCTATAAGTCTAGTTAAATCTACTGACTCTTGGTTCGCTCCTAGCTGAGGTGCGATAGAGCACGAAACCTGGAGAACATCCTGAAGGGTAACACTAGATCCAAATAGGTCTGTTCCGTCAGCATCAAATCTAAAAATAGCTTGAGATGAATCTTCTACCAATACGTTACCTGAAGATCCAGTACATTCTAGATAATTAACCTGAATAACCGATCCAGCAGCTGGAGGAAGACCAAAATCTATAGTCCCAAAGAAAATATCTATACCTGAAATTATAGAGGATTTAACAATAAATCCTTTTCCGTTTCTAGGAATATCGTATAAAGAATCATACTTATTCCAAGACTCCCCGTTAACCTTAACGTCAACCTCGAAGTTCTCTATACTTGAAGTACCTCTGGCAGATACGTTATAACTTTGTAATTTTAATCCAGTACCAGTATATTGGTTGGTATTAATTGTTCCTTCTACGATAGAAGCTATAAGTTTAGAAGCTGGATCTAAGTTTAATCTTGTATATTCCTGTGCTAGCTTTAGTAAGTAGGTCTTACCGTTATTTATACATTTCAGTTGTGAATTATTAGGAACTAAAACTGCGCTTCCACCTACGTTTTCGAATCCTTTTCCGTTCCACGTTATAACTACCTCACCCTTTGCTGCTATTGCTCTTGTTGGATTGTGTCCAGCTAAAGCTGATAAACCATATATTGAAGATTCCCTTGTCGCGGTGTTAATGTTTAGCTCAGTAATCGAATCCTCTATAAAGAATAGAATAAACTGAGATAAGTTATCAAGTACAAATATAATCTGACCCCAAACTGAAGCTACAGTAAAAAGCTGATCTGACATTCCATATCTTGCCTGTATAAGGTCAAAGGTTTGGCTTATAAGATCCGATATTTTGGCTTTGTTTTTTTCTAATAAATCCATTTTAAATTATTTTAATACCAAGTATAGGATTACCTCTAATCGCAAAATCAATTACGCAAGCATCTCTTGTTTCTCCCTTGAAAAATCCTATCTTAAAATCAACATCAAATTTGCTGGAAGAAAGAGGAACATATGTAAGTAAGTGTAATCTTATAGCCCTTTCTAATGTGTTTTGATCAACGTTAAAATCGAAAAGTAATCCCTCCAGATCTATACCAAAATAAGGATCTCCTAGAACCTCACCTGGTCTAGTCATCATACATTGTCTAATCATACCAATTAGGATCTCAACATCGTCATCGGTGTGAAGCAGACCCACTTTGTAATTTGGATCGTCCGGATTTCTGGGATAAATTTCTGAAAATCTTGCCATCTTAGATCTATATATTCCTTGTTAGAATAAAGAGAATAAAGCAAGAAATTAGTTCCACTGTAAGAAGTAAGAAGGAGTATTCTCGTCTTTTATCATTTGGATGATCTCCTGCTTTTCTGTAGTTCCTAAAGTTTGTATATTATTATAGTTTACACGAACACCCCCCGGAAGGTTATATTCGAATGTTCCTAATAATCTACCTATGTTTATTTTAGCTTCTGCCAGGCAATATCTAACAAATAATTCGTCATCGTATAGATTTTCTTCAGGAATAGCAATACATGCTTTAACACCAACGTCTATACCAGTATAAAGTACCTGTGTAGTTCCAGCATCAGTAGTATTAGTTCTTGCTGGGTCTCTACCAAGAATTGTTAATCTTTTAGTGTTTTTGTTATAATTAAATGCAAAACTCTCTAATAAATAAGCTTTAGCTAAATCGAAGAATGAATAAAGAACCGTTCTATAAACTAAGTTATCGCCAACGAATGGTGAAAGCATAAGCTCCGATCCTAATAATTTAGAATCACCGAAGTCTTTATCTGGTGTACCAATAAGTCCCGATCCGTTTACTTCCCGAACATCATAAACAGATACCACACAAGAGGGTAGTTGGATTTGTCTTGTAGCTCTAAAAGCAGGTGCAGAAAATAATTCTTTACCCAAAACAAATATTCTATCCTCTACCGCATATTGATAATTATCATAAAAATAAGCTCTAGCTCTTTTAATGATCCTTTTTATCTCCTGGTCGTTAAGATTGTAAGGTAGCGAACAAGAGTGAGATATTTCATCTTTTACCTCTTGAATTAAATCTGCTTCTGTCATTACAGTTAATTATTTGGTTTGAAGTTTATACCAGGGATTCCTGATGGCTTACTGTTATTGTTACTAAACTTAATAGGACTAGTTAAAGCATCTGATTCATTTCTGTTAGGGAATTTCAATTTCTTAGAACTTCCTTTCATTTTTTTATCATCTTCAGCATCTTTTACAACCTCAGTTTCAGGAGAAAGTGTAGCTAACTTACCAATAAATCCAGATCTGATAATACCTCCATAAACTTCACAGTTTATTTCTTTGTCTTTATTGTCTATATAGCTGTCGTGAACAACGTTACTGAACATTACATCAGAATACATTATCTTCGATCTATAAACTTCGTTATTCGTAAGTAAATCACATTCTTCTAATGTACTGTCGTTGATCTTACAATTGAACAATCTGCAATTAAAAATATTACCGGTCAATTCACTTTCAAGAATATCGTAGTCTTTCAAAAGATATGCTCTTGAAGTTTTAACTTCTTTTAACTGAAATTTACCTAGATTACTATCATAATTAACTAATCCCTCTTTGATATTATTCTCAACTATTAAATCGTAAAGAACTTCCCTAATGTTTAAGAAGAAAGACCTAAGAATCTGTGTATCTGATCTCATATCAATCATAATATTCATATGAGGATAGTTTTTCTGGAAAGCTTCCGGGGTAATAAAGGTTGACGAGTTTTTGTAAATCTCGCCTAAGAACATCTTTAAGATTTTTAGATCGTTATCAGAAAATCCGTCATTTGTTTTTAATGTTTGTACTGCATAGGTAATTATGTAATCTATAACTTCCTTAATTGCACTATATCTTTTTTGGTAATCAGCACCTCCTAGATATCTAACTTCAAAATAACCCTCAGGTAATTTTAAAAAGTTTATGCCCATATTTTTTTCTAATGGTACTTCAAATAAATTCTTATCAATAAAAGAAATATTCGATGGGTCTACAAACTTATTAGATGGAAGAATTCTTTTTATTGATTTAGCATAAAGAGAATTAGTTCTATCTGGGAATCTTTTATAGATAACATTCTCATCAAAACCTAGAATAAACTTGAGTATATTAAGTTGGGTAACCGGAGGTACATCAGGAAAGATTGAAGTGTCTATACTAACACCAAACTGGAAAGCACATTTTTTATCAGTATATCCGTTTAGATCTATCCATCTTAAGGTTTTAATTAAAATAGCAATTGCCTCAAAATAAGGAAGAGGACCCGTGATCATTTCGACCATCTTGGATCCTCCTGAGTAATCTGGTTCTAATTTAAAGATATCCTTAGTAGGCTTAAAATTAGAATGATATTTGTTAAAAAGAAGTATTTTCTTTCCTAGTTCTTTCCCTAATCCGTCCGCTATCTCTGTTCTATTTAAGTTGCTATAGAACTCAAATTCAAACCCTAATTTTGCTGAGTAGAAAAAATCATTAGAAAGTAAATTAGCCAATTTATTCTTGCTCTATTAATTGTATTTTAAGTGAGGATAAATCCACACTCGAGATCGAGCAATTAACCAATTGACCAACCTCATAATCTTTAATAGGGTTAACCAATTTCTCTTTTTCGATCAATCCTGATAAACCATTTTCAAGTTTAACGAATACACCGAATGTCTTTAACTTGGTAACCTCTCCTTTATATATTTGCAATTCAGTATTTTCCCCTAAAGCTTCAGCAGAAGAATCTTTTAATTTCTGAATTGTTCGGAGTTTTTCATTTGGTTCAAGTAAAGAAAGTACTATTCTTTGCGGATTTTTAATGTCTGTTACATAGAATTCAACAGAATCACCTGTTTTTAAATCTAATAATTTTTCTCTATTAGAATCATCGATAGGAATTATACCAGTGAAGATCTCATCCCATTCAACAAAAACTCCATTACCGGAAGCTCCTGTAACATTTCCTTGATATTTATTAGAGAAAGAAAGTCCTCTAGCTTCTCCATCAATAATTTTCTTCAAATATTTTTTGAATGAAACAACGAAGATATCTCTTTTCTGATCATAAATCTCAACCATGACTGTTAATTGTTTGCCAACATAGTCTGCGAAATTCATAATTCTATTAGCCGCTGCTAAACTTCCAGGTAAGAAACATTCGATTCCCGAAAGATCCACCATGAATCCTCCGTTACAAACATTCTTAACTCTAACTTTAAATGCACAATCCTCGTCTTTAATAGATCTGTGCAATTCAGCTTTAAGCGCTTTTTCGTATCCAGCAGAAACTGAACCGTTGAAAGATCCCGAAAGATCTCTGTGTATAACAACATCAAGAACTTGTCCTGGTGTTATTTCTATTGCAGGATATCCAAGCTTTCTCATGTGCTTTTCTTCCTTCTTAGTATCTATGATAATGGTTTGTCCAAAAGGGGTTTCACCTAAAGCAACTCCTTTACTCTGATCAAAATCAGTGATTAGAATTCTTTCAGAACTGTTTTGCTGTAAATCCTTTCCAGAAAAATTTACAGTTTGTTCAGGAAAAGATTTGCTATAAAGCGATTCCAGCTTTTCTCTTTCTTCTGCAGTATATTCGAAGCAGCTATAGTTTTTATTTTTCATTCTATTAGGGTTTGTATTTATTGTAGTATTGGTATGTATTAAAATTTCCAAGAAATTAATATTTTTTCACATTAAATGCCTTTTTTAGCTCCGAAGGTAATTCAGGTATAGGATACGTTGGATCAGCAGCACCGAGGAAAAATTTATACAGTCCAGAAACATCAGAAGCACTTCTTAAGAACTCATCTAAGTAAACAACATAATAAGGATTCTTAAGGCTCATTCTTCTCCATACCGGATGGTCATCTGACATAGCTATAGGGTTGATGATATTTAATAGATTTCTTCCAATTAAAACCGTCAACGGCCAAGGTATTTTACTTAGGATATTCGAAGATATCTCTATTGTAGGCAATGTTATTTTATCACTTAAAGGTGTTTTCGGAGTGCTTTTAAAATATTTCCAGAATAGGCTATAAACTATTCTTGCTGGAGGAGGTGCTCCCATACCAATTAGTGCTTGTTCTATTAAATCAGTGGGTCTAGCAGGTGGAAGAACCGGTATTTTAGTTATGTTCAAGAATTCCGGAATATTAGGTGATTCAGGATTAAGTACATCTCTAACTAAATTTCTTGCTATTTTCTGTATATCATTCGGATCAAGATTAGTAAATTTAGGAGAATCCACATCTCCTATTTCTGGTAATAAACTTTCTAAAGCTCCTGAATCCAAAAGCTTTCCTACTGAAGTTTTTATAAAATCCTTTATTTTAGATCCAGGTATAGTAACCTGTATTATACCACCAGCTCCTGGAGTTTGTGTTATTTGATCCTGTTTTACTGGAAATACAGTAGGAAGCTCAAATGCTGCTATAGCATTACCAAACCCTCCATTTAAAGATTCTAGGCAACATAAAGGACCTTCTGGATGTGGATAGTTAGATATCAAAGGTTCCTCTAGATCTATCGGTCTAACTGGATCGAAAGGACCTCTTTTACTTAATCCTATTTTTTTAGAAACCAGTTTCTTTAAATCTTTAACCCTGATTACTAATTCAGGTGATTCCCCAAAATACCTAACATATCTAGCAAAATCTTCTCTAGTGTATTCTATCTTAGCCATTCCTTCCATAATTCTAAGATACATGGCATTTAATACTGGATCGCCTTTTCTTAGGAATTTCAAAGGGAGAGGAGCAGAATTTGTCAGCTTAACTGCAGGGAAAGCAAATGTTCCTTGGAGCTCACATTCTTCAGTTATTGAGAATGCTCCCTTCCTGATTTTTTTAAGAACAGAGAATCTATTTCCTTTAAGTAGTATCTGAGTTATTATTAAGGAGGTTCCTCTTATTTCTAAAACTAAATTCCTAAATTCCTCATCAGTCATTAATCTTGGATCCTTGTTAGATTTTAGGAAAATCTTATTAGCATTAGATACATTAAAGTTATCAAGGATATACTGAGGGGGAGTAGGGATTTTTAAAAGTTTAAGAACCTCGCGTATCTCATCTTTGAAATCTATAGTTCCTGAACATTTAATAGGAACAAAACTTGCTTTCATTTCCTTTAGTATCCTTAACGATTTTACGATCCCAGAAATGTCAATCTTAAGCTTGTCTTTATCTTTGGGAAAATATACAGCTTTAGGATCTGGTATTCCTTTGTCGATATAATCCATTATAACCTGCTTAAGAGCATTTTTTCTAGAGGTAATTAAGTTTTTTAGTTCCTCTTTCTGTTTCTCTAAATCAGGCTTAGGTATATCAAGTAAAGCTTCCTTCTTTAAATAATTCTTAGTTTCGTCGTCTATCTTTTTCTTGATCTCTAATTCTTTATCTTGTAACTGCCTTAACTGATCTAAATTACCAGGAGCAGGAACACTATCAAATATTTTAGTTAGGTTAGATTGAAGATCCGCCATTATTCTATTAGGAGAATCCAAGTTATCCAGTCCAAAGCCAGGCAGGGGAATTAATTTATCAGGAACACCAAAGGACAAAAGTTGCTTTATTTTTTCCAACGGATCCTTCAATTCCGGGTCGGATTTTCTAGGTATAAATCTAGGACCTCTTATCCCCGTAAGAAATAAAGAATTACCCCCTATAAACTCTTTAAGATAAACTAAAGGAGTAGGCATAAAACCACCTATTAATGGTATAAATATAACAAGTATACCTAGATTTAAGGGTAAAGGTATTACGATAGGGTTTATTATAGTCCATATCATGGGAAGAGGTATCCTAATAAAAGGCTGACCGTCGATAGGATTAGCGATAGGGATAGGAATAAAAGATGGCGGAAGATATCCGACCGGCCAATATTTTAATCCTAATCTAACCGAAGGCCCGGGGGTTAAAAAATACTTGGTATCTTCAATAGGAGGTAATCCATTAGGATAAGGCAACAATCCAACTTTGGTTAAATCTTTTGAAAATTGTTTCCACCAGCATTTCTGGAACATCGTAGGACAATCAGAACTTGGTGGTAGAGAAAGTAAATAATTATCTGTTTTAAAATCAGATCCCGGCTCACCACAACAAACAGGAGGACAATTTTCAGGATCATCGGGACTAGTTTGTTCACTAGAACATTTAATATCAGAAAACGATTTCTCTATATTTTCGGGTTTTAATGATTCCTCTATCTCAGTTCTCCTTTGTGCAGCATAAAGTATAATCTCCTCTATCTGTTCAATTTTTTTCTTAGTGTCAAAATAGTTTTCAAAAATACGAACACCTATCTGGTCAGAAGTTGGTAACGTGTTTCCTAGTCCTTCACCTGCTTTTCTAGCCTGTTCTTTTAAACTAGAGAGAGCAGGATCAATATAGGTTTCTCTGTTCAATTTATACTTAGCATCCCATTTAGGCTTAAAATTTCCATAAAATTCAGTAAATACCGGTGTAGGTTCACCCTCAGCATTAAAACTTGAAGGTCTTAATTTTGAAGGATCCCTCGAATCGTTATCACCTCTTTCTTCTGCCGTAAAGAACAGCCAATTTGACGATGACTTTTCTATAAGTTGTCCGTACAAAATACCACGATCTTCTATTATTTTGTTAATAATGGATTGTTTCGAATCACTAGTATTTACAACAGAATCAATGTAATTATAGAATTCAGCAACATCAGGTTGACCAGTTTTAATATTATCGATAGTTAAATATTGATAACTCTGCAAATAATAAGGAGTAAAATTGATTAGTAATCCACCAGAAGCGTGTTCGTTACCAATTTTTATTTTATCCTGATCTGGTTCGTTAACTTCTTCCAAAGTATCGGTACCAGTTTCCTTTAATGATATTTTTCCGGATTTTTTAACTTTTTTATAAGGAATGGGCATACCAAAATCGCTCATAAAAGCAAGTGTAAATTTGAGTTCTCCTATATCCTTATCAAATTTAGTATCCTTGAATCTAACTGAGAATTTTTTTAAATCCTGTAGAAATTGATACCCATACGAATCATAGGTATAAGTTGGCAAAATAACATTATCAAAAACCTTAGCATTTTTTTCTTTCTGCTCTGATCCTTGTCCATAGGGGTCATTAATTTCCGCATTCGTTATTTTAAACCCAGCCTCAAGATCTGCAATTGTTATAGGAGCACCTTTTCTATCTACTAAAGTTTGTAATGTTGACTCTTTTAAAGCTTTTATTTCATCTCTCTCGGTTTTAAGGGATTCTATAAAATTATCTTGTATTAATATAGCTACTATTGATTCAAGATTTTCTCTAAAAGAATCCACGCCTTTCTGGATAGGATAAGATTGACTTTCAGTATCATATTCTACGGGAGATTTATTAGCATCAGCAAGGAAAGAGAAAATTTCTCCAAGTTCAGCATCAGTAAGATTCTCTGAATTTTCCGCATCTAAAACACTGAACGTAAATATATTATCAGTAAGCAAAGGATTGTTTTCTAGAAATAATATCTTATCATTATTTAATTTCTCCTCCTGTAATATTATCTCCCCTGATTTTATCTCTTCCTGATCATTATAAGTTAATATCTGTATAGCTAGATCTAAATTTTTAGGATCTCCCCCATCAGAAACAGGAACTCTAGCTCTCCATGTCTCTGCTAAAGTTCTTTGGTATTCCCAAACTACATCATAATGGTAATAAATCTCATCTAAGCTCTTCTCGATATTCTGCCATCTTGCAAGAAGTTTACTATCATCGTCTATTTTTTTAGTTTTCGCTAATGCTGAATCCATACATGCTTGTATAGAATCAACATCAACAGGTGATGGCTCTGGATCAGGGTCATCCGGATTTAGTCCAGAAAAATCATAAGCGGGAGGATCACAAAAATCTTCCTGTATATCCTCGAACGATTCTCTAGTTGATATAGGATCTCCGGTAATAGGATCCTCAGGAATACCAGTGTCACAATCAGGATCTAGTATAGGATCATCACCGTCAGGAAAGAAATTTGAATCATATTCATCTATTCTCTCGGAATTTGTATTTTCATCTACACCGTCGAAATCACAAGGTTTTGCTCCTTGATTTTGTTTGGCTAGAATAGAATTAATATCTTCTAAAGCTTGTTTATTAGTTTTTTCCTCTCCTCCAATTTTAACATGCACAATCTTTTTACCGGACATGATAAATTCCAGAGGTATTTTAAATCCTAGAATATTAATCTCTCTTTTCTTCTTTGAACCAGAATTTGAAGGTTTACCTACTAGTAGAGGATCAACATTATCAAAAAGCTTTTCATTAATTTTTTCTAATAAAGAATTATTATTCTCTTTTAGGAAGCTAACTATACCTTCAGAAGGGAGCTTTTTATTAGTTTTAAGAGACTTTATTTGTGTTTTGATACCTAGATCTTCGGCACTAAAACTTCTTTGCTTTAATGCGCTAGAATTAAGCAGAGATCTGTAAAGCTTAGAATCATTAATTCTAACACTTTCCAGTAGTATTCTACTATAAAGTTCATCACCTTCAAAATTACAGGCTAGTTCTTCTATTTTTTCAATTGGTATAGGAGGAGGTCCAGGTTCTAGACTACTAATTATGGAATCGACCTGCTCTTGGCTTTTATTAAGCTCAGAATCAAATCCAGATTCAGATTGCATATCAACATAAGGCTGATTTATGTCCTGTCCTCCAGTGATTAGACTTATTATCTCACTAGTACTAACCTTACTAAAATCCTTAGAAAGTAATTGGTCTATTCTAGATTCTATGCTATTATCTCCTGCCATCTTTATCCTCCAGTTGTTCCTGTAGCTCCGGTCGTACCAGCAGCTCCAGTAGCAGGTAAAGAAACAGGGAAATTATTTTGAGCAGGTACAGCAGGAAGATCTGGTGTATTTTCACGTGTAACTCTTACAGTTTGACTTGTAGCTAGTTGTTCAAAACTAGATGCTAAGGTTGAATTAACTCCAGGACTTGCTGGCATTTTACTGTCTACTGATATCGCTAATTTTTTAAGAAAATCCCATAAAGGCTCAGCGCAAACAGCAGAAAAAACCGGAGAGTGTCCAAGATTTGTAGTCTTACCGTCCATCCAAACTTCCTCTGAAGAATGTTTAATTCTTGTAACTGCAGTGTTCTCTATTTCTTGATCTGCATATTTTGTTATCTTCCCACCTTTTAACTCGATAGAAGCGGTATCATCAGCGTGAGTTATTAGTATAGAATTATCATTCCTTATTATAATTTTAGAATCCTTAAGGTCTATCACCATTCCTTTCTCTACAGTGTAATACATCTTAAGCCTTTCTATACCATCATAGATTACGGAATGAGCCCCATCGTAACTTGCTCTGATCTCATCTATCAAATCAGGTGATAATTCCTGAACAGCTTTATATTCAGGACTATAAAAATTCCCGTTATTAAATTGTACATGAACAACCGATCCTAATTTAGGAACAGACATTCTTCCAGATCCTCCGTTTAATCCGTAGCTTTGCTCAAACCTTTGATGTGACCAAGGTAGATCTGCATCGGGGATCTCGTCGAAAATACCAAATACTCTAATTTTAGCTCTTCCTCTAAATTCGGGATCTTTATTATCAACCACGACACCTAGATAGTGAGAGATCTCAATATTTGGTTTTTCTAATTTATCTCTATTTACTAATCCCATTTAAGATTATACTATTTAATTATTAAGAGTTTTCATTATTTGTTGTAGGATATATCCTCCCTAAATTATTCTCAGAAGATACCTTTCCTTCCGGATATTCTCTACCTCTTACTGTTGGATAATCTCTTTCAGATCCTCCTAAGTCTGGTCCAGGGACTTTAGTATATAAATCTTCCTTAACAGTTTCGTATATTCTACCAATTCCTCCTAAATCTGATCCAGGCACGTTTTTATATTCATCACCTTCAGATGTTTTATATTCCCTAGATGGTAATCCTAAATCTGCTCCAGGATTAGTAGGATAAACGTCTCCCTCAGGAGTTTCGTATACTCTTCCTATAACACCTAAATCTGATCCAGGCACGTTTTTATATTCGTCATCATTATTACTAGGATAAACTCTATCAGGAACTCCTAAATCAGATCCTGGGTTAGTAGAATAAACATCTAAGTTCAAATCAGGATAAACCCTTTCAGGTACACCTAAATCTGATCCAGGTACATTGTTATAAACATCATCATTGTTAACTGGATATTGCCTGTCAGGAACTCCTAAATCTGTTCCTGGGTTATTTTGGTAGATATCTAAATCAACTGATGGATAAACTCTACCAGGTACACCTAGATCAGATCCTGGATTATTAATATACTCATCAGCAGATAAAGTAGGATATTGTCTGTCAGGAACACCTAAGTCCGATCCTGGGTTATTAGCATAAATATCCTCGTTTAAACTATTCGAAGCTGCAGGTGGATTAGTTAAAGGATTTCCTAAACTTCCTGTAACTCCCTGAGTTCCTCCTGTATATACATCAGTATTTACTGTTGGGTATTGTCTTTCAGTAGGACCTCCTAATCCTTGTCCTTGTGGTGTATTATCATCGAATGGATTAGGTATTCCATTCTTTAGTGTATTAACTAACGATTGAACGTTTCTTGCAGCAGCACCAGGGTTTATTCCTCCTAAACCATATATGTTTCCTAGTAAGGCTCCCTGTAATATAGATACACCCTGATTCTTCAGATCTGCTACTGTATTATTTATAAAGTTAGAAGCCATTTGTGCAAATGCTTGCCCTGGGTTTGCAGTGCTAGACAAATCAACAGATGAAATACCTGTAGATCCTGCATAATCATAATTATTATAGTCGTTGGTAGTAGATCCCCATACATCTGAAAGAACCATTTGTTGAATGTTATCATTTTTCTTGATAACATCAGAAAGCTGGTTAAATTGTATCTTATAATCCTTAACTCTTCCTACATGAATCTTAAATCTATTAGTTACTGCTTGTCCACCTTTATTGTCTATGGTACCATAGGAAGGAAAAGAATCGTCGAAATCAAATTCACATTGATCAAATTGATAAACAAAAGCATAAGGGCCCATAGTATAAGATCCGAATTTATCATTATAAGGACTTTCTGTATTTGTACTTTTTTGTAATAATCCTTGGGTATTATTTAGTAATCCTGTCTGTGTGTTAAAACTATCCAAAAAGTTAGCTGCTTGGGCAACTGCTGGAACGGAAAAAGGATTAAGTATATCGTTTATTCCATAGCTAAGCTGTATGTTTCTAACCTCAGTTACAACCATCCACATTCTAAACTTTCTAAGATTCTCAGGAAGCATTATTCTATGATACGTATAATCGTAAACTGCTTTTCTATAAAGTTCGGAAAGTGAGAATATTCTCATATCTATAGATTCCATACACTCTACGGTTAAAGTACCCGCTCTCATCGGTTTTCCCGCTGCTTTATGGAAGTTCTTAATATCAGTTTTAAGTAATTGGTCCAGTCCGGATACGCTTTGAAAATAATACGGACATTCAGTATTAACGAAGTTTAATCCATTTCTGAAAGCATCAAGCATTTGCTGTCTCTTTAAAGATCTCTGAGATAAAAATTCTTGAGCTCCCATATAAGCAACGCCACCACCATTTATATTAAATGCACCGTGGTGATATCTTTCATCGATTTTAAATTTAGAGCCGTAGAAAAAATCGGTATCCGATTTGAATCCGCTATCACCTACACTTGCAAGCTGATCTATCTTTGCTATCTGATCAGGAGCTCCTTCTTTATTAGGATCTATACTAGCTTTTTGTGCAGCTCTAAAGCTACCTAAATCTCTGGCTTCAGTAGATAGATCTAAGGCATTCGGTTTATACGGTCTAAATAAAGGAGAAGGTGCTAAGAAAGTCTCTTGATCTATTAAGGAAGTATTTCCTAAATCAAAAATGAATTTAAAATGAAGATATGTAGGATCTTCTTTTTTACCATGCTTTGTGCTAGAAATACCTTTCAAGAATTTCTCTCTCTGAGCATCTATCTTTCTGTTTAGTACATCCCCTGTAGGTAGAACGTTGTCCTTTAATCCTGATCCAAAGTCTGATATAAAATCTGCCATTTCTTAAAATTATTTCGAGAATATGTCGCTCTTTATTCTTCCAACCTCCTGTTGTAAAATAGTTGAGGCATTCTCTACAAGATCGTTAAATCCTGCATTATCAACTTGAGGATCTAAAGTCCTTGGATCTGAAGCAAGTCCAGGATTAAGAGTCCATTGTTTTTTACCTAAAAGCATAGTCTGGTACATTCCTTCTACATTACTGTATTCTATAGTAAATCCTAACACCACGTAATTACCGCAAAGAAAAGCATTAGGTACTCTTTTATCTGCGGGAGGTGCAATAGATGTTTTTTCCCCGGAAGCAGGAGTATATTTAGAATCACCAGATGCAGTTGTACTACCTTCATTCATAATAATAACAGGAAAAGTCTGTCCTCTGTACAGAAACGGAGTCCAAGATCGATTCTTAACTTTTAATAGCATCTTGTAACTATCATTTCTATTTAATATATTCTGAACTGAAGCCTGTTGAAAATTTTCATGAACATTTTCAAAATATAGAGTACCAACGTAGGTTTTCTTTATTTCTTCTTTGTAAATGTCCTCCCCTAATCTTCCTTTATTAATTGTATCTCTAGACCCTAGGTCTTTGTTAGTTACGGATTCCAAATTATATTCAACAAATTTGTTTTTAGGCTTATCTGATTTTAATTTATCATCATAAAATTGGATCTTCTGAAAATATCCAAGATCGTTATTAATTCTACCCGCGTTTTGTTCCAAAGCTAGATCTTTTATGAACAAAGGTGATTTACTAAATTCTGTAGAATTAGTCAACAATAATGGAAATTCTACTTCCATAGTTTCCGCTCCTGGCTGTAAATCTCCACCCTCGTCTGCACCATAAGCCATTCTCATGGTTTCTATTGTTCCGTTCTGTTCGTCAAATTGCTTTTTAAGATTAACCAGATTAATATTGTAATATTGATCTATCCAACAATCGAAGTAATCCTCCTCGCCTAACCACGCACTATTAACTATTTGTTTAATAAGCGTATTGTAATCGACATTAGGAGATAGCCAATTCATAGAATCCGATGTCTTAGCTTCATTCGAAGCATATCCTAATCCTAAATCCTCCGCTATTTTTATTAGGGCATCAGCGCTGTTACCTTTAAAAACCTTACACACATCTTTATAAAGCTTAGGTATCTTAACCTCACCCATTATAGTATAGTTTTGAATCTTACCTGTAGAAGGTGTGTAATCAACATAAGGCCCGTTATTAAAAGGAGAAAGGACCTCAGTAATTGTAAAGTCCATTCTAATGGGCTTAAACAATTCACCGAAGGGCCTAATATAGATAGAAACTATATCACCGTCTTTTGGGAAAGATGTAAACAAAAACCTTTCGTCTACAGTTTGAAATCTAAATATTACCTTAGGTAAAAAACCGGTAAGATCCAATTTAAAATAGGTTAATCCAGTAACTACTAAATTATTTATTCTGATAAGCGGTTCTGCCATACCAAAATACTTCTTCTGTACGTTGTTACTTTTTTGATCGTTTAAATTTTTATCACCCTCCTGGCTAGAAGTATCTGCCACAGCTAGTTCATCCAGAATTATATCCGGATTTCTATACTGTAGTATAGACTTTCTTAAATTAAATTCTACAGCCATCTATTATCTTTTAAAAATGTTTTTCTGTGCAAGTTTCGATTTAATATCAGTAACAGAAACGTTCTTTCTAACTCTAGCCCTACATTGCCCAATGTCTGGTCCGAATATTAGTCTTCCGCCTTCAACTAAAATTTGTTGTTGTCCTTCTTGTAAAATATTAGGAGGAAGAGGAGTTTCTGCAAGATTCGATATATTCTTAGAATTTAGATAATCGAGTCTCTCCTGGCTAACCTGAGAGATCTTTTCCTGTAATTCCTTTCTGAAAGATTTAGCTTTCTGCCTTTGATTAGTAAAAGTTTGTCCACTAGTAAAAAGATCTTTTAACATCTGATCCGTAGGGACTGCAAGTATTTCACCAGATTTAACGCTAAGAGGATTAGATATATTATTCAGTTTCAATAAAGATCCCAAATATCTATGATCAGATTGATATGATATAGAAACAAGATCGGGTCTCATTTCAGTCTCATCAGTTACTATCGCAATACTTCTAAGATCATATCTAATTTGTTTAGTGTCCCAAGAAGGGGCCACAAGATCTAAATATGTAATCCCAGTATTAGGATTAGTTCTATAAGATTTAGCTTCTATTATATCAATTCCTAACATAATTAATTATCTTCTATTTATTTCTGTTCCTGTCAAGTTGCTACTTCCTTGAGTTACCACTTGATCTAAGGAAGATAATCTATTAACTTGTACACCGCTCGTATTAATCCAAGCTTGTGTAGATTCTCCACTGGATGTTAATTGTCCTAAGTATAATCTTCCGTTACCACGGTTAAACATTGATTCCCAATCACCCCTGTGTCTTTGTCTACCGGGTGCAAGTGTAAATGAAGCTTTAATCTCAGTAGGAAAATCGTCAGGCCCCAATTCATCATTAAAATTTATTTTAACGTTGGTGCATATTAGATTTCCAATCATTGCTATCGGATTTAATGGATTACCCACAACTAAATGCCATTCACCTACAGGATATCCGCTCAACATAATAGGCTGGTAATAAACCTTTCTTAAGAAGGCATCACTAAGCATAACTGATATGGATCTGTATAGTTTAGAATCTTTACCTAATGGCTTATTATCAGGGTCATTAGCGAAATTTCTAATTTCAGTAACCATTTGATTCATCTCCTCAGATACAGCTTTCTCTGAAGCAAGCTGTCTTTCAACAGTAGATTTTGATAGCATTTTAGAAACTGTGTCTCTTAAATATTGTATAGGATCGACGATAGACTTAGCATATCCTGCTGGACCTCCAGGGAATCCTAATCCTGTATTAGTTTGAGATAATCTAAGCTCTGGAGATAAGAATTGCCCGTAGTCAGTTCCTATCGAGAATAGGTTAGTCATTAAGTCTAAGAAAAGTAGCTTAGAATTAACTTGTCCAGCTGATGAAAGTGTGTAATCAAAGTTTATAGTAAAAGATTCCAGACCTCCACTAAATCCTTGAGCTCTGTAATACATTTGATTAACAGTATTAACGTTAACAAATATCTTTTTAGATAAAGGTCCTTCCGCACTTACTGCTTCGTCTAGTAAGGCTCTTTTTAATCTATTCTCACTTTTTTCAGGAGATAATAAAGTACCAACTAATTTATCAATCCCATCTACATCTAATCCTGATGTACCACTTTGCACATAAGATTTTATTAAATCTCCGTATGGAGAGTTCATCAATCCAGGGTCTCCTGTTTGTTCGTTTTTTACTGGGTCTTGAGTACCTGGTGTAAAATTTAATCCAGTAGATATACCTAATATAGATGCTAGGTTATTTCCTGTATCTCCTCCGAAATAGGTAACCGCCTGAGCTACTGGAAGCGAAGTATTTTCTCTTGCGCTTAAATCCTGCATTCTACCTAAATCTGGAACGTCTACTTGATCAAACCTAACCTTTTTGTCAGCACCGACTATGAAATCCCCGGCTTTTGAATTAGGAATAACTCTAAGAGAATCCAATGTAGGATTAGCAAATCTTCTTAGAGTGAGCATCCTGTTATTAGGAATTATACCATAATATTTACAAAATATAAAATCCTTTACGTTGTATATCTGTCCTCTGTAGGGACTTGCAGGATCTAGGTATGCGGGAACTTTATTAGTAATTTTAGACGTAGTGTCTATTATCATTTTTGCAGTTGGATTTCTAGACTCTATTGATGTTATCTTAGAAATCTCTTCTGTAGTTTCAGATTTATGATATTTAACAGTAGATCCATTAGCTCCTTTGCCTAAAACATAATATGCAAATAAACCCCTGTATACACCATCTGAAGTTGCTGCATCATAAAAAAGGCTCTTAGGTAATGATTGTAAATCTCCTACCTCATAGGTAGCAAATGTCTTATCACTAGGAAAAGAGTAGATGTTAGTAGCAAATCTTTGTATATCTGTTACTGTAGTACCCCCAGAAGAAGCGTTGCTAGAATTATTATTTCCGTCATTTGTTCCCATACGTTATATACCTCTACTTTTATTAGTCAGCTAAAACAATATCACAAAATTCATGTTCGAAAATTTCTGATATTTTTAATTTTAGAAGATCAATAAAAGGATCGGTAGGACTGTCGTAAACTATAACTAATTTACATCCCGCGGAAATTTTATTTTTAGAGCTCATCATTTTTTTATGAAGCCACTCTTCAAATATGTATTGACGTATTTCGTTCATGCTATCTGGAGTCAAATTGTTACTCTTGAACCACGAATTAACATCTATATGACAAAAGTCATACTGCTCCAGACTGATATTTTTAATCTTGTCTACCTTAGAAACTATGAAAGATTGAAAATACACTAAATTATTTTTGGTCTTTATTTTTGTTTCTTTGCTCAGTTAGATTTCTGAGTCTTATTAGATTTCCCATGGCCTTAGATCTATCTTTAGCCTCTTCTGTATTCAGAGCTTTATTTTTCCCAAATACTCCCATTTGCTTGGCAATCTTTCTTCTTTCTTTTCTATTCGGAAGGTTCATTTTCTTCTTGGTTTTTGTTAAACAAATCTTTAAACGTCTTAATAAATAACGTACTAACTAAAGAATCCTCAAGATCCAAAGCTTCGTCAACGCTTATTAATTCAAATTTCGAATCCTCTTCATCCTGAGAACCGTCTGTTTCTTTCTCATCTGCTACTAATGATGTAATATTTACAGAGAAACAAGGATTAGAGTTTATTACTAATTTTGATGTATATAAACTTCCTAAAAATTTCCATCTCTTTAAATCACTAATATCAAATCCAGATTCTTCTTTTAGTTCTCTAACTGCAGTTTGGAATATGTTAGCATCTGAGTCTTCCTGAGATCCAGTAATTAGTGTCTTAGCCATACCTCCTGGTCTTTGGTCTAATACCTCAGAGATAACACCTATCTTAATCGGATAACCGTTATCGTCTAGAGTATATGGCATTATAATAACGCCCGGATTGATCTGACGAACAAACAAATGTCCATCAATTTCAATTACCTCTCTATTCTTGGTCTTTTGTATTACTGCTTGTTCCGCTTTTTCGTTGAGCTCCATTTCCTTTATATATATCTTTTATATTTATCCTCAAACTATCCTTAATTACTTCTATGTCTAGATCTCTAACTACAAATTCAATTATTTCGTCTTCGGCGTCATCAAAAGAAGAGGATAAAACATTATAAAGATTTTTTGTCGGAAGGTTCAATTTTAAATTTATACTCACTTCAACCCAATTTGGCTTCTGTTTTTGTAAAAGTGAAACTATAGGATTATCGACTATCTTATTTTTTGGCTGATTATCGGAAACCATCACATTTCTGATAGGAGAAGATTGTAATGTATTATCAGAAGGTAAGCTTAACTGATCCTGGTTAACTATAGAAGAAGGGTCTACTTGCATCATATAATCATTCATTAGATCATAATTTATTCTTGACCCGTCTTTAAAATTTATCCACACGATCCCACTAGTGGCATCTCTAAATAAATTCTCATACTCGCAGACTTGACCGTCGTTATCTCCCTTAGTCCATTTATATAGGAACGGTGATAATTCCTTATCGAGTAACTCAATGTCGATTTCTTCTACGTTTTCCATCTTACTTTTTTTTCTTATTATTTTTTTTAGGAGATTCCACATCTTCTGTAATTTTTATTTCAGTAAATCCCTCATTTTTTAACGAAGAAAGCCAAGAAGGTAAATCTTTTTCTATAATCCATGTATCCTCGTATCTTGTACTTCCTATGCTATTAACAATCAATATGTTATCCATTACTGGATCTTTATGCCTAGATATCTCTACAGATGACTTACCTTTGCTTTTATTTAAAACCAGCTTAAATCCTGAAGAAATATCCATGGTACAATTTATAGTCTTTTAAATGGAATAATTTCAATTAGCATTTAAAACTTCCACCGGGTATAATTCTAAGAAATCTTCAGGGGTAATTAAATCAAGTACCTCATTCCTATTCGAATCAAAGAAATCCCAGCTAATTGCATCGTTTGGAAAAACGTTTATACTTTCACTAAGCTCTTTGGTTAATATACCAACACCCCAGTCGCTATTGACAGTCCTTAGTTTAACATTATTATTGTAAAGTCTTAGCTTAATCAACGAAAGATAAACGGTTCCATTCCATTCTCCGTTGGCCGGAGGACCAAAATTAGGCTTAGTATCAGCATGAAAAGGTGTAGGGGGATTACAGTCGTGAAGAAGTATAGTTCCACCCTCTTTAAGATGTTTTAAAGAATTCTCTATATCAGCATCAACTTGAAAATCCAAATGTAATCCGTCAATAAAAATTATATCGAATTTAACATCCTCGCTAATAGAGTTAAAGAAATCATCAGATGTCATTACGTGAGTAGTATCAGAACTAACTGGATTAGGATCTACTCCCGTTTTATTTTTGCAACATATCTGTTTAAAGCATTCGCCATCTCTTACTCCTATTTCAAGATAATCACTGTATCCTTTAGACTCTATTACTCTGTTAATTATTTCGTATCTTCTCATCTTATTCTATTTTTCCATTTTTCAATAAATATTGGCTGTGATCCCATAGTCATCTCGTGCATTTGATTAGGATCAGTAACTACTCTTTCAGTTGTTTTCCCTATGTTTTTATCGTGGTGTATAACAACAGAATCTGTTACAAGTATATGTGAAAGTCCATGATACTGAAGTTCCATAGCATAATCATTATCACAAAACCAATGATGGAATCTTTCATCAAGATCTCCTATTTTTTTATAAATCTCTCTCTTCTGGACTATACACCATCCAGAAATTTCCTTTCTTATATTGTATCCCTTGTGGTACCCACTGTTCTCGTATATCCCATACATTGTCTGTGTCCTAGGACATATTGGAGAAAATGATAAGGTATCTGGATTTTCAGATGAAGCTTTAAGCATAGAACTAAACCACCCATTGGTGAATTCTAGGTCATTGTTACATAGAGCAACCCATGGTGAATCTCCTTTTTTTCTTCCGAAATTTAAAAATTTGTGATATCCATAAGGTAGCGGAGCTTCGTATGTTTTTACATTTTCAGCAATGTATTCCCATTTAACTCCTGGCTCAGATTCAACTACTATAATATTGAAATTATCAACTGCATTTTCTTCAGATAGTAATATAGAGAATATACAATTTTTAGTAAGGGATCTACAATAGTCATCCTTAGCATAACTTATTATTACAATATCAAGTAATTTATTCTGTATCATATATTTTTCTTGCTTTTCTTATTACTCCCTCAAATAATCCTAATTGTAACATATTCTCCGAATCTGATGGTGATAATTCAGGATAAGGATGGGTTTCAATAAATAATCCATCCGCTCCCATAGCTGCAGCGAATTTAACCATATCCTCTACCATATCTCCCCTTCCTTCAGTCTTACCGCTTGATCCGTTGGGCCTTTGTAAACTATGAGTGCAATCCATTATTATTTTAGATTCTACACACGATTTTTTTAGTCTACTTATTGAAGTTACATCAACTATTAGATCATTATATCCGAAGCTATTTCCCCTTTCTCCTATCATTAAATTAGATCCTCCAGCTTTGTAGAATTTATGCTCTATGAATTTACATGCTTCTGGTGAAAGAAATTGTCCCTTCTTAACCAAAGTGGGGTTTCCTGTTCTAGCACAAGCTTCTATAAGATCAGTTTGTCTACAAAGAAAAGCTGGTACCTGTAAAATATCGACTACTGAAGCTACTTTCTCAACTTGCGAAACGTCATGTACATCAGTAATTATATCGATTTGAAGCCTTTCTTTTACATTTTTAAGTATTTCTAATCCTTTATCTATACCTATACCTCTAAAGCCGTCATACGACGTTCTATTTGCCTTATCGAAACTAGCTTTAAATACCGGATAGAAATCATAAAGATCTGCACATCTCTTAACTTCTATAGCAATTTCATAGCACGTATCCCAAGATTGTATGACACAGGGTCCAGCTATTAATATTTTATTTCTTAGATTCTTCTCCGAGATATCCTCCATGATGAACTTTTGAATATTTTTTCTTGTTATAACCCCTTTTTTCCATTAGGCCTACAACTAATAAATCGGATATAACCGACATACATGTTGTTGACGTTGTTGGTGTTAATCCCATTGGACATATTTCTTCCACCTTACCAAATTCTATATAGTCTGAACATTTTAAATTGACATAGTTATTAGATTGTCCAAATATACCCATTATTAAGTTATCATAGCCTAAATTATGAACCAGATCAATCAGCTCCATTACCTCTTTAGTCTTTCCAGAATTACTAAAAACCACTATAATATCACCAGGCATTACTATACCAAGATCTCCGTGTTGTGCTTCGGCTGGATGAAGAAAAAAAGAGGGAGTTCCTGTAGATGATAGAGTAGTAGAAAAAGTGTGGGCAATCTGTCCTGCTTTTCCCATCCCTGATGTTATTATTCTACATCCTGGTTTTAAATAATAATCTATCTGAGTAACGATATCAGATATTCTTTCTGTAGGGATTTTTCTTAAATATTCTATCTCTTTTTCGATGAGCGATTTATAATCCATTCATACTTTTTTAAAAGGTTTAACGATTTGATTTTTTCCCTTGTAAAACGTCCATCCAATGATCACACATTTCATGAAGCATCTCAGTAAAATTATAAGTCGGTTCCCATCCTAATTCTTTACGAATTTTAGTAGAGTCACCCTTTAAATAAGGAAGTTCTTCAGGTCTTAAGAATTTAGGATTCTGTACAATATAATCTTTGTAATCCAATCCTAGATAAGTAAATACCACATCACACATATCTCTAACACTATGGGTTTCCATTGTAGATACAACAAAATCGTCAGCAACTGTGTGATTGATTATCTGGTGCATAGCCTTTACATAATCTTTAGAATGACCCCAGTCTCTATAAGAATCCATGTTACCCATTTCCAACTTATTGGATAATCCTAATTTAATTTCACAAGCGCCTTTTACGACTTTATTGGTTACGAAGTTAGATCCTCTTCTAGGAGATTCGTGGTTGAAAAGAATACCGTTACATGCGTGTAATCCGTATGCTCTTCTATAGTGCCTAACTATATTGTAGCCGAACACCTTACTACATCCATAAGGTGAAACCGGATTCATAGGGGTTGATTCTCTCTGGAAATGATCCTCATCAACAGATAAACCAAACATTTCAGATGAACTAGCTTGGTAAAATTTAGCATCAGGGACTATTCTTTTATATGCTTCCAACATATTAATAACTCCTATAGAGTTTGTTTGTACAGTATATTGAGGTATATCGAAGCTAATTCTGACATGGCTTTGAGCTCCTATGTTATAGATTTCGTCAGGTTTGATCTGAGTTAAAAGCTTTTCTATAGAAGTTTGATCTGTAAGATCCCCGTAATGCGTAAAAAGATTAGGATCTTCTAAAACTGAATCTAATCTAGCAGATTGGTTTTCAGAGGTAGAATTTCTTCTAATCATTCCATGTACTTCATAGTCTAACGATAAAAGATATTCGGACAAATAACTACCATCCTGTCCGTTAATACCAGTAATAAAAGCTTTTTTTCTCATTAATTTTCTTATTTAAAAAATATCGCTATACAGCACTATTTTTATTTTATATCTTGGATTTTTTGAAAAATTTCATTTCAGTCAAATCCGGCCAATCTGTATAGATCCATTTTCTTGGCTCCGTTTCTATTGCTTTTTGTAATTTAGATAGGCCAATTTCAGCCGACTCTGGAGTCATATAATAGTGGTAACCTATCGTATCAATATCCTGATCTCTCCAAGGTATATTAGGAATCCTACCATCATAGCTCATTTTTTTAAGAGTTTCGTAATCTTCCTTGTTATCACATAGGATCATTCCACCCCTTCCGATACTTAAATGTTTCTGGTATTGGAAGCTTAAACACATAAATGTATTAGGAATATAAGAATCTCTTCTCCATAAAACAGCAGCGTCTATTATTCTTTTATCACCATAATTTAAAGTATAATAATCTTCCCATTCTTCATCTCTCCATTCCCTTTCAAGTCCCATTTTTTCTGCTAAAAACGGAACGGACAGATATGTTCGGTTTGGTACGTTTATTTTTTTCTCTCCTGTATATCTTAGGCATAGTTCTATACCATGTGTACAGCTGTCTACTGCAACACTATAAGGCGCTCCAAAAAATTTGGCTACCTCTTTTTCGAATTTATCAACTATTTCAAAGCTCATAATTATTCTTTATTTGTCAATTTGTTTTAAAGATACCCTATTCTCATCTATGTCATAGCTTTTGATGATACTTATATAATTTTCATTATCTATATCATCAATAAATAAACCCCCAGTAAAGCTCTCTGGATCTATATTTAAAGACCATATATCATAGTATTCTCCCGATACATTTTTTTTATAGAATCTTTCACCGTAATTGATTCCTATAAAGCAAATCCTGAATTTTTTCATTCCGTGGACTTCTTTTAAGGATCTAACTATCTCTTCGCAGTCATCTATAGTTATGTAATTTTCCCATTTATTAAAAGTGTAATTAAAAAGTGTAGGATATTTACTTAGTTTTTTAAATCTCTTCTTACACTTTAAAAAATGATTATAATCCTTCTTATTATTTAGGTCGTGGTGTGGAAATATAGCTCCATGGACATCCTCAATATCTGGGTCATAAAATTTATTAGTGGTTCTAATTGAAGTTTCTAATTTTTCTCCAGTCTCTGGGTCAGTAGTCATCTGTTCACAACAAATGCTAATATTATTTTCGGGTTTTAGAATTTCACAAAAATCATCATTTAGTATATGAATAAGATTACTTACCTTCAGGGTGTTCATAAAATCAAAAAATCCAGAGAATTCCCTATAATTATAATACTTTAAAACATCAGAATTCTGACATCTACTACCTAAACTATGTATGGTTTTAAATTTCATATTTTTTATTTTATTCCAAGTACTTTTTTAACATTTATAACCATTGTCTCCTCCATATTCTTATAGTTTAAAGATCTATTATAATTCTCTTCTATAACAGATTCTAATGAATCATATGTATTTTCATTTATTCTATTACAAACATCAATAATATCATCGACACTATTAACTATGAATATTCCCTCTATATTAAAAAAATCTCCAATGTTAGAAGGTCCGTAATATATTGGTATAGTCCTGGTATAAAAACAATCTATTAATTTCTCAGAAAAAGCATTCTTTATCCTATTGGTGTTTTCTATGGCAATATGAAACTGGCTATCAAACATAGGTGTTTTAAGATCCCTAAGAACTAAATGATCTTCGTAATTAATACCAGGAATAGGAGAACTTCCACTTAGATAAAACCTCTTATCCATCTTTATCTCATCACTTCTGGTAAATAATTCCCATCTTACATTATATCCTTCCAATCCCGCTAAATATTCAGACAAATGTTTATTACCAAAAACTGAGGACACACTAAATTCTTTATCTTTTTCGATATAATCATTCACCCATAAATCAGGCGTTACTGAAATAAAGGAATTTGGAAACGTATCCAATATATCATGATGATAGGTAAGTATATAATTATAACAATCCTTATGATTATTAAAATAATTAATCATACTATTTTTTAGTGAATCGAATGGCTCTAATATAGCAACAAATCTAAAAATACCCGGTCCAACAGGGTCAATTGGCATTTGATCTACGTATATTTGTACTTCCTTCTCGTATTCTATTTTTCCTAGATTCACAAAATCCCCCCTTACCCATCCAGGTGGTAGATATAAAAGTATATCACTCATTATCTAAATAAGTCTTTATGTTGTTTTCATCGTTACACCATTTGTTAGCATATTTTCCTTCTAAAGGTCTAGAAAACATAGGATGATAATGTTTATCACATCCCTTAAAAAAATAATGATTTGCCTGGGTTAATCTTGTTTTATTGAAATCGGTTACACCTTCTACATTGCACCCGCCATGAAGCATATTAGCTGCCCATATAAGAGCCTGTCCTTTTTTAAGCTTAACTATCATTGGTTCAGCTTTTTTAGCTTCGATAAGATCTATTAAGAAGTTCTCGTATTTTTCGTAATTAACTGCTTCTCCGTTTTCGATATCATCAGGATGTGGTAATTTTAAATTATGATACTCATATAAATCCCATCTGTGGCTTCCAGGAACAATTTTTAATGATCCGTTAGTCTCGTCAACATCTTCAAATGCTACCCAAACACCAACCATCCATAAAGCAGGTACTGTGTGGAAATGTATGATATCACTATGTAAAGGCTGATTACTTCCTTTTATAAAATTGATAGTTGAAAAAGGAAAAGGCTCCTTTGCATATAAAAAAGCTAGAGTATCCATTACTTTCTTATTCATGGTAAGATTAGCTATAGGTTTACTTTTTCTCCAATGTTCAAATATCCTTTTGCTCTCTGTATAAGTAAAATGATCTGCGTGATATTTAGTATTTTCGTCATTTATCGCTTCGTACATATCAGAAACAATTGAATTTATTTCATCATCCTGTAATTCTAAGTCAATTATTAAATATCCCTTCTCGTGATACTGAATGCACATTTCTTTCTGTTCGTCAGTTAGAGTTGTATCATTTTTTAATAATTCATAGAAAAATGGAGATTCTATCCAAGGAATATCTAAAGCCTCCTTATTTTTGAAATAATTTATTTTTTCCATTTTTATTTTTATTTATTATATCTTGTAAACTTTTTTGATTTTTTCTGAAAGTATAGATGAAACTATAGATATAGAAGAAGTCCATGCCATTAATAAATGATCACATTTAGTTAGTGTGAATATCTCTTGCATACATTCAACCCCTAATTTATATCTATGTAGTTCTCTATCTCCGTATAATCTATCATCAGATATAAGATGTAAATTTTTATCATCCGCTCTAAACATACCATCCCAAAATATTATTGGGATATTAAAGTTTTTTTCTAATACAGGAATAACCTTGCTGTCATCAGTAGCAACAAAAATCTGTTCTATTTCAGGGTTATCTATTAATATTTCTTTAATCCTATCTACATATTTTTCTACTCCTGGAAAATTATGTACCCCGTGAGTATAATCGGTTAATCTAACTTGTATTCCTAAAGTATTTTTTCCCCTGATGTTACTATCATAAAATTCATTTACTATGATTTTAATATAATCCTTAATCTGGAAATTCTTATAAAATTTATCCCTTAATTCAATAAAATTATCAGGGTTTAAATATACATCACGGTCATGGTATGTTAAATCGCCTCTTCCTTGAAAAATGTCCATATGTATAATAGAGTCACCCTCTTTTATTTTTATCTGATCAAAATAATACTCCCAAGAATTCATTGTATCGTGTAATATGATATCCTTTTCTGTGCAGATACATTCATTAGTTTCCATATCAACATACATCACATCATCAGGATTTTTTAAATGAGATAAAGCACCCATTACAATAAAGATATTACCTGCAAATCCAACACCAGCAACTCCGTGTTCAGGAGCTATTTTTACGAATTCTAATTTATAAATCATTATATTAAATCCTTAAAAAGTTCGTAAAGCATAGCATTACAAGATTCGCCTTCACTTGGTATTAAAAACATACCAGTGTTTAAATGTACACTTACCCTGTCAAAATATGTTTGATAAGGAAATTTGCCATTAATAACTCTATCGTTAATATCTCTATAAATAAAACCCTCCATCATACAAATATCCTTAACTTGTCTGTTGAAAATCTCGGTAATTTGATTTCTTTCTATAGGTGTTTTATAACTTAATGATCCATCCCCGTTTGTATCGTTATGCGGTCCAGAAGGAGTTGCTCCCATTACGATAATCTTATATCCTTCGTTTTTAAAGCTTTTTAAAAAATCGTGATATCGGATAGTGCAAAGCTTACATGATTCCTCGTAAGTGATACCTTGTTTATGAGATTGCGGCCCCAAATGAACCCTCGCATCTATTTCACCTAAAATGAACAATAACGAGTCCTTATTTTTATCAAATTGATTATCGGAAAGCCATATGGTTAATTCCGGTGCATGCTTACTAATATTATATGCAGTTGCTCCAGTTAACCATTTAGTTTTAAATGATCTACTAAAAATATCATAGTAATCTTCAGTTTCTTGTGTATTAAATATTTGAGAATGACTATCTCCTATAACGTATATCATAATTTTAGTATCCTAGTTTTTTTGCGCTTTCTATTATTCTTTCTTTCTCTCTTTTCTTGATAGGACGAGCAGGACTTCCAGCGTATATTGTCCAAGGCTCAGTGTCTTTAGTTACTAACGAGTTAGCACCTACTATACATCCCTCTCCTAAAGTAACTCCGGGTAAAACTGTACAGTTAACTCCAAGTGTAGCATATTTTTCAAAAATCACAGGCTTATTAATAACAGTTCGGTGTTCAATAGGAACTACAGGGGATATCAGTCCCTGTGTAAAATCATCGGTCGCACAAACTATTCTACTACCTGATCCTATATTCGTAAAATCGCCCATAATTAAAAGAGCAGGAGCTCCGCCTATAATAGAAACACTTGGAGCTATATGGATATAGCTTCCCATTTTAAGTTGAGTAGAAATATAAGTCCATTGATCAATAGCTATATGATCTCCCATTTCTATCAATTCAGGTCTAGATAAAACAGCTAATTCACTTATTCTTACGTCTTCTCCTTTTTTCATATCATTTATAATTTACAATTAAAGATCCCCAAGTCCATCCAGATCCTATAGCAGTTAATAGTATCTTATCACCCTTTTCAATCTCTCCGTTATTTATTGCCTCGTCTAGAGCAATAGGTATTGAAGATCCAGCAATATTTGCATACTTATCCATTACAGTTTTAACCTTGTTAAAAGGTATATTGTTTTTCTCTGCAATTATCTTAAGTATATTAATACTCGGCTGATGAGGAACTACCATTTTTATATCTTCTATGGTTAGATTAGTTCCTTTAAGAACATCGTTTATAGAATCTGGTAATACCGATATTGCTTGATCCCAAACCTCTTTACCCCTCATTATGAAAGGCTTATCTAATGGCATAACAAATCCAGTCATACCAGTTCCAGATCCATTAGATTTTATCTCGCTGTAAATCCATCCCTCTTCGGATTCACTTATAATAACTGCACCGGCCCCGTCTCCAAAGAATACACTATGCTGAGCTTCAAAGTCAGTGTGTGTAGAATAAGATTCAGTAGCAATTACTAGTATATTTTTAAAAGCTTTGCTACTAATAAGAGAACTTCCTAAGGTTATTCCATACACAAAACCAGAACATACTGCGTTTATATCAAATGCTGGTATATTTCTCTTTATACCTAATTTATAATGAATTGTACATGCAGTAGAGGGTGAAATTTTTTCAGGACTAGACGTAGCAACAATTATCATATCAAGATCCTCTTTGTCCATACCAGTTTTTTCTAATACTGATAATGCAGCTTGATATCCCATCTCAGATACCGTTTCATCATCGTTAGATATTCTTCTCTCCTTTATACCTAGCTTATTAAATATCCATTCATCAGTAGTATCAACCTTACTTGATATCTCAGCATTTGTTAATACTCTACTTGGTAGATATGATGAGGTTCCTTTTATTGTTACGTTGTTATATCTCATTCCTTATAATTTTATCCAGCTATCGGGAACTATATCTCGATCTGGATACCCAGGATCTATTTTTCCAAACCACCTCATAGGTGCAATAACTTTCTTGTTTACGTTTTTATTTAGCCAAGCTCCCCACCAAGAAAAACTAGAACTAGATATGATATTATGATTACACATAGACATCAAAAAAAGCTCTATATAATCCTTATCCTCGACGAAAATGAATTTATCTCCTAAGAAATTCTGTCTAGCATATTCGATATCATCACTAAATACTATGTATTTTTCTGCATCAACAATGTTCATAGCAGAATTATACCATTCCATATTTTTAGTGTGATGTTTGCTTTCTTGATCTAAAGAATAATCTCCCCTTCTAACATGTATAGCACATGTATTTCCATTTAATATATCCCTATACTTTTCTATCTGCTGTAATACAAAATCAGATGGTTCAAATAGATTTAAAATATGATCTCTATTTGTAAAATATTTTTCAGTCTGAAAATATCCATGATAAACCACACCATCTCTATAAGGAATAGGATTATAATTAAATGTACATAATATTTTTCCAGTTGCATTACCTACGTCGTTCCATTTAAAATTTCTGAAGATCTTTAAATAGTCCTGCGTAGATACATCAGAATTAGGATAAACTCTTGTTCTATCATCCTGAACCTTAGCTAAATGTGATTTAACATTAGGAAAGTAAGCAATATTATTATTAGCTTTTGCCAAATTTTCTACAGCAGCAATAACAAACATCATATTGCCAAGTCCACCAAGTATGTTTCCTCCTATCATTATAAAAATACTTTATCTAATTTTTGTCCCTCATAAGGACCCGTTTTATATTCATAAACTATAGTGTCATCCTCTAAAATTTCATAGGTATGACCCCCGTAAAGTGTAAAACTAGCATCTCCTGGGTATAAAATAGGTTCTGCAATTAATGTATCATCTATATCATAGAACTTACATTTAACACTTCCTTTTATTACCACCCATGATTCCTGAGCAATTTGAGCCTTATACGATCTTTCCTTGGTAATATGTTTATGTGGAGGAAATGTCTTACCGTTCTCCATTTTTAAAGTAGCACATTGTATAAAATTATCCTCAGGAACAACCTCTGTTCTTTTTTCTATTTCAGATAGCCTATTAATTATATGCAATAGCTTTCCTTCTTCTACTTTTGAATATATTCTCTCCATTTTTAATTCTTAATTTGAAAAGGCCTAATAATTATTTCACTTATGTTCATTCCGTCCTCAACCTCTATAGTGCTCATTATCTGAGATGCAACCCATTCTACTGACATACCGCTCTCAAATGAGGGTTTAAATTTAGAAAGAAGCTCTGGATTTTTTGTTTGGTCTATAAAAGGTGTATTGACTGATCCAGGACTAATAGTGGTAATCCTTATTTTTTTGGAAAGCTCAGCTCTTAAGCTTTCGCTAATTGCAAGCAATGCGTGTTTAGTAGCGCAATATACACCAGATTCAGGAAAAACATGATGTGAAGCTACGGAGCCCAAATTTATTACCTGTCCGTTTGATTTTATTAGCATAGGTAAAAAATAATGAAGCATGTTTAATACTCCTTTGATATTTACATCTACCATTTTATGCCAGTCACTTAAATCCGAATCAATTAATTTATCGAATATACCTATTCCTGCATTATTTAACAAAACGTCTATACCACCCATTTTGTCTGTGACTTCAATAGATAATTTTTGAACGTCATCTACATTTGTCACATCAGTTTTTAAATAAAACGTTCCCGGATTTTCTTCTGCTAGTTTTTTTAGAATTTCTTCATTTCTACCTGTAATAAAAACAGTGTGACCGTTTCTTACTGCATGTTTAAATGTAGCTTCTCCTATCCCGCTTGTAGCTCCAGTTATTAATATTCTTTTCAGTTCCATTATCCCAGGTGTTTAGTGTTTTCTTTAAATTTACCCTCCATCCAACTATAATCAGCAAATGCGTCATGTATATCGCTGTGGTTGCTAACTTGAACTGCAGTTATAGGGAAAGTACAATAGCTTTTAAAATTTTCCTGTCCGAAATCAGAAAGCCATACATCTATAATGTGTATTTTTTTCTGCTCAAAACTATCTATAAAATAATCATAGAAGCTCTCGTGGTATGCTACAGCATGTGTTGCATATCCTTTCTTTAATATTAAAAGGTTTTCGTCTACTTTTTCGATCGGAACGTGCGTATTAGCTCCTAGATAAAAAAGACTCCAATCTCTATTTTTTAACTGATCTACTGATTTTTCTATTGAATCAATATTGATAAAATCAACATCATCTTCAAATACAAGTATTGATTTTAACCCTTCGGCCTTTGCTTTTTTTATAATATTTACGTGGGATAATAAACATCCGTACAAAGGAACTTTTATTTTTTCAGTATCCTTAGTATATGGTATATCATCAGAAGGATCTGGGACTATACCTGGAAATCTTTCTACGAGATCTTTAACGTTGTTTTTTTCAAAGATGTCATTACATCTGTCCAATCTATCCTTTCTCTTATCAAGATTTATTAAAAAAACCTTGTCAAAATATTCAAATGCTTTTCTCATTTTAGGCTATTTATATTATTTGAAATGTGGGTTATAAAATTAGTTTTATCCTCAGGAGACATACTTAAAAATCCTGCATATATTAGATTTTGCATATGTCGATCAGGATTATCTGCTCCGTTAGTTCTTGGATGATCCATATGGAAGACATCAATTAATGGACTATCAGATCCTTGTATACCAACTGTCATCTCGAGTTTATGATAAAAGAAGGCATCCTCGCATGAATAGCTGTGAAAAAATTCAGCATCAAATCCGCCTACTCTATAAAAGCTATCCGAACTAATAAATATCGATCCTCCTGGAGCTCCCGGTGTACAGTGAGGAGATTCATAGCTTCCTGGAATTACCTCTTCAATTCTAGTCCTGTTTCTCAATATTCTATCAGTTAGTTCGTTATTCATTACAACAACTCTTCTTCCTCCAAAAGATTGTAAAGCAGAGCCGATAGGTATTCTAGATATGTTTTGAAAAATGTTATAAAAGAATTGTCGATCAACCAAAAGATCTATATCATGGAAGAGATAATATTTTGCCTTATTAGAAAATAAAGCACCAACGTTCATAGATAGACATTTATTAAATAATCCTCTATCAATCTTCTTAATCCATATATGATTAGAAACACCATTACATAATTCCTTATGAATGGGAGTTTCACTATGCTCTACGAATGTTATGGAATATGTTTTATCTTTGAAAAAATTCATAGCAGATATAAGATGATCTACTAATGGTTTATTAAAATTTTCTCTCCCTTTTACTGGAATTATAACAGAAACGTCAACATCATCGGTATTGCACATGTTAAATTCGCAGAAATTTTTAAGATCGTTATAATCTATCTTATTCCTTTCATATGCTTCTATTATCTGATGCTTATTCATCATAACTATCTCATTTTTTATTTCCCTATTAATCTTTGGCTCCTGGGGGTTAGTTGGCTCCTGTGGAGTTATATTTTGCTGTATTATAGGAGGTGCAACTCTATTAATTATTCTTCTTCTTACCCTACTTTCTGATATATTTCTTATCGGTTTATTCATATCAAATATTAATTAATGTAGGTGCTGATTTTTTACCAACAGATGATTCCTTTATCATTTTTGAAAGATCCGACTGATTCATTCTAGTAAATTTATAAAAAAGAGCCTCGTTGGTGTTTAGATTTCTTACGTCTTTCGACATATGACTTAAATGAGCAGCTTCGTATGGTATTCTAAGCATACTCTCATCATCTCTACCTAGAAGTGATTTAATCATCTCTGTCGTTGCTTTATCTTCCCATCCGTATCTAAAGAAGTTCTCATTATATCCTCCCATCGATTCCCAAAACCACTCTCTATTGTAAACAAGTATTGCCCCGTATCCACATCCTCTAGACATAGATCTAAATTGAAAAACAGCATCTCTAGGACCTGCTCCTCTTCTTCTGAATAAATTAAAGTCTTTAGTTCTTAGCCATTCTGACGTTGGCTCTTCGGTATTACACCAATAGTACGTCTCAGCACCTGCAGCAAATTCTCCTTTAAATTCACTTATCACTGTAAAATAATCCGATTCAAAAACAAAATCGGAATCCATTAGAACTATTATCTCTCCTTGAGCTTCTCTTGCTCCTACATTTCTACACCAGCTTAGATTAAATCCTCTATTCTGTGGATCCTTGATTCCTATGTGTTTATAGTTTAATGTAGGATTAGAAGATTTATAAAAATTCCCATCCAAGGATTGCTCAACGACTATTACTTCATAATCAGTAAATTTTTGTCCCTTTATAGCTAAAAGACATTCGTTAAAGTTACGATTTCTTAAGTGGTCGTTACCACCAGTTGGAAGTATTATTGATAACTTCATTTAATCTATTTTAAGCTTATTGAATAATTCTTTACATATACCAACATTAGCAGAAAGCGGACGAGGTAAATGACAGTCTATATATTCATCTACATTATACCCCGAATTTGGCCAGATAACCTTATCTAATCTACATGTAGCATATTTTTCTTCTATCCATCCACGCTCTAAATGCTTGATACTAAACTGCCGATTTTTTAATGATTGATTATAGAAGAATTTCTGATCTGTACCGGATCTTATGTTCATTCTTATCAATCTACGTAAAAATTCCTGATGTGTACTTTCATTCATCTCTAAGATCCCAATGAAGCTAGAAGGATCACCTGCTAAATAACACATAGGATATTGGGGATTAGTTCTATACCATCGATATTTAATAATATCAGAGCTATAAGAAACCAAACCCTGACCACCAATCTCGGAGACTCCCCGTTTATAATAATCCTTAGATATAGGTAACATATCCATATCAGATATTATAAAAGGAGCATCTAATATCTTAGCTGCCCAAAATCTTATACATTGTGCTTGTTGTGCTATACTCCATTCAGGTATAGATTCTAGATAAATAACCCTTCCGTGATCATACACGCTAGGATTAGGCGATTCCTTATCTATATAAAGAAGGACTGGTTCTATTCCAATCCTTTTCCAAGCTCTTGCTACGTATGGCCAAAAATCTAGATACTCAGGATTAGAGTCAGAGCTAACTACTGCATATTTTAATTCCATAATTATCTTACTCTGAAATTCCTATTTTGATTCGTAGGTCTATGTACATTTCTACTCTCTTGATAATGCTCTATCACTGGTTGGATACCAGGAAACATTGTTCTAGTATGATCGAAGATATAGGTGTACTCTGGTGGCAGATTGTAATATACAATATCGCTGAACTCTCTTTGAGCTCTTTGCATATTTTTTTGCTCCCATGTTTCAGGTTTCATTCTTTCAGCTGGAGTTGATTCATTAAGCTCTATCCATCTGTCTACTAGTCTTTTAACCTTATCATTATTTCTTAGGAATATTGTTCCAGATAATGCTTCGTCCTTTCTCCATCTAAAATTCTCTGTCCTGTATGCTATGTCACAATCAAGGGTTGGAATAAGTTCTGGATATGATTTAAAGACTGCGTCAACATCTACACATAATAGATCTTGGTTTCTATCGGTTAGACACTTCTTAATAAAATATGCTTTGTGGTGTGTATTCTTCTCCCATGATCCCAGATCTTTAATACCTTCTATGTGATGAGCTATTCCAAAGTGCTGTAAAGATTTTTTAAGATTTGCAGCGAGTGCTTCGTAAGAAGTGTTTTCTGTGTAATATGCTATAACTAAAAATTGGGGGCTCATAGGACTTCTAATAATATATGATTCATAGCCCGGGATTTACTTCGTAAAAATTGTAGTCCCTGGTTGCAGAAGAGTTTCACTTTTTTATAATTATTTTTCATATCATGAATAATTTTCCTTTTATCTATATATAATTAGAGATAAAAACGCAAATTGATGAAAAACTTAAAGCCTTATTGGTTTTTAGAATCTCCAATAGACACTGAACATAAGTATTATATGCTTATGGCATTCTTAGTTAATCTTAAGAAAAGTTTTCAGACTAAACAGTTCGTGAAAAAATTTAAAGAACTTCTAACTATTAAAAGGGATCTTGAAAGCTTTGATAAGAACACGGAGTTTACCTCTAAGACACTTTCTAAAATGACTGAGGAGGAGAGAGATTTAGTCTACACCATACTTGACAATAATCTTGATAATATAGAAGAAGTTGAGAGTATAGTTAAAAATTCGATCAGGACTATAGAGAATTTCTTAGACGAGAACAGTTTCTTTTATGAAAAGTATAACTCCTTAGTAAGCGTAGAAAGCTATTGTGCAAAATATAATCTATGGGATCAAGGATTTCTTGTAATAAGAAAGAGAGACGAGGAATTTATGAAAGTCTTTACCTGGTTCTTTTCTATAGTAAAGGTAGGAAAGAAAGAAAATGTAGCTCTTTTAATGACTGAATTATTAGATCCACTTTGTGAAAACACTAATGAGATAGGCAAGATTAGAAAATTTCTTAAAGCAAATATCAGGGATTTCTCAGATCAGTATGACTGTGTCCTAGTTGCAGATGTATCAGATGATATCGATATAGAGACTGGAACGGATATAAGTAAAGAAAAATCTATAGATCTGATAATGAATAAATTTAAGAATTAGTTCCTCTAGCTTTAACAAGGGCTTCCAACTCTTCTTTTTCCTCCTCTGTAAATTCGAATCTATCATAAGGAAAATTGTCGACCATAAATAAAGCTGATTTATCTTTTCCCATATCATCATCGAATACAACTTCTACCTTAGTTCCTTTTTTGTTTATGTAGAAATCTGCACCTGTTCCGTCTTTGAATATTTTATTTCTAATAAATAGAAGACCTCCACCAGGCATTATCATTTCTGGTTCATATTCACCAGCATCTATTATTCTTTCTATTTCAGGAATCAATTTAGATACTAGAGAAAAAGGTTTAATATTAAGATCGTCTATTCTAGAGATCTCTGCATTTGCAACTAGAAATTCGGTTATTTCTTTTTCTAGATTTGGCTTCTCTAAAAATATTGATTTTAGATCATCGACAAAGGTTTTACTGTTGTATCCTTTTTTAGGATCGTTTGATGTATACTTAAAAGGTATTGTATAAAACTGTCCGTTATTTCCTGCAGCAGAACTTTCGTTGATGTCAAATTCGTTAAATGTGTATATCCTTCTCATAGTAATAATCTAGATGATGTTATTTTATTTCTTTCTTCGAAACTTAGAGGATGTATATTCATTACGTCCTTTCCAATTTTGTTTATGAAATTGGAAGGAATATTATCTAATTTAGGAGTACCTTCTGGGGATTCGGATACTGGTCTACATTCCATGAATCCCTCAGATCCTTTAACCTGTAAATAACATCCACTTTTAGAAGCTGTTATTAAATCTCCCTTTTCACATTTAATTTTGGTCCACGTTGGCTCAAAATATGGAATACCAGACATAGTTCCTTTGGATTCGTAACCCGTTATAACCTCCAAATAAAACGGTTCTTTTACCTCGTAACAAGTCCCGTCAGCATCTAATCCGTATACTGAAGGAAAATCCTTAGTGAAATTGTCTATTTTTAATATTCTTTTCATTTCTTAATATATATCAGATTCGTTGAGATAAAATGATATATAGAATAAAAGTAGACAGAAAATGGTAATACGTAAATATTCCCAATTCATTTCAGAATCTAATAAGACTTCAACAGTTGGTAAATCCAATGAGATGGCTCTTTTGGAAAATGAATATCTTAGAATGAAATCTGAGGGATTAAGTGAAAGTGAAATTAATGAAAATATATTCTCATCTTTCTTTGGATCTTTAGGTGGAGGTTTTACAGATACCTTTAAGGATTATGTAGTTGACTGGGCAGCTCAGAAATTAGGCATTGAGCCTTTTGACGAAACAGGACAACCTACATTCTTTTATCAGGTTGTAAGAAACGTTATTGAACAAGTACATTTTACAGAGCTTGGTAGTTATTTTGGTAAAGGCTCTTGTAAAAATTGGGCAAGAGCAATAGTAGAGGGTCTTTCCGAGACATTACAAGAAAGAGGCATAGAATATTTATTACCTAAATTAGGTCTTAAAATGGATATGCAGTCAGGTATGGGGGGAACAATCGCAGCTGGATTACGTGAGGCACTAACCAATGCAATTAATAACACTAAATTTATGGATAACGTCGAGAATATGATCGGTGATAAAATATGTGGATTTAATTTAGGTGATGTTCTTTCAGGATCTAATGTTACTACAGCTGATAAACAAAAATTAGCAGCTGATATACAAAATGCCGAAAATAAAGATCCTAATATATTTGCAAAAGCAATGAAATCTGGATTATCCAGCATTCTGCCATCATTCTAAAGAAGAATAACTATGAATCAGAAAAACGTAAAGAAAAGAGAGATATTAAACTACAAGGATTTTATGAAAGTAGTTAATGATCCTTGGAACCCAGAAAATCTTAGTAAGGAAGATAGAACGGGACTTCATAAAATTACTCCAGAGCCAGCTTATGACTATGTTGGATATAAAGATGCAGTTTATAACGGATTCTCTAAGATAGACTATCCTGGATATGGAGCAACTGAAAGCGGAAGTGCCGCTTCAATAGGTATAACAGAATAAAAAAATATAAAAAATGAACAAATCGATATTATCTTTCGCGGAGTTTAGCTCTAGAAAAAACGAAAAATTACCAGAAAACGACTTTTGGAACGACCAAGAGGTAGAGGAAGAAGAGGAAGAGGAAACTGATGAGGAAGAATCTGACGAGGAGGAAGAATCTGACGAAGAAGAAACCGAGGAATCTGATGTAGAAGAAACTGAAGAGGATACGGAAGAAGAATCTGACGAAGAGGAAGAATCTGACGAAGATACCGAAGAAGAATCTGAAGAAGAGGACGAATCTGACGATGAGGAGGAATCTGACGAAGATACTGAGGAAGAGGATACAGAAGAAGAATCTGACGAAGAATCTGAAGAAGAAGATACCGAGGAGGAAGATACTGAAGACGAAACTGAAGAAGACGAAGACGAGTCATACGAAGACGAGAGTGAAGATGATTCAGACGAAGATGTAGAGGAAACTGAAGAAGATGAAGAGGAATCTGATGAAGAAGAAGATGAAGATGAAGAAGATGAGGAAGAGGTAAATTACGAGGAGACTGAAGAAGATGATGAAGAGGATGACGAAGAGGATGATGAGGAAGAATCAGAAGATGACACAGAAGAGGAGGACGAATCAGATTTAGAAGACGAAGCTGAAGAAACCTCAGAAAGAGTAATTAGATTTGATAATTTCTTCGGATAATATAAAAGAATCTTAACATATTAGACTAGCCTAGATCAAATCTAGGCTTTTTCTTTGTTCAAAGATATATACAAGTATGGATATTCCCTTATTAGAGAAGTTTGTATTCAAGGGCGTTAAAGGTAAAGATAGACCCTTGACAGTAGTTGTGTTGACTACTAAACTCGGAAAGAATTTAAAAAATGCGCCAACCACAGATAAGATTATGAAAATCTGTGAAGAAAGAGGTGTTAAATGTATAATAATAGACACTGAGAAGGGATCTATTCAAAAAACAAATAAAGGAACTTTTTTAATCTCTAGTAGAGGTAGTAAACAACAAGAAATATACTTAGATAGAACAATAGTTTTAACTAGAAGATCTTCAATTAAGAATAATGCTGCTAAGGGATTCTTTAAGAAAATGGAGGATTTAGGGTTTCCTTGTGTTAACTCATACGACTCAGTAATTATTTGTGAAGATAAGTTACAAACAACAAGAAAATTACAGCTAGCTAATATACCAGTACCTAAAACATCTTTGATTTCCTCGGAAGCTGATATAGATAAAGCTGTTGAAGAAGTTGGAGGAGAATATCCAGTAGTTTGTAAGTTCCTTTCAGGAACAAAAGGTATTGGAGTATTTATGATAGACTCTAGACCATCCTTAGTATCTACATTACAAGCTATGTGGCACCTTTCTCCAGAGACAGAGATAGTTTTACAGGAAAAGGTTGACGCTGAATATGACCTTAGAATACACGTTATTGCTGAATCTGATGGTATGTCCGGAAGAGAGTACAAAGTCATCGCAGCGATGAAAAGAATTAAGATAGAGGGCGATTTTAGAACTAACTTCTCTCTTGGTGGTGACACTGAAACAGTAGAACTTCCTAAGGAAATAGAAAAGATAGCAATTGAATCTGCAAAAGCAACAGGATGCCTATGGTGCGGAGTTGATATTATTGTAGATAAAAAAGATGCTAAGCCTTATGTTCTTGAAGTTAATGCTTCTCCAGGAACTACAGGAATCGAGAAAACAACGGATATACCGGTTACTGATATAGTATTAGATTTCTTATTGGATAAGAAAAACTGGGTTAAGCCTAAGAAAACTACAGGATTTAGGGAAATGGTAACTATTCCAGGAGTAGGTACTTTCGTGGGCAAATTAGATACTGGTAATGGTGCATCTTCATGTTCACTTCATGCTGATTCTATCGAAGAAATCGACGGAAGTGTTCATTGGAAATTAGGAGATAAAGAATTCGTAAACAAAATCGTTGGACAATCTAAAGCAGAAGTAGGAGAGAAGATACACCACAGAGCGGTAGTTAACTTAGATGTCGACTTTAATGGCATTGTTTACAGAAAAGTTAAATTCTCCCTAGTAGATAGAACAGAAAAAAGCACGCCACTTCTTTTAAATAGAGATTTCTTAAGCTCTGCAGGATTAATTGTAGATCCTTCTGAAGATTTCGTTATTACTGATAGACCTGAGGGATATTCACCTAAGGAAGCAAAAGGAGATCCTATCGCAGGTGTTGAATTCGTTTTAGCTAATGGAAAGGAGGAATAATCTTACAATCTCTTTTCTATAAGCAATTTGATCATCAACAATCTTAGTATTTTTTAAAGCAAGTTTACTTCTTTCAATAACAGAATCCGGCACTAACCCCTTAAATGTGTCTTTAAGAATTTTTTTGTTCTTTCTTTCTTCAAAAGGAAGACTTAAAGCAAATCTAACAATGTCATGGTTTAAGAAAGGACTTCTTAACTCTAGCGTATGAGCCATAGAAAGTTTATCCAATCTAGGTAAATGATAAGAAGTTAATTCATGGAATATATCAGATTGCTGTGAATCATACTCATTGATTCTTCTATATCCTCCAAATAATTCGTCCGCTCCATCCCCCGATATAACTATACGTGTATTTGATCCTTTTTTGATTGCATCAAATAAATGATACTGTGGAACTACACTACCCATATCAACGGGAGATTCGTTCCATGTTTTATAGATATCAATTAATCCTTTTTTTCCTTCTTCACTTTCTAAATCTATATCGTATTTCAATCTTTTAGATTCGACGTTCCAGTAATACTCGCAGTCTTTTACGTATTGTTCATCCTCGCCATTTGATATCGAATAAAAATCTACATCTGCACCAAGTTTAAGTAATAATCCAGCAATAATCGAAGAGTCAAGTCCGCCAGATAAAAGCAATGAAGTGGGATAGTTTTTAGAAAGCAATCTAGCCTGAACTGAGCTTTCCATTTTATTCCATAACCAATCACACCTGTCGTCGTATGTTCTTAGTCCTGCATCAAAGGAATTAAAATTGTAATAAGGATCAGAAACTTCCATTTTAATAGGATGATCTAAGCTCCATCTATAAAATCTGTTTGGATCTAATTTTTTGATATTATCATAAGGGGTTTGATTAGTTGGTAAATAACCAAACTTAACTATACCACTGAAGAATGATTTATCAAGATTCATAAATTCATCCTTCTCATATAAACCTTTGATCTCTGAGCATACCTCTCCTCTATCATTCTTATATAGACATTTCTTTCCTAAAGGATCAGTAAAGGCATAAACTTCCCTTTTATTCGTATCGACTAATACAATTGACCAAAATCCATCCCAAGAAACTACATGAGGTTCATATAATGCTTGTAGCATACCGACCCCTCCGAAATCAAAACTCGAAAATAAATTTTGTAGATAAGCTGTATCAGATTCAAAATCACCGTAGTTAAATATTTCGCCGTTGAATAAAAGCCATCTATCTTCTCCTATCTGAATAGGCTGGGACCAATTATCCCCGTCTAATGTTTGGATAGGAAGTCTATGATGAACCAAACAGAGATCATCTTTATAAACAACACTATGTTCAATACCTCTGTGAGCTATAGAAAGAACTCTTTCCTCACTTGGCCTTTTTGCTACTAATATTCCACACATATTTAATTACTCTTAATTTCTTGTTTAAAGCGCTCTACTGAATCTAAATCAAAGTTATTAGTGAAAGACCTAACTTCTACTCCTAAGCTCCTTAAAAGCAAAGAAAACGATAGAAACAAGGCTTTTTCTTCTTGTATTCTAGAATCATCTTCGTCCCATATATCTTTTGTTCTATTTTCTGACCATTCTCCATCAACTAGTATGATTCTAGTATTTTTGAATAATCCCCGATTATGAAAATTTATAAGATCTTGCTCAGCTTGTTCTTTTGTGATTCTTCCTTGGAATACACCCCATACTGAATTAGTTAATATTCCTCTATCAACAACCATATCTTCTAAGAATCCGGATAGGTTTAACTCGTGAAGCATTATCTCCTTACCTAAACCAAACCAATGTATATCCTCTGATTGTTTTTCAAAGTTCCACACAGAAAAATTAGAATTAAAATCAAATTTAAAAACTGGAAGTTGTGCCTGTCTAGACACAAGATAAGATTTACCGGATTTCCTAGATCCTTCTACAATAATAAGGGGCATAATCTTTTGTTTATGATTATACCCCTAAATGTAATTAAAATTTCGATTATTTCAAATCAACAGTATCTGATCTAACCCATCCGAATTCTTGATTCTTGATTGCTTTAGGAAACTGTACTTTATACCAAGTTTTCTTACCTAGCTTAGGGCTATCTACTTCAGTGCTAGAAACCACAAAACCTATTTTCTGGGATTTGTCCGTAAATTTCATTATTATATTACTAGCATTCTTTGATGTAGAAGTGGTGCTTCTTACGTTAACATATCCATCACCGGATTTAGCAACATATACATCTTTCTTCTGTGCTGTTTCAGCTTTTTCAGTAGCTAATTTATCACTGATAGTAAACTTAGTTACATATTTTAAATCCCATGCCTTACCTTTACCGAAAGTAACATAATTAGTTTTAGGATCGTAAGTACCACTGAAAGTTTTTCCTGCTGATGTTTTATATGTAACTTTTCCTGTGTTGTATATAAATCCGTACTCTTTACCTGAATAAAACATTATTACAGGTTCACCGGTAGCTACTGTTAGTTTCAATTCGCATTTATTACCGTAGCCTTTTATTTTATCCATTATTACCTTCATCTGTTTACCGTCCATTTTAGCAGGCTCTTCTTTAACAGATTTTGGAGCTTCTTTAGTTGCTTTGTAAGCTTCACCAAATTCTTTGTAAGCTTTTCTGATGTAATTGTTGTTTTTAGGACCTGTTGCAGAAAGATCATTAGTTTTAGCCCAGTCCGCATGTTTTTCAATTACCCAAGCTCTAAAAGCATTTCCTTCAGTTTCTGTAGCAAAAGGTGTTGCAGTGTATTCTGGGGTAACAACTTTAGGTTTTTCTGTAGTTGTACCTTTGTTTACTGAACTAGATCCTGAACCAGACATAGCTGATGAAGCCGCATCTACATTGAACCCTTCGGTTAATTTAGGAGATTTTAAAAAATCCTCATAAGATATTAGCTTACCTGGTATATTAGAAGCAGATTCATTAACTTTAGCTTTATCTAAAGCAGAAATGAAAGCAGGTGTGATGTTACCTGTAGTATCTCCTTTTAATTCTGGATAGTCGTCAGCTAATCCTGCTTTAATGCCTTTAATGACTGCCTGTGTATTTGCAAGTAATGTACCGCTTACGTTAGGATATGACTTATAAACCACTCCCCAATCTTTAGATCCTGATAATGCTTTAATCTTTCCAAATTTTTCGTAAATCGCCTTTTTTACAGCTATTACTATTTTACCTTCTTTAGAATCGTTAGCATATTTTAAACCTGCTTTAATAGTATCTGTTATCGAAGGTATAGAAGATCCAGTTCCAGTAGATCCTTCATTTCCTGTGGAATTAACCCTCTGACTGATTAGCTGTAGTAATTCGTCCATCTTCATTGAAGCAGATGCAAAAAGTTTATCAGCTTCTGCTAAAGGTGCAGTAATTTCTTTGAATTTTAAACCTTTAAGATATTCTGCTGCTTTAGTGTCAATATCAGTAGTGAATGTTTTAGATGATTCCTCTAACTCTGAAAGTATAGCATTATAATTATCTCTGAAAGCTTTTATAATGATTGCATCCTCATCTCCTTCTAAATTTCTTCCCTCTTTTTCTTTTCTAGAGTATATTTCTCCTAGTAGAGAAGCTGTTCTATCGAGGAACGATAGGTATTTTTGTTTGTATTTTTGTGCTATAGATCCAGTTCCAGTTTGGTCAGTTTTTATTCTAGTATCACATTCAATTATTTTAGCAATGATCTGGTTTTTTAATCCCTCTAATGCTTTTATGAATGAGTTTATCTTAAACTTACCTGTTGCTGAAGATTCTACACCATACTGTCTATCCTGTGCATTAACAGAAGGATCTGAAAATCTTCCTTCTTGTCTTTCTCTTCTTCTTTCCTCTCTTCTCTCAACTCTTTGGTCTCTATCCTCATCAATGGATTTGTTGGAAGGTATCTGCCTTCTCATATCCTCCATTAATATTCTGAAATTTTTACTTAGTGCCATTTTATATTTTTATATTTATGATAAGGTTGTCTTAGCAGCATCCAAAGATGATTGAACCGAAGAAACTATTGTTTGCATTTTAGAATTAGCAAATTCTACTAAAGCCGGATCTTGTAAAATGTTTCCTGCTTTAGTTTGTAATGCTGCCCATGATTGCATGATCTTATCAATTCCTGCGTTAGCATCGGCGTATATTTTAATGAAATCTGCAGATCCTTTATATTTAGATCCTTTAATTTTTTCTATTGAATCTTTCCATATAGCATAAAGATTTGTAAACAAATCTCTTATTGATGCGTTGTTAGAAAGTTTTAAATATTTCTCTAAAGCTCCTGGATATATCTGTGTTTTTAAATCCTGATACGGTACAGATCCTATAAACTTAAGAACGTTATTGGAGAGCGTATCTATGATTAGACCTAGATATTCTTGTGTTTCTTTTGCATCTATATCTCCAGCAGCCTCTTGTAATTTGTTACTGTTATTTCTGGCTGTTTCTGCAAGTTGCTCGAAGACCGGATTGTAACCTAAATATGGATTATTCATCTTAATTCTTTTATTTGTTATATATCTTATTTGGTAAGGGATTCCATCTTTTTATAAGCTGCAGATTTTTTCTGGTATTCAGCAACTTTCTTTTGTAGTTCAATTGCTTGTTGTCCCCACGATTCGCTTTTACTTAAAGATCCATCCTTTTCTCTTTTACCTAGATTAGCTATAGCAAGATCTGAATCTGATATACGCTTGTCTATCTCCATCAGTTCTTTTTCTATAGTAGTCTTAGCCTGTAGATCCTTAACTTTTTGCTGTGTAGATTCTTGTTCTAAAACAAAATCTTTTATCTTAGTAATTCGCATATCTTCTAGATTTAATTTCTTTCTCTATAGTTACTATTCTTTGTTTAAGTCTGTCTATAGGTTTTTTCATCTTGTATCTGATATTAACTTCTTCTTTCTCTAAGGAATTAACTAGCCAATCTTGTCCCTCTTTGTATGCTTTTCTGATATCTTTTTTGAGGTTCTTTATAGATTCATCATATTTGAATTCTAGTTCGTAATAGAACTCCCTTATCTCCTGGTGATATCTAGAAAGCTCTTTATCTGAAAGATTTTTAGAAAAAAGAGTAGCTTCTTGTGCACTCATATCTATGAATGTTAAAGTGTCGTTGCTAACATTATTAGGAATTTGTGGTCTAGGAGCATATCCATCGTTATCTTTAATACCTTCGTAATAAGTTGTCTTTTTATTTGCATCCTTCACTAAAGTGTCGAATTCTTTATTTAGTTTATCCAAATATGTCTGATCCTTGTAGGGTCTAATGTTTTTAATTAGCTTTTCTGTGCTCTCTGCTTCTATTTGTGCAAGACCTGAACTAAACATAGCTTGTAGTTTAGGATCTCCCTCTATTAGTCTATCAGCTTCCTTCATTAACGAATTAATCTCCTGTCCTTTAAGAGAACTGTAGGTTCTTTGTTGTCTATTTAGGTTGCTTACTGTAAATTTATACTCTGGAGTATTATCCTTTGGTAAATTCCATATCTCTTTCTCTAGATTAATAGTGTTATTAATATCTTCTTCTCTAGCTTTACGTATATTCTTTAATAAAGATTCAACTTTTGTTTTTCTACTAGTAAACAAGCTACCTATTCCACCAAATATAGATGAAAGAATACCCTCGTTAAGGCTTTCAAATTCTTCTAAACGTTTAATTCTTTTCATTTATTTTGCTTTCATTTCCTCTTTCTCCAGTGTAGTATAAAGATTTTCTACCTGTGAAAATATGGTATTAAGTTCTAGGAGAGTATTTCTATCGTGTTTTTTACCACCATCTGATATCATTTCGTTGTAGATATCATCTCTTAATTTAGTAAGATCGTTTCTCTTAGAATAAAATCCTCCTACGCTACTTCTTATTTTATCAAATCTTTCAAAAAATGACTTTTGCGGATCTTTTGAATATTTTTCCTTTGAAATTGGAGCTGCACTAGGATTAACCTGTTGTGTTTTTTCTAAGTTTTCTACAGCTTTATTTGCTTTTGTTTTTGCATCGTCAGCATCTTTTTTAGCATCGTCTACTGTAACACCAAAGAAGCTTTCTAAATCGCTAGACCTTGAAGCACTTCTTGCAGTTACTGACTTAATCTTTTCGTATCTATCATTTCTAGTTTCTAGTACATCAGTAGCTCTCTGAGCATTGAAATATTTCTTCTTTCTTTTGTTGTCTCCTACTAGATCTTTGATTTTACTTTCTAGAGCATTAAATATCTCATTATGAGATTTAGTAAGCTCTTTCATTCTCATGTTCAATCCATTTCTGTATTGCATGATATCTTTATTTAAAGCCTGATAGCTAGGATTATTTTTGTCTTTTTCTAGAGCTTTTTGATCCTCTAGAGTTCTGTAGAATTCGTTATAGATCTCGTATTCCTCCCTGTTGAATTTAAGCTCTTGCTCTTTCATCTGAGTAAGTACAGTCTTGATCTTGGAGATATCACCTCCAAATGCTCCACCTATGAAATTAGCAATCGTATCTCCGAGTCCTTCATTAAGTTGAGATACTCCAGATATGATTTCACCTTCTGATAAATTAGAAAACAATGGGGATTGCTTTAGTATATTAACAGTTAAATCTATATCTCTTTCGTTTTCTAATAGAGTTTGTTTAGCTTTTTGGTATTGGTTTAGATTTTCAAATAACATTTCTACGCTTTTATTCTATATATCCAAACCAAACCCTGAAACAAAGAAAAAGGTCTCCGAAGAGACCCTTTTCTAGTATTTATCTACTTATATCGATTAGATAATAGCAGTAGCAGTTCCAGTGTTAACGTGGAATGTGAAATACATTGTTTCTGGTAAGTGACCAGCCTCAACTAAAGAGTAACGAGATTTAACCGCGATCTTAGGAGACATAGTACCTTCAGAGATTGTTTGGATTGATTCTGCCATCATGTAAGGCATGAATTTCATACCTGGCTCATCATCAGCACCTTTTCTACCAACTAATACTCTAGTGTCACCGAATGACATGTTTTGATCAACATATACAGTCATACCAGCAAGTGAACCTACAGGGTATAATGTACCGTTGTTTTGAGTAAGTGTGTTAGTAAACGGAGCGAATGTAAACTGACTGATGTCTTGTAATGCAGACGCAATTTGAGAGTTTGTAACGATGAAGTTAGCAGGACCTCTACGACCTCTGTTAGCTACTACGTTAGCAGCTGCTAAGATACGGCTGTAAAGTCTTCTTTGAACTGTTGATAAGTTCTCGAAAGTACCTGAAGCTGGACCAGCTACTGCACCTGGTTTAGAACCACCTGTGATAGCAGTACCCATTTTACCGATGTAGTTAGGAACTACGTAAGTAGCAGCACCACCGATAACTAAGTTAAGGTTAAGGTTTGTACTTTCAGTTAAGTAGAACTGAGAGTGGTTTGACCAACCAAGAGCAAAACCTCTTGATAAGATGTGCTTGTTAATAGCTTGAGAAACCTCGTTAACAAGTGCGTTCTCGATCATAGAAACTACGTCGATACCGAATTGCTTGTTAAGGTCTTGGATTTGCTCAGTAGTAACAGAAGCAGCAACTTGGAAAGTACCAGCCTCAACGAACTTAGTGAACGTAGATAAACCTAAAGATTTGTAGTAAGTAGACTCACCAACTCCTCTTAACATAGGATCGTAGTTAGCAGTACCATCTACGTAAGGACCTTGCCAGTTGTTAGTGTTTTCAGGACCAGCACCAGAGAAACCTTGGATGTGATCTTCTAAAGTTTTAACTAATACCGCGTTTCCGTTAGCGTATCCAACTACACCTGAACCTGCTGAAGTAGCGATTACTGAAGCAGCTGTAACAACTGCAGCAATTGAAGCTCCTGAAGTCATAGCAGTAACTTGGAAGATAGGGAAACCATCGATACGAGAGTAACCAACGAATTTAGTAGTAGCATATGTACCAGGTACGCTTTCAACGTAAAGGTAATAAACTGTACCTACAGCTAAAGCTGTTGCAGGTGAAGCAATAGACGTAGGAACTTTGATAAGATCCGGCGTATTAGAAGTGTAGTTGTTAGTAGCATCTGTTGATGTACCAGTTAAAGTACCACCAGCATATACGTAGTCTAAGTAAGATAATACTCCTGTAGGACCACTCATTGGGATAACAGGAACGATGTCAAAACCTACGGTTTTAGCAGCTACCTGAATAGCCAATGGAAGTAATGATGGGAATTTATCACCAGAACCAACGTATGGACGACCAGCGTTGTAAGTGTTGTTGTAGTAGAAACCAGCAGGACCAGCTCCAGCAGCACCACCTTGGTAGTTACCTGCAGGAAGTACGCTTCCTTGACCGTTCATAGCACCTAAAGTGTTGTAAGCTCCAGCTGACTCGTTTAATGAGTGGAAGTGGCAATATTTAGATAACCATTCTACCTTTGTACGATCCGTCATACCGGTCTTACTCTCAATGATTGGAGACCATGTTTCGTAGATCTCATTTTGATTTAAGAGTTCCATTTTTTATAGATTATTTATTTTTTAAATCTTTTTTCTAACTCTGCTGCGATGTTTTGCATATAGCTATTGCTAACTGCATTAACTACAGGTTTGTTAGCTTCTTGAGATTCGTTTAGCTGTTCTAAGTTAGCTTGTGGAGCTGAAAGTCCTCTCGTTTTCCAGAAGTGATTGATTTGATAAGCAGTGTCAAGTTTGTAGAATTTACTTTGAGCAATAATAGATGCTTTCTGTGATTCGTTTAAACCTTCCCATGCTGGTGCCAAATCTTCTGGCATCATGTCAAGGAATTTAGTTCCTGAGTTAACTTGTTCAGTTAAAGCAGATCCCATAATGTTAACTACATCCGTACCCGAATTATAGTTGTGCTCGTTAAGAGCTTTTACGACCTTTTGTTTTTCGGCCTCGTTCAAAGATAAGAATCCTTTCTTAGTGTTGTCATCGACAAGTTTTAAGAAAGAATATTTATTTTCATTAATAATTTCGTCAGTCTTTTGTGTGTTAACAGATTCGATTAATTTGTCAACTTTCGAAGAAAGACCGTTGTAGTCTCCTGAGAAACCTGATGTTCTTTTGCCTTCGTTAATTGATTCATTAACTTTAGCAGTAAGATTAGGTTTAGAAGCTCCACCGTTTAGAGATTCTGCTAAATACTCAGCATACTCTATGTTGTTTTTAACTTTCTCAGCGATATAATCTGAGTAGTTAATATTTCCGTTTAATTTTTCTCCTAAATAATCAGAGTAGGAAATATTTTTGTCTAAGTTCTCAGCTAAATAGTCTGAGTAAGAAATGTTTTTGTCTAAGTTCTCAGCTAAATAGTCAGAATAAGAAATGTTTCTGTCTAAATTTTCTGCTAAGTATTCAGAGTAAGAAATATTTCTGTCTAGGTTTTCTGCTAAATACTCAGAGTAAGAAATGTTCTTGTCTAAGTTCTCAGCTAAATACTCAGAGTAAGAGATATTTTTATCTAGATTTTCTGCGATGTATTTGCTGTAAGCAATATTGTTATCTAAGTTTTCTGCGATGTACTCAGAATAAGAAATATTACCATCAACATGCTCAGCTAAATATTTAGCATAAGAAATAGCTTTGTCTAAGTTTTCAGCTAAATACTTATTGTAAGAAATAGATCCTTCTAAGTTTTCAGCTAAATAATCTCCGTACTTAATAGAAGACTCTAAATTTTCAGCAAGATACTCAGAGTATTTTTCAAGTCTTTGTACTCTTTCTTCTAAAACTGAATCATTAGATTCGCTAACTGAAGAATTACCTTTGTTAGCTGATTTAATTTCGTTTTTAAGTGACTCCATTTCCTTCTTAAGGATTAATGAATATTCGTTTAGCTCTTCTGCAGTGACAAAGTTATTGTCCATGTTCTTTGAATTATTTGTGTTTTCTTTTAAAAGTTTAGAGATCTTCTCCGTATCTTTTATTCTATATATCTGAGTGTTGGAATTTTTTCTAAGTCCAAAGCTCTCATTTATGTTCATTAATGAAGAAATAACAGATTCTTTTACTGATTCTGATAAGCTATGAGATCCTAAACTCTCGTATACTCTTTCTAATTGAGCATTTTCAAATCCTGGATCTGCAACTAAATCATAAGTGAAAATCTTTTTGATTTCAACTTTTTTATTTTCTTTTACGTTACCAGCTGCTCTTGAAGAGATAGAAATAGGAATACCTGCATCGATTAAGCTCTTAGCAATTTTACCTGCTGGAGTATCAAGAAGTTTAACCTTGATCTTAACTGCTCTGCTTCCTTTATCGTAATCTAAATCTGTGATAACGTGAGAGATATTTTTTAAAGATACATCAAATTCTTTAGGGTGATCTAATTCACCAACTAATCTATTTTGCTCTATCTTTTTTCTCAAATAGTCAAGATGTGGAAGATATTCGTTCTCCTCATAGATTCTATGATTAGAGTTCTCTACGCCAAATACAGCGGCTACACCTTCTAGAAAGTAATCTCCTCCTTCTTTAGAAGTTGTAAGATTCTTAGAGGATTTCTCTAATATTAAAACGTAATCTAGGTTTTTTTCCATTTTTTATTTTTTTATATATCCGTTATTCCTCAGATTCCCCTGATACTTGTTTCTCAACACTTTCAGTTATTTCACCCATACCTTCAGAAAGCATTTCTAAATCCTCCTCTGTGATGTTTTTAAGATTCTCAGACATCTTAGTAGAGTTACCATCTAATTTAGCTATTGCTTCGTCACAAGCATCTTTTGCACTTTCGAATGTAGTAGGACCTGCTGAATTTGTAGGGTCTTTAGTTTTAAAGCTCATAGGGAATCCAGGAAGTTCGTCCATATCTGTTACGATATCTTTAAAGAATCCTCCTGCACCTCCAGAAGTAATACCTCTAATATCTGAGCCTAAATCTCCACCTCCGAATGCTGCATAATCAGATTTAACTTTTTGCCAAACTGAAGCTGCTTTACCGTCTCCGCCGTCAGTGTATGTACCTCTACATAATATTAATGTAGAATAGATTGCCAATAAATCTTGTGAAGAAACTGTTCCGCCTAAGCTATTGTATAATCCCCTTGCCATAGCCTTAACTGCTATACTTTCAATATATCCGTTAAATACTAATACAGTAACTGGTTTTCTATCATCTCCTGCCCATTTAGCAACTGCTGAACCTCCTATTGCTCCAGCTGCTAAAGTTATAGCACCAGCTCCAGAAGCTAAAGCACCTGCTGTTCCTATAGCACCAGCACCTGCCAATGTGCTTCCTATACCTGTTGTCGTCATAGCTGCGAGTGTTCCTGCACCTACTGTTGTTCCTGCTAAAACTGAAGGAGCTGCAACTGCTAGAACTGCTCCACCTGTTATTATAGCTGCTCCAGTTATCAATCCTGCTATTAAAGCTCCTTTACCAACGTCTCCCCACCAATCTGCCCAACTTTCGTCGAAGTATAATGTGTAAGCTCCGTCATTAACTGGTTTTAATCCCTTCCATTTAACTTCTTGATCTCCTGTTCCTCCAGTACCACCTGTTCCTCCAGTACCACCTGTTCCTCCAGTTGCTCCTGATCCCGCACAATTTGCAAGTGCTTCTTGTGAAATTGAATCTTTAACACAACAGTCTATTAATGCTGCTGTACTAACAGGGTTTGGTACAGGCATAGTAGTTATTGGTACCTTTTTCAATCTATCAAAAACCTGTTCGTCTAATTTAGCAAAGCTGTAAGATTCTTCAATAACTGAATAGAAATCTTCGAAAGAAAGAACTGGAGCATTTTTGATTTGCTCTCTTTCCTCTATTTTATCTTCGATTGACATTTCCCAATCTAAAGATTCTTTAGCTTGAGATGTAGTTGGATTATAGCAATTAAGATCGATATCATTACTAGTTAAAGCCATGATTCTATCATACATATCTTTAGTAAGATCTCCTTTAATATCTAAAGTATTACCTGTAAGATAAGACCAAATAATATTTGTAACCTTAGCTGTACCTTTGCCGTATTTTTTATCAGCACCACCAACAGTAGGAAGGTATTCTTTAACTGAAGGAAGTAATGACATCATTTTATTTTGTAATGTTGCTACGTCCTTACATTTAGTTCCTAATTTAATTGGGAATTTACACTCTGATACTGGTGTTGGTGTTGGTTTAGGTATTGTTCCTGTTCCGCCTCCTGTGTTACTTCCACCCCCTGCATCAACACATATACCTTTAGCTGTATCGAATTTTTTTCCTGGAGGACAAACAACAGGAATCGGCGGTGGAGGTGTTAATCCTCCTTGTTTAAGAACTCCGTCTTTTACTCTTTGGTATTCACTTTTTTGACGAATGATCTCGTTAATAAGGTCATCCTGCTTTCTTTTGTATTCTTTTAGTTTGAATTCTCCAGTAGATGTAACAACTTTACCTCCTAAAGCACCTGATCTATCAAGCATTTGTAGATCCTGAGCTTTTCTATAAAGTCCATCAGCGATCTCTTTGTATCTTTTTACGTCAGCATTATCTTTTAATACTGCAACATACTTATCTCTGTCGATCATACCAACAAAAGCATTAGCAGCATCTAAAGACTCTTTAGATTTATTAAATGCCTGACCTCTAAACTCTGCTTCTTCTGGATCACTCTCGTCCCCAGTTCTTTTTGCTTCCTTAACCACAAGACCTTGTTTAACAACGTCACCAAAAAGTTTAGGATTAGTTTTTCTTAATTGGTCCTCTCTATCGTTAAGATCGTTTTCGAAATTTTTAAGTAGCTTAGATATGGTGTCTTTTTTAAGGCTATCGAATAATTTAGTGTCACCTAAAAGCATTTCAACGTCACCTCCAAGAATATCCATTAAAAATTGAATATTTCTTTGATATGCTTCTTTCTGTGTTAAATCCATAGCTGCTAAAGATTGAACTACAGAAATTAAGTATTGTCTGAAAGCTCCAAAATTGTTAGTACCTAACAATTTGTTTTTTATCTCCTGAAACCCTCTAGGAGTTTTAGCATTCTCCATCTTAGAATTCATTAAGATTGAGAAGAAGGTATTTAACGCAGTAGAAACTGCAGAAATTGTATCAAGGGCTTTTATTTTTTTGTCTGCTCCTTTTTCCTTGTCTTCGTTAACCGAGTTAAATAAACTTTCGTAAATAGGATTATATCCTTTGTACATGTCTTTCATATTATTACTCATTGTAGATATTTGTGTATGCTTTAGAGATCAACTCTATTATCTTTTCTATATATCCTTCGTTCCTTAATTTTTTAAACACCAGGTTTTCAACAGAGAATTCTCCTTCTCTTGCTAATCCTTCTTTTCTCATGTCCATAATTTTCTTTTTTAATTTCTGTGCATGATTGTATAATTCTTCTTCTGAGAAGGATGAAAAATCGGAAGTAGTCATTAGATTCTCCATTTGTAGAATATCGGAAATAATCCCTTGATATTTTTTATCTACATCTTTATAATCTATGTCGGGTGGACTGTATTTAGGAACTCTAATCCATTCGTTATTTAATAACGAGAATAAACCTGATGCTGTATGTGGTTCGTGTATGTCTTGAACGTATAGCTCTACGTCAAATCCTCTTAGCTTTATATTATGTCTAAGATTCCATATAAATCTTGCACCATCTAAAGCTTTTTTAACTAGGTCTATGTTATCGTCAACATCTTTAAAATCGATAAGAACGTGTACATCTAGATCCGATTTATCAGTCCAGTTGTAATTAGCTAACGATCCTGTTAGCTGTATATCTTTTATTGGTGCTGTTAGTTTTAGAGCTTCGTAAAAATCTTTAGCGATTTTAAGAAGCTTCTCTCTGATCTGAGGATCAAATTTATCGTCTTTCCAGAATGAAGGATTTAACTCTTTTTTATAAAAGTCATCTCTCTCCTCATTTTCGAAAAGCCAAGCGTTAAAATTTAAAATATTCTTCAAGTCTGGATATTACTATCTGTTATATATCCAGACTTTGAAATAGAATTATGAAGATAATCTTTTAAAGCAATTCATGGTGCAAACTACGTCCTGTTCGCAATAATTTTTAATTTCTTCTGTCATTTTTTCTTCCCAGTATGAACTGTGAACCATGGAGCCATCTAAATTATCTTTAGATGTGGGTACTCCTAAAACATGTGATATTAAATCAAGTGATGAGAATGTTTGACCCCAAGCTCCAAATGAAAATATTTCTGCTAGATCTACGAAAGAAGTTTCCCAAGGTTTTTTATTCCAGGTCTGTATTATAGGATCTGGTGTAATAGAATTAATTATCATTCTTTTACCTAAATATGGAATATCAAAATTTTTAATATTTTGTCCTGCTATTTTAAAACCCTTGGTTCTAGAGTTAGCTAGTATTTTATTTGCTTTTTCTAATATGTCTTTCTCATCATTACCATAGAAGCTAGTGATCTTCTCGATTTCACCTTGAAATACTCCGAAGCTCACACAAACAACTCTACCAAACTCTGGATGTAATGATGATCTATTTAGCCATAAATCATTAGGATCAGTAGATTCTCCTGGTTCTACGTTCTTCTGTAGCCATTTACATCTTTTAATCCATAATTCTGCTAAGTGTGGATCTTGTTTCTTGCATTCTTCTAAAGTTGGATAAAGTCCTGCTGTTTCTATATCAAAGAAGATTGACGATTCTATTAATGATTTATGTAACATGATATATAGTTTATATGGAAAAATACGGTTATAAGAACATAAGTTCTAGAAATGAATTTGAAAAAGCTAGTAAAAACGATGGAAGATTTACTGGACATGGTCCAGTTGTAGGTGACGAACTTACAACATACGATTTCGTTGATATTAAAGCTAAAGGAAATTGGGGTATGCCTGGACAGACTAGATATTATGTTAAACCTATCGATGATCTTCTTAAAGCAAACGATAAAATGCACCAACCTGTAATGGCGGAGAGAAAGCCTAAAGGATATGTTGCTTGGTAATTTCATCTTAATCTTTTATCAAATATAAGAATTTTCTAACTAGGATCTGGTAAATTGTTATCAAATGCCACATCAACTATTAAATTATATGGATTTAGATCCGAGATGTTTACTGTTTCCTCCTGGCTAGTCGGGCAGTAGAACATTATAGGATTAGATCTTTCTGCCCATGTTGATGCCGCAAGAAAAAAGCTTTCCTTGTATGTTAATCCTCCTTGATTAGTTCTATGTGACCCAGTTCTAAATACTATTGGAATTTTTTTATCAACATAAGTAACTGATAATAAATCCTTAACAGAAAATAAACTAGGCTTATCATCATTTATTATTGCTATTTGTTTCTGTATTCTCCATGGTAAAGTATCAAAGAATTTACAAAAATCTGTCATACTTTTTCTTCTATTACCTTGTGCTCCTCCTATATGGCATATTAGAGGTATATCGAATCTAGCAGCATTTATTTCTTCAATAAAATTTCCGACCTTGAGAATTTCTTGTTTAGCTTTTTTTCTAGATAAAGGGTCAGTTGATACAACATTATTCTTGCTCTTAATATAGAATGCTATTCTTATATCAAGATCCTCTAAATAATAAAATATTCTTTCTTTTTCTGCCTCAGATACATCCGTTGAATTTTCTATATCTTTTTCTGAGAGCTCGATTACAAATAGTTTATATCCAAGATTTAAAGACGCTTTAATCCTGTCGCAAACTATTCGTGCTAAACAATTTTCTTTTGTAATAGAAGAATCTGGGATTCTAATTACTATACCATTTCTTATAGAATTCATATTAATTCTATATGGCATCAATAATAAAGTTTCTAAAGGGCTTCGAATTCCTCCAGTGTCATTTTAGGCCATGACTCTAATAAACTAATGGGGGATATATTAGCTACTTTAATACCTCTTTTTTCTAACTCGTTTCTTAGCATTAAGAATTCGTGATCAATATTTCTGATATGTTTAGAAAGCTTGTGTGTACCTGTATTGGAGAAAAAATGATCCTGAGTAAAGTCAACACCAACCATAGCTATTTTTCTAGCTCCTAATTGATATGCAACTATAGCTGCCATATATGGAGAATTCATAGTGTGATCTACGAAATCAAATTGATCTAGCCTTGGATTATTTCTTTCACCAACTTGTAATTTTACTAGATGTGATGCTCTTGTTATTGGTCCCGGATTATCCATATGTGAAAATATAACAGGGCTTAGTGAATCTCTTACATAATCCCATCTTCCTCTCATAAATGTCCTGCAGTCATTTACTACTATTAAAAAATCGGGTGTCAATATTCTTTCGATGTCATTTACGCCGATCACATAATTTTTACTGAAATCTGTATAGTAATTTAAGGATGATCCACACCCTGCAACTATAAAAGATTCTCCTTTATATTTTCCTACGTAATCTGGGTTTAGGTTTTTTCCTAGATATGTACTTTTTACTGTTGTTTTAATTCTATTAACAGTGCTAGAACTTGCTGTTGTATTTACCTCCATAACTTTACTTTGATCCTGTATAGGTGGATTAAAATTAAAATTTCCAGAGAAATTTGGATTCTTGATCTTTTCTCTAGAAATTCTTAAAAGATTTCTTTTTCTTTCTATTGACATGATATCTTATAAAAAGCTATTAATAATTGATTTCGCTTTGTCTAGATGCTCATCTCTTGATTCACCGTACGATCTTTGGTTAAGATCCGTGAAATTCTTAATAAGATGTTTTTTAGCTTCCATCTCGTTTTTCATCTCTAAGAAGATGATTGCTATTATAGATCTTAGATCCGTAGGAAGATCTTTTAGCTCTGGATTATAAAACATAAAGCAAAAAGCTTCTGCAGCTTTTAGTATATCCATAAAGTTAGAATCTACGTTTTCTCTTGGACATGTTAAAATATTTTTAGAAGAATCAACAAACAAAGAATTAAATATTTGGTCCCCGTCCGGCTGATCATCTACAAATTGTACTAGCCATCCTGTTCCCATGGGACCTGTAACTGGATTATCATCTATGTTAGCATATAGAGGATCGATATTTCTGTTTTCTAAAGATCCCCAAACTATATTTCCTGCATCATATTTTAAATTCTGTGCATTTTTTTCTCTTGAACTAATAGACATACCCATAGAATTAGTTGAATGTCCTCTATCCTGTATAAATTCGATTGATCCTGGTATTAAGGTATATGTTTTTTTGTTTTTAATTCCCTGTATTTTAATCACATATGATTTTCCATCTATCGCCTTTGAAGTCTCTATAATCTCTCCTTTAACCTTCTTATCCAGACCGTGAACTTTTCCTTTAACAATATCCCCTACTTGGAAAGCTGAATCCTTAACTAATAGACTAGGATCTGCATCTCTTCCGACAGCAATAGATAAATCGCTATAAGCTTTATAGTTAACCTTAAAAACTCCATTGGAGCTATTAAAGCTATCTCCAGATAATGTCTGAGAAAAATACTCGTTTAATGTTTTAATTTTTGTCATTTTTGTTTTTTATAAACTTCGATTAGATCCCTAATCTTAGATGCCAACTCGTAGTTTTCGTCGCTTATAGCTTTTTCTAATTGCTTCTGAAGATCTGTAGTTTCTGGCTTTTCTGATTCTTTCTCTTCGTCGTCTAAAACCTCTTCTCTAGAAACTACAACCATAGGGGAAAAGTAAACTTCTAGCATCGATTCTATAATTGGTACAAATGTGCTCTCCCCGTCTGGTATTTCTTTACCATTTTCGTCTGTTTCTGGGATTTCCATTTCCCATTCTCCGTTTACCCAGATAACATTCCAAGGTCCATAAACATACTGTGCAAGATCGTTTTCCACTGCATGATTTATAACGTAATTAACCTCATTTCTAATGTGATCCTCGTTTAGTTTTACCTTCTTGTCTAGCTTCTTAATCCCTGGAATTTGTACATTTTCCGTCCCTATCGTTCTACCCACTAGCTTATAAAACTTAAGCATCAAAGACCAATCGATCGTATCTAGGACTCTGTTGATTAATATTTTATTTTTGCTTGATATAGTCATCCTTTTTATTTTTTATGAATACCTAGTAGATATTCAGATTTATAAATTTTAATTAATCATATTATTCTTTATATATCCCCTATATGATATGATCTCAGACTCTAATGAATCCTATTCCTCCGAAGTCTGAATGCCCACATATAAAGGATACCTTCTCCCCTTCCAATTCTTCCCATAACAAATCTACTCTACAGTTAGCATTTCTATGATGATCACTATCTATAATATCATGAAATCCTACCCATCCTCCTTCTTTAACGAATTCTTTATACATTAGGAAATCTTCTTTTACTCCCTCGTAAGTATGGTCTCCGTCTATGAACAAGAAATCTAGTTTCTTATCACCTATTATTTCAGATACTTTTTTCTTAACATCCTCATCATGAGAACTTCCATGAATCATTGTTACATTAGATCCTAGGGTTTTTAAATAATTATCCCTTTTGGTAACGTTGTAATTAGTCCTTCCAAAGTTTCCATGAGGAAGATCTACCGAAATTCTAATACCGTCTTTTGATAATTTACTCCATATTGCAAAAGTTCCTCCCTGGTCGGTACCTATTTCCATAAAGTTCTCTACGTCCAGTGATTTAAAAAATTGTGCAGCATCACTAATCTCAGTATAATTTTGTACCATACCTAACATAAAAGATTCATGTAAAACCGAATCTATAGATTTTTCAGCATATCCGAGTTTAAAATATTTTTCTATCTCAGAAATTACATAATTTCCTGATATAGATTTGGTACATTCAAATTGTCTATATGTTCCTTTCTGGTCAGGACACCAATTCCAATCACCTGCATCTAGTCTATGTCTATTAAAGCAACTTGTACACGCATTAGAATTAAATATTCTTACAACCTTATCGTCTAATGGCTCAGTTATTGGATTACTGAATCCTGATATGATTACTGTAGGAGTACCTATAGACCAAGAAAGCCAGCTTAATCCAGAGCCAATGCCAATAAACATATGTGAATGTTTAAGAAGATTCATTGCACTAGCTAAAGTTCTCTCGCCTTCTACTTTTATAACACCTTTAGGGTAATAATTTCCCATGTATCCATCCTCTTCTAGACTTAGCATTACAACCTTATATCCCTTATCAATAAACCAATCTGTTACTTCTTGCCATCCTGTAGGATTATTCCAGTACTTTGCTTGTGCAGTAGAGTGCATTCCTATACATACATATGGTTCTTCTATTTTTCTCCCTAATTCAGGAACAAATAATCTAGGTCTAAGATTAGTGTGTTCTAGTCCTAATATATCTGTTGTGGTTGCCTGTAATGGAAGATTTCTAAAATCTCTTGGATTTTTAAATTTATCAAAGTTTTCTCCTTCATAAAACCATCCTATTTCGTAGCTAGCATAAATGTTATTTACTACTGCTCCGGGATTTACGAATGTCATGTTAGGATAATTTTTTTCGAATAATGAATTCTTAAAAGTGGAAACGTAAATTTTACATCCATGAATTTTACCGAACTCTTCGATATGCGGAAACCAAGCTAATGTGTCACCTAAAGAAGAAGATCCTAAAGAAATAAGTACATTTTGATTTTTTAAATCGAATATATGTCCGTATATTTTTCCAGTAATAATATCAGTTGCTCTAATTAGCCATTTTTTAAAATATTTAATTGAACATCTGACCCACGTGTTATTTCCAACTGTAGTTTCATGGTGTGTAATATTTGTTTCTAAATCTATAAATTCAACTAGAAATTCACTATCGCCAGCGTTTTTTATCTCTATAAATGGACCATTAATAAAATTAAAGGTCATATTAGGCTCTTCTTTTTTGTTAGGCTCAAGATGCTTAATTATTGAAGGATTTTTTATTTCTAAATTTGCTTTTTTAGATCTAGAGTCGTATTTGTAATTTTGTTCATATTCGGGTATAGATACTTCGAAACCTTTTTCTAGCATTTCCTGATCTATCTTATAAAAACACATCGAATTTCCAGCTTCTATCTGATATTCATTTCCACTATATTTTATAGTAGCATTTATCTTAGAAGAACCCCCTAACAGACACAAGAATGTATTTCTAGTTATATTATCTTCTCCTAAATAGATATGTGCTTGTTCACCTTTCCTAATTAAGAATGTAGGAAAAGCAGGGGCCATAAATCCATTTAAAAAATTGTTTCTGTCTATTAATGATAATTCTCTTATATCTATTTTAAAATCCATCTCTTTAAAACATCTATAAAGAAAATCTTCTAATATCACTACCCCTTCGTATCTAAAATAATCTTCCTTAGATTTTGTTTTTTCTATTGCTTTGTAAATATCAGAAGATCTAGCAGAAAAAAGTGCAGAATTTATAGATGCCTCCGGATTCCATCTATAGGTAACGATATTATTATTATTTAATGAATTGGAATGATATTCTAATACTTTAGGATCATCAATTATATAGTCATAATTTACGAAATGAGTTTTTTCGTACCCGTTTTGTATTGAGATGTTTAATCCGTTCTGTATTAATCTTAATGCAGCAAATCCGTGGTTAAAATCAAAAGTGTATGATAGATTAAAATCGCTATAATTAAATCTATAAATAGGAACAGTAGTGGATAACTTTGAATATTCATCGCTTTCTATAACTGGATTATCTTTTTCGTAAATAAAATAATCGGTCATATTCAAAATATGATCTGGAACTGGTATGTGTGATGATAGTATAACGAAATACCCCTGTCTTTTTAAACTTAATATAGATCTAGATAATGTTTTAAGCTTTTCTTCACTATCTGCGTGGGATAGAATAACAACAGATTCATTTTTTATCGCCGTAGGTATTTCTAGGGGGGTAACTTTTAGGATAGTATCATATCCTATCCTAGCTATATTTTCCCAATTAAATCTTTCTATAATGTCTAGTGATTCCTCTTCCGCTCTTATTTTTTTATTGTCGTAATCGTTATAGCAATCTCTTAGTACCTCGATTAGATTATCATAATCGGGTTCTGCATATAATCCTGGAGTATTTCCTGCAAATCCTAGATTAGCTCCAATCGATGCGGGTAATTCACTTTTAATTTTTACAGAATTTCCTTTGCCTTTAGCGAACTCTAGTTGTGCACCCCAATCTGAGTAAATTACGGGTGTACCTGCTGCCATAGCTTCTATTAGTGGAATATTCCATCCTTCGCTTCTAGCACAAGTTATAAGTACATTTCCTGTTTTTAAATAAGATACATAATCCTCCCTGCTTACAAAATGCTTTACTTTTATTCTATCGTCATTATATCCGTAATGTTTAAGCCTGTTTTCAGTGGAATTCATTCCGTCGATAGCATAAGGATTATCAGCACTTAGAATAAGATCTACAGGTTCATTATTAGGAAAAGCTTTAATAAATGAATCGATTATTTCGGGTACTGCTTTTCTGTAATCCCACCTTCCAAAAAATAAAAACTTAAATCTATTATCGTTATATTCGGATTTGACTAGATCTGAAATATCATCATTTTCGAAGAATTCTTTACTTACACCCTCGTTAACAACGAAAACATTTTGTTTTGGATATCCCTGATCAACAATAACATCTTTATGCCATTGTGTAGCAACCCAAAGGTAATCGAACTTTAATAATTGCGTAAAAAAACTATTCGGGATTTCTGTGCTTTCCCAAACGGTATATGCTATCTTAATTTTATCACCATAGTCTTCATAGAAATAATGATGATCCATATCCATTAGAACTATATCTATATCTTGTTCAAAATGTCTTCCAGAATTAGCCCAATGGAACTGAGGAAATGAATGAGTAATGGGAAAATCCTCATCCATTCCTGATGAATTTTTTAATGTTATCTTATCTATTATCTTAAAATCTATGTCGTTTAGATACGTCGGATCTCCATCCCATGTGTAATTACGTACCCTTAAATCTACATATTTTGATAGATTTCTGAAAAATTCTCTAGCGTGAGCAGAGTATCCGCTGTGACCTAAATAACATGTATGAGCCCTTACTTTTATCATAATACAATGGTTTACTATTAACTATTATAGTGAAAAATGGAATAAAGTTTTCAGGACTATATGTTAAGTTAAATCGAAGATGCCTGTAAATTTATGATGATATAATTGCGTATAAAACATCAGAATACAACCAACGATCATTTGTATTACTTATCTGATAAAATCTCAGTATTGGTCATCTAAAGTTGTTTTTAAAAAATAAATCATGTATCTTATCTGATAAATTTGTAAAAGAATATCTAATAATTTAGGTTAAAATAAAATTATTGGTACCTATCAAGCTCCTCGGCTATATTTTTAGCCTGTATTATATTATCCTCTATTGAACAATATGTCCACGATCCATATCTTCCTATTGAATATATGCTATTTGGATTTTGTTTCTTGCTCCATTTAAGGTAGGTTTCTTTACTTTCTTTAGTGATGTGTACGTATGCTGGATCCATTAGAATAAATTCATACTCTATTAATTCGTGATCATTAATTATTAAAGATGTTTTTAGATCCTCTAGAACTTTGGTTAGCAATTCTTGTTGGTTTACTTTTTCGTCTTTATCTAAACCGATTTCAACATAAAGGCTTAATCTATCTTGATTCAGAATGTTATTATAAAAACCAACTCTATAGAATATTTCATTTCCTGGAAAATATCTCCAATGTGTTTTAATGTTTGATCCTTTATTGAACCCTAAATTAAAAACAGCAACCTTATTTGATGATAGATTATTTTTTTCACTAGTTAATCTTAACATTCTATCGAAAGGAATAGTACTTACTAAACTGTTGAATTTGAAATCCCCATTGCTTGTAGTTACTATTTTTTTATCAAGATCTAAACTTAATAGTTCAGTGCTGGTCAAAATCTTAGATCTATCTAATCTCTTAAGAATTGATTTTATGTATTCGTAACTTCCTTTTACCGGATAGATAAATTTATCATTATATGATTTTTCTTTAGAATTTTTGGGAAAAAATCTCCCCATTGAATCATGCTCTAATTTATCAAGGTCACAAGCATAAAGTTTTTCATTATAAGGTATAATGAATTTTTCGCATATTCCATTTCCTAATGAGGTTTTAACATACGACTTAAATGTACTGCTATCTAATTCTTTACAATTGTTTAAATCGTTAATACATTCTTCGTATTCTTCCTTTGGTAGCTGTTCTATATTATGTTGAAAAGGAAAATCGATAATATTATTATTGTAGTAGATATCCGTTATTTTTTCAACCTCTAATATATCACAATCTATATTTTCTAATACATAATCTTTAATATGATCATTTTTAAAGTGAAAAAAATGACCAGAATAATCCCATACAAATCCATTAGTTATTTTTGTTTTACAATAGCCTCCTGGTATTTTACTTTTTTCTAGAACAATATAATCCCGGTTTTTTAAAAAAGAAGCTAGAGATAACCCTGTTATTCCACCTCCAATTATTAATGTGTCTATCTTTTTTATCATTGCATATTATTTTTAAAAAAGTTAGCATTTTGATATAATCTTCCTCTATGATCTGAAAAATCCGGATCATTGATTATTTCGTTTAAGTATCCTAGTCCTTCCTCGTATCTTCCCGTCCAATAACAAGAAACTGATAATTCATCATTTACAAATTTACCGTAACAAGTATCGGAAATAAAAAGGATATATTTTAATTTTACATCATCTATAGATATATTTTTAGCTTTTATTAAATATTGATAACCTAATTCAAAATTTCCTACTTGGTTACAATATAACCCGAAATGATAATAAGGCTCAGCTCTATCTGAAAAAATAGAAATTGCAGTATCCATTTCTTTTTTTATCTCATTAAAGTCGCCATTTAGAGATATTAAGCATCTAGAGATTCTCATCTGTGCCTCAAATTTTTCCTCGATCCAGGTATTGCTTAGTTTAGTATATAATCTATTCCATTGAAGTGCTTCTCTCATCATTCCGTAGTCCATATAACTTTGTGCAGTATAAAAAACTGATCTATGATTCAATCCGTCAGGATCATCGATTAATGTTTCCCAGAATTGTTTTTGTAATCTTTCTGCATCGTATAGGAATTTTTTAGGATCAAAAGCTCTTGACCCAACTCCATCAGCAATTATCCATCCTCTTGAAGATAAATCCCCAGTTAAAACGTGCGGTTTTTCCAAGCATTTAATAATCGTATGAGCAACCCCGCAAAACTTCCAATGCAATCTATTATTATAAATAACCGTGGCTTTCCATGTTGCATTACCTCTTTTCAGTGTCATCAGGTAATTGTCGCATCCCATATCATCAGCACCAAAATAAAAATCACCTGCTAATATATCGTCAGCATCTAGATGTAATACGTAATCAGATTTACCATAAACGTATTCCATCATCATATTTTTATTCACATCGAACCCGTACCATTCATCTTCATAGATTTCCCCTGGTATACCAGTTCTATCCATAAACTCTCGTACAATTTCTAATGTCCTATCTGTTGATCCGTTATCTGCTACCACAAGATAATCAATATATGGTGCAACAGCATCTAGAACTTTTCCTATAATGTGCTCTTCATTTTTACACATCGTAGCAAATGCTAAAGTAGGCCTATATTTTCCTTCTTCCTGAGGAGTTTTTTTCCATAATGCAGACGATGAGGTTTCGCCTTTAATATCTGGATTATCTTCCGTATAATAATAAAGAGCTAAAGAATTTCTAGATATATTTTCTGGTGTGTTTAAAGGGTGTGGGTGTCCGTGATAAGTATCTTTTCCTGTATTAAAAATAACTGCCCTATTTAAGATAGGCTGTATTTCCTTAACTAGTGTTTTTACATCTTTGTCCCATAATTGTAAAGATCCTCCCCACTCATCCTCCCATATCTCATTTAAGTAGATAAGTAAGTTTATTCTTCTGTATTTTTTAGTAGCATAATGTTGTGTCGAGTCAACGTGTACTGATAGTTTGCCTCTGGATTCTATCTTGTGCATCCCTCCTCCTGCAAATGTTGTATCAGGTATTAAATTATTGATACCAGTTAGACACTCCAATGTTTTTAAGAACTCTGCGGAATTTAGATAATTTAATACACTTTTTATTTTTTCAGGTAACATATCTTGTCCGCCTTCACTCCAAGGAGCAAAAAATTTATTAACCTGATGCTCTTTTGAATAATCAGTATTATCGCTACCCCAATCTTCGTAAGATTTGAATTCTTCTATAACTGTGCTTAATACTTCCTTCTGTAAAAAATTATCAATGACAATATGAGGAAAAGGATCAGAGTTTTTGTATTCTGCCGATTCGTTTTCTGTTGGTTTAAAATTTATCATATTCTTTAGTATATGTAATTCATTATTTCTTCTTCCCCGTAATACTTCCTAATCTGAACGTTATTTTGGAACTTTTGAGAGTGTTTATTAACATCATCCCAATTCCAATCGTTAAAACCTAATTCGAGTATTCTATCGTGTATTTGTTTATCGTAGTAATCTCTAATTAATCTAGCTCTCCGATTTATATCGATCGAGTTGTTATCTACTGTACTGTTTCTGTTATTCCATTGAAGGTATAACATTTTTTTAATGTGTACCATTCTTGTAGATAAAAAGGTTCTAACAATTAATTCATAGTCGTCTGCAACTGGAGTATTTTTGTTATGTCCGCCTATTTTATCGTATATTTCTTTTTTCCAAACTCTCACATGATTTGGCATACTAATATTAAATCTAATAGTTAAAGGGTTAATGTCTGGATAATGATGTGTTATATAAGTCTGATTATCTGCATCTACGTAAGTATGACCAGCATATCCAAAATCAAAATAATTATCGGTTCTAGCATACCAATTACCCGATAAATCATAGTCGTATTTTCTCATTTCTCCATCTTCATATAATTCACATACATCACTGTACATAAATCCAGCATCTGGAAATTTTATACTAGCATTATTGCATTCCTCCAGGCATGTAGAAATTAATGTGTCGTCATGATCTAATTCAACTAGCCATTCTCCTGAGCAAAGAGATGCAGCTCTATTTTTAACCAGACCTATATTACCACCACTTGACGGTAGTATTCTATGAATCTTAACCCTAAAATCTTTCTTTGATATTGATTCTAATATATCCCATACATCATAATCAATTGAGTCGTCCAAAACAACCCACTCCCAGTCATCTAAAGTTTGATTCCTTAAACTTTCGTATGTTCTGTAAATTCTTTCACCTGTTTGGTATGTTGGTGTGAATATTGAGAATTTTGGTCTTATATTTTTACAATTTGTAAATGTTGATTGGCAAACTATATCATTTGCTAAAATGTTATCAGAAGGAAATGTATGATATCTTATTATTCTACTAGATATGATCTTATTATCCGATGTGATCATTTCATCACAACACATGATAACATCCGGACTATAGGTTGAGAAGTCTTCGTTAATATTATTAGTAAATGGTAATGAATAGACGATAACCTCGTCTAGAAGATTCTCTTGATAATAAACATCAGATGTAAGTGTAAATGTGCCTAGTCTATACCATCCATAAACAACAGCTGATGGTTTTTTTGTTTTTAACATTATTATCTCTCTGTATCAAAAAAGAATGTTTGTATTAATCTTCCGTCTTCAATATTCTGTCCGAAATAATCCATGGAAATATGGAAGTTATCCCCCCTGTATAAAACCAATCGATTGTATACATTTCCTATTCTATCGATAAGTTCCCATTTAGTCATATCCTGTGAATCCTTATAAATCTCGTTTAGGATTGTCATATTATAAGATCCGTCTGGATTTTTCGGTGCAGTAGATAGTCCAGTTCTTTTATGCCTAAAGATTCCAGTCCCTGCACTCGGTGGAGCATCTGGAGTTAAATAACAAACACCTGCCCATTTTGTTGTTTGATCCGCATGTATCCAACTTCTATCTCTTGAAGTATTGAATTGGTAACATCCGGTGTATTGTTCTTCTGACCAATAAGTTACTTTTCCGTAAAATGGAGATATCACTGATTCTATTGTATTCTTCATTGAATCATTCAGAAACGAAATCGATCTTCTACCTGGATAATTACCACTAGAAGGATACCCCTGGCTTAAAGCAAATTTTCTAACCTCGTCTACGTCTGAATAAAAATTATCGATTATATAAGATGTTATCTGCATACTTTTTTATTAAAATTTATATCCTAAAAGGGAGGATCTAATAATACCGTAGTTGGATATATCAATTCGTTAAGATTATTCTGTAACTGGTTTTCTAAATATTGAATATATCCCTCACCCATATTTAATATTATCCATTCTTCGACTTGTTGTTTCGTTAAATCATTAAATAATGTAAAAGAATTTGGGTCTGGCTCAGGTAAATCGAGTGAACCGTATAGTTCAGTTTCGTATACTTTTCCGTTTACTGTTTCCGTAAACTTGTACCTCCATTTAATCCTTTGAACTACATTTGTAAGTCCTCCGTCATTGGTCTTACATTTTAATTTGGTTATTATCCATTCTTTTTCCATATCTATTTAATTATGCTGGGTTATTCGATGCTGCAGCTATTTGATATAAGTTAGTACCGTCGGATGCCCAACTTATCGCCCACACCCTGGCTGTTACGGTTCCTGTTGCAAGAGTACCTGCAGCTTTAAATCCTGAACCAAATGTTATTGTGTACGAGGTAGTTCCTGATGTTAATATAAGTAGAGTACACATACTTCCTGCTGGAGGAACGGTTGTTGTATACGTCGTTGTAGCATTAGGTGTCACTTTAACAACCTTATCATTTGCAAATCCCATTGCAGTTGATCCGGTAGCTAATGCTGTGTAGCCTCCAGCAATAGATCCTTCCGTTTTTAAATTACCAGTAAATGGAATAAATGATATACCTGACGCTGTATAGAAACTCTCAGCAATTGCTGATCCGTTATTAGTGTCAACAAATGTTATAAAATGCGATGACTGTGAGCCGGTAGATACTGTAGTTAAAGAGGTAGCTGATGAACTACTAGCTCCTTGTGCTCCCCGTAAACCTTGTGCCCCTTGTGCTCCAGCTGCTCCTTGTGCTCCGACTGCTCCTTGTGCTCCAGCTGCTCCTTGTGCTCCAACTGCTCCCTGTGCTCCAGCTGCTCCTTGTGCTCCTTGTAATCCCTGTAATCCTTGTGCTCCATTGTATCCAGGATAAATCCAAGATAATGTATAATCCGTACTATCGTTAATTGTACCATTAGAAACTTGTGTACCCAAGGAAGTAAATTGATAAACACTACCACTAACATTAATAGCACCTACAGTCCATATTCCGATAATACTGTTATTACCTACCTCAGATAGTTGTAAATACGGACGATTAGAATTCGAAGCTTGTATAGAATCAATACCAGCTAACCAAGTTGCATAGTTAACTGAATATGCACCTGTCGTGTGAACCCAAATGCTTGTAATTGAAGATATCGTTGCGCTATTGGCGTCTAATTGCCCTGCATTTGGAGTTCCTGTATTTACAATTTTTGGTACCCATCTTCCTGAGTTTGAACCATCCATTCCTGAACGTCCGCTTGTTCCGGAAGATCCAGCAGCTCCTTGTGCTCCCTGTAAGCCTTGTAATCCTTGTGCTCCTTGTGCTCCAGTTCCTCCACTAGTTCCTGAAGATCCAGCTGCTCCTTGTGCTCCTTGTGCTCCAGTTCCTCCACTAGTTCCACTAGATCCAGCTGCTCCTTGTGCTCCCTGTGCTCCAGTTCCTCCACTAGTTCCACTAGATCCAGCTGCTCCCTGTGCTCCTTGTGCTCCAGTTCCTCCACTAGTTCCACTAGATCCAGCTGCTCCTTGTGCTCCTTGTGCTCCAGTTCCT